AAGTTGGAGAACTTCACTCTTGATACTTCGTTTAGCGTGTGAACTTTGTTTACGTTACCTTCAAACATTAAGAACGGATAACCTGACTCATAACGAACAATAGAGATTTTCTCCAGAAGTTGACGAGGATTGGCCCGCTCTTTACGTACGTTGGGGTTATTCACAAGCTCGTCATACATCTCATCCATGTTCATCTCATCCAAGTAGGTACCATACTCCTTGAAGATGCTATTCGGATAGAACAGATACATATCCTTATCTTCTCTAGCAAGCTCAATAAGCTTATCAGGTACAACTACACCGATAGAGAGGGTTTTAACACGAACGTCTTCATCTCCACCGATACGTTTAGTCTCAATGAAGTCAAAGATATCAGCATGGAATGCATGAAGATACACTGCACCAGAGCCTTGACGCTGGCCCATTTGATCCGCATATCGAAAAGCATGATCGAGTAACTTCATAACACCTACAACGCCTTTAGTGACGTTCTCGATATCACGAATGTCCTCGTTCTTTGCTCTGATCTTAGACAAGCTTAGCGAGACTCCGCCGCCGATCTTAGAAAGCTGCATAGCGGTATCAATGGCTTTAGAAATATCATTAAGAGAATCTCCTACTTCGGTGAGAAAACAGGAAACGAGTTCTCCGCGGCGAGCACGGCCTGAGTTTAGCATAGTAGGTGTAGCAGGTTGGTATTCTTGATTGATAAAGGCATTAACAAACTCCATGGCCTTATCGAAAGGAGAGGTGCTAGGAATAATATTGGCATATTCAACAGCGAGGAAGAGCGCCATGATCGACAAACGATCTTCATAGCGTTCGAGGATTTTCTTTTTGTTGTTTGTACGAAGAGCATAGTCATTATAGAACTTGAATGCACTCATGTATGAGTCAAACCGAAACTTTTTTGAGTATGCATATTGGAAGACTTCTTTAATTTCTTGGAAGTCATACTTCTCAATGAATGCTTTCTCGTAGTAATTGTTATCAACCAGATAATCGATCTTTTCCTCAAGATCATGGAAGAATACTGTATTCTGGTTGATGTGATCGACGAAGTAGCTTTTCACAGCTTCTTTGTCTTTATCAAACTGATAAGCACCGTCCTTCTGAACCATGATCTCGTTGTTAAGGGCGATGTGTTTAGGCACTGAACTTGACAATACGCTCTACCTCCTGCACAAATTTTTTCACATCAGATTCAGTTCCACCAAGTTCAAATTTCAGAAGATTCGGGACGTTGTATTTTTCAGAAATCAGATCAGCTGACTTCGCAAAATTATCTGCCCAGTTTCTATTTCCACTAGACGCAACACCTAGTAAGTAATCATGATTTTTTTCCAGGAACTCTGCTGTGCTCTTGGGAACTTGTCCGAAACCAATCGTATATGTCACTAGAATAAATGGGTGCCTCATAATCAGAGCATCAGATATCTGGACAGATTGATATGGAAGTTTCCGTACAAAGCGATTAACATTTCCTGTAAAAGAATCATACACTATAAGCATTATCTAGTAGTCCTCCTTGAACGATTAGGGGAAAGAAAGGGAGCGTCCATAGCAGGAACGCTCCTTGTGAAGTATATTGTACACGATAGAAACTTTTATTTCAATATTGACTTTGTGAGATATGTCACTCCGTTGGCATTTCCTCAATTTTCTTCTTGATCTGACGAAGATCATAGATTTGATTCATGCGGGAGCGATTATGCAAGCGCCAGCTAATCTGATGGTTGAGTATTTCTATAAGCAATTCTTTCTCAAATTCAGTCAGCACTTACATCACCTCCCTATTGTGCCCATTGTTCATATTCACTGGTAGTGTCTTCTTCTTCCAAAGCAGCTTTCGGGATATAAAGTCCCTTATTGATCTTCTTCGGAATCGTGATCTTCTTGGCGATGTAATTACGTTCGCCGCGCACAGCATTGTATTCGACTTGAACCGTAATCTTCATGATCAGTTCCTCAACAAGCTGGCCACGAATGGACGAATACTGCTGAGGGAAGATGACAATAGTTTGCAGACCTTCGATAGTATCCAAATCTACAAAGGCCATTTCATCACCTTTCTTGGTTTTAATCACGTTGAATTCGGCAATAATTCCCGCGGTATCGAATCGATCCCCTTCAGACTTTTCAAGCCAAGGCCCGACAGCGGTAGCGTAGCCATCTAGTGGGTGACCACTGACGTAGACGCCTAGAATAGCTTTCTCATGATCAAGCTTAGCCTTTTGATCGAAGTTTTCAATAAAACTTGTGAGATCAAATTTCTTCTCTCCACGAAGTTTATATGCTTTCTCAACGATTTTCATCCGATTCTTTTCATTCGCAAGATCATCAAAGGCTCCGCAAAGGCTAAGCACATCGACGACGCGTTTGTTCAAGAACTTCTTCGGAACTCGTTTGATCGCATCTTCCAGATCTACAAAAGGACGCTCTTCTATAATGCGTTCAAGCGCAACTTCACCAAGACCTTTTAAGCTGTTCAAGCCAAAACGAAGATTTGTGCCTTCGATTACGAAACCGTATCCCGATTTGTTTACATCGGGTGGCAATACTTCGAATCCCATACGTTTGCATTCAGCGATATAAGGGACTGCTTTCTTAACATTACTACCAAATACTGTTAACAACGCCGCCATAAACTCCAAAGGGTAATATGTTTTAAAGTAAGCGGTCATGTAGCAGACGATAGCATATGCTACACTGTGGGATTTGTTAACCATCTCACCCTGGGTTTCCCCATATTTTGAATTCTCTGTCGAGCAGAGAGGGAGTAGACTATATCACCATCCCCAAAGTTCTGAGGATGCTAGGCGCTTCGGATTAAGGGACTCTCACCCGCCTATCTTTATAAGCATAGGCCCTACTTCTGTTGCCAATTCTCATGGCCATTTCAAGAATAGTCGTTGAACGTTTTTTGTATAGTGGGTGAGGATTTGCACCTCACATAGCCAGGTTTTTACCGTCACGGCGTCTACGCGTATTGCGCATCGTGGATTCGAACCACAACCCAAACCTACTAAGCCGACCTATCGTCTACCTATTCCGCCACCATCTACACAAAACTTCGCTTAGGGTCACCATACATCTGTCTCACGACTGTTGCTCCAGGACTCCCCTAAATTCACCTAGTTATTCAATGGCGATTGCTCGCCAAGGGCGCTCATGAACACTTCCGTTCATCTATTAACGCATAGCCTACGAAAGGCTCGATGATGTCGATGATTTTCTTTGCCAATTCTTCCGAGTGGCCATTCATCGTGACTCGTTTGAAAAGCTCATCCAAGGCTGGACGCATAACCTCTTCTTTTTTCTTGGAAATCGCTTTACGCAGCTTAGTAGTCTCAGCTTTTGTGTATCCCGCCATAACTCTGGACATTGCCATGATAGATTCTTGATAGACGGCAATACCATGCGTTTTTTCTAGCACAGGACGCAGTTCTTCACATGGATAAGTTACCTCTGTGTATCCATTTGCACGAGCACAGTAGTCGGGAATATGCTGCATTGGGCCTGGACGGTATAAAGCTATTCCTGCTACAAGGTCATCGAATGTAACGCGGTTTAGACTTTGAAACATTTTGGTCATCCCGCTGCTCTCAATTTGGAAGAGCCCCGCCGTGTGCCCCTGTTGAATAGTCTTGAATACGCGCGGATCATCAAACTCTAATGTATCAGGATCGATATCGCGGTCATATCGCTCTAGGACAAGCTTACGGGCGATATCAATGACAGATAGGTTTTTCAGTCCCAACAAGTCAACCTTGAGGATACCGTACTGTTCCGCTAATGTAGGGCCGTCGTACTGGGTAACGATTTCTCCTGCTTTTCCCTTGATCAAGGGTACCATTTCCTCAATAGGCTCTGGTGTAATAACAAGAGCACAAGCATGAATACCTGTAGACCGAGGCAGGGAATGAACTTTTCGAGCAAGATCGAACATTTCAGGATAGCGTCTTTCATACTCCCTTAATTCTTCGACTTCTTCTAAGGCCTTGTCAATGCCATAAGGCTTTCCAAAGACAACAGGAATTAGTTTATTCATTGTGTTAATAATATTATGGTCAATACCTAAAATACGGCCCACGTCTTTGAATGCCGCTTTTGAAGATAGAGACCCGAATGTAATAACTTGAGCTACATGATCTTGACCATATTTTCCAGCGATATATTCAACAACCTCGTGTCTTCGTACATAATCAAAGTCACTGTCAATATCGGGCAAGTCCATACGCGAAGGGTCAAGGAACCGTTCGAAGAGAAGATCATACTTGATAGGGTCAATATTGGTGATTTTCAGCAGATAGGCAACAAGAGAACCTCCTGCACTACCGCGGCCTGGTCCTACTAGAATGCCTTGACGCCGCGCAAAAGCAATATAGTCCCAAACGATAAGAAAGTAATCAGAAAATCCTTTCTCGAAGATAACGAGAAGTTCTTCCTTCAAACGATCTTTATATACGGTGATATCAATATCCTTTTCGAGCGCCATCTGGAACAAAGCATTGTCTGTAAGCTCTAAAAGGTAGGTGTCTGATGTATACTCGGGTGGAACTGTGAATCTAGGCAGGTGAATTCTACCGAGGGGAAGCTCAACATTACACTTCTGAGAAATGAGATACGCATTCTCTAGTGCAATTACAGGCATTCCGCCTTCTAGCATTTCATCTGCGCTTTTGAAGTAACAGCTTTCATAAACGTTGATATCCGCATCATCTTGGGCTTTACCAATCTTGGTTAATGCGGAGTGAATAGGCAGGTCTTCTGGACGCAGCATATGAGCATCTGAAGTCGCAACGAGCGGAATATCCATTTCTTCGCTCCAGCGGATCAGGACTTCATTTACATAGTGTTGCTCTTCCAAATGGCTTGGTTGTAGCTCAAAGTAAAACTCATCGAAGCAGCTTTGGTAAAACCGTGCAATGTTCTTAGCGAGTCTTTCTTTCCCTTTACGAATAAGCTGAGGGATTTCTCCGCCAAGACACGCACTAGTAGCAATGATGCCTTTCCCATACTGTTTAATTAACTTATAATCAGCACGTGGTTTGTAATAAACACCCTCAAGCTGAGCAATACTGGTGATTTTAAGCAGATTCTGATATCCTTCGTTCGTTCGTGCAATCATTAAAAGATGTGCCGTCTTCGGCCGCATTTCAAAAAGATTTGCTGTCGCTAGAGAAGGAACCGCTGAATAAATAAGATCTCCTGAGCTGATCAAAGCATTGATTGAGATACGAGTATCATCCTTGGCCGCGTACAAATCCTTCAACAGCTCTGGATCATTACCGTTTTCTCTCTCATCTTTAATCAAACGGTTTAGGCTTGCCAATTCACTACGGAGATAGGCATCAATGATCTCATTAGGAACGAGATTCTTGCCATCCATAACGATTTGTTCCGCGCCGTCTTCTTGCATCTCTGCTTTAGTGCGATAACGATAGGAAAGCTTTTTGTAATGCTTGGCTGTAAACTCAGGTTTTTTCCAACTACGGTGAGGCGTAATATAACCTTCCATACCCATAATTGGTTTAATTCCTGCTTCTTTACAAGCTTGAAAAAACTCGACATGAGAATGGCAATTTCCATGGTCACTAATACCCACGGCGTCCATACCAAATTCTTTAGCGAGTTTTACTAGATCAGCTATACGACAAAATCCATCTAGCAAACTACCTGGTGTGTGCAGATGAAGATGCGTAAAGCGTTGTGAACTGACTCCCCGCTCTTCTTTCGCAGCGGCTAAAGATAAATCTTGCGTCGAGGTCACGTAAACTATCACTTCCTTTTCCCTAGATAAGCTCATGATATCATATTATTTTGTTGAAGGAAAAGAAAAGTTTCGGCAGATAAAGATATATACTCCCGCTACCAACGGTGGACGAATTGCCTCTAGTATACGGCCTACGTATAGCTTCTCTTTTCCTTCAAGGAAACAACATGGATATAGATACTAAAAGAAGCCTTGATCTTCGGCAAATTATCGACGTCTCAAACCTCGCATCGGGAGGCATCAGCAGTCATTCGCGTATAAATCAAAGCTTCTTTTAATATCTATACAACCAATAATCAAGGAGAGGAATACCCCTCCTTAATCACCAGTTTCTTCATTAAGCTCAGGGACAAGGCCGAGATAGTACGCAGCCACGCGCTTGGTCTTTTCTGGATGGTCCGTAAACGTAACATTTCTTTTTTTCTCCTGCCTCATGTCGAGCTCCATTATTTTGCCAACGGCAAGGACAACAGCTCCTTGTAAGGGACCATGTTCCTTTTCAAACCGTTCGCAAACGATTTTAGGTGCTACGATATAATTAAAGCCAACCCCGTCGTCTAGTTTCAAGTAAACGCCTGGGTCCTTATTTGTGTCTTCCATATCCTTTTCACTCAGGAATAGGGAGCCGTCGAGCACATGTTTAACTTCTCCACCAACGCATACCTCTTCCCCATGTGTGTGCTGGGACATGATGGCTTCGCTGAAAGAAGTTACAAAAGGTCGCAATCTCTTAATCATAATGTGTCAGCTCCTTGGTTTACTTTCCTGCCCAGATATTATCTACATTTTCACTATAGATAATATAAACAATAATTGGCAAGAAAACAAGAAGAAAATACCTCTTGCTGTAAATTTTTTAAAAGCATCAGCATTCCACGGATAACGGGGATCGAACCCGCGACATGACCAGCAACCTGGCCCCGCTCTACCTCTGAGCTATACCTGCGGAATACTGACTTATGTTTCGCCACTTTCAAGATGCAGGACTTGAACCTGCGACTGACCTCCAATAATGGCGGCTACTCTACCAACTGAGTTAATCTTGTCATCAGCGAAAAAGTTTTTTGGCAAGGATTCAGGACCACATTGAGTAATGACATGGCCTCGTCCGTCTACGATTTACGATCTTGGGTTCTGGAGATCGCTCTCTCCATACTTCCGTCTCGAATTACGTTCCCTGGGATTAGCTCAAGTATGGCTCTAGGTCCTTATAACCTCACCGTGATTAGGTTCTCAGATCTTTCTTTACGCATGTGGCAACTTGGGGTATTCAATTAAGCCAGCACACCACGCCAGCCGACTTGTTCACATAACACGCGATACGAAGCCGATTCGTACTCCTCGGAGGATAGACCTACGAGAAGGCTGCCATCTCTTAACAGCATGAGTAAAGATGTCTCATATGCGCCTAATCAAAGGAACATACTTACTTCGGAACAGGTAAGCACAACGACTTACTGTCAGCGACCCTCCATCGAGGGCAGGCAAATCAGTTCGTATAATAAGTATGCTCTTTTGATTAGGCGATTCTTCATTCAAAATCAGGAAGTATGATTAACATATCTTCCGTATCGAATTCATTTACAAATTTTGGTTCCAAATCACAAAAAGATATTTTAATATCTCTTCCTGCTAAAATGTCAGGATGCTGAGTAATAACGCTATGATTTCCAAAGGAACTCACGTAAACACCGAGTACTTTTAAAACAGTTGTCTGATTTATCGTACCCCCAGAGACCCTATTCAAATCCCTTAAAATACGGGTATCCATTTTAAGGCTTATGAATACTTCCTTATTCCTTTTTAATTTGTCGGATATCATGATGGATAGTAATTCTGACTCTTCTGATAAGGGTCTGTGTTTTTTAGCAGCTTTCTTTCTTTGACTTGTATTGTAATAACCACTATAAGTTGTCGAAGTTGTTGAGGTTGTATAGTAATGATATGACATGGTCTCACCTCCTAAGAGAAAGGGCTCTTAAGAGCCCTCGTAATCTGTACGCAACTGGATAACATCCACGCGTTTCAAATACTCCTGATCTTGCTGTTTAGCCCACCCAACGAAATTTTTAAGATCGTCAGGAATTGGCGGCAACCACTGAGGAAGCATATAGCCCTCCATCTTCACCTGGAATTTTGCTGTACGCATTTGCTTCCAGAAAAGATAGTACGGTAATTTTATCTTTGTCATAAAACCTGAATTATCTTCAAGGACATACCCTTCTTCTTTAACAGAATAATCTTGAGATGCGTTTTGATACCAGTGATAGAAACTTAACCAGTTATGGAAGACATATTTGATTTTACGATATGGAAGAAGAAGATTCATTGCGAGCTCAACAACCTCGGAATAAGATCTCTTTTGGAACTGAACATTTCGCTGGATAATATCGAGTAAGATCAAAGTATTCTCTTTATATTCTATGATGTGTGGATCTTCTTGTGGAAGAATAACCTCAAAAGTTATCGACACGTCATTTCCGTAAAGATATCCTTTAAGCCAAGCACGTATTTCAACAGGAACTTTTTCTTCGAAAAGTTTTCTGAATGATACCGCATAAGTACCACGAGTTTCAGACTTGGAAGAGTAGATCAGTTCATCTGTCTCCTCATCATACCCGATAATACCTAGGTATCCATTCGGTTTTTCTGACAAAATCACAGGAAATTCCAGGGTATTGGCTAATGTTCCCATCTTTGTAGCTGGAACTTCGTCAATATTAAAAAACTTATCATAAGATCGGCTAACGATCTTTCGAGTATGCTTATTCACAAAAAGGCCGCGAGCCTTGATGTTAAGCGTATCCCAAACGCCATTATTGAATGCTTTACGTGTAAAGTTAAAAGATGAAATATGATCAGTTATCTGTGTTTCTTTAACCATTTTGTGTGACTGAAGGTATTCAATGAAATTGTCTGTAGTTGTTTTGGAACCTACAACGGGAGGCATTGGAGAATGTTCTGTTGTAAAAACATGATTCTGGATACAATGCTCTTGAAACCCCTCAGGAGTTAGTGTAAGAGCCCTTAAGTCTCCTCCTGATTCAACTCTACCCTCCAGGTTAAAAGAACGCTCAGCGGCTTGCATAGGCAGTCTGAAGATGTTGCGATGACCATGGACCTGGTACGTTCCATCTTGTTCAGAAGCCGAGAAAATAGCATCAATATCAACTTCATAATTTCCTACTCCTTTAATAAATTGAGAAGTCGAGATCAAAGCAAGTTCGTTTGGAATGCAGGATAAGCCTCCATGAGTGACGAGCACTGTTTTGCCGTAATATTCATAATAACAAACCTGTCTGAACTTTCTGCACAGTTCACGAACAGCGGACTTATTAACATCATGAATCTCTTTTTCGGTATAGTGGTTGAATGCTAAACTTTTAACGGTTTCATCCATTGACCATTTGCGAAGATGAGTTTCATGATTACCTTCAAGAAGAATAACATTTGGAAGGTCTTTAATCTGAATGAGGAATTCTAAAACTTCGCGGTTCTGAATGCCGCGGTCTAGATAATCACCAACAAAAATATACAACTCGTCTTCCTTCATTTCGCCTGAAAGGTAAGTCATTAATGCACTGTAGCATCCATGAACATCCCCGATATGATGAATTTTGCGATAAGAGCTGTAATCAATTTTTGTATATGAAACATGATCCCAGAATTCTTCTGGTTTAATAACTTTCGCATAAGAAGGCACATGATTTTCTGAAAGCTTAGCATAAGCTATTTCAATCTTATGTTCTGGAACATACTTATATTCTTCACGATTTTTATTCCGCTCTAAAGCTATTTCCAAAGGAACATTAGTAAAATCCACTACAAACACGCGATAACGATATTTATTAGCCAGTTCACGATACTCAGAAATGGAACTCGAAGTAATATGTGTTGCATCAATGACGGTAAAATCGCCGTTTTGCATACGTCGCTCCAAAACTTCAAATAAAAGTTTCCAGATCTTACCTTCTTGCGATCCCGCTATTACCTGCTTGCCATCTTCTTGAAGCTGTGGAGCAGAATGGAGTAGACGCAAGTTATCACTAGATAAAGTAAAAGGTGCAAGACCATTTTCAGCAATCCATGTTGATTTTGAAGAAGCCATTATACCACGAGTAAGGACTAACGTTCTCATAAATGTTCCCACCTTATTATAAAGTAAAGTCACAATAGGATCTTCGGCAGATTTATAGACAGCCACGTTTCCGATGGAAGGTTACGTGGCTTCAACCCAGTAATAGACTACGGGTCTTGACTATATCGAAGCGTATAAATCCTATTGTGACTTTACTTTATACGTCGTCGATATCTTGGAGAAGAGAAAGCATACTGTAATTATCCGTAGAAAAATTAATGAAAATCAGATCTGATAAATGATAATAATTCACATCGCCTGAATCCCATTCGACTTGAAACCATATACCTTCAAGATCACCATCATCATCCAGTTTGCCAGTAATTTTTCCGATTTCATCTTCTTTTGCTTGTTCAGCGTATTCAGAATATCGAGATAGCAAAACTTCTATCACTTTTCCATGACGAATATGGCTTAAAATAATTTCTTCTGTAATCATATAGAACGAACCTCCTAATCCATATCTCTAAGATAAATCTTAGAAAGATTTTCATTATTAAAGTCCGTTGAAGAAATAATGATAAGATCCTCTAATGGATAATTGTTGGTAGTTCTTCTGATGCTCCATTCAACTTTAAACCAAGGTTCGTTCATATAACCAATAGATTTTAAAATACGACCTACTTCTTTTTCTCCAGCTTGTGAACTAAAACCAGAGTTACGAGATAAAAGAACTAGAATTTCGTGATTAGCTAAGAGAGACATCTCTATTAATTCTACTAAAGAAGATGATCTAGAATTAATCATCGAACTTCTCCTCCTTTAATCTATTTAAAAAAACTTCATTCGAAGCATTAATCAAAAGTACGGCAGAGCTTGGACTCTTATCAATTATGATAGCTGATGTTCTATCGTTGATATGTCTATATACATCCGCTGCGGAATTTGTTGCTTTGTTTCTCCCAATAGTTTCTACTCTATTGGCAATATAACCCAAAACACGGTTATTTTCAGAGAGCACTACAATAGCATATCTGTCATATTTATTTTTGGGTTCTTTTTGAAGGGTAACTTCGTCCCCCTCTTTAACAGTAGCAAAGGCAGATTCATGAAATGATCCACCAACGAGTCTGACGCGGATTTCCCCCGTACTACCTGTGATTTCTTTTCCTTCTCGTGGATCAAGGTAATTCATAAATATCACCGCCTTATAGAAATGGAAAAGAGGACACACCATGTGTCCCCCTAGAGAATATTAAAATAAAGCAGGAAGCAGAGACTTTTCCGAATTTCCGAAAGGAAATATCCAAAGGAGTATGTTAGATGTGACTATCGTAAGGTGTCAACCGTTATTCGCTTATACGTTGGTTCTTGTACCTGCCTAAGGTAACACCAATGTCAAGTTGGTTTGGTTGTGTCTCGCACGCTGGATAACCACCGCCGATACGCGTCTAACCAGGTCAGCTGGCTAGAACCCTGTTGCTCACATCTTCCTGCTGCTGTGTTCCCACAGCTTGTAACTCCCAAGTGCCTCCAATGGCTGGCGAGGATAACCCACGCCGTCGATTTGAACGACTATTTTATTTAACTTGGGAGCTTCAAGCTGTGGAGGAGATTTCTCTCCTCCCTCATGATAGAGGCTGATTTTCTGGAAATAGACGATTGCTGTTCCCCAAACAGCTTGAAAAGTATAAATGGTGTGCTATTACGCTAAAGGGAAAGGTCGGCCTTACCAGTTACGGGGTGCCTCCTTATTTCCTCTCTATAAAATGCTTTTATCCGCTACCCGAGTTAGCCCAGTGTCACGGAGCAAGTTATAGCCGCTGTCCCACTCTTAAGATGGCTGCTTCCAGGCCTACTACCACTTATACTCTTCAAGCTGGGGAGAAGAATTCGGACGCTAATGTCTTAGGAGTCAGGGGATTTCAAAGCCTAGCCCCTGTTCGCTCAGGCGTCGGATATGGCTACTCTTCAGCACGTCGTATAATCTTCTTCGCTCAGCTTGAAGGATGCAAGGTCTTCGAGTGCCGTACATCGCATATAACCTCAGCAGCTAAGGCGTCAACGGTCTATAGCGAAAACACTGTATAAACGTTATATCCTTCAAGCTGAGCAGCATCAAAGTGCTAGCTCAGGTTACGTAAAAGAGGAAGATGATTATGTCTACCTCCATATTATCCGATATATTTTGAAGCGTCAAACACGATATAATTCGTGTGATTCGAGTGATCAATGTCTCTAGAAAGAGCATTGACTTGACGTTCCAGCTTTGCCGCATATTCACGGTATTTATCAGGATCGTAAAGAGCCACACGAATTTGGGGAACCGAATCCGTTGTGCCAAATGGACGATTTGGAACCTTATCAATCTTCTTTCGTTGGCCGAGACTCTTCAGCGTATCAATTTGGCTACGAATTTGTTTAGCGAAAGAGATTGCTTCGCTAACAGTGATCTTTTGCCCATCCCATTCAACATAATTTTGAATGTTGGCTTGTTCAAGGAGATTTTCAATAGTTCGAATATCTTTGAACGTTTCCCAGATTTCATCTGTGATTACATCAACGTTACGTGCTGGAATTTCAGCAGTAGCGCCTTTATCGACTTCCTCTGTAGCAGCACGAGTACGCTCCGATTGCAGCTCGCTGAGGTGACGTGTCATATAGGTTTTTACAGCAACGGTTTCAGCAATTGTAATCTTATTTTCTTCTCGAACTGGGTTCATTTTATCTCCACCTTTTTAATGTATTTTCCCGATCACTTCTCAACAAAAATGATTGTACCATAACGTCAATACAGTTGCAATACCTTCATTCAGTATCTTTCAAAAATTCTGCAAAAGTAGAATTGGAGATTTGTTTAAAAGTGACTGTTGGTTCTTTTAAGCCACCTACATGGAATCCTCCTCTTAAAGCGTATTCCCAGGAGTAATAATCTTCCACTATGCATTCTTTATACCCCATGCTTATTAAAAATTTAGCACATTCTGGAGGTATATAGCAGTGGTGGGAAGGGTCACTACAAACTTCGATATGACAGGTACTATTAACTATCGGTGACAACCCCGACCAAAGTACACTTTTAACTGGAAAGAAGTCAGCTATACTATTCATTAGTGCTCCTCCAAATCTGGTAAAAAAGTAATAGCAGTTGAATTGTTAAAAGAATAAACAGTTTCATATGTCATTCTATCACAAGAAGTATAATATCCACCCATTAAACGATATTCGCCTTTTAAATAACCATTAGAATGTGGGTCACGGTAAATATAATCTTGCAGTCCCATACGCTTTAAATATTTGGCACATTCATCTGGGATATAACACTCATCAAAAGCCCTCCAGGTGTAAACATAAATCTTGCAATATGTTTCGTATGAAGAACTTGGGTCCAAACCTGCCCAGACAATTGCTCCGTCAGGAACATATTTTGTAATATAATCATTAGGACGCATAGATTAATCCTCCTCGTCCAAAAGCATATGGATAAGAGTATCATTATTTATATGAAAAGGCGGAACCACTTCTATACCGTCGAGACTATCTACCATAGTAGACCAGCCTTTACTCAACGTATAGGGCCAACTTCTACCTTCATGAGTAAACTCACCTAATCCTATTTTGTGTAAATATTCATAACATTCTTTAGGGATTGAGCAACCACTTTCACGATTTACTACTTTAATAAAACAGTAATTATCTCTTGTATCGTGTTTTCCTTTCCAGATAATAGAACCTTCTGGATAGAATTTAAGAATACCTTCCATACTCATAACGATCACCTCATTTGGTTGGTTCTAGAAAGATGCTTCACTTTTACCCAGGTCCCCACGAAACTTCCTGGTGCTCTCTCGATCCCGCTATCCCTCGTGGATAGCATCCTACAAAACCACTGACGCCTTTTGGACGGGCCGTTACATTGTAATCACTTTCTAGTTTAGTCATAGAAAGGGGAGAGGTGGGATTTTGTCGTTGAAGAAAAAAAGTAGAATAAGTTCAGCCTTCGCGTGAACGAACTCTTGTTTCCGCAATGTCAGAGTCGTAAAAGGTGGAAACATCTTTTTCTAGGACCAAGAAAAGAGCCAGAAACTGATTCCTTTCTTGGTCCTAGAAATCGGTAAGTAATTTGTGGGATAGATACTCATTATTAAATTCTTCGAACAGATCAATCTCTGATTCTTCAGTCCACATAAAATCTGAAAAATTGATTAGAGTAAGTAAGTGGGTATGATTAGGATCAATGTAAAGCAATTGGGCTCTAGGTAAAAGACCCGAATAGGAAATAGGATTATAATTTGATCTATGAATAAGATGATAAATTTTCTGTTCATATTGAATAGTCATCAAGACAGCACACGGTAATTGAGGTCTAAAACTATAAGGCCAATTTCCATTAGGAAGTAGGACTTTCATGTTAAGTCTCCTTTAAGAAACGATTATAGCAGTCATGGCTACAAAAATCAGGACTATCTTTCGGGTACCCATCAAAAAGTTTAAAAAATTTAGAACAATATTTACATTCCCCGTGTGGTTCTTCAAAAGCTTGTTCAAAACGGATATATCCGTCACTCATTTCTTCGTCGATATTTACCGTATAAGAAGTACCATCTTCACAATATACCAGGTATCCTCCAAGAGTGGGTCGGCCTATATGTTTGATATACCTTTCAAATACATAAGGAGAGACGGTGATTTCTTTTCCCCATTGAGGATCGTAGAACTTTCTTTTTTCCTTTAAACTTTTTTGAAGCTCTTTGTTTTCTTTCAACAGTTCGATTACTTTATTTTCAAGTCGGACTATTCGCCGACGGTTACCAAATTCAAGCATCATAGCGCCTCCTTCAATATAATATGTACAAGGGAGAGTCGCCTCCCCCTTCATTTTTTTATTCAGTTATGCTGTTGGTGCAGGAACAGGAGCAGCGGATGCAGGAGCTTTCTTTTTCTTGGATGCAGGTTTCTTCACCGCTGGTGTAGGGACTGGAGCTTCTGGTGCTTCAGCTACAGGAGGAGCTACATAGCGTGCAGCTAATAAATCTTCATGATTCAATCGAGTAGTCTGAGCGATGGTATTATGAGTATTGAAAGTTACAGCATGACAGCGAAGTCCTTCGCCTTCAGCAACATTCGATGCGGTGAGAATGATATTCGCAAATCCCATCATGATTGTTGCAGCTGTGATATTTGTGAAAATGTTCTGCGGTGCAGATACTGAACGTTCTGCGCAGGACAATTCACCAGGAAGTTTATCTGTTGCTTCAGCGATTTCAGGATAAATATCAATTGCACAAGGCATATAGAACTGATGAGGTTCCCGAGCTTTGCTTGTGTCAGGTGCGCTAGGGTAGTTATACCCACAAACAACCTGGCCTGCATATTGCTCGTTACCAGCATCGATCCAGAAGGCTCCGCTGAGCTTCTTATAGGTATCATAGATGATCTTACGGGTCTTATTGTTATCGACAGCTCCGAGGATGACAGGCGTTCCTGGTTGTCCCTGAATGATAGACAAAAGATGCTCTTCGTTCTGAATATATTCGGGCACATACCGAATCGGTACGCCGAAAGCTGAACCGTAACGATTTGCAAGAATCTGTGATTTATTAGATCCGACGTCCTTCTGTACGAAGTTTTGACGAGTCAAATTCTTGTCTTCAACTTCGTCGGCATCGATAACAGTAACGCAGTGCGAACGTTTATCCAAAGACATAGACATTTGCATGTTTTGAATAGCAACTTGACGAATGAAGTCCCGAATGAAATATGCGCCATTACCGCCGCAACCGATCAGTACAAAATGTTTTGGTTCATTTGCTTTTACATCCAATACGAAGTTATTTTTCAATTCAAAATCCATTTTCCATTCCTCCGATCAATTTTTAGTAAAGAAAAACAGGAGGCAATTACGCCTCCTCCGTCATTCCAATCATCGCTTGGATCGTCCCGTGAATAACTTGGTCGTAGCCCATCTCTGACAATTCCTCACAAAGCGAAAAAATCTGCTTTTCGGAAAAGGGGGACAATCTTTGCAAGGCCACGATCTCAACGGTGCTTGTTTTTGTTTCGATAACCTTTTTGACCACTCCGTCGGTCAGATCGGCCACGTCCTCCCCGTCCACGGTGTTTTTTTTGCTCTCATCGAATTCAAGCAGCTTGGCTTGTCCCGCAGCACCTGCGGTTCCTCCAGCTCCTGCACGATATTGGCTTGCAACATAGTCATCATCATAGCCAAGACCACCGCGTCCGTACCCGCTTGCGCCGCCGCCATAACCATATCCATTATTTTGACCGTATCCACCGCCCTGGCCGCCACGTCCATATCCACCCGCTGCGCCGCCATAACTGGGAGTCACTGTGTAACTAACAGCGTGTTTCTCCATCCAGTCAGCAGGATATTCAAGATTTGGCCATGGACCTTTGTATTCTACGGCATTTTGAATATCAATTACTTTATCGCCGATGATAACCTGAGTAATAGTGACAGGTTTTTCAAACAGTTCATAGAAGTCAATATCCGACTTGTCTGTTCCATGCACATAACGGAAAAGGAATTTTGGATCAGGTTTCAAAATTTCACCGTAGACGCCATAGAACTGATTCATATTCTCATTGTCATTATCCGTTGACGACCAGAAAGCGCCCATTGTATGGTGAGAATGGGTTTCGAGTAACGGCGTTGTGTTCGTCCGCAGCCATGGAACCATAGTATCTGCTGTGAAGTTTGAAAGACCGCTACTATTCTTCTGGGACGGACAATACATGATTAGCTGGCCGCGTTCCGAAAGACCTTTAATCGGAGTACCATCAGTGAATTCAGTAGGCAATGTAATTTCGCGGTCATTCCAGAAGAACAATAATGATGCTTCTGTTTTATCCTTGTTATATACATCACGATAAAATGACAGAACTTCCAGCCAGTACTCGAAAGGAATTTTTGGAATAGAAAGCGTAACACCCTTCTTGATTTCCTGAACACCAGGAATAACGAATTTAGCGTCTCCTACGGCCAGCTGAGTTGCAAAATAACCGATAGGTGTCTTGGATACACGAAACAGACCATTTTTTGCGATAACAACGTTTGTAGGCATATTCGATACATCATCAAGAGTTAAGCCAACGGAGAATGGTACATACTGGCAAATTTCACCAGCAAGTTGAGCACGAAACGCTGCCATTGCTTCTTCTCTTGTTTGAACAGGAGCCGTTACCTCCGTAGTTGCTGTTCCAGTTGTTGCTTCAGCTGCCGCTGCTGCTGCCAATGCTTTTTCTTTCTTTGTCATTATATACTCATTCCTTCCGATTTTGATTTATTAAAACGATTGATCATTTCTTCCCAAGTTTGCCGCCGCTTAGCTTCATAAACTTCACGAATTAACTTCAGCTTTTCGGGACGATGTTCTTTAATATTGTTGTCATCACGAGGGATGGGGCCATCAGGAAGTATCTCTTCTTTATCAATGGCCTCCTTAATGAATCTTCTGATATCTGACTGATAACCTGCGTAAGCTTTTGCAGCAGACATACCTTGTTTAATATATTCTTCATAGCTACGACGGTAAGTGGAAAGATCACGAACATCGAATTGGAAATCGTCGCCGTCCTCTGTATGGCCAGGATGCCACGCAAACCAATAAGCTCTTGAATCTCCGCCGTCGTATACCCGCCAAATTTTAACATCATTGTGAGTTATACAAGGTTTGCGTGGCATATCTTAATCCCGTCCTTTCATAAAAAGAAAGACAAGAACATATACGACTGCAAGAATGATATACAACCACCAGTATTCGGTTATAAAGCCGATATCAAGATTCCAGCGCTGTTTCCAGTATTCGATCACAACATTCCTCTCCTTCTTAGCCTAAGCGCCGAGCTTCTTGAGCAATGGCTTCTGCGAAGTTCTTATTAGCAGAATGAAGAGCATCCCACTTGAATTCCGCGTTCTTGCCGTCGGCTTCAGCTTTCTTCTGTTCTTCGTCCAGATATTCAAAGAAATGACTCGTACGGAATGCGGAAATCACACGGTCATTTTTCTTCCAATCGAATGATTGGAATTTATTGCCGTCAAGATCACTGTTAAAGTAGCCCGACATGAACTGATCAGGGATCGTTTGAATACTTTTTGGGATGCTGATCGAAACTTCATTTTCACCCCAGCAGCAGTACTCATGATTCACATTAGAGAACGGGAATACGTACATCGGATCTCTTTCACTAAGGATAGGATTCCGAATTGCGTACGCCATGGTGTGATGCAAACTACGACGATTGTCCTTACAATTAACGATCATGATCCAGAGCATTGATGGAACTGGAATCTTGTATTCAACAAGTCCGCGGCCATCTCCACGAGCATCGAAAGTCACCTTGCGAATATGCTCAGGAGTCGTTACTGCGTACAATTCACGGGAACCTGAAGCGATATACTTCTGAGTTCCAAACTCCCCTGGAAGAAGGGGAGTCTCAAGTGAACGGTCACGAACAAGAACGCTTTGAATATCCGCAAGAGTTGTACTTTTAACTGCATGAACACCGTTTTTCACGGTGGTAATTTGTGCATGGTCTGCCATAATTTCAATGGTAATTTTCGGTGTTGCAGCCGTCGGAGCTGGAGCTTGAACAGATTCATTTGCCATGGTAAATCCTCCTTAATTATATTCGCAGATCTTCTGCGTAGGATCAAGATAGTCGAACACGCCTTTTTCAAAATCCCTCAGTGTAAGAGCAGAGAAACCTTGTTCTCGGACGTAGTCCTTCATCTTCTCAAGAGTTGGGAAACATTTTCGGATAGTTCTCGATGGCCCGTGAACAGCGACAAACTTTTCCCAAGGAACAGCTCTATCGTTGTAGTAGGCACCTCTGCCGTGATTAATCTTCTTCAGAACATCCATGATATCTTCGTCAAGCTGATCAGCTGAAGATGATTTTGCTACTGGCTTCAACCCCGCAAGGAATTCTTCGAAAGAAGGCAGCGAGGCTTGAGCTTCAATCTCTGGACTTGACGGCGGTTCTTCGATCACGATTTCGCTGATAAGCTTTTCCATCTCGATGTCCAGTTCTCTGACGCTTTGGTAATAAGCTTCTTTGGCTAAGTCCTTTTTTCTCTTGATCTCCTCTCGAATCTGATTCTTCGCCGTCTGTACACGCAAAGCGATTTCTTCACGACGTTTACGTTCTGCTTCACGAATTGCTTCTTCGCGCTCAAACTCGATCTTAGATTCCTCTTCAATCCGAAGGGTCGCTTCAAGAATTTCCCTGTAATTCTCTGGAAGAGTATGTTCCCAATACTTCATATCGAAAGAGAGGTAAACAAACTTTTCAACAACAATCGGAGCTGCGCCACCGCGCGAACGCTCTTCTGTTTCCGAATGGCCAGTAACTTTACCAATTTTCGTAACCAGATTGAATCCTTCTGGTACGTCATGGCCACCGAATTGTGGAACAGCATACCAATCAGCATCTTTTTCACCGACTTTGTTCATTAAACGAACAACGGTATCCACTGGAACCATTGTTTTATAGGTTGCTTCATGAGCTCTGACTGGTTGATGGCCGTTTTCGGCGCACCATTCCGCCATCTTTTTCTTGAATTTATCGTCGAATGTAATACCTGTAGGGTTATAAGATCCCAATGGCACCAACAATCGAGAAGATAATTCTTGGATATATTTTGCTTTCTCGACACGAGCGCGTTCAATACGCACAGTTTCTCTTCTTGCTTCTTCAACACGAATCGCGGCTTGAATATTATCAAAATGGTTGCTAAGAGCGGTTTCTCTTTGGACGATACGATCACACAATTCAATAATCTTCGTCATGCCGCGTTGGGAGTAACCGCCCATATTCGTCATATTAAAGGTTACGTGAATAAAATTTTCACCGTCCACGACGACCTTTTTCACAGTTTCACTGTTAAGATCGAAATAAGATTGATCTGTGATGATATTCGACAAACTGGTATAAGCATTTTGGAACCAGGTTCCCCATGATGCAGATTGGCGATACCATTGCTTGATCTTTTCCGCTTTCATGAATATCTCCGTGTCGAGACGGAGCGCAAAAATTTCAGTTCCCAGGTGGGGACGCACGTAGCATCCAGGGAATGTTTTCTTTAAGTATGCAAAAACCATATCGCGAACAGTATCTTTCCATTCTTGCTCGGTCCTAGGTATAGGAGCTGGCTCTTCAAGAACACCTTTAGACTTAAGCTCTCTTGTGTCTTGGATGTAACGAATACGCTGCGCGATTGTAACTGAATCAATTACTCCGATTGTCATGACCTAACACCTCCTTAAATAAAATCAATATCGGCGACGACTGCGCGGGATCTAGCCATATCCGAATCGAACTGGCTAAAGTTTCTTTCAAGACGCGGAAGAACATTATGAATCTGAGAAAGAAAACTGTTGAGTTGGTCATCGCTATAACTATCAAATTCGGAAACAGTTGTAGCTTCACCAATCAAGCTCATAAGTTCCCGTGTCCGACTATCCAGTGTGTCTCGGGATTCTAATGTTTCGAAATGACCAATGAGCTGACGATAAACGGACTGGAATTCATTAGCTTCCCAGACGTCTTTTTGTGCTTCAGGCTCTACAGCTGTTGCAGCTTCCTGCTCAAGCCCATTACCGCCTTCAACTTGATCATCTTCTCCGAAGAAAACCTCTTCTGTGGTGAGTGGGACTGCTCTGTTGATGGGTACACCATTAATACTAGTAATTAAGATTTCATCCATTGTTTTCCGAACCTCCTTTTGAGTCTATTTGCCCAAAGTTACATAAAAAAAGGCAGGAAAGAGCTTGGTAGCCCCTCCTGCCCTAGTTTACAAGAATCTAGCCAATTCTGCTAGAAGCAGATTAGGCCAAGATCAGGCCTTTAGTGCCTGCTTTCACTTCCAGGTAGATGTTGTTACCTTCAACCCGAGCGCTGGCGTTTGCTACTTCAGGGAAGTAGTCAGCCATGGTTTTCTTGATGTCTTCAATCGACAGCTTTTCGTCAAAGATTGTGAACGGCTTGTTAGTGCCGTAATGAACAGTACGTGGTCCCGAACCTTTCGTACCAGCCTTCACTTCCAGGTAAATGTTGTCGCCTTCGACGCGTGCCGTAGCGTTTGCAACTTCAGGGAAATAATCGGCCATAGTCTTCTTGATGTCTTCGATAGAAAGTTTGTCGTCGAAGATAGTGAAAGGTTTGTTAGTTCCGTAGTGTACTGTGCGTGCCATAATGCAACACTCCTCTAATTTGGGTTTTGGTTTGGGTAAAACGAATGAATAATAACTAGATTACACAGCAAGCCAACTTGCCCCTACCCGCAGCCATCATCCTCATCTAGTCACTTTAAGAAAGGAGAGCTCCCGAAGTCTTTATCACTTCAAGGAGCCCCGACGTCGGTTCGACTACTTGATACCAAGAGCCTTGCGGACCTTGGCATTCATCTTGCGTTGCATCTTGCTGAACTCTTTCTTGAGAAGATACTGAGCCAATGTGCCTTCTTGGGCAAGTCTGAGCATCTTCATCTGTTCAGCGGTTTTATACATCCCTCTAGCAGCTTGCCGAAGTTCCTTCTCGCCCAAGACACATCAACCTTTCTTACTCAGCCGCTGGAGCCGCTGGAGTTACTGGAGTTGCAGCTGGTGCTGTACCACCGAAGAGGTTACCGAAACCAGCGCCACCGCCCAGTGCTTGCATCATCAAGATGTCTTTGATTCCGCTGTCTCCGCCTTTATCACCGCTCATGAGCAAGAACGGAAGCATCGACTGGATACCACCTGCTTGAGCGCCACCAGCTCCACCAAGACCGCCACCCATCAAGAGCAATGGAAGCAGGCTATCTTTCGAGTCGCCGCCTTTGTCAGTCATCAGAAGCAGCATCAAAGGATTGATACCTTTGTCAGCCACGCCGCCCTGTTGCAGAAGCAGGAATGGAAGCAAGTCTTCGGTGTTGTCACCGATCAGAGCCAGCATCATTGGATCAATGCCGCCAGTTGCAGCTGCGCCATTACCGCCCAGTCCACCGCTCATGAGCAGGAATGGAAGCAGATCTTGCTTGTCGCCGCCTTTGTTCATAGCCATCAGCAACATCGGATCGAATCCACCTTCGCCAGCCAGACTAAGCGTCTTCACCGTAGTGTAGAACGTTTTGTTCAGGAACTGGTTACGGGTAGGGATAACGCTGCTGTACGAGCTGTCGGAAGGAGAGATCGTTTTCACGTATCCATCATTGATCTCAACAACGTACTGGAATTTACCGTTGTTCAGGATGATGTCGCCTTCGTTCACGGCGTCTTCAGTGACAGGCAGCTGGAATGCAGGGATATTGAAGTCAAGAACCAAGTCTTGAACGTCAGTCAGGGAGCGAGTTTTAGCATCGTATACGATCCAGTTGGAGCCGTATTCGTTAGGGTTCTTACGAACTGCCAGACCAGCTGGGGAATAAGCGAACTGACCTTCGACCTTACCGAACAGACCTGTGAAGTTACCGAGCAATTTTTTGATAGACATAGAATTTCCTCCTTGGGCTTTCGCCGATTTTTGGGTGTTCAGGTCTTGATTGATTCTGGCTTCGAGCGCCTGATGCTCTAAGGAACTTACGCGTTCCACCACGTTTTCGACATCGTCCTGCACGCTTTGCACATGCCAGCTAAGCTCGGTAGCCTGATTCTGGACATTACGAACAGAGCCTTCTACACGAGACATCTGGCCTTGAACGTTGTAGTGACGTTCTGAATTGAGCTTAGCCACCTTTTCAACGGCCTGATCAACCCTTGCAACGCCCTGTGCTGCCGAAGCTGCTTGGACACCAACTCCAGCAAGCTGGGAACGAACTTCTGAGATTCCAGATTCGGTTCTAGCTGCTCTGAGTTGATCTTCAAGGCTTGGACCTGCTACGGCAGTTGCAAATACCTTGCGTTCTGGTGTCGTACCTGCTGTTGCAGCTTTCAGCTGATCTTCAAGCGAAGGGCCTTTGGCTGCAAACCGAGATTGAATCTCTGAATGAACAAAGTCCTCTTGAACGCCTGGCTTTCTTGCCGCGGTATATTGCGGAATCTGCGGTTTGGGTTCGGATTTCACGTAAATCTCATGTGCCGATCCTTCCCAGTCGTCATTTTGAACGATATCAATCAGTGTCTCTAAGCTGAGTACGAATGCAGGGTTACTGACTTTAGCCACAAGAAGATCGGAATGTTTGTTCTCGATCACCTTGTACTCGACACCCCTCAAATCAATCAGGCTGTCTTTTACGATGTCACTTACTTTTTTCCAGGACATACATCATCCTCCTCAAGATGATTATTTTGTGCATAGCCCTAATCCCCTCAAGCCATGCTGGGCCGCCCCTAATACTAGCGACCTTTAGCCCAAATGTATTTTGCATACTAGAATTAATCTAGTTGTTACCTGAAGGATTACATCTTCCTCGCCTCCTTTAAGTATACTTGACTTTAAGGTACTTGCCAAGATATAACAAAAAGTTTTATTGTTTCCCCGTTACCATATAAAGAAGATCTTTCAATACATGATATTGAGGGTTGAGGATTTGAGTTAAATGCGTTGTCAAATTCAAGATCAAAATTAAGAAAGTGACGAAGATAAAAACGATTGAAAGCGCAAGGCCTACACATATGAAGATAGGTCCTTCATCCAAGTAGTCGTATTTACCTGCTTCTTTATTCTTCAGATACATTGTAAAGACATAGCGATAATACAATTTGAAAGCGACAATGGCTGAAATAAACAATACCAACTTAACGATAATACCCATTACACCTTCGATCATTTGCTGCCGCATCAAGGCCTCAAAGACCTTTTCAGCGGCAACACCCAGGGAAGCGGATATTTGATCCACATAGTCCCTAATCAATTGAATCGTGTTATCATTCATCGGCTATTCCAACTTTCCTTGGAGTTTCAAAGCCAAAATTTCAAACGTTTTGTCGTAGCCGTGCTCAACAGTTGATTTCGCAAACCAAACTGAGAGTTCTTTTCCTGTCAGGTTACCAGCAGGCAAACTGCTCATAGCAACCACGAAATCAAGCTTCGTACTCATTCTTCCGAGAATATCGATAACGTCATTAACTGAAGCGTACGTTGAAACCTTTCTTTCGGAACCTGCTTCTTGTTGAGTATGAGGTATAACCTGTCCAGCAGCGCCTGCCTGAGGGGTAAAAACCCTACTTTGTTTTGCTTCTTCGAGCTGGCGTCTAAGCTGATCTTCACCAGATGGTGCTGGCGGAGGAATAACTACAGGCTCTTTCGCTGGAGCAACTGTCTGAACACTGGATTTTTCTTGTTGTTGAGCTGCTTCACTCTGTTGACCTGCAAGCTTCAACCGAAGTTCTTCATCAGGAGTAAGAGGTTTTACTTCTTCCTCAACAACCTGTGATTTTAGCGGCTGCATCGCCTGAATCGCGGCAATCAATTCCGCAGAATAGCGAAGAGTGCCTGATGGAATGTCGGGATGACCATACATTGTTGCATTAATGATATGATCTGCCTTGAAGTGGAGATTATCAAAAATCACAGCAGGTGGATTTGCAACTTCGTGAGAAGTCACTTGCGCTTCACCTTGCCGAGCATGAAACAGATAAGGATACTCTGAAAGGAAAGCCTTCAGCTTGTCCAAGATGCCGTCTTCCATAGGAAGAACAATCCGTTTAACCTTGCTGCCCTGACGAATTTCAACATAATAGACTTGAGTACCTGCAATAAACATTTTTTCAGCGCCTCACTTTCAATTTGTAATTACACCATTGACGATGTTATAAAAAACACCTTGTTCAAGAATAGACATTTCACCCGTTTGACCGTAGAAATCTTCAACATTGTCACCGTAATGCATCAAATAAATTCTTTGCTGGGCTTCACGGGGCAATGTTGCTAAGTCTTGAAAAGAAGCATGAACGACTGTCGGATCGCCAAAATTGCAATCATGGAAAGCTAATGTACATTTTCTTTCTTCCAAGGCGTGATAAACAAGCTTTTCATCGAAGCGGACATCTGCTGAATAGAAGATATTTCGATTGATGAATACCGAATAGTTCACCTTTTGAGGAACATGAGGTGTTTTTAAAAGCTCAAGAGCATAACCGCCAATGATCTTTTCAGTATCTCTCGGAAGCTCAATAACATTGAAATAATCGTTGATCGTCATTCTGCCTTCAGCGGTGAGCTCAAGACCACCCTTAAGAGTGCTATCCCAGAGCTCTTTGATCATTTCAGAATCACCGATTAAATCAAACTTACGTTCGAGTTCATATCTTCCTGCATAGGCGAGTGTTTCAAGGCCGCCGACGTGATCAGAGTGAATATGGGTAATCAATATGCCATCGATATCTGCATAATTGAAACCCAATTCGCATAACGCTTGCTTAAAAGTCGTTCCACAATCTATTGCTAGAGTGTAATCGGTAGACATCAACAAAGCGTTATTATTGAAATAGTTATTTGCCTGCATGGAGCCTGTTCCGAGCATCACAAGCTCAAAAGTCCCATTGATTGCTTGTGTCATTTTTACACCTCCAATTCTAAATCTTGTAGAAAAACTAAGGATTCTTCATTATTAAAGACGTTCAGTTGAGTAAAATAACGAGAAAGAACACTATAGCATTCCTTACATTCCCCTTTTATTGGGAATACTTTAGGATTTACTTCTATGGATTTTTTATAATGTTGAATAGCTGTGATATTCGTTGGGCTTGTAACAATCATAGCATCTTCTAAGGTCTTTGTTGTGTAAGTATAAAGAACAGTCCAAATTGTCCCTTCTTTGGTGATGGTATAGGGATTTTCTAATGCAACAATTAAACTGCCAGGATCAAAAATCATATATGATAGCCTCCTTTTGGAGAGGGAGTTTAACCCCTCCCCTTGAGGTCTTTACTGTTGACGTGGTTTCAAGAACTTCGATACGAAACTCAAAATTTGAGCTTCTGTTGCGTTGTTCAATTGCCGAGGACGGTAGTATTCCTTTTTACCGCGGGAGTCTGTACCGATTTCACGGCTGCCGTCTGTCCGAAGGTAGATTGCACCAGGTTCATTTCTGGATTCAAAAATGCTGATACCATAATCCCATCCGACTAGTGAATTCATAGAAACCTTGCAAAGAATTCCCGAGGCTTGCTGATTTTCTGTTGCATTGGATACACGCAATTCAAGGATGCCCAGCGCCTCATTAGAGGCTTCGTTTGTTACGACGGATAACTCCCCTTCGCGGTTCAAATACCACTTAGAATCCCTGTTCTGACGCTGTGGAGCGCCTTCCAGTACTAAGGTAGTGGGTTTAATTGTCGGCGCGAACTGAGGAGTTCCGTCATCCACTTTCATGGTTCCCTGACGTACAGTTTGACTCAATGCTTCTTCAGCAATCTGGAGTTGTTCCGCCGTCATGACAACATTACTGGTCGATGTTACCCTACTTTGTGTCATGTTTACTTCATCTCCGTTTCATATTAGGTAGTAAGCTACAAACAGATATTCAGCGATTCCACGCTCTCTAAGGCATTGGCTCCTTGGAGTCTACCATTCAGGCAAGAGAATAAAATCGCTTATAAATCCATTTGAGCTTACTATGAACTACTCAAAGAATATTCAGGTTCAGTTGGAGGGGTTGTAAATCCCTGAGTCCAAACCAAACTATATAAATCCTTTAAGTAGTTCATAGTAAGCTCAATTTATTCATAATCAGGAAGCATATCTATAAGACTACTATTGTAAAATGGAATTGCATCGACTTCATAAATAAACCATGTACTTCCATTTTTCATTGTAATTGTATAATCAAAACCTTGGAAAGTTTCATTTTGATTATAAGGAGCAATCTCTGCATCATTTCCAACGATTTCCTGATACCACCCTCGATCAGATTGAGCAGAACCTACTCGAATCTTAGTACCTACAGGAAGACTGTTTGGACGTCGCTTATTAGATTGCACTAAGAAACCTCCTATTCATAGTCAGTTAGATTAGAAATAAGAACTTCATTATTTGCAGGAATAAGGTCATTACTGTTGATAAACCAGTTTCCACTAGCTAAGCCTGCTGACCGATCCACTGCTACTATAACTCTGTTTTCTGTTGCAATGCGTACGACCTTGCCTGGATATCCGACGGCTGGAGAATAATTTTCAGATACAGCGTGTTTATCGCCAACAATTACAGACATTCCTGGCTCTATTTTTAAGCTCATATTATCCTCCTACTCATAATCAGGTAGCAAAGAAAGAAGCGACTGATTATCTATTTCGTTGGCGTCTTCTATTTGAATATACCAATAATTCCGCAAGCCTTCTGAAGAAGCCCGTATTTTATAACAATCATAGTTTCTAGTTGACTCTTCATAATTTATGATTCTACCAATACTTCCAATGATACCTGCATATCCATGTTTAACAGCAAACTTCTCCCCAACAACTATGATTGTGCCTGGGAGAAGTCGCTGCTCAACGGGTATTGATCGTCTACTCAAGGCTTGTCAACCCCTTTAGGATCGAATAAGCCCCGATCCAGGAATAATATCAAAGGTGCCGTCAGGACATCTGTCTCCGATGCAGTTACCACCATTGTCGATATGCGTTACACAGTTTTTACAAGGATTAAGATTCGTACCTTGACTGGTTACACCTGCTTTATAGCCATCAATCAAATGTTGGAATATCGGACATTGATAAACAATACCATCGGCGAACGTATTACTAGCACAGCAGGAAACGTTCCTGGTTGCCAGCGTATCGTCTTTTTCATTCTTATCTACAAAAGTATACACATACGTATTGTTGTCCTCCTTAGCGTATGCTGAGCGGTTCTCACGGCACGTACGGCAAGTCGAACTCTGAATAGCGTTGATCGCTAGAGGATCAACAACCATTCTTCCCCGAGGTTCTTTAGGGAGGGGTGTAATATTAAAATCAAGGATCATAACTCTTTGTTCGGAGGAAAGATAAGGTGTTTTTGACTCAAGCAGTTGAGCGCCCATTTTCGTCATAAACAAAGAAACAACTTCCGTAATAAAGGCACCTCCTGCAAAAACAACTGCTCTTTCACGAAGTGTCTTCACCCAAACTTTTGGATTCGATTGCACAGATTCATTCAAGAATACTAAATACTCCGCTACAAATTCGTTCAGGGTCATCTGATTATTCATACGTTTGAGGGCCAATTCAATCGGCGGCGTAAACACGGGATCTCCGATTTGCGGACGAACGTCAATAACAGATCTTCCTGGGACACGACGAGCATTTTTTGAAAGGATTCCTGCGGATTCAATCGATACTAAAGCTGGCATAAGTAATTCCTCCTTGGATTTTATATACTGTGTAAAACCTACTTAAAAAGAAGAGATTCATAACGAATTTCTTCGTCAACATATACAGTGATAGCATCAAGATTATGCTGAGAGCTAAGAGACATCGAGAATTTTTCACCTTCAAGCGGCTTAAATCCTCTTGCGATTCGCATCTGATTGAAATAATGGAAATAAAGACGTTCAGTACCGTCGAGTTCAATGTAGATAGCATCAGCATCTCCATTGACACCCACTTCGCGCATAGCTTGGCGAAGAGATACGATTTTGTCAGACAAATTTGAGAGCATCCTAAGGGATAAAGATGCAGTCTGATTATAATAGTCTTTTGGCATCAACGGTCTTTCCTTTTGGGGCCTAATCGCAAGCAATGACATTCTTATTCCTCCTTTATAATGGTTCTTGAAGGGAATTAGAAGATTCGACTCCTTAGATGAACTAACCTTAGCCGCGATTGGTTACAAGAAAGTTCAAAGAGCGTATAACTTCTTAATCCCCTTCAAAAACAGGAGAATAAAAAAGACGCCAATCCGTAGACAGGCGTCTTCATGTTTGTTCTAAATATCGATGGTCATAATGGTAGCGATCATATCGCCAACCCGCTCATTGATCAAAGCTTTGATAAGAGGAGATTCTTCTTCTTTTCGCAGTACAACATTAAGGAACACGGGTGACTCATCGTGCATCAATGTCGGATACGCTACTGTAACAAAAGCTTGTAAGCATTCATCACAAAGCAGCAGTTCTCCAAGATGCGACGGTAAATCCATTATCCCTTCAAGCCGATGCGGTGGAAGTTCAGAATTACAATGTGGACAAAGACAATTCTGATTGAAATCGGATTCCGCCACAATTGCAAGGACAAACCCATTTTCAGCAGCAAGGCTATCCCTGAATTGCTTCATTCCTTCCAGCACCTTCTGACTTAATGCCATTTTGTTCACCTACCTCTCTATTAATTTTCCAATAGCCAAGAACGGGCCTTACAAAACCCAATAACGGTTGAAATACCAAGAACAAGGCAGCGCCGCATTCTGAACAGAGAACTACACGGCCCAGCATTCCTTCTGTGGTATCAATGCGGTGACACATACGCTTATCCTTTGTATCTTCACAGAAGGGGCATATAACTTTAGTGATTGCCCACTTATGATTCATAATAGCAAAGTTAAAGCCGTCTTTGAACGTACCCTTCGGAGTCATTTCAAGAATTGATGTCATTTTTTCACCTCCCCTCGTAACGATAGAGGTTATTTTTTACGCCATTTTTCCCACACTTCTTTAGCTATGGGATTATGGAAGATTGTTATCCACCAACTTGTAACGAGTAGGAACAAGAAGAACAAGTCCAAAGATTCTCCAATCAAAGGGTAGACGAAAAACATGAGTGTATTCGTCAAGGTTAATACGATTTGCAGCTGAAGAATGAACACTCTTGCATTCATTACACCCTCTCCTTTCTTGTTCACATTTCTGTCACAACTTCTTTTTAAAACCGTGTGTTATTCGCTAAAAAAGCACGTTTTAATCATAGTATGACAGTATTACTTACAGTTGTTTTTGTTGCTAACGCCGACTCAAGTAACTTTTAGTGGTTTAAACATAAGAAGAATAGAGTCGGCAAAACATAACTAGGAAGCAGCGCGTTCGAGAGAATGGACGGTAGGACATTCGCCGCGGGTAGCAGCTACAGTGCTCGTGAGCAGAACGTAAAAAACTTAACAAGCCGCAGAGCGTGGCTTTGTAAGGCCCGAGCTCTGTCCATTTTTGGACGTACGGTTTATTCTCGCCTTTTACGACGTAGCTGCAAACCTTTAAAGATTGCTAAATAAGCTGTAAATCTTGCCTATTAGAATCTAAACGGGAACTTCCATATTTTTACAACACTGATGCGTAAGTGTGACCCGTATACAGTGTGAGATCTTCTGCTTGGAACTGTGGCGGAAGATTATTCTCTTTTGCATACACAGCAAAGGCTGCATTTGCCTCTACGATATTCAAGCTTTCGGAGAGCGTAATCTCATTCACAACAGGCTTGTCTGGATTGAACACGGTATGCCGAAGGATAAACTCGCCATCGTGATCCAGCAATTGCATTTCTTGAGCAGGATATTCTGGTGTCGCTGCTATTTCACGGAACAGATAAGAAATCGCACTGACCGTAACGGTTTGAGTACGCAGAATTTCATAGCCTGCCTCAGAAAGCTGAATAGAGGCTTCTTGGACCTTCGCTTCAGATACGCGAACGGTCTTTTTGTCAATTCCACCGTCTTCAAAGAATTTACGTGCATGGATAGCTACCTTAGTTTCCGTTTGAGTTTTCATTTTTTCATACTCTCCTTTGAGTTGGTTTAAATATCTTGTAATAAGTGCAGTAAGTTTGAGTTGTTCATGCCCTCTCCAAGTTGAATACAATCGGCATGTGCAATCCAGCAAGAGCCTCTATCTAAAACAGAATAGCCTGCTTCTTTTCCTTGACCACGTGTTCTATGGGTATTAACAGTAAATATTTGACCAGCTTTTCCCGTATACCACCATTCTGCTTTTGAACATCGTAGTATCAATACATCGACGTAACCAGGTAAATATTCTCCAGTATATCGAGCCATTCACTCACCTCCTACATGCTGATACCCTCCTTTTAATATTCTTGTAATAAGATTAGAAGTTGTTCATTATTAGCATTGTTCAGATCAATGTAATCACAAAAAGCAATCCAGCCACCACCTCCATTAACAATAGGATGACCTGCCAACTTGCCTACACCATCAACTTTAGAGGTATCGAGTGTACATATTTCCCCGATATAACCACGGTACCACCAACTAGGTTCTATGCATCCAGTGAGAAGAACTTCAATGTAATGAGGTTGCATCTTTACTTTGCTATGAAAACTCAAAACGTTACCTCCTTGTTTCTCCTGTCTTTTAGGCGATGCAGTATCTCATAAATACTGTCGCCGAAACAATCAGAGGGACCAGCTCTGAAGGGCACACACCCCCTAAAAACCAGGAACTATTCACCAAGTAAAGTTAGAGCAGTTTCATTATTCATATGTTCAAGAGGGATAAGATCTGAGCGGGTAAAATAATTTCCATAGTTTTCATCGCTCTTCGCATTGCAAACATATATAATCATTTCCGCTTCGACTCCATCTGAAAAATGATGGTACTTCATATGTTTGCTTACGTAAATTAAAGGAATCTTATCTTTCATATAAAATTCGTTTAAACAGAGGTCAAGGGTACATCCGCAGCTCTTATCAATAGCAATAACAGGAGTACCAATCGGAAGTATTCCTTTTTGGGAGAAATCTTGAGGGGTAAGTTTTCTAAAATCCAATGCCAAGGATCATCTCCTCCTACGCTTCCGAATCAACTTCCTTCAATAAAAAGAGAAATTCATCATTGCTTATTTCAGACACGGGCATCAGGTCAGATCGTACAAAATGATCTCCACCATCACCGATAACGTTATTGTCACTACAAGAGTAGACAACCACTTGATATTGTTGGTCGTTAATCCAGTATTTTCGAAGACTGTATCTTGTCACATAAAGAATAAATAGACCTTCTCCTGAGTACATTCTGTATTTAGTGTCTACAAGGGGGACACCCCATTTTTTACTTAAGATGACAACGGGAGTCCCCATCGGTATAGATGGAGAATCACCAAAGTCTTGAGGAAGAATACCTCTAGGATTATCCATCTCTGATTACTCTCCTTCATCGACATCTTTTAAAGTTTGAAGAATTGAAGCATTGCTAAGATCGTTTGCGACAATCAAATCGGAACACATGAAATAATCGCCATCGCTATAGTCAAGCATTTTGTGAAAACAAACATATGTCAAACATGAATCCACGACTCGTTCATTCTTTTTAGAGATTCCAGGAATTGTTTTATACCCCACGACATAAAGATGATCGTTACCATAATTTTTAGCACGTCCAAGAACGGAATATTCTAAAGAACATCCAACTTTTTTATCAATAGGTATGACTTTCGTGCCAATCGGAATACTCGGGTTGAGTTCAAAATCAACAGGTTTAAGATTTTCAAAATCAAACTGTAGCATCTTTCAACCTCCTGAACTCCTCTGAATACACAATGAAAGCTTCTTTATCACCTGTATCAAGAGCAGAATCAATATTTCGGAGCAGTTTTTCTAGCTTCCATTTGATCAGAGCTTTGGACAATACCATTTCGGCCGATAATTTAAGCATCGCTTCGTATTTCGCTCCCTCATTCATTTCAATACCTCCTTACTGTCGGAGATGAACTCCAAGATATACTCCAGCAAGAATGATCACAAGTGAAATAAACATATGGATACTAGAAAGTAGCTGAAATTTCGGACCAAAAGGCAGCTCGCTGTATTCTCTACAGAACCGAGCTGCCGATATAATCATGCAGATTACCATTAAAAAGAAAATAGAGATGATACTTACCTCCCAAATACATTGTGTTCTTCTGCGTATTTCTGAGCTATGATTTTTATTTTGAGCATTAAGCGGCCCACATTGGATCTTGTCATACCAAGTTCGGCAGCGATCTGGTTGATTGTCATGCTTTTAACAGTGTGTAGGTAGTAAGCTTTTACATTTCGAGGATTTTCTATAGTGGAAAGGTGATCGAAGAATTCCTGTATCGTTTTCCGATTGACTGTTTGTTCTAATAAATCAAAAGAATCCTTGATTAAACAGATCTTTTCCTCGCTCTGAGAAGAAGCGTCACTACTTGAATCACTTTTATTAAGAGTATCAGTTTCGCCAACATGTTTAAAATCTCTAAACACGTTAAGCAAAATTAATGTTACTGATCTGCCAGCATATGTTGAAAACATAACTTTCCTGGTCGGATCATACAGCGGAATACAACGATAAAGCTTTTCGCAAGCGATAGAATAAAATTCATCCATCGTCATGCGGTATTTTTCACATATTTTATCCGTTATTCTTTTATTCACAATGAAATATGCCAAATTTTTATGATGCAGATATAAAATATCAATGATTTCTTTACGACGATTTTCATCCTTGCAGTCAACAAGTTCAAAGAACAAAGCATCAGGATTAGAAGCCTGCTCCACAACGGGCTCCATAACAGTTGACATGGTAATCTTCCCCCTAAATTAACGCGCTAACTAATAATACAGCACCGACAGCAACTACAGCAATAAGTACTCCAATCAGTATTTCTTGGCCGATTTGAACTAATCCCTTGTTTTCAACTGGACGCATAGTGTAGCTATTTCCAGCATCATCAATCCAGCGGCTCTTCATACTTATACCTCCTAGGATAGTGTTTTTTCTACCAGTTGATAAGCTTCAATAATTTCCTTTGACTTTTGATTCGCATCATGACCTCTATAAACATCGGGATGGTACATTTTCATCAGCTTTTTATATTGCTGACGTACAGCGCTTAAGTCTGTGCATGAAGAAGGTACTCCTAAAATACGGAGCGCTTTTTGAAATTTGCTTTCCGAAGACGCTGGATTTGTTTTCTTTTCTTCTTTTTTCTTTTGATGATAGAAAAAATTGTAATAAAAAGAGTTGATTTCCCTCGCTTTTTTCATCCAGTGAAGAAGGTTAAAAGTAAAAATCAATAATGCTAGAGACGACAACATGGATATTAAGCCAAACACCCTCCAACCCAAAGGAAAGGAGACTGTTACTAGAGAGATCACTCCCAATTGCATAAAGCAGCTGATTTTCATAGCAAGATTGATGGAGTTTATATATCTGCGATAATTTCTATGTAGATAGGCCATAAGCTCAATTCTTTTCGGAAAGTTCCCTTCAATATAGGCATACATATAAGCCAAATCCATTGGAAGACACGCCATAATAAGAGGGAAAGCTAAAAACGATAATTTGGGGTGATCACAGTATTTTTTGAACAGAAATAAGCGGAATTTCATAACGATCCTCCTCTGTATATTTATGCATTGTTATACATCAAATCCGCTGGCTGAAGTACCATGAATTTGTTCATGTACTTTCTTCAAAGTCTCTTTAGCTGTCTCTCTACGTGCTTTTACAGCCTCATCAGAAACATACTCACTACTTCTACTCTTACCGTTTAGAGCGTCTTGGAGGCTACTATGAACAGATTCTTTTGCCTCTTCATTCAACTCGTCGATAATATGCATGTAGGGTTTCATTTCATTGAGCCGCATGGCCATCATTGAAATTTGCATAGACATTTCAAGTCCCTGCAAAAAGAGGGCATGTTTTTCTTTACTGGATTCACGATTCGCAAGACGGATACCATCCTTCTTACCTTTTTCGTACATTTTCGAAGAACGGAGTCCAAAAAATACGCTCAATGTAGCAATAACCAGAACTGTAAGTGGAGACATGAACAACACCCTTTCTTTATTCCTGTTTTGAACGATAAACAAAATATTCTTCACCTGTATGCAAGGTACGCAATCGCGAGAGTTCCAGTCCATGAATATCATGAATTTCCCCAACCTGAGCATTAAGGGTGTTCTTGTCGCAAACAGTGACAACAACAGTTTCTCCATCATGCGTGGTAGATTCGACAACACAAACGAGGTAACGACCTTCCATTGTATAAATAGGCCCAGGAAGATTGTGGAGTTTCATATTACGCATTGCAATCAAAGTAAAGATCATTTCATCAATATTTTCAGGATAAACAAAAATAGAGTCTGGTTCGTTGCGGAAAGGAAGAGGTTCTTGAAAGATGTGTACAGTATCCTTATCAATAAAGGACATGTTCCATTCCAATTTCTTTTTTTCGTTAATGATCTTGCGAATATGTTCCATAGATATCCTCCTTAATTCAGAATTAGCAGATCGTTTAATTGTTTTGTAAGCTCCATAAATTTCACTTTGTCTCCTGTGTCGAGAGCACGATTGATCTGTCCGCGGAGTGTAGCCTCCAGAATCGTCCGATCCAAATCCGTATACTTGGCTTTCTTCTTCAAGAACATCCATCCTGGTTCTTTATTCCCAGAAGTATATACGGCTACGCGAGCATTAACGAAATCTTCAAAACGATAAAGAATCTTTCCCTTTTCAAAAAAGTGATTCAAAACAGGATTAGATTCTACAATATGTAAGACTGCCTCATCATGAGAGTCAGCCTGAACAGCCCAGCTATCACTTCCGTAATGAACTTTATAATTATTATATTTCATATCGCGCCCTCCTTAGGCTGCATAAGCTCGCAAAGCTCCTTACTTAATATAGTAAAGAGTTCTTTGTCTCCGCGTTCAAGTGCTAGGTCAATACGGCCACGAAGCGTTTGCTCATGAATGACATTGAATGATTCCTTGCTGACAATATGTCCTTCATGATAAGACTGATTATTACTTCCGATTTCTTCAACCTTTGGCGGCATATTAATCCACGAAGAAGAATCAGTATATCCAGAGATTTCAGCAATACGATATGTCGGGACAGAAATCTCTTTTTGTGCATCCCAGTCATATTTACGAACGTCATTTTCCCGTCTGTAGAGGATTTTACCTTGTTGAACAAGTTCAGAGAGGACGCCTTTACCTTCCGCATAATTGCCACGATCTTTAACGAAATTATGAATGGCTTCAACAACGTCGGAACCCTTGACGATCATACCATAAAGTCCATAACGAATATTATAATACATGATTCATTCCTCCTTGTAGTGGTCAATTACTTTTCGGAACACAATTTCTATAAAAAAAATCGCACACCCTGCAATAGAGTGGCGACAGCACTTACCTTTTCCAATATTTAGGATCATAACCTGCATAAATAAATCGAGCGACGACAATCGGGGTTTTACCGCCATACGAACGTGAGTCTTCATGATCATAGCCTGTAACAATACCCCAACCTGGAGCAATTTGATATCCTTCGGGAGTATCCCTACTATCAAAATCGCTAGGTACAACAAGCCAACTATCATCTTGATGGTCTTTAAAGATCAGGCGGACTTTTGTATCAATAGCGATAGGCTCTTTTGTGGCCTCTACCAATTCATGAAAGGTGACGGCGACTGGAGTTCCTGTCTCATCTTCGATAATAATGTTATCACTATCGGAAAAAGCCTGTTTATTATCATGGTTCACAAATCCTACATGCAGATAATCGCATAATGCTTGAATCTCATCAGCGGTATGAATTGTACTCAATCGTCATCATCCTCCTTTATTCGTGCCTCTTCGTTTTGAGTCGAGTATTCTCTAGTACCATTAGGTCTAAGCCACTTAACGCCAGGAGGAAGAGGGCGCTTATAATAAGCTTCCCACTTTTTACGGCTTTGTAATTGTTCATACATCACAATAATCGTTATACACACAACAATGATTGTAAGAAAACCGTACCCGTTAATCATCAAAAGATTCCTCCTAACAGGATTTTACACTGGACTTACTAGATCGACAAGAAGACCGTATTTTTCGACCAGCATTTCTAGTTGTTCTTTAGCCGTATGCGGGAAATTATTTTTCAAGAATTCAGAATAACCACCCTTACGATGATTGAAGATTCCGAGTTCAACAAATCCGTTGATTTCAGAGCCAAAATGATCGCAGAGACGAATCTCATCGCAGATAGATGTGAGATCGGAATAATCAACAAACTGAACAAAAAGATGCGTACTTAAATCAATACGATCATCTTCATATGTGGTTTGACCGACATACTCAAGCTCAGCGTCATCTTGTTCCCATAGGATGCCGATTTCTTCGCCAACTTCACGCAGTGCTGTTTGAATCGGAGTTTCTCCTTCTTCCATTGTGCCGCCAGGAAAACCAATCTTGCCGTCTACCCGATTAATCATAAGGACTACGGGAATCTCTGTATTCCGAATTTCTTCTGACAACCGAAGATCCTTAAACAGTGGACGAGCATCTTTAGCTACAATTGCGACAAATGATCCTTTAACAACTTTTGGCATAGCAAACAACTCCTTATATGTAGTAAAGATGGCGAATAATCACCATCCTCCAATCCAATCGAACCACTGCCAAACGGCAGAGAAAATAATAGAAAGAAAAATCGGGACGACAATAGTACTAAGAACTCCCTTGTTGAATTCTTTGATATTTTCATCAAACAAATTAAAAATTGCGACGCAACAGAAGAAGAAAACAACAATAGTGAGTATAACAACTCCTGGCATATTATTCCTCCTTATCGTACCAGCCATTCTCTACGTTTTCGAGATATCCTGCTGGTGGGCAGTTCAGAACACGGATATGATTAGGCAAGGCCTCAAAGTCAATGGCATTTAAAAGATACATCAGCATATTTTCGCGGCCCACGGGGTTGGAAGTGTGAAGGTTAATGACATCAGCATAAAGGCCGCGGTCAACCATTTGTTTCACAAACCAGTAGCCATGCTTTTCATCTTCACTCTGGTCACCAAGATCATGATCCAAAGACAGTGAACTGACTAAACCTTTATTTTTTGCTAATAAATTGAGACATTCTTCGGCTGTTTTAACCAAGACCCATCCCTCAGGAGCGGGCCGAAGGTCATCCAGAAAAATACGTAATACCCTTCCCATTAGTAAGCCTCCTCTTCGCCTTGCCCTACCAGTATAACAGCAAAAATAGCGATCAATATCTCAAAGAAACGCATACTTATTCCTCCTTAATGAAAGATAGGTATTATTTTATGCTCGCCTATATCCAGGCAAACGTCATAAGTGGATTGTGGAAGATCTCGGTCATAGACCTGAACATATTCAACACTATTCGTAGAAGATTTTCGCTGAATCCACATCTCATCACCCGTGTAATAAAGATTATTCAAATCAAAACCAGCAGGATCTGTATGTTTGATAAATTGAATAGATTCTAGAACAGCGATCAATTCTTCCATCTCTTCGAAAGGAACGATATGAGTATACACGTTAATACTCTTAAAGTCGTCAGTGACGGTTACATATTTCCCGATTTGCATATTATACCTCCTCATCAGATGAGAGTAATTTATCGACCATCATTTCATTAGAGATTTCAAAACAAAAATCTTGGATTTGCACTAAACAAACAGAAGGTCTAAATCTTGCGCTGATTTTAAATATTGAAAATTGACTTACCGAAAGCTGATTCTCAACAACACTATAAGAATTTCGAATAAGATAACCTTCTTGAACATCCAAAATCATACCGATGGCAGACTTATACCATGAACTTGGATTGCTACATTGGATTATAACTCCACGTTTAGTTCCCATCATGAAAGCCTCCTTTACATAAAAAAAGCCCGCACAAAGGCGGGCATAAGAGCTGTTTTTTAAACCAGATAGTTCTCAATTTCTTTGCCATATTTTGGTCTTCTTTTATCATCAATCTTGAAAACCATTCGTTCAACAAATATCTTGCTTTTATCAGTATATTCTTCATTGCCGTTGTCAAAATCCACAGATAGTTGAACTTCGCCAGCTTCTACAGTAAAAAGTGTTTTATCAGTAATGACAACATCAAGAGGGCAGAAGCTTATAGAAAGATAGTCGCCATTAGGAGTCTCATGATCAAATCTAAATCGTGGACTCATCAGGTTAAGACTGACCTGTGTTGACCCTACAAAACCATTGCTGTAGTGAATCTCTACAGAATAGATAGAAGAATCATTTTCCGTAGAAGAAACATTTAAGTCTTCGATGGTCTCTTTAAAAGAGTATCCTTGATTTAACTCATGAGCAATCGCTCGTAGAGCATCATAGTTCAGATTGCCGCGGCTTGAAAACCGCTGCACAAGAGGGATTTGGTTAACATACTCTGGATTGAGTTTGTCGGTCAGATACTCAGCGATCTCCTCATGTGAAGGAAATCCAAACTGCAAGTGGTAATGGAACCGACCAGGACGATTCAGCATATACTGACTAACCCGTCGAATTTCATTGACAGTAATCACATATAGTCGTTTTGTCTGAGAAATACCATCAAAGAGACCCAGTAATCTATCCTGTGACTCTTTTTGTTCTTCGCCGTTGAAGACCTTTTCAAATTCGTCGAATAAAACAACGCATTCTTGCTTAATTGATTCAAGAAAATCAACAATGCCAGGGTATGCATAATTAACAATGATAGTTGGCATATTCCGATTCTCACGATCTTCCGCAAAAGTCGCTGAAAGAGTACGCGCAAACATCGACTTACCCATACCTTTATCCCCGCTGAGGATGATCCCTGCGCTACGATCCAGAGTGTCGAAAAGTTTTTCAACTTTAGCAATTTTTAAAGGATGTTGACCGTACTGTTTCTCACTCACTTTGAATGAGTCAGTACTGATCAGAAAGAACCCCTGCTTAGGATCAAAACAGACTTTGTAATTGCCTGCGGGTAGCTGATCAAAAGTTTGCAGATCATCACCAAATATTCTAAAAATATCGCCAGTTTGTACAACTTTCATAGTTATCCAATCTCCTTTATGTAATATAATGGCATTTAGACCTCTGTTGTACGCTTAATTCCAATAATTGGGCCAAGATAACCCGCGTATTCCAACTGATTCTGTGCTTTACGGAACACATAATCAATATTTTCACCAGGCTTGAGGGTTCCGTCTTCTTCCAAGTGTTTGTTTGGAATCCAGACATTCTGATTCGTCTGGGCCTTTAATCCATCGGGAACGATCAGTAAATACCGTTTAGCCTTATCATCCGAAGAGTAGCCGCGGTCAATGAGCCTAATATGGATACCTTTGTATTCCTGATTGCACAAATTAAGCTTGGGCTTTTTTTCAGCCATTACGAACCTCCTTAACCAATTGCCGTATAAAGATTAGTAAAGAGTAAAAAGATATTTACAGTAGTTAATATAATAGCAATATAGCGAAGGAAGCCTTTGTTAGATAATATTTGTCGAAAAAAGAAAATTGCAGCCATTAACTGTAAAGTTGAACTCAAAGCATAGAGTATCATACTATGCCTCCTTATAAACAATCATGGCCGCGGAAACTTCACCACTTCTTACGTAATGAATGTTACCGAGTTCAACATTCGGATGATCGTCAAGCCATTTATTGATTTGATCATCGAGATTGGAATCAACAAAAAATCCTCCGCTGACAAATTCTTTTAGCCGACTTTTCTTTAGAGAAGGATTAATTGTAGCAATCGTATTTCTATCAAGTGCTACGAAATATTCTCCGAGAGTATAATGACTATCAACAGAAACGGTGAAAGGAACCCCATTATCATCAACTAAATTCAGATAAGTGGAACTACCAACAGTTGCATCATACTCTTTATTCAGTGTAACTCTGATAGAAGTATAATCATCAGCAGCTTTGGTGCATTTGATCACAACATTGTCGCCAACTTTAAGAAGAATAGAATCTCCACATTGAGTAGTTAATCTCATAATATGTAACCTCCTTTATATACAGGCTTAATATAATCCCCAAGGAAAGCACGCTTATCCCCATAAGCATACTCAAGGTGACCAAACCTACCTTAGAGATTATATTAAGACAGCATAAGCCGTCTTAACTTTTTATTACAAACTGTAAGCGTAGAGATCTACGTCATATTCTTCGGAAATACGATTGAGGATCTTTGAAACAACGGCCCAGTCGCCACCCGCAAGTCCACATCCCAGTCGAAACGGGAAACCTATCTTTTTACTCTTGAAAACGGGACTTTGTTTCAGAAAATCCATCATTAAGCGAATGGAGCTTTCTAAGGCGGCGTAGTTAGTTTGAACAGCTCCAGTCCCGTAATTTAGCTGGCCGTACAAATTGCAGACCATTACAGTATTCTGCTCGACAAATGCGTAGGAAAACTGACCAAGGCGCTTAGAGGGGGATGTGATATGAAAATTGCGATCTTCAACGGCAACAACAGGCCATTTCTGAACAATTTGTTTTGCAATGCCTGCGCCCATACGACTATAGCAGTTTGCTTGATGAGCAATGACATCACAGTCACTTTTAAGTAGATCGCCTTTAAGAATAATCAGAGCCATATTTATGTACCTCCCAGGATTTTATTGAGTTTTAAGACGCCATTCCCGCAGAGCACGCTTAGCACGACGAAGCTGATCTTCGTAGTATTCATTCTGCTTGAGATAACATTCCAGCAAATATTGAATCCGAGGCTCTTTCTCAGCATGACCCTTCTTTTTGCCAGCACAGTAAGCGACATAAACGGATGTAAAACAAGCCAGAAAATAAATATACCACATATGATCATCTCCTTCACATAAAAAAAGCCTCCTACCCACAGAGGATAAGAGGCTTTGGATTTATTAATCGTAATGTTTGATTTGCCCAAGCTCCAAAAATCTATTTTTTACTTCCTGTTGTACAGATATCGGATAATTAACCCCTGTAAGATATTTTCTTAGGGTATTCTTCGCCCCAGCAGCGTTTTCTGCACCAACCAAATAACGACGAACAGTGACTCCGTTTTTGGTGCGGGTTACAACTAGAAAGGTTCTGACAACGGGCTCCCTTTTAAAATCTAGGAGCGTCACGATTAATTCCTCCGCGTTTTGGGCCTGTAACTTCCGCAGGCTTAACACCCTCGTCAATGACTTCAAGGCGGCCTTCATCGTAAGAATAACTGTCTTGGATCTTGCCTTCTTTATCAATACCAGGATCAACAGCATATTGGTTGGAACCGTAAAGGTATTCGAGGGCATACGTAGTAATACCGACAATGCCTGTTACCTTATCGCGTACCTTTTTGCCGATAGAGATCCCAAAGATTTTAGCAAATTCATTTTCTTGAACCTCTTCGACAGTGCGAGTGCCGTCGCCGACGACTTCAATGCGAGCTTCATCAAACCATTCTGTTTTGCGAACTTGACCACTGCTATCGAGATCCCGAGAAGCAATGCCATATTGCGAGCAACCGAATAAGTGATGAGCGCGGCCAATGATGATTCCCTGGTACCCTGTTATTGGATCTTTAGCTGTAATCCCCAGATTGTATACGAATGCAGTAACAGAAGTTGGATTAGACATAATAAATTCCTCCTCGAATTATAATATGTACTACTAGTAGCTATTTACAAACTTAATGATCTTCACGTCAAGTGGCAATTTCCGAATATCGATGTAGCACCCTTCTCTGAATTCTTCTTCAATTGGCGTGATACATTCCGCGGGAAGTTCCGTGATAACACCCGCTGGGTCAGGTTCTTCTTTACCGAAGAATTCCCAAACTTCTTGCGGCGGAGAAATCCCCATTTTTTCGCAAGTATCCCAGACTAGCTTCATATCCGCAAACTTTTGGTCAGCGGGTTTAATACCGTAAATATGGGTGGACATACTCACTTTAATCACTCCTTTCTTTTAATCACAATAAGGCTCAGGATCGCCCGTCATTGTATCAGGTACGTACATTTGTGCAACAGCCATGCCAGAAGTAGACATACTCGAAGTGAATACGTAATAACATCCTGTTTGGACGTTACGCATCATAATGACAACCTTACCATTGATCTCATCATAGGTGATTGACTCGAAACCGTTTGGAGTTCCCTTGCTTTCGACAGAATCACTGCTACAAGCAACAAGAAGTGTAACTAAAGAGAAGAAGAAAAGAGCTTTTTTCATACATCATCCTCCTTAAGTATATTAACATAAAAAAAGCCCTACGCAGCTGTTAACTACGTAAGGCCCTGTATTTAACCTTCGAGCAGGAATTTTGTTGCTTCTTCAAATTTCTTTTCCGTACAGTACTCTTCTACGTCTTCCATTTCTCTAACGACCAGCAAACTGATATCGGGATACGACGGATGACGTACATAAAAATATCCGCTTTTGAAAGTGATTACAAAACCATTAAGGATGGATTCCTCCACATCATCTTTATACAAATAAGAAGTCAGCAATACGCCATTTTCCCACCGTGCAGATCTGGCCATTTCAATAGCCCGTTTAATCTTTTCCTGCGCAGGCTCCGCATCGTTCACCGTATCTGTCATGCTCTCAATCAAAGCCAATGCCGTATCCAATCTACGTAATAATTCCATTAATATGTACCACCTTTCTATTTTTGCTATTCGACATTAATTAAATGATCCACCACGATAGACATGATCCAATACCAGTTCACGCAGCGTAAGCTCATCCAGGCCGTCCACTGCATCTCTAAGCTTTTCCATGGATACATGACGATATTGATCCTCGTCTACACGAATGGCAGTATGAATAGCAGCTTTAGCCTTAGCTACTCGCTCATGACGAGCCGCAGCTTCCAATAGAATATCAGCATTACCCCTGTCCATTTCTCCAGGAACAAGGACAGCCATGATTTCCTGATAGGCATCTCGCTTTCCGCGCAAGTATCCACCAGCCTGTTCTGAACCATAGGCAGCTTTCGCATTGATCAAGCTGGTTAAATAGTTAATCCGAACAGGGATATCCTTCTCCAAATTCTTCAGCTCGCCGAATACAACAACATCTGCATCCTCAGGAATCATGTGGTTCCCATCGCTACTTTCACAGATACTCATTTTCTCTACGCCAAACTCCCTCAGCATCTGATCACTCAGCGTAATACCTGTAGCCTTGCTCTTCATCTTAACTCCTCCTTTAATTAAAAAAGCTCAAGTTCAACAGAGAATTGGATAAATGCAACCATTAGAACGAATCCAATGAATGCAGCAATGAAATGAGGCCATACTATATTTGCAAAAATTAGCAAGGAAAGACACAATGGAGCCGCAAAAATGACAAGAGAGATTATGAGTAATAGTGCAAAGATTAAACTATTGTAAATATACTGCATAAGTAATCACCCCTCATCTTGATCTTTGAGAAACGTAACAGCATGTTCATTGGAAAAGGTGACAATACTATCATATTCAGGGTCAAATGTATGCCTAACATCACTCATTCCCCAATGACCTGGATCATGAGTAACTTTTCCATAAGTTCGTGTACTTTTACCCGAAGTAGACATGACATCTACAACTTCATAGATCAAGCCTTGAGCAGATTTATCTACACTAGGCTTTTGCCCGATTTGAATAATCATGCCTTTTTTAATCTTTATCTCCATACTCATCCTCCTCCTCTAGGAGAGATAGCAGCTGGATGTTATCAGCCTTCATTATAGTATCATACTCTGGATTAAATTCGTGACTGATCTCATTCATATACCCCCACCAACCGCCAGGAGATTTTAAAATGTGACCATGAACTTGAATAACAGTATCTTCTTCTTTAAAATTTTCAATGACAAAAATTAGACCCCATGCTGTTTCATACACAGAAGGATTTTCACCTAGACGGACAATGCTACCTATTTCAATTGACATAACTAGCACCTCCTTGGTTTTGATGAGTCTACATAGAAAAAACCGCTCACCCGATTGGATGGCGGCAGGCTCCCTAGATTTGTTGTTCGCTGTAGTTATAGCGTGTAAAAACGGTGGCGGATACCCTATAGGGGCCATATTTATTACGGATATACTGGCAAGCCAAGACAATTTCAGACGCTGTAGGTTCTTCCTCAAACTCTTTTTCATATTGATAAGCTACTTCGTTGAAGTTATAAACAGAAATTTCAAGTACAAACACCTTATACAGCGACGGAATCGTCATAGGTGTATTAATATACGCAGGAATGGTCGCTTTTCTCATCTTTATATTACGCTCAAGCCATATTAAAGGATCAGTGTTCAACTTATGTGCATCATAATAACGAGCGGCTTGAAGGAGTGGCGTATCTTGAGTATCGTTAATATCTCGAATAACCAGAAGGTATTTACGAACGATACGTTCAGCTTCTTTCGTTGTAATGGAATAATCTACACGCATAGCATTAACAATCAGCTTTTCAAATCCCGTAAGAGCTGAGAAATCAGACATTATCTTGCCTCCTTACCCATGATTTGTAATATATATATAACAAGGACGACCTTGGTAAAGCTCTTCATACCGATGATAGTCACATTTCGCCATCTTATCGACAATGTCTTCTACCAGATCTCCAAATATCTTATCGTCATCTTGGTATATAATGTAAACATGATCCTCATCTCCACCATTCCGACTCAGATCTTGAATATATTTAGGTGCAGCATAAAACGGATAGATCGTTAATTTAAGCGGCGTGTCCATACTGCACCTCCTATTTCTGATAACGCCGAATAATGATTCCAGCAAGACCACCCAGTGTACCCGCTATTGCGAATACCCCTAAGACTTGAAAAGGTGTCATTTTTAAACTCACCCTCTTTTATTATTTGGCGAATTCGTTAATCAGATGCCAGTATTCAAAATCCACGTCGAGTATTTGCCCCACCTTATAGCTATAAGCCGTAGACAATTCATACTTTGCCAAATCACCCATCTTCATATAGGGCTGGGCATAAGCAAGAACAACGATCTGACCGAACTCGCTTAATCCCTGACAAATATAGCCATGGTAATTAATTAGGTTCGTAATCTCGATGCCCAGTTTCTTAGCATTTGAAATCGCAGAAAGCGCGGCAATCAGATGATCTAGATTAGTATCATGCACATCGATAGAACTATGTAGATAATCAGCATCCTCTTCTTCTTTCTCCATCTGCTGAAGAAGAATGTGTTTTTGGTTTACAATGATAGACAAACGTACGCTATCCGTATCCTTGACCGTAATAGTGCTCATTTTCATCAACCTCTCCATATTCATTATTTTTCATGGGTTTCCGAAACTACGAATCATCCTTTAGAAAAAATTTAGCGTAATATTCATTATTTTCAGGCAAAAGAACATCATAGTTAGGATCAAACGCATGCCTTACTTCTTCACTTAACCATCCATTTGGGTTTGAAATAACTTTCCCTGTATCCAGGCTGCCCCAACTTTTAGGTTCTGTAATAACGTATACTAAACCTAGAGCACTTGGATTAATGGTAGGGTGAGGGCCAATCTTAATGATCATTCCTTTCTCAGTTTTCACATCGACCCCTCCTTATTATAGACATTAAAAAAGCCGCTCACCCACGAATGGATGGCGGCCATTATCATTATATTAATACAACGTGCAAGTTATTAGCATCATCTACATGATAAGTCATTCCTGATAAATCCACGAGACTAGCCAATGTTTCATGTGCTCTATGGGGATTCCAATCGCTGGCAGTAATAATAATAGGACGCATAAATGGTGTATAAACGTAATGACCTGAGCTACGTTTTCTTCTCATTAAGCGATCCCCCTCTTATCTAAAATGGACAGGTTCCAACATAGCTATTTTAGCCAGTATCTCACTAGCACTACCCGTCATCTCGGGCGAAGCTAAGCCATAATCATTATAAAGGGTCACACGATATCCATCGGCATTGCCTTCTTTATTCCAGTCATAAGCAAAGTAATGCTCACACAGAGCAATAAGCTCAAACACTTTATTCGTATGCCAAACACGTGCCTTCTTCCGACTCTCAGCCATCTCTTCCATTTCCTTAGGCGTAAACACAGCAGCTACTACTTCAGGCGTCCAAGGCACGGATACATCCTGAGCCTGCTTAAGATTCAAATTGTCTTTTACAGGATGGCCACTAAAGAGATCCATTGCTGCTTGCACAGAGTCATTGATACTTACAGCAGTAGCCAGTAGAGGTTCTGGAGCAGACGCGGCGATCCCAACAAAAGCTTCTGCTTCTTCACGGGTCTTAAAACCCTGGTACTTTGCGCCAGGATATCCATCGGTATGTTGCTGGCACTCAGCCCAAGTTTCATACACCCCTGGGGCCGCACCAACCTTCACGCCATAAAAATTATTCTTTGCCATTATGTAACGCTCCTTTCAAATAGTGCTGCTTATTTTTGGCGGGATTACCTCTACTTGAGATCTTAATACAATGACCTCGTGCATAGTAGTTAATAACACAACCGTACAGTACTCATTATTTGTATCCAAAGGTATGGATAGACAAGACACATATCCTTCTTTCCCATACAACGGATATTCAGGATCTTTAATACGTACAAGTGCTGTCACATAAAGAATCTGACTCACAGGCTCTCCTACCGTCGGCGGGAAACCTACATGTATACCTTGTTCTTTACAGTAGACAAGAAGCTTAGATACGACTTCACCCAGCTCATGAGGATAAAGAGGAACTTCTGTTTCATAAGTAAAGTCATTCTCTTCGTTTGTAGTAACACCCGTAAGAACATAGCTGCTACCACCCTTGTAGGTAGTCTCCTTACTAATAGAAAGAGAATTCCACCTATCTTCAAACAAGTCTATAGTCATAGTTATACTCCTTCCACAAGAGTAACAAATAAACCATCCTTAGAGACAGTAATGATTACAGTATGATCGTCTTTGCGGAATGACTTCAGAAATTCACGAGCACATAGGGAACGTATCCGCTCACTATCAGCTCCATCTGGTCTGTAAAGTCGCCAGGAAGAAAATCCCATCATAGCTGCACTTCAGGCTTACATTCGCTGTGAATTACAGTATTCCATATCGGAGATTGAATCGATGTAGTAATACCACATCGGGAGCAACCCAGAGAATACCCTTTGGAATGCCCAGGCTTCCAGTCATGTTCTTTCTTCGGCGTTTCTAATACAGGTTGCATAAGACAACGCTCCTTTCAAATAGTTGGCGGTTTACCTAAAACGAATTCGCCTCATGACAGCCAATTTTTCTATAATTTCTTCGGGAGAACCAACCAGCTCTGGAGATCCAAGTCCGTACTGGCTATGAACTACAACTCGATAGCAATCATTACCTGCTACTTTATCAAGATTGTAGGCAGAATACTCATCAAGTACGGCAATAAGTGTAGCCATGTTACGACTGTGTTGACGACGAATTGCCGCTTGTTCAGGTTTCATAACAATACCTCATTTCAGATAATCACAGTCAGCATACTTATCCATGATCATGTCTTGGAATATTGTATTACTCACACGCTTTGCATGAGCCAAAGATGAATTCGCGTCCATGATCATAGGGATAAACGTAGCTTCTTCGATATCAGAAGCGCCGCGTTCCCTCACCATGGTAATCGTACTCTGAAGAGCCTGATATTCCCTATAGTTATCTCTGCTAACATCGTAGCCGATTAACCAGCCAATAGAGATAGCGAAGATCAGTATACCCGTGATGAACCAGCTCATCCACATCCAGTCTCTATTACGCTTACCACAGAGATAAGCAACCCAGCCAGGGACAGATATTAATAATGATAATAGCATAAGATACTTCACTGTTACACTTCTCCCCTCATGACTCTACGCTTAATCTGATCACGACGAAACTCTAGTGTTATATCCGTAGGTTGGCAGACGTTTGATTCAAAGAACACCATGAATTTTCTCTTATCATCACGGGTACCGACAATCTGGCCCAAACGATTAAAGAATCCATGCTCCTTATCTACGATATCGACATGCCAGCCTACTTGCAGATCATCATAATTGGAAACAGTAGACTGCTGCGGGAGACTCTTCAGACCTTCTTTTATGAACATGCTCTCGCCTATACACTTAAGAGAGTTGGATGTACGGGAGCTATACGTATCTACAGAGAGATAACCAACAATCGTATAGGCAGAACCAAGGTAGTTAACAACAATGTATTCTTGATATACCTTAAGTTCCAAACTCATATCCATACCGAACTTAAGCATATTGCTATAAGCGTGCAGAACAACGACAAGGTTATCAATATCTTTCTGATATACAGCTACCGTTTCGTCTTCATCACCATATTTACCAGACCCCAGCTCGGTGATCAACACGCCGCCGACCAGAGGTTCCACCTCAAGCTTGTGCAGTTCAATGGTCATACTACACCTCCCCTTTTGGTTGCGGCGGGAATACCTCTACCTTTATATCCTTATGAATAGAACTAACAGCATATCCAGCACTATTAGGATACATATCCATAGTAGGAAGAAAAGGCATACGATGAATAACCACATAGTCATCTCCTCTAGGAGTAACAATATGATTGACATCATCATACCTATGGAGGAAGAGGCCCTTAACCTCTAATCCCAAAGCGTTAGCATTACGCAAAGCAGAGAGTACAGCAATAGTCGTATTCAGGTCCTCGTAACGTACACCAACCTGTCTTATCATTTCTTCTTCGCCGTCATACATATCCCGTTCATTCTCAGGGATATACGTTACTTGATTCAGCACTAACCCAAACTCATTCAGGATTACACTATTGTAACCTGTGTTATCCTTCTTCATCAGAATGGACATTATGTACCCTCCCTTATGTATGTCCTACATAAACTGTTTCGGATTACACTGAATGCAGAAATTGGCCCCGCGGCATAAACACGTATAGGCAGGTTCATTGTTCGAATATCCCATCATATCATCACAGTACTTATTCCCTGCTTTGGTCGGGGAATACAGCGGCATGTGATCGTCGAGAACAATAAGGCCCAATTCAATAAGCTCATTCAAAATGGTCGCGGCATCCGAATACACATGCCCTTCTTCTTTAAGCGTATCTACTACATCAGTAAAACGTGTACAATGATCCTCAGTACGGATACCCATTACATCATAGCGAGTACTGATATCATACAAGACCAAACCTTCAACCTTGGTTAACTCACGCATACTTACGCCTCCTTCAGATTGAGTATAAATACCTTCCCTCCTGAATAAATGACAAGATCTACACCAAGAACATCATCATCGATATCGTCAATAAGATGCTCGCTACCCAGCAACAACTTGATCTTACTCAGAATTTCCTTCTTATCCATGATTATCCTCCTTAGGTGGCTGCGGCGGGAATACCTTCTGTTCCATAGGATATTCAGGAGTATATTGTATATAACCCTCTCCTATATAAGAAGGATTATACGTATAGACACAGACATACTTCCCACTATGCTTACCAATCTTAAATTGAGCCCATATTGCATCCTTAGCTCTATAGAGAACAATATACCCATCAGCATCCGTAACCAGTTCCTTTGTATAGTCCTTATCTTTAAGATAGTCTACACACTCAAGGAACACAATAATACTATGTAGATCAGAGACAGAAGCTTTACTCTGCATTTCAGCATAATAGTTCAGAAAGGAGATATCAAGGATACCTTCAGTCACAGTAATAATCATAGTCTTACTAGTTATGGGATATCTAAATTGCATACTATACCTCCTTTGTGTGTTTTAATACATATGTATACATATTAACACGTACAGGAACATAGAAAAATCCCTTACCCCGTGTGTTTACCCCTTTCAAAGTGCGAAAATGAATAAACCCTTACGCAGCAAGGGATTCAGCCACTATCCTACCTCTACCAACCCCAACCTCTCTTACCTTTAGTACCTAGACCCCCAGTATTTGGGTATTTACGGCCAGGTTGCATCCCTTGATCGTCGTCCTGATCGGGGAGCATGAGGAGCATATCCTCGTTGTTGAGGCCTGGGAGAATGGTTATGGTGATGCCGATTTCCTCCATCTTGAGCTGTCGAAGCCAAGGGCGATCCTGATCGTTCCACTTTTGACTCGTGTAATCAGGGTCGCGGTACTGAGTGGGGCAGGTCTGGGACAAGGAAGTCATGACGATATAGTTCCGTTCCTCGATAAAGGCTTGAAGATCAGGGGTACGTTCCACCTTGTAGTACATTCCCTGCTGCCCTTTGGCTTGGTGCAATACCTTCCCTGTATAGCTATACCCTGTATGATCCGTACATTGAATATACATTATGCATGATTTCCTCCTTTTATGCATCGTTTATGCAATCAATATACATGATATGGTCAATAATAGGCCCAAACCATTTCTATTCCTGCATATCCTCTGTATATAGGAACTGTAACGCTTGTTCGTTGTTTAGCACACCTTCGATATCCACAAAGCTTTCGGCATCGGAGCGGCTGGTATGCACCCAGCAGGTATTGGGAATCTCCCTAGGACCTGCTGCCGCATACTCGGGTTTGGCGGCATACGTGGTCTTCATCGACGCAGCCTGAGAGGTAGTGTCTATCATAAAGCGACTCTCCTCAATCTGTTTGCGCATATAATCGAACGACCTCTGACTCTTGTAGGTATCAGGCATACCGATTAAGTAGGCATGGGTCCCTCCTCTGAATTCCAGAATACGAAACACAGGAAAGAGAACGCCCTCGACCTGATTGTTCTTCTCGCACAGAAGCATCACCCACCTCATGGCTCCACCTCTTCCAAGGTTGCTAGGACCTGTTCATTCGTGAGGTCTTCCGCGGTGGCCATGTCAATCGTTCCCGTATTCGCCAGTTCCTCGGGGGATAATCGTCCTGGCGCACGAATGGAGATCCAAATGAGTCCAGGCCGTAAGGATGTACCTTCTCGCGCGTAGACTTCTTCTTCGTACCATAGAGCGCGATGACTTGACCCTCTCCCCGAATTGGTTGCATAATGCTTGCAGAATGTCCCCTTCTGGTCGCGGTAAACGTCCGCTTCTTCCACCAGGTAGAGGATCTTATCCCACACCTCGATCATACAGTAGACCCGAATCGGAACGCCGACGGCAAAGTCAGGACCTTTATCCAGCAGGATGAACTGTCTACGATCCCCCATCGTTATCCCTCCTCCAGTAACTGCACATAGATTTCGTTGTTCAGCGCGTCGGGCTCGATCAAGTCCACATACGCATTCTTTCGCGGGTTAATCCAGATCAGGTCTCTTCGCCCTGTGATCTCGCTTCCATGTTCTCGGTACACTTTGTCTGCCGCGTAGGTCACCTCGAATCCTGCGCAGCTAACGGTATGAAAGGTATATAAGTGCCGTAGCTCCTTCACTCGGTTCGAATTCAATGCGGAAGGATGAAGGGCATAGCCGCGAAAGGAATCTTTCATCGAAGACAGATCCTTCGGCAAGGAGATCAGATAAATATACCGTCCCTCACCCACGTCAAGGGCAATGATCGCATGTACCTCAAGGAAACTCCGTCCCATTGCCTGGGCTCCCTCGTTCAGCCGAAGTAGATACTTACTCATCACTCCGCCTCCTCTAGGTACGTTACAAGGCGATCATTATCCAGCTGCTCTTCGTCAAGCTCATCCACATAAGCGACTTCATTCGGACGAATCCACAGCAAATCGTTACCGTAATGACTCCCCTCATCCTGATAGACCTTCGCCTCCACATAAGAGAGGGTAAAGCTCCCTCCTGACATGTCGTGGAAATCGTACCATCGCCTTAGCTCTCTTGCCAGGCTAGTTCTCCCACTGTACCCCGAAAGAGAAGACCTGATCCTCATCAGCGGCTCAGGTAAGGTAATCAGCCATAGGTATCGCCGCCGATCCCGCCCTCTTTCTGAATTACTATTGGGACCCAGATCAATGATGGCGTGAACAGGGACCAGGGAATTCCCAAACAGCTCTGCTCCCTGCTTAATCTTTAAAAACTTCACAGCTTGTGCCTCCTCTCCCAGTCACGGTACTTCTGAATACAGGCCAGGATCAGCCACAGCGCCGCCACAAACCAGAATACAGGTCCAAGTGCGCCGAAGGCAATCCCGACCATGAGGAGAATCATGATGACTCGCAATGCCTCACTCCTCTATATCTTCCAGGATCGATACAAATCCTTGATTACTATCATCCTCGTAAAACATCAGCTCGGTGGGCGATTGCGTTGTCATCCCCACACCACTCAAATGTTTAACTTTCTCCCACCGATACTTGGAACTATCCATGGTCAAGTCACCAATGGTTTCATCCGAAAACAGGTCAAACCCTGGACGGGCATACAGTACCTGCTCCCCTCGTAATGGCGCTCCTGTGGTCCCAAAGATCCCTGGATATCCATTCTTTGCATCCAATTCGATCTCTTCAGGGGTAACCTCATGAAGCACCCAATAGTGACCCTCATGATTCTCCTCCTGGCTGATCACCACGACTTCTTTATCGACGACAGTCTCTAGCCGTGTAAAGCGTATCCGCTTCATTCCTCCACCTCCTGTAGGAGCCGTAGGCAAACTTCATTCCCTGACTCTTCGGCGATGATCACCGCAGCGTCAGCCCCCTTGCCTTGGATCTCCAGCGTCGGAATATCCATCAAAAACCGTATCCAGTAGAACCTGTTGCCTGCATGATGCATCATCTCTTCAAAAGAGACATGCGTGTATTCCTCATCCAGGTAAAGGCACCGAGCTTCACTCAGTTCGCCCACACCATAGGCCTGCTCCCGCCCAAAGTCAGAGACGACTCGATCACGCGTCGCCAGTACACCCACCCAGACATAGCCCCGCTCCAGCGCTTTCTCCATCGCGATAATCTGGTACTTCTCTCCTGTTAAGAGACTGACTAGATACCTCATCCTATTCGTCCTCCATATCGCTCAGGTACGACACCGCCACGCTATTATTGATGTCCACGACCACATAAGATACCCCGAACCTCTTGTCCGAGGCATTCTGTAGGTGACACCAGCCATGCCTTGCGCTTTTCAGCAGCTTATTCACCGAATCTGTCGCCGCATAGACCAGGGTCTCAAAGTCAGCCACAGAACTATACGTGAAACTCCAAGTCGATTCGCAACTACGAACCGCATGTTTCAATCCCTCAAAGGATTCCTCGGAGAGATAAGCAATATACCCCTCTCCCGTTTCACGATCATAAATCTTCGTTAAGACCACAATCGGTGCCTGATACCGCAATTCCCCCTGCATATACACTTCCAGCCATTTCATATCGATCATCCTTTCCTCGGACTCGTTGATTCCTGTTACCGAAATCACCCACCTCTTTATGAAAAAAAGGGTGAGGGTGTTACCGCCACGGGTTTGTTACCGCCATCAGCGATCAGCCGTAGGCGATGAACCTGCCGAAGGCCCTAACCACGTAGGGTCCTCAGGCCGTCCACCGACGTGTCTACGTCTTTAGGTTTCCACTGCTTACAGCAAGTCGCCCTATGCCTCGCGTTCGCTCGTTTCGGGCTCAAGAACCAAACTATCAATTTTCTTCTGATAGCGTGACATCATACTTGTTAAAAGCCTGTGTTGATCTTGACGAGACAACATCATTTCTTCGACATAGGTGAACAAAGAACTTTGGACACAATCCAAAAAAGAAGACCATAGAGCAAACTTATGCCTGTGTAATAGATCGATAGATCTCAGCCAGGCCCGATCCTCTCCCCTGAGCTCAGCTTCAGGATTCCCTGGTTCACCACAAACCTCGGAATAAGCATTCAACTTGCTATCAAAATTCATAATGATATCCTCTAGATGTCCTATCTCATGGGCATAGCTAATAACTAACAGCTCAGGATTTCCCTTGAGCCCCGTACCTAATTTGATGCGAGAGTAGATCAATTCATCTGACTCTTTTGTACTATAAAATTCAATGGTCGCCCCATCCGCAGACAATTCACTACTAAACTCAACCAAGCAAATAGCACAGAGCTCACTATCTACATATTGACGAATATCACAAAAGATATCCGAGAGCATTTTGTCTTCAGGTTTTTTAATCTCTAATGTTGGAGCTATGGGTAAGAGTTTAATCATTTTCATCGTCTCCTCTAATTTAAAATAAAAGAGGAGCCCCGAAGGACTCCCCATGGTGAATGGATATTAGTTGTTAGCTTTTGCGTCGCGGAATCCTTTCAGACCCGATACTTCGTCAACCAGCAACATGATTTGAACGAATACAGCCTGACCAATCTTGATACCGTAGTTAGGAGCTACGTTCACCCAAGTGTCGCCGCCCACTTCAACTGCGAATGGAGCATCTTCAGTGTGGATCACTTGTGTGCCGTTTTCCCATACTTTACGAGCTTCACGGAAAGTGCCATCAGCTTGTTGAACGATAGTCAGCTTGTCAGTACGACGGGAAGAAACATATTCGCAATAGAAGTTAGCGCTGTTCTTAGCTTGTTTACGAGCGATGTTGTTGCTGTAGATGTAAGGCTTGGAATCACGGTTGGAAGTACCACGACGGAAAGTGAACTCGTAAGAAGTCAGACCGAAGAACACTTCAACGACGATGAAGTCTTTTTCGTTTGGCTGACGGTTGTACAGAGCAGCAACAGAAGCAGGAGTGTAGAATTTGATCGCAGTGATACCCAGCTCAGGGTTAGCCATTGCGTTTTCTTGCAGAGTAGTCAGGTCCATCATCATTCCTTCATATTTAGCAGCTTCTTGTACATACCATACGAAATCTTGGTTACCGTTAGTGCCGCGGCCTACATATTCATCCAAGTTGATTTCAGCCAGCTTGGACTCAATGTTTTCCCATCCCTGTACAGTTGCAGCAGTATTAGCTCCACCGAATGCGAATTCCAGTGTAGTGTTAGCAGAACGGCCTGCACCAGCATTTGCACCCGAGAATGCGGAAGACTGTACGGATTGGAAACCTGCATTGTTGTTGTTACCTGCATTGTTATTAGTAGTTGTTGTCATTGTTTTCACTTCTCCTTTTGGTTGGTTGTTTTGTGGTTGGCTAGCAGCGGCAGCAGCTTGACGAGTAGTGTTGTTGGAACGGTTGTTGCGTTGGTTAGCGGCAATGACAGGAGCTCCGCCAGTTACTGGGGCTTTAACTTCGCCTTCAGTAGCCTTTGGAGCTGGTGCGCTTCCAGCCAGTGCCAAGAATGCTTGAGCAGCTTCGGAGTTCGCCAGCTTAGCCACTTCTTCTTTACCTGCATCTTCCTGCTGAGCCAAGGCAGCCAGTTCTTGCTGGATCTTTGCATCGGCCAATGCTTCACGATCTTCAGCGCTCATGTTCAAACGCAGTTCAACCAGCTCAGCATATTCTTCGTCATTCAGCATGTTCTCGGACACTTCACCCAGGATTGCTTTTTCTACCATCGACTTAGCCTCTTCACTCACATTGTTGTTCATCATTGTTTTCACTTCTCCTTTGATTGTATTGTTGTTGTCGTTGCTGATTGCCACCTGAGATTGTACGTTCTTGTTTACCATCGAAATCACTCCTTGAGTTTGGTTTTGGAATCCTTGACCTTCCAGCTTTGTAGCCATATAGCGACGTGGGGATGCACCATCAACGGAGACAGCTGCAATGGTGCCACTTGCAGTCGCTTCAAACGCAACGATTACGCCTTCACCAGCAGGTGTGATGCAAGTTTCATGCAGCATCAGACCCATCGACATCATTTGAGCCAGCACTTGTTCTTTGGTGAGGTTCACACCTTTTTCAATCATAACTTCCGCAGCAGGAACATAAGGGTTGCGGATTTCTTCGAGGCGGGAGGTATACAGGTCTTCTACATACTCAAAGACTTCCTTGGCAATCTTGCCATCCTCACGCAGCTGATCCAGAATCTCTGTGGATTCCAGTTCAATTGCAGAGTCTACCAATGCTTGAACCCGAGCCGAGAACTGACTTTGCATCGTACGAGCCACGTCTGTCTTCATCTGCTTATCATTCGAAGTGATCGAGAATGCTTTGCCTTCAGAGATTGCTTGGCTTACCAGCTCGGATTGCAGCTTCTTGTCATTGACCAGGTCAGAAGCTTTGATGGACTGAGTGTAGATACCGTTTTGTACGCCTGCGAAAAATTTGTTCATGTGATTGATCTCCTTTGGCCCTCTTTGGGGCGATTAGTTTTATTCAGCATTTTAATAGATAGAGACGCTGATCCCTCTTCTATGCAAAACAAAAAGGGCTATAGGTGCTCTCCCATAGCCCCGCCGACTAGACGACAGTAATTATTGATTTTCGCGGATCGTATCAGCCAAACGTTTGATCGCACGGTTGTAACGAGTCACCAATGGTTCCTTCACTGGCTTAGGTGTAGTCTGGATCATCTTAATGACGTTATCCAGGGTGGCCTGATCAATACGAGTGATCTGATTTGCAGTCTGGTGAATGATATCAACCAGCTTAAGAACCGAGGCTTCTTCTGCACGGAATGCTTCGACTTGTGGAACGAAGTCCCATTTCGCAACACGCAGTACATCAGGGGAACCATAGATACGAATACCGCCGATACCCATAACCATGAAGTCTTGTGGGTTCTCGAATTCACCAGGGAAGCCCAGAGTCCACTTTGTATTACCATGCTCGATAGTCTTCGTGAATACAGGCTGAGCGTTTGCATTTGCACGATCTGTCCAGTATTTGCTCACATAGATGCCCATAGCTTTCAGATCCAGGCGGCCATCTTCTTCTTTACGAACGATCTTGCCACCAGCCTTGGTGTATTCGAATACTGCTTCTTCAACTTCCTTGTCATAACGTTTGTCTGGTTTGCGTTCGTTCTTGGAGTAGAACGGGCATCCAGCGCAAGTGTCTACAGTAGCCTGACTCCGCAGATTATACAGAGCAACAGGCTTACCACCAACCACAACATGATTCGGACCCGCAAAGCGAACATTACCTTCTTCATCGAAATACTGTTTACCTTGCACAGCTTCCGATTCATTCACTTCTTCAATCAGATCACGGTCCATCAGTTGGCTATGCACGGTGCAGATCAGCTGTGGCATACGGGAACCATATTGACCCAGCTCAGAAGTGTCGATAGCATTTGCTTTGTGCTCATACTCTTCATCCACACCATCATAGATTGGCAGGTCAGTCTTGAATCTGCAATTGTTGCAGCTTGCATTGAAAGCTGAACGATTACGAACGTTGGCAGTCATTAGCTTACCCCAGAAGGTGAGCAAGAAAGTTTCCAGAGCTGCTTTCAGATTCAGGTTGTTATCGGAAGTCAAGAAGTCAAAGCGAGCATCAGCTGTCTTGAATACTTCATAGTACTGACCTTCATTTTTACCTTTGGACTTCGGCCAAGAGATATATGGCATTTTGTTGGCATCCATCTTGATAGCCAAACGGATGAAGCCAGAACCAGCCATCAGACGACGTCTAGTAGGCAGTGTACCATCATAGTCATGATCGTCCATGGATACCCATTCATACTTTTCACCTGTCCATTTGCTGATTTCCATCATACCAGCAGGAACACGGAATACGATGTTACCAATACGATCATAGTCACCCTGTTTGTAGACGATGTCATACACAACAACATCATTGGACTTCAGGGATGCCATATAGTCATTCTTTGCATATTCAATACGATCCGAGATTTCACGGAATGCAGCGTTTCTTGCACCCTTACTGTGATCGTTCTGAGCAGCAGTCGCACTACCTGCGCTGATATCGACATGACGGTCTGCCCACAGTTCTCTTGCTGTACGAGTGTGACCGCTCATTGTTTCAGTAGGGGCAGACAGTTCAGCCAGCTTGCGTCTGAGAATATCAATCTCACGATCCGCAGCGTTGATGCGTTCAGTCTTTTTGTCGAATTTCAGTTTGCCATCTGTGAACAGTTTCTCAGCCAATACAATTTCGCCTTCCAGGTGAATGATGCGAGCCTTAATATCTTCTTTTGTCATTGGAGCTGTTTTCATTTCTACCACTTCTTTCTTTGTAGTTTGTTTTGGAGCTTCTTCAACAACAACTTCCAGATCTTCAGCAACCATACGATTCAGGATGCCAACCAATTCGTTGACCTCAGCGATATGCTCTTTCTTGTTGTGAGGATTACGAACAGTGATCCCAACAGACATACCTGCTTTTACCAGCTCAGCCATTTCAAATGCTTTGTCTGTCAACACGCCTGCCTCTACCATTTCAGCAACACGTACAGTCAGATCCGCATTCTTACCTACGACAAAACTAGCAGCAGTAACGTTAACATTTTTCATTAGAAATTTCTCCTTTGGCCTCTTTGGGCGCGATTTTTTGGTAGTACGAGACTTGCAGACAGCCCGACACGACAAGACTACATCTTATGCCATTCTGTTGGGGATTCCATGGAGACAGTCATGTCTCCAAGGGTGGTAGGTTTGCTCACCCCTACCACAGGCGCTACGTTTACGACAGGAGCCGCAGATGGAGCTGGTGCTTCTTGTGTGCCCCCCTGAAGGAATGCTTGCAGACGTGATTGCTCTACCGTTCCAGGAGCAGTCATTTGAGGTTGAGGTTCAACAGCTTTCTCCCGCTTCTTCTTGAATGAGCTCATATACATGGACACGGCATCCGTCATAGCCTGCTGATCCATCTCCTCTGGATTGATATCCATACCGAGTTGGTCACGCAAGTGCGAGAGATCCATCTGAGTGATCACCAGAAGCTCCAGGAGACGTTCTGTACGTTCATCCAGGGCGTTGTTAGTCGCAGGAAGAACACCGCCTACAAACGATCCTACGGCGCTTACAGCCTTCTTCGTTTTCTCCAGAGCAGCAGACGGGGCAGTAGCAACATTAACGGACATAGCTTTACGGATTTGTTCGAAAGACAGGTTAGACATAATAGTTTTCTCCTTTATCCCGCTCCTTATTGAGCTGACGGATGGTTAATAGATTTACTAGATTACTTAGCAGTCTTACTAGACAGCCATTGACCAAAGCGATTGAGCCCTGTACGCATCACGCCAACAGAGACGTCAATGCCACGGTCTACACCAGACCATGCCGAGCCAACGATACCACGATCTTTATAACGATCTAGGGTTTGACCTGTAGCGTATTGGAAGGCCAGATCAAAGCGCATCCCCAGGATGTTTACACCCTGTTGAGCGGCGGTCATATAGACCTCTTTAATCAGCTCAATGACTTCCAGGCAATCCAGAGCGTCACGACGAATCGTAGGGGAGAGAGCAGCATTGTTTGCTTTAAGCATTTGTGCTTGCTCCTCAATCTCAATATCCTCGAAACGATAAGCGGCATACATAGTGATGATTTGATTCTTTTCCATTTGTAAATCCTCCTAATAGTTGGTGTAAGCAGTTTAGTGTCATACTTCAGGACAGAAATCCAAATTCTTTTAGGACGGCGTGTCGGTCAGGCTAAGAGAAACTCCACCCTCCACTTAAAAAACGCATGGCTCAAGTGCTAATGGATCTACATCGGCATCACCTCCTTTATTAGCGAGGTAAAACCCAGTGCGTCTGCCAATCTGGTTGTATTCGGGATTTTGATAGTCTTGTTGTTCATGTGAGGTCACCTTTTTCGTAGAGTTTTAAATAAAAGTCTCTTTACTGGTGCGAAAAGGGTACGATTAGAGTATTTTGCAAAAGACAACCTCATTTACGGTAACTGCCTCTCCCAAAGGCAAATACAGTTCGTTGACGGACTCTCTCCGTCTGGATCTCTTCCTCCTTACCTTATTTACGCTCACCCAAGCCCTGCCTTATCACTGCTATCTCTAGCAGCCCCTCACCTCAGAATTCAAGGTTACTTGTGAGCGGTCAAACACATACTGAAATTACGCGGAGATCAACCAACGACCTCTTTCTTTTACCGCCTGCAATTTGCCAGACCGTATCCAGCGATAGATCGTTGATTGTGAACGACCGAATTTATCCATAGCTTCTCTGGTGCTGATCATTTTGCGATGTGCCCAGCCTAAGAAGCGATCTGCTATATTACCAATCTCTTGGTCTACTTGTTCGATATAGTCCAGCAGTGAGGGATCAAACAGGCTGTACTGCTCGACCTGTTCCTTAATCTTCTCTACTCTGCGTGTACTTTGATCGAATTCACATGGAATAGTGCAATCTGCAAGTTCTGGGTGTAAATGAGTGTCCTCAAGGTGAATAACAAAAGATTCATGCTGGATAAGTGCTCTAACTAATTGATCCTTCAGCTTATAGACAATATGCGCAATTGTGTCTGCAATCAGAATAGCCATTAGATATTCAGTCCTCCTTTCGTTGCGTTTCCTTTGCTTAGAAATACAGACTCATGGTTGAATCTAGCGAGTGCCTTCTTGCTGCGTTGGTAGTTATGAGTCTCTTCCGTTGAGGAGAACGCTTCTCTTCTCCGCTTTTCTTTCAGTGCATTCTCCGCTGCTTTACCAAATGGGTTGCCCCATATATTCTTATTCCAGGTGGCTTTCTCTTCCGTAATGAAGGCAGCGACCTGATCCAACGAACCAATCGGCATACGAACAAGATTGTTTACTAGGTAGCTAACCTCATATTGTTGCCCAGAGAGAGGTCCACTATCCATAGATTGCACAACATGTTCTTCACCGTCTGCGTCAACATAGAACTGTTCAATGATTGCTCCATACACTTCTAAGTCAACATGATCGCTGATCACACTCTTTCTGTAAATTACGTTCTGAGCGTGATATAACAGATAGGTGCGATACAGTGTGATACGAAGGAACAGCTCAACACCTGCTTCATTGTATACGGAATTGTTATTTACACCTGTGAATAAGTCTTGGCGATTTGTTTTCATGTGGGTCCACTTCTCCTTCTTTTCTTATGAATTTGATTAGTAGTTTATAGCTGCGATTTCTTCTGCATCTAACCTTGTTCAATACACGATTGATCAAGACAGATTCTTTCTTCAGATCGTTACGGGCAATCATGCTGAACAGACTAGATTCCGAAAAGATCTTTTGTTTTGCTCGCAGAAGAAGACGACGAGCGCTACCACCCGTCGTATCCCACAGCTTTGAGGTGTCTAAATAGGAACAAGAATTGTCAACGCCTAACACTTCACAATACTCCCTAATGTTGTCGTTAACACGGGGATTGTTCTGTGCAATCATCCACGAAGCTCGCCGAAGATTTCTCTGGATAGGCTGACGAAGGTGTATTCTTCCTTTTCGCGGGTTTACATGAAAGATAGCAGGTTCTCTTTCCCTGCGTAATTCCTTAACTCGAATTCTCTGATAACGAACATAAAGTTTCAGAGTAACGGCACCAATGACAAGGAGTAACAGTAAAGTAACAATCGTCATGATGATCCCTCCTATATGGGGTGTGCCAATCCGATGGTGTCCATACTAGCGCTGAGGAGCCACTGGTATATTGTTGAAATCCACAGCCTCATCTTCCTTAGCTACACTTGGAACCTGAACATATTCCATGCGTGAGCTACCCTCTACAGGTTTAATATTACGGTGATGTTGATTATACTTCTGGAGTTCCTTCTTCAATTGCTCGAAGCGTTCCAGTTCTAGATCGAACACCGTGCAGAGAGATGAATCAGCGAGGATTTCCTTCTTAAACAATTCTTCTCCTTCCTTTGTAGAGATCGGATAAGCTCGTACAATTTCACTACGCAGATCGACAGAGAAATAGATGTGACTGATATACATATTATTGTCGTCATGCTTAGCAATCTTAACAGCAGCTTGGTTGCGGTCAGTTAGACCTAGATATCCTAGATTGTATTGCAGGATTTCTCCCACGATGATATCAAGAAAGATCTTGTAGCCACGAGGTTTTACACCTTGATATGCTTTACTGCGTAGCTCACTCAGCAGGGCCTCATAATTACGGAGGTTATCCAACTCTTCCCGAGTTAATTGTTCACAGTTGATCAAGTCATTCAAGCGACCATAAGGTGTAGTCCGATCCCCATCTGTAAATTTGAACACGATGAAGTTGTAGTCTTTGATAAGACCTTGAATGCGAGGAGGAAAGTTGAAAGTAGTATCACGATTGATCACCAGTTCTTCCTTAATGATGACTTCACGTTCCTTAGCTTCAACTTCTCTTTCCTTCTCTTCCTTTTCTTCAGCCACCCGAACCTCTTCTTCTAGTTGTTGAGCCTTCTTTGTTTTCAAGCGGTAAGCAGCAGCGGAGTAGAGGAATAAGATAGTTGCAATCAGGGGTAGGATATAAGTTATAAACATAGTAGTTAACACTCCTTTAATTTTGGGTTTGATGATACATGAGATGGGATGAAACGTAGAGCATTGCCATTAATTAGCCAATCACCTTCCTTCATTTGTATTTGCTTATCTGTGATACGTATGCCTAGCATCATCAGGTATAGAGAGGCAAACTCTATACGAGGGGCGTCTCACGACGTGCCCTTTCGCCTAGTTAATTACAGTTAATCCCTCAAAGAACTCGCGAAGTCTTTTATTGTCTTGGTTTACAGATTCCTTATGCTTCTCTGGAATGTATTGACTGACTTCAATCAGATATTCAATCTCCCGAGTGATATGAATGGCGAGCTGGATATCACCAGGTTCCTCTGTGCCATCAGCAATTAAACCAACGAGTAGCATCAGCATCCCGTACTTGTACTCGATCATCCAGTCTACTTTGTACATCCGTTGAATTTGACGTTGGCTAAGCGTGTTCGTAGGTGTCAACACTAAGTCTGCCTCCGATTTTCTTGTAAATAATGCCGCAATTTTAAATGCCATTGTTATCACTCCTATTTTAGAATGGGTACATTGATCATTGAACCTGCCTGGATACGACTCGAATTACCATTGTGTTCAGTCATAATTTGAATAAGATCTCGCATATCATACTTAGATGCTTTATCTGGGTTGTATTCCTTAATCAGTTCCCACATCGTATCGCCAGGATATACATAAGTTTTCTGCCATTCGACAGAAGGAGCCTTATTTCCTAAGACCTCCGTTGTAATAAACCCGCAGAAGAATACTAGAGTCAGAGCAATAGATACCTTGATCGTAAAAGATTCGAGACGTTTCATTTTCTGCTCTCTAGCGTACAATCTTTCAAGCTCCATCATTCGGCCATAAGAGTACGGAGAATAAGCATTGAATTCCCGCGCAGGCTTAATAGGCATAGGTGCTTTCTCTTCTTGAACAGGAGTAGCAACTGGAGGGGTAGGGATTTCTGACACGATACCTTGCAATCTTTGCATGAATAAACACTCCTCATTTTTAATTTTAGGTATACATAAGGTGTGAGCTAGGGAATAAGCGAAGTACGATTTAGCGAGGTTCAACGATGAACTTGATCTGGACTTTACTTTCACCGTTGATCTCTGTGTGATCAAAGGCAGGAATGCAAATCAAATCAACACCGCTTGGAGCAACATATCCGCGAGCGATTGCAATAGCCTTGACCCCTTGATTTACAGCACCCCCGCCAATAGCGTGAATCTCAACCCGTCCATGTTCACGCAGAGCCATTGCGAGATACCCAGCAACCGAATTTGTGTTTGATTTTGCAGTAACGCGAATAATTTTGTCCATTGAAATAGTCTCCTTTTAATTTGGGTTAGTTTTTATTTATCTCTTTCTATATCTATACAGGCCCATGTCGTAAACATTTAGGCAAAGTTGAGATTCCGCTCATCAGCATATTCTCTGAGCAGCTCTTTAAGCGTCATACCAGTGTACTTCTTGCAGTAGTTGTATACTGATCTCCAGTTGTCCCGCACAATCTCAGGTGTGATATTACTAAAGAGATAGTGATCTCTTCTGTAGATATCAAACGTGCGGAAGATCGTATCCTTAGTCCATTTAGATTCACGAACGAAAGGACGATCAGGTTGCTCAGAAGATACCGTGATGGTTGTCTCTGTAACCTTTTCCTCGATCAGGATGTTTTTGTTACGAGTGAGACGCATAGCCAGTACATCGTTCTTATTTACCAACTCCTCTATCTTTTGATTTTGTTTGTCGATAACCTTACTGAGCTTGTGAATCTCACGTACACATTCCTTGAGGACTTCCTCATAGGCATACATACGAGCATTCTCTGCCACGACAGCAGTGTTCTTATACTTTTCCATGTTGTTGAACATCATTGATTCGAAATCCAAGAATTTGTTAGCTCCTTCTGCATTCATCTTGTTAGCCTTGTTCATCATTTGTCTTGTAGGTGTAGTCATTGTAATTCCTCCATATAGTTATATTTTTAGTTATATGCGTGATTAAGCTACGAGCGACTGAGGGATAAAGCCTAAGCAATAGACAGCTTTACCGTTAACATCTTCATCTCTGTAGAAGTAATCACTAGGTATGTTCGTTAATTTGATGCGTTCAGACTCTTCTCCATTTTCTTCGTGCATATAAAAGCCCCATGCAACGTGCTGTGATTCTAGCAGATCGAGCAGAGTTGTGAATTTAGGTGTGATTGAAGTTGTATGCATTAGTGGTAGTTCTCCTTTATTTTTCAGATGATTCTTCATTCGTCTTGATGACTTGAAGTTTGTAGCCTAACACCGCCAGTGTCTTTTCGAAAGTGGTAAGATCACCCTTACCTTGTTCCAGGCGAACAATTTGTGGGTGATGCAAGTCCGCCTTATCAGCTAAACTGCGAATAGACAGGCCTTGCTTAATACGTTCATCTCTTATTAATTTGGCGATTTCTGTTTTCAAGACTACACCTCCTTTCTCTTGACTTCGACTTCAAAACCGAGAGTATCTAATAATGTGATGACGGTATTCATGTTTCCTTCTCCAGTAACGACTGCGCGAATGACAAGTGAACAAGGCAAACCCGATCTGTCAGCAAGAGCACCTATAGTAAGGGATTGCTTGATACGCTCATCAGAGATAACTTGGAAAATAGGATGCCTCATATTCCCTGTTCCTCCTCTAAGAGCTCTTGGTAGGCGACGTCACACATCGACAACAATAAAGCGCCATCCATATTCGGATAGCGCCCGAAGATCATTTCGCAGAAGTTAATAAAGTTCATCCTTTTGCTACCTTCTTCCCATAGGCAGAGGCGAACTCATTAGCATCAGTTTCTTCCCATCTCCATGCATAAGGCATGAGGCTAACCCCATCGATTTGAAGGGATTTGCTCCATATTTCCCCAGTCACATATTGCCAATAATGACGAAGCTCATGAGCAAGAGCAAACAGGACCCAAGCTTTTAACTTCTTATCTGATCCAAGGATTTGAGATGGCCAAAACGTTTTGTATACTCCTTCCTTCGTTTTTGTAGTAAAAGCAGCTTTCATGTTGATTTCGATGGACCCAGTACCTTCTAAATATTCGTAAGTATCGGTAAAGAATCCAATCGTTGTTTTCCTTACGACATAATTGAATATTCCACAATAGTTTTCTTTAGGCGTCACCTCCTTATAAACTGCTGTAATACGATCTAATATCCCATCGTTTTCTTGATCCAGACCAAGCTCTTTCAGAATCAAAGGTGCATGAACAGAGATGATTTTGTTTGCGATTACGAGAGCTTTCTCGCGAGTTATAAACATAGGAATTCCTCCTAGCAGTAGGTTGCTAGCCGATAATTTAGATTAGAGCAGTACAGCAACAAGCAGTAATTTAACAGTAGCTACAGCACGGCGCACCCCATAGAGGTTACGCTGGATATGGGCTAGTCCCCCTTGGAAATTGTGAATCTTAAATACCTGACCTGCATCATTCAGATACAGGCGGTGCTTTCCACTAGACGACTTTCTCATAAGTAGGCTTCTTTCTTGGTTACGGTAAATGTACATGTTAATTTCCTCCCTTGGTTTGTCTAAGAAGATACGCGCCAACAACGATGCCGCCAATGGTAACAATCCACCATTTGAACTTCCACAGCAGCAAGACCACAATAATGAATGCCAGTAACCTAAGCCCATGCTTCATCCATATCACCTCCTTTCATAGTAGTGGGAATGCAATATATACATCACCATGCAGGATATAACCAGATGACCCTGCATAACGGATGTCGAATCCATAGTCATTCATAATAGCCTTGAATGACTCCTTACCTACTGTATCACTAATACACAGTAGACTAGCCTCACGCTGAATAAGAGCAACAGCAACAGCTGACTTCTCCTTGCTATCCACTAGAGTCTTTACGTCATGAATCAGCCCGTTCATACGGAAGAAAGAATTAGCAAAGGTGTTCATAGATGTGACTTTCTTAATCTTGATACTCATAGATGTACATCCTCCTTAGTGGGGATTACCCACGACTGATGGTCTCATCAGGGTACGCATTACGCACCTATAGGGGCCTATATAGACCTATAGCACCCCTATTTCAACCTATTAGTACCTATCTATGCCTTACTACTGCTAGCCTCCTACCTACTACAGGGTGCATATCCTCTACTATGAGCATTGCAGATAGCTGTGCCTGTAGTGCTGCTATCTCCTTAGTACGATCAGCAATAGCCTGACTAGCTAGTCTAGCCAGCTCCATATTACCCACCTCAGATGCATCAGCAAGGATGTCCTCATCGATATTGTTAAGCATAGTAAGACGGCCAATCTTAGTTACTAGATCAGTATTAGTATTCATTATTAGTATCCTCCTCTATATGGATTAATTAGTGAATGGGTCAAATGATGGGTCGTACATAGCAGGGCCGCGATACCCATAGTCATCCCTACGAGCTACTGAGTCTTGCTGTATCTTCGCATCATCAGAGTCATCATAGGTAGCATCCATCTCATCCTCTATCATTTGATAGTATGCATCTACTGCCTCTTCTATTACACTAGACTGCTCAGGTGTAATATTGAATAAGTACGTATCCTCAGCTACATATCCTCGTGTGTTGTGCTCAGTATCAGCAAGGATATACTCATACTCATTATTAGTAATAAGGTTAAGCAATACATCTTTCCCTGCATGTACCATATAGGTAGTGATACTATCTACTACCTTCTTAGGTACGAATACTTCCTCTAGGATTGCTTGGATTTGTACATGATTTGTCATTTTAATTGCTCCCTTCACCTCATCCACTGTCTGTGGCTTGTTGGCAGATACCCCGTGGGCTCGGTTTCAGCCCAGGATTAAAGCATCATAAGTAGCTTGTCGTGGTTTTTCCACACAATGGTTTTGATATAGTAATGGAACATATGTTCGCATCTTAGATAGGAAGTGTTGTGAGGAAGGGGGTGGGCGGCAGAACGAAGGGGGTACCCCTCTCGCTGTTTTACTACATCCCAAAAAAATTTTTCTTATTTTTATTTTCCCCTATGGAAATTGTTGCATTTTTGGCCCTCATATAATATAGTGGAGATAAGAAAGTTAATGTATGTTATGGCACGACAAAAAACATCTGTGCGTAATCACCGCGGCATTTTTTAGAGGAGGGGAAGATGTGGGAACGAACTATTACTTCCGTAATAAACAAGATTACATTGCTAAAATTCAGTACGACGAAAGAGTAGACTATGCGATCAGGGAAGCCTTGGACATCTTAAAGAAGGTTGTTATTGTGGATAGGCATCTGGTTGAAATTGAGTGGAAGATCAGAGAGCATACCTACTATGAATGTGAAATGATTCACATAGGGAAAAGGTCCGTAGGATGGAAGCCATTGTTTCAGGAGAATGAAAACTTCAGATCGGTGAAAGAACTGAGAAGGTTCTATAAGGATACTCAGTTTAAGTATGAGATCGTAGACCAGTACGATAGAGTGCTGACCTGGGAAGAGCTGAAGAGTAATCTTATTGATTGGCCTGGGGAGCAGAACCAGCGTGAGCGAGGGGTTCGTCAGGACGGAGAGGGTTACTTTTGGTGGGACCGTGAATTTAGCTGAGGAGGGGTTTTATGATTAATGTAGAGGTGTTCAACAGTACATTGAGCTTTTATGCAGTAGCAGTACAGTACCAAAAGTGGATGGACAGAAATGGCGATGAAATTGAAGTTATCTCTGTTATTGCTTCGGATAATGTAATTGTTCTGACTTATAGGGAGGTTGATTGAGATGTGGGGGAATAGAGAGATCGAAAGTATAACAGCGACCTTCAATGGTGAACCCATCGGCGAGCTTAAATCCATCAGTATCGAGAATGAACCACTGCGTGTATCAGGAGGTAATAAGCCTATCAGCTTCACGAGAAGCTTTACCTTGACGAATGTAAAGTGGGATGACCAAGATCATTTTAGGAATCAATTGCTCGGTGAGCAGATGCCTGCATTCGATATTATCATCTCAAAAAAAGGAATGCCAAAGAGCCGTCAGAGAATGACCAAGAATCGCCGCATCCAAAAGAAGTGGCTAAAGAAATACGGACCTCCATATAAGGTCAAATATTATGATTGCACAATTGAGGAGGCGGGTAACGATGCAATTATCAGTTATACGAAATGAGCGATTTGAAGAGGCACAATGTGATTTCTTTTCAGAAGGAGATCATGAGGTCTGGTTAACTCGTGAGCAAATCGGCAGAGCTTTAGGATATTCGAATCCAGGTACTGCAATAAAGAATATACATGCCAGATATGAGGATAGATTAAATCACTTCTCAACCCAGCTCAAACTGAGCCAAGTTGAAGGAGGTCGCACAGTAGAGCGAGAGGCATATGTTTATAGCTCTATGGGTGTGTATGAGATCTGTCGTTGGAGCAGACAGCCCAAGGCAAATCAGTTCATGGATTGGACATGGAAGATTATTGAGGAGTACCGTAAAGGACGTCTAGTTCAGGCTCCTCATGCTCCAATCGTGAACGAAGACCTAGAGGTAAGGAAAGAGCAGCTTCGGATAGATAAAGCTAATCTTCTTATGCAAATGGTCGCAAACTTTCAAGGCATCTTGAGTCCTCCTTCTATCCAGCTCCTTGCTAATACGGCTGCGGAGACAGCGATCCCTACACTTTCTCTACCGAAGCCTCAAATCGCAAAGAGCTATACCGCTACACAGATTGCTGAGTCTCTAGGCATATCTAAGCAGAAGGTTGGTCGTCTAGCTAATCTGCATGGACTGAAGACACCACTGAACGGGATTATTATCCTTGATCAGGCTAGATACGCTAATAAGCAAGTAGAGAACTTTCTATACAATGAAAATGGAAAACGCGCATTCGAAGAACTATTGTCTCAATCCTAAGGGGGGTACAAAATGAACTTATTGGAGAACTATATCGAAGAGATCATCTCTGTTGAACCTTATGTATCTGACTGGACACCTTCTTTTCCTGGTCGTGATTTCCTAAAGGTCGTTCTTATCGCTAATTGCTATGGTAATAAACAACAGTCTACGCAGATATGGGATACAGAGCAATGGGCTAAGGTTCAAAGCGATGGATACTACTGGGGCTAATGTGTAGCTGCTCTCCAAGTGAGGGCAGTTTTTATTTTGTATAAAATCGCCATGGATGGAAATGCTATCCCTATAAACTTAGGGAGGTGAATACATATGCAAGTTCCACAAGCGAGACAGGCACTAGATCGGATGAAGTTTGAAATTGCACAAGAGTTTGGTATTCAACTGAGTGACTACAATGGTAACCTGACGTCTAGAGAAGCTGGGATTATTGGTGGCAACATTACGAAGAGATTGATCCAGATCGCTGAAGAATCCCTTAACCGCAGATAAACAAAATAGGAGAGCCCCTCTGTTATGAAGAGGACTCTCCTATTTATTCTTGTTGAATCTCCGATTCATCATCCGCCATATAGTTTATACGGCCTCCTGTTTTTTCAAATCCCCACGCTCACTCTTATATTCCTCTACGATCTCTCTCCAAGGTCCGATGTGATAAACAACATACTGGAATACTCGGCGATACTCAGGAATACTCTGCATAACCATCGTGCTTTCAATATCCAGCTTTTCGAGCTCTGCCTTTTGTAGATAAGCGAAAACGAGCTTCTTTGGTTTTGGAGCTTGAGACCACAAGATTCTGCCCTGGCTAGAACGGTACTTCTCAATTAAGCTAAAAGCTTTAGCCAGTGTAAGTACATTCTTCTGTGCGCCCTTTTTCCGTACAGCCGTTACTGGACTAGGTTCGTAAGTAGTAAGCTCTGGCTTTGTATATGTGACTGGTTCCAAGATCGTTGCGGCTACAGGCACTGGCGCTCGGCCTTTGTCTGTGATCATGGCGACTTGCTCCACTAGGTTCTTAATTTCCTCGTCCTGTCGGATTGCGATCTGGATTAGCTGATCGATACCGAAGTATAGCTGCTGTAGATATCCTGCCGTTGTGTTTTCAGTTTCTTGGTAGCGAACTGCATTCTGCTCAGACTCTCTAACAGCGTCTTGCGCCTCCTGGATTCTCTTAGCGGCACGTTTACCACGTAGGTTTTTGATCTCTCTAGTCATTGTTCCCATCCTCAATCCTCCCAAAAGTCTTCTAAGTACGTATCATCTTGCTGTATGAGTGTTATAACCGCATTCTTTCGAGATGAAACATCTTAGTTTCTATAGTATAAAACATTTTTACTCGTTTGTGAGCACTTTTCAATAGATTACAACATTTACCTTAGCTGTTCGTATAGACCTTAGTCCCATAAGGAGGCCCCTGGGGTCTGAGTCCCAAGGGCTGTTAAAGGGAGTCTTCTGGACTCTAATAGTATGGACTACCTTATTCCTTTTTATACCTGTCTAAACTTTTAGAAGTGGAGTCAAATTCCTCCAAATGTTTTTCTAATGCGCGATCTAAAATCCTAGAGATCGGTATATCACTGTTTTGTGATGCTTGTTGAAGCTCTGCATAAAGATCATTTCGTAAGGTGCTGGTGAACTGCGATCTTGTTTTCAAACTCTTCTTGCCCATAACTGACCTTACCTCCTTGTAGTATTAATGTAGTTTTAACTCTCGACGTGATCATGACACACGCCTCCTTTGTACGTTCTTCACATAACCATAATATAATATAAAGTGCATGTATGTCAATGTACTTTTATGGGTATATTAGTACTAAGGAGCGTGATAGAGATGAGCGTAATCGCGATAGTAATGTTAGTGTTCAATTTCTTGGTACATGGTGGAGATGTAGAGAAGACCATAGCCCCTCAGATGGCCATGGTACAGCCTACGCCGTCCGTTACAGTCAGTCCTAGTCCTTCGCCTACCGCAACAGCTACAGTGCCTTATACGCAGCATGAGAAGGTTACAGAGCATAACCCTTCTACTGATATTAAGACGGATGGTGAGTATGGAGAAGTTACTACGGTAGCAGGCAATGGTGTCGTTGGTGAAAGCAGCTATATGCTAGACCATCCTAGGTATCCAGCACCAGATTCCAAAGGGAATATTTATTTCCTAGATGGAACACAGAAGAGCGCGAAACTTAGAGTGGTTAAAAACAATCAAGCTAAAACCTTGCTAGATCTTACGAAAAATACAGTCACCGCTAGAGAAGGCGAGTTCTTTAAGACAGGTGTAGCTGTGGTCAAAGATAAGGTATACTTCTCCTCTGAAGAAAAAGTGTATCTATATACAAACGAGAGAGCAACCGTTGCAGATGAAAAGATTAAAACCTGGATGAAGGATAATAAGTATGAATACGTTTATCGTATGAAGTCTTACAAAGATAAACTTATCTTGATGCTATTCCGCAAGAACTATACCTATGGCTTTGTAAGCTACGATCCTTCGACTAGAAAGATCGAACAGATCCTAGAGCCCAAGGAGTATCCAAATGCGTCTAACTTCTTTGTTCATGATCTAGGTATAACAGTATCATCTGAACTAGGATATGTATGGTATGAAAAAATCTTCCCTAGAAAGAGTCTCACCTATATCGATACGAATGAAGGAAAGATTCTCGATTCCTGGAGTGATAATGACAAGGTTCTCTATTGGGTGCTTGGTGACAACGTTCATTACCAGATCAAAGCTTTAGACTTCCAGAGTGAAGATCCATTCCTTGTAGCAGGCGGTGGCCTCGGTTTCGTAGATGGAGTTCGAGACGAAGCTGCAATGGACAACCCTACCGATTTCATTTGGGACGGATCAGGTTATTTGTTTTCGGATATGAACAACAATGCGATTCGTAAACTGTGGGTGAAGGTGCCTCCTAGATCTTAGGAGGTGCTTTTCCTTTTTCTGATTCAAATTACAGATAAAGTTTGACACAATCTAGTAACGTCTAGTATACTAGATTTAGAACATGTGATGGTACTCCTTGGATACATATGTATATCCGCTACGCTTACGGGCGTAGCTTTTTTATTGACTAGATATTGGCTAAAGGTTAAAGTGAATTTAAGAGGTAAGATATTCCCATGCTAAGAGAAAGGTGCTTCCTAAACGCGTCACACGACCTAAATGGAATGATACCGCGGTTCGAGAGTAGTGCCTTTCTCTCAGCATAGGAATTTCGAGGATGATCGCAAATAGACAACTACATATTGTAAATTTAAAACGAATCGGTTATGGTACGGGTGGGAAAACCTAGCTATCCGCTTCGTTATAAGCCAGGATGCTTAACGCTAGAGTTAGGTGTTCCTGGCTTTTTAGTTTATCTAGGGAGGAGAAAAAAGATGAGTGACGATAAATTACCAGTTCCAAAGTCTGAGCGTATTGAGGACTTGATGGCTGTCGAACTTCCGTCTGCATGGGGTAGCTCTACGAAAATCAAAAAAGGTATTGAGAAGTCCTTAGCAAATGGAAGAGTAAAACATGGCCTTTATTCAGCGATTCCTATGGTTTGCCGTGGAGAAACTTGTGCGTATAAAGAAACTTGTCCTCTGTTCGCAGTGAATGAGCACCCTGTTGGCGAACGTTGCCCGATTGAAATCTCCGAAATCTTACTTCGCTTTGAATCCTACACTCGCGAACTCAATATCGACGACTATGACAATATTATAGATATGACACTGATTAAAGACCTGATCGATCTGGATGTTCAGATTAAACGGGCAGATAATCGTTTGTCTATTGACGGTGGTGAGTTTATTCAAGATGTTGTTATCAACATAACAGAAGATGGCGACGAGATCACAAACCCTGCAATACATAAAGCTGTTGAGTATAAAGAGCGTCTCTTGAAAAATAGACATGGCATCTTGCAATTACTGAACAGTACTCGTAAAGACAAGGCGGGAAGTAAAATTACAGTTCAAACAGATCCTTCTACCTATGCAGCTCAATTGATGGCCCAAGTTGCAGCGATGGAAGCTTCTAAGCAAGGCATTATTGATGTTACGCCTATCGAATACGAAGGCGATGATGAATAATGGCAGACTCTCCTTTACACCCTCAAGGTGCCTTTAAACAGCAAACGACTGTAGGAGACATTGTTAAAAGTGGGTATGGCGAATATAGATCTCTTACTCTAGGCGGACGTCTCCGTCTAGCTGGTGCTGTCGGTGGGGCCGCAGGGTTTCTACATTCAAGATCTGAAGATGCAGGGCTAGGCAAGACTATTCTTGATACGGGAATCGGAGCCACTGCCAGTATTATAGGTTCTCAATCCTTGGATCTTTTCGTAGACCAATTCGGGTCCGATATTAAAGAATCGTTTGGGATGAAGAAGACGATTAGTGTAGGCGCAATGACCGAGGCTAATGTTATTCGAGATGTCGAAGCTGTGTCTGCGAAAACAGCTAGAAGAGCAGCTAGAGGATTTAACATCGGAGCGAAAGGTATTGGTGCCTTGATTGCTGTAGGTACTCTAGCAAGTGCTCGAAATAGTATGGATGACAAGCTTGCTGTCGAAAGAGAAAAGGCTAGGCAGGAAACCAAGCTTGTTCGAAAAGAGAGCAAGCAGAAAAAGACCCAGCGTGAGCTATTTGGCTACGACAAACCTTTGGATATGGGTCAGATTGTCATGGATATGTGGGATGATCGAATTGGTCATCATCTAATGGGTAATTCCAAATTCAAATAAGGAGTGAGAATACATGGCTGTGAACTTAAGAGAACTAAAGGCTCTTAGAAAATCCAGAAGTATTCCTGGTGCAGCAGGTGGGGCTTTTAAAGCTCGTGTTAAGGGTGGCGGTGGACTAGGTGAGACTTTAAAGGCTAGCAACAAGTCTACAATGGGAGATGTGCTCTCTCAATGGAAAGGTCGCCTTGGTGAAGCGCATGGAGATGGATGGGATATTGCAAGTGCCACACTGAAACATGCAGCTAGAGGTGCAGTAGGTGGTGCTGCTATTGGCGGTACTATGGAATGGTCTAAAGGCGGAAGTTTCTGGACAGGCGCAAAATCAGGAGCATTCAACGGTGCGGTTGGATACGCTGGATATCGCACGCTCAAAACTGCTACAGGTGCGACTTCTCGTAATCCTTTTGGTCGCAAAGGTGCTTTTGGTGAGGCATTCAATCAAATGAAGCCAGCAGTAAGTAATCAGGTGAAAGCAATTCAGCGGAATACACAAACTGCTAGAACCGCGGGCAGCGTTATGAACGGCGGAGCTAGACTCTAAAGGAGGATTTCTCATGATCGGTAAAGGTATACGCGCCATGAGAATGGGTGGCGCTTTTAAAGTCTCCGTAGGGCAAGCAGGTAAAGAAGCTGGAGTTATTGGTTCTGCAATCGAGGACGTAAATCATCTCGTCGAAAGAGGTCTTGGTAAAACAGCAAGAGGCCTTAAAAGCGGATTAACCAGAGAAACTCCTGCAACTTTCTATAATGGATATACGGGGCTAGCTCCAACAAAGAAAGCAACGCTTGGAGCATTCGGAGTTGCAGCAGCTTATGGCGGTATTACCAGTCTTAAAGCGAAAGGCACTCCAGTTGCAGGGCAGACAGAATATGGCGAAGCCCCGATTATGACCGCAGATGGTATGGGTGCGTCTAGAGCACCAAGTCTTGGCGCAAGCGGTTCTCTAGTATTCGGGCTGAACTCGATGCGGAGGGGATAATAAATGGATAGTGCAATGAAAGATGAACTCCGTCGTAGAGTCGCTGATTCCGAAAGACTAGCTAGTGAAGTACCAAGAATCAGTGGAAAAAAATTCTCAGGCGGCAGAGCTTTTGCTGGCGGTTTTGCTATTGATACGTTCTTAAACATGAAATCAGGTGATGACTTCGGAACTGCGGCTGTTAAAGGGGCTTTCACAGGTATGCTTTGGCATACTATGCCTGGTATTATGACTGCTGCTTCAGTTGCTCAAATCGCACCTGCTGCTATCAATGGTGTAGCAAGTTGGAAGCGTCAGAAGGAAGCTTGGTGGAATCAACAGTTTCTTCCAAACTTCGGTGGTAACTATCGAGACACACAGCGTGCGCTCACCATGCGTCAGTCTGCGGTGCAGGCTATCCAAGGGTCTAAGCTTAACGCTCGAAGTGCTTTGGGTGGAGAAGCAAAGCTACTCTCTCAAAATAGTAACTACTAGGAGGAGTAACCATGGGAAGACGTAGGGGGAAACGCGGGGTAGAGCTAGATAAAGCAATGCAGGAGTTTGAAGACAATATGGTTGAGGATGGGTATCGGCGGTTCCAATGCCCTATCCATCCTCATTATACTATGCTCATTCGAAGCGACTGCGCTGTTGAATGCTACATATGTAAAAATGAAAAGAGGATAAGCAATGGCTAGATTCACAAAATATGATGAAGAGATGATTGAGATCATGTCTGATCCCGCGAAATGGGCCGCTCATCACTTGGGTGAACCACCTCGCTGGTATCAAGAAGAAATTCTCAAGCACCCCCATCATCGTAAAATACTACGATGTGGCCGACGTATTGGAAAAACTTGGACGATGACAGCACATATGCTGTGGGTTGCTTTCACCTGTAATGGTGGCAAAAATATCAAAAAGGGTGCGACCTGTCTAGTAGCTACGCCTTATGACTCTCAAGCACGAGAAATTTTCGATCAGCTGAAAACGTTTATCGAGAATAACCCGATCTTAGCACAGAGCGTTGACACTATGACGAAAAATCCATATCTTATTAAATTCAAAAACAATTCTCGTATTAAGCTCTTTACTGCGGGTACGCGTTCAGGTGCAGAGGGCGGATCGATGCGTGGTCAGAAAGCAGACTGGCTCTATCTTGATGAGATGGATTATCTTTCTGATAAAGACTTCGAAACGATTTTTGCTATTTCCATGGAAGCACCAGACCGTATCGGAATCATGGCTGCGTCCACACCTACGGGTCGCCGCGGTATGTTCTATAATATTTGTACACAACAGAAATTTAAGAACTATCCAGAGGCTATTATTGGTGCAGATGGAAAGATCGACGATGAAAATCTGGGTCCAGAAGTTCCTATTACATACAATCGGGAAGAAAAGTTGTTTCAGAATGTAGATAAATATCGCCGTAAAACAGCAAAGGGCTGGGTAGAATTCTACTTCCCTACAATGGTCAACCCTGAGTGGAATCCGAACATGGAAGCTGAACTTAGAGGTATGTACACTCAGATGGCTTATGAACATGAAATCCTGGCTGAGTTTGGTACTGAAATGGTCGGGGTATTCAACAAGGACTTTATTGATGAAGCAGCAAGTATTTCTTACCCCTTCTTGAATGCACCTCAGCATAATGGTCCAATCTGCATCGGGATTGACTGGGATAAGTACGGAACAGCAACTCAGATTGTTGTTACTCAATACGAACCTAGTGATTCTCGTCGTGTAGAAAACAATATTTGGATAGGTGATGGACGATTCCGTATTATACAGCGTGTAGAGATTCCAAAAAGTGAACTCACCTACGACAATGCAGTTAAAGAAGTTATGAGGCTAGACCGTATTTACAACCCCGCTTTTATCTATCCTGACCGAGGTGCTGGTGAATACCAGATCGAAATGCTTCGTAAAGCACTCGGTGACAAGGTTAAAGGTATCCACTTAGGTTCCTCTTATGAAGTTCGAGATCCAATCTCTCGTGTATTTGAACGAAAACCAATCAAGCCATTCATGGTTAACCAGGCCGTTCTCCTTCTCGAACGTGGGATGTTACGTATTCCTAGTGTCAAAGTGGACGAAGAAGTCTTCCGCCAGATGACAAACTATCAGGTCGTAAAGATCGCTGCGAAAACTGGTGAGGCCACCTTTACCAATAAAGATGAGCATGCACTAGATGCATTCATGCTATCTCTTCTTGCGTTTACAATTGAAATGCCTGAACTTACGAATACGATCTTCCAAATTGAAGTCGCTCGTACCATGTTTTCGGCGAAGACTGTTCAATACGATCCACTCAAGGAATTATCCATGGGTAGAGGGACCAATACATTAAGTAAAGAACCAGAATGGGATGAGCCAGGACCAGCTCCTTTAAAGAAAGTTCGTCTTGGATATTCGAAGGCTAAAAACCAGACAGAGAACTGGGCATCCCGTGGTTCGTCAGGAAATGCGATGCGAGGAAGACCAACTTGGTAATTTTGTATTGACGGGCTATCATCAATAGCTTATTCTGCGAATGTAGAACGGAGAACCCCTCCTTCCTCTACCTCGCCGCGTTCGTCCTTGCAAGTTTCTTCCCCTCCCTTTCCTTTGCAAAGGCCCCTGGGAAACCCCCTCCCCTCCCTCGGGTCTTTGCGCTTTTTTACACTATAATATTGGGCAGGTGAATTTCATGGAGGACTTTATCGAAAAGAATGGACCAGGGATTGATACACAGCGAGAGCGTGATCAAATTCAATATCGACCTAAGATTCAATATGAGCAACCCGCTCTTAATCCGAATGGCTATACCTACCCTACAGCTCCTGTCGTTGAAGCGCCATTTTTGGCCGTCGAGACTGTGGAAGTTTGGATAAAGTCAGAGGAAATTATCGATTCGATTCGGGATGTTGAACAAATACTGTATGACCAGCTAAAGGATGACTATATTACGATCCCAACTGCAAAGCTGACGGATGCAGCACAAGCTGCCGCAAGCTATGGCGTTGCTGTCAGTAATAATGGGCTTCCTTTTGATTTGTATAAAAAGGTTATTCTTAGCGAGAATTCTTTAGCTAGAGATATATTGAAAGACATCTTTGACGACTATTACCTAGACGTAAACGGTAGTATTGCTGGAGAACTCTATGCAGATATTATCTCTATCGGACAGGATTGGCAGTCTATGCAAGACTTCATTAACAGTGCTCTACTATTACAGATTGTAGATTCCAAAAACCTTCCGAAAGCTGGGACTGATAACGGATCTGTACTCGCACTCGTCGAGGCCGCTGAAAAAGCTTTAAGTGATCAGTATATTGCAGCGAAAGATTTAAACGATGCAAACTTCGAAGACCTACGTGTAGCTTATATGACAAGTCCAGATACTTCGGACTATTACGATGCCGAATATGCTTACGAAGAATCTGCAAAAATATTAAGTTCTATTGAACGAAAGCTGTATACGAAGAAGGAAGTCGTTGATCTTGTACAGTATAAGGCTGCTAATACAGAGTCACTTGTAGCGTCAATCAATAACTTCTCAAGCTATGAACCCTATGATTCTGAAATAAGTTCTACTCTTTATTCTATTTTATCTCCTTATATTACTAGACAATCTGCCGAAAATGGGTTACGAAAAGTACAGGCACTATTGAGACTCTCTATTGATGGGAAAATCAATACGGTACAAAATACAAAAACAGATCTTGATGGCATTGCAAGTAACAGAAACAAAGTTAATGTAAACACCTCCCTGACTCAGGGCGTACATCTTCGTAATGAGGTCTATAATAGCGTCCATGATCTACTAGATTCAATAGATGCACCTAAAGACTCCACCTTCGAAATGGTTGGTGCGTACATTATGGACAGTGTTGCAGAGACGGATAATATCTACGCCGAACAATCAGGGGACTTCCACAAAATCCACTATATGGATTCGGAGCTGTATCGACAGAAGTTGTCGCAAGTCGTGGATAAGGACGGGGCAAGACAGCTCTACCAGATAATTGAGTCTCTAATATCCTACGGGAAAGAAAAGGGATGGCCAAATAATAGCCAGTTATCTAGTTGGGTTGAAGAGTTTGTCAAATATAAGGGGTTATAAAGGGAGGATTTTATGTCTATTCAGAAGAAGACGGAAGAAATTTTGGCGAAGATGGGACTGCAACCGATCACCGCAGAGGATTCACTAGAAGCGTTTTACCAAGTGCGGGATTCTTATGTCCGAAAAGGAAAACTTGTTTACAAATATGACTTCGTCGGTGAAGCATTCGAGAAAGACGGTTTAATTATCGTTCCAATTACCGATGTACATCTTGGATCTCGCCAGTGTAATATCCCATACTTTAAAGCATTTGTTCAATACATACTCTCTGTCCCTAATTGTGTAACCATTTTGAATGGTGATCTTGGCGAAACGGCTACAAAAGTCAGTGTAGGCGCAGCGATGTTCGAAGAAGAAATGAATATTCCTGAACAGTTGAATGTTCTGACAGATATTCTTCGCCCACTAGCACAGGCTGGTAAAATTCTTGGAATCCTTCCAGGTAACCATGAAGAACGGGTAGCAAACTTGATCGGTATCAATCCAATGGAAATGCTGGCTGAACGCCTTAATGTTCCATACGTAGGCTATCAGGGTTACTTCCGTCTCAATGTTGGTACACAAACCTACCGTGTCAATGCCTATCATGGCAGTGGCGGCGGCGCAACCTCAGGATCGAGAGCAAATACTGCTGAAAAAGTAGCAAAGATTGTACCTAATGCAGATCTTTATATCTCAGGACACACACACGGACGTATGTGGCATGATGACCTGATCTATCTGTTCGATGAAGAAAATGAAAACCTAGTTGCCCACCGAAGAATCTTTGCAGTGTGCGGCTCCTTCTTAGAATACGGCGGCTATAGTGAAATGAAGGCATTAACTCCTTCCATTACGGGGCTAGTACGCTTTGAATTCAAAGGAGATCGCAAAGATATTCGAGTCGATATGTAGGGATGTGATAGGAAAATGTTCGACAAGTTAAAACAAAGGATTGTAAATGCGCTAGGCTACTCTACAGAAGCTTCAGGCGCAAAGCGAGATCCTAAAAAGGTAGCTGTCAAACGACTAGGTAGCCCTATTAAAGGCAGTGGCGGCGGTGACTTTGAGGAGCAGCCCGTTGACTTTAATATCGTTACGATGGCATACAATACGGACTCTTATGTCAAACGAGCAATTGATAAATACTCAGAACTTATGCTGAAAGCAGGTTGGGAAGTCTCCGCAAAAGACGAGGCAATCTCAGACTATCTATGGCTGCGTCTGAAGCTTATTGAAGAAGGTACTTCCCAATCTATCGACAACCTCTTAAAAGAGATTTGTGAGGATATCGTTATGTACGGAAATGCATTCGTCGTAAAATCGAGACAATCAGGATCGTCTAGCGTATCTGGGGTTAAGGCTGTAGGTTACTCTAGTACGAAGCCGATTAACGGGTATTTTGTGCTACCTCCTTGGACAATCAAGATTTCGCGTGATGAAAAAGGTAAGATCACAGCCTATCAGCAAGATGCAGGAACTGGATCTACTATAGACTTTAAACCTGAAGACATTATCCACTTTGCATATAAAAGACCGCGTGGTCGCGCTTTTGGCGTACCTTATGTATGGCCTGCTCTTAATGATGTTAAGATGCTTCGTCAAGTAGAAGATAATGTTTCTCGTTTGATCTATCGGAATCTGTTTCCTCTCTACCAGTATAAGGTTGGTCTTGATAAGCCAGGATTTGAAGCAACACCTGAAGAAATTGAAGAATTGCGTGACGAAATCCGTAGTGTGCCTATGGATGGGGCACTCGTTGTTCCTGAACGCCACAATATTACTGTTGTAAGTAGTAATAGTGCAGTTATGAATGTGGAACCGTACATGAAGATCTACCGTCAGCGTGTTTTCTCTGGTCTCGGCGTATCCGATGTTGTAATGGGTATCGGTGGTGTGTCTACAGGAACAGCAGATAACCTCACTGCGGAAATGATCGATGGTACGAAAGAATTCCAATCCGTACTAAGGAATACAGTCCAGCGCGAGATTATTAATGAGCTTTTGTTTGAAGGTGGGTATGACCCTGTAGCGAATAAAGAACATGAAGCTGTGTTCAATCTCCTTGAAATTGAGCTTGATGCCAAGATCAAGAAAGAGAATCATCTTGTTCAGCTCTTCACTCAGAATGCGATTACTCATGAAGAACTACGTGCAGGTATGGGGCAAGACCCTGTATCCGATGAAGGCCGACTATACTTTAATATGGTTACCGCAGCTCTTAGTGCGCAGGCAGCTCAAGATGCTGCAAGTGCTGCAAATAGTGCAGGAACCAATAAGGATCAGCCGACAAACCAAAGTGGAACGCAAGGTTCTCCAGGCAAACCGAAGCGTAGTAAAGCCGCTCCAAAGGCCAGTAAGGAGAATAAAGCAGAAATTTTGGAAAACGTATTGACGGATACCGTTCAAATGGTTAATCTTCAAACTGAATTGAAAATCATTGACACACACAATGATCTACTTCGTATGTGGTCTGCATTCCGTGATGATGTCATGAGAATGGCAAAAACGGGAGAGTCGGAAAGCCGAATCGAAGGATTCGTTATCCAGCTTGTGAAACAGAACTTACGATCTAAGATTGAAAAGAGTGTTACTCAATCATTCCATTATGGATTGAACCAAGGTGTACGTGAGCTGAAGAGCAGCACGCCTCTTGGACAAGCATATTTCGAAGCTGAAAAGCTCAAGAAATATACAGCTTCTTTTGTAGATCGTCTAGTAAACGAAATGAAGACTCAAATCTTCAAGGCTCTTAATGAAGAAAGCCCTACAGAGAAACTATCTAAGCTTATGGGTGTTTTCAACTCTAATACTTATCGTCTTCAGTTTATTACGAACACCGAGCTCTACCGAGCCTACAATTTTGGTATCGCGATTGCAGCCAAATATAGTGACAAAGAATTTGTTTACACCAAGCACGAAGGAAATTGTGAAGCATGTCTTGAGAAGTCAGGTCATCCTATCACATTGAACCAGCCTGACTTGATGGATGCAATTCCACCACACCATACGAACTGCACATGTACCGTATACGTTAATCCGTCCGAAGAGGAGGTGTAACCGAATGGAAGTTTTAAAGTGGAAAGGTCTAGAAATTGATCCCAGAAAGGTCAATGAATCTACCACCACCTCCTTGAATGTTTTAAAAGGCAATCACAAAGCACTTCAAGAGAGCGCTAAAGGTGGAGCCTCGTTCTTACTTCCTCGTATTGAAGCAATTCACGAAGGGACAACTCGTAATAACACTCGCTATCTAGCAGACCGTTTAAAAGGCGATCCTTTGAATAAGAGTGGTATCTATAGTTGGACTCAACCTTACCAGAAGCCAGTTATTTACAACCATGATGTTGAAACCGCTCCTGCTGGACGCGTGCAAAGTGCGTTCTTCTCGAAAGAGACAAAGGCTGGTCGGCCAGGTATCATCGTTGTTCCAAAAATCTCAGAAGCAAGCGCTGTGCAAGCTCTACTAGATGGGCGTCTGATGACAGTAAGTATTGGTGCAACAACAGACTCTTGTACCTGTAGCATTTGTGGTACTGACATCATCGATGAAGGATGGTGTGGTCACGACAAAGGCGCGGTCTATGATGGTCATGTCTGCGACTGGATCATAGGCCAAGTGTGGTTTGATGAACTGAGCTGGGTAAACGTTCCTGCTGATTCTGATGCAATGGTTACAGATGTAGGAGAAATCCAAATGTCTGAGGCGTTTGCTCAAACAGGCGAAGGGATCATCGACCTCGGCAGAAGTAAAAAAGAGTGGCTAGTAACTACTGAATCCGCTAAGGAGAAGGGGCTACTAGAAACTAATGAGAAGGGAGATTTGAACATTTTGACTGAAGAACAGATCAAACTTATGCAAGAAGAGCTCGAAAGTGTGAAAAATCAAAATACACAGTTGACGGAAGCTCTTGAAAAGGTTACTACTGAAAAGAGTGAAGTAGATAACCAATTGCTAGAAGCCAAAAGCGCTCTGGAAACAAAGACGTCCGAACTCGCTCAGAAAGAATCCGAGCTGACAGAAGCCGTCAAAGCTAAAGAAGCTGCTGAAGCTGAAGTTGTGACACTGACTGAATCTGTGAAAGGTTTGGAGTCGGAAAGAGAATCTTTGCTAGATCAGAATACTGATTTGTCTAGTAAAATGCACAAAGCTACGGCTGAGCGCGTTGTAGACCTGAAGTTGGTTCTAGGTAAGGTTTCTAACCGCGAAGAAGCCTTGGAGCAGCACGTTGGTCGTACTACTGAATCGCTATCTGACTCTCTAGTAGATTTGCTTGTTGAAGCGACTACAAACACTCCAACAGTGCGTGTTGTCACTGAAGCCGCTAATCCTGGCGTCTCTGTTGTAGGAGACGGTAAGGAATCTAACGTCACTACTAGTACAGTTGCTACTACTGAGGCGGATAAGAAGAAGGAACCCGTTACTCACGAACAAGTTTTAAAAGGTTTGTTTAGTGGGGCTACTAGCAAAAAGAAATAAATCAATTATCTAGAGGAGGATATATACTCATGCCATTATTCCCTGGTACAACAGGCGATATGTATTTCAAAGGCAAGACTCATACGGGTCTCGTCGTATCCGAGGGTGTCGCCCCTTCGGAGAAAATGATTCCAGCAAAGTCTGAAGGCGTTAAATTCAACTATGCTTACGGACCAGAAGGTAATCAGAACGTTGTTATCGCAAAAGGTAAAGTCGTAGAACTTGGCGAACCTGAATTCGATTACGAAACTGGCTACAAAGTATTGACTGTAAAACAAGCTGCTGCTGACTCCAAGGCTGCTGTTGGTGTCAACCATCACAACTTGTACGAACGCAAACGTGACCGTTTCTCTGGTAACGCAGCTACAGTTATTACCCGTAACTATATCGAAGTTCCATTGTTCGAACACGCAACCTTGTCTACTGCTCAAGGCTTTGCAGATGCAATGAAATTCGGTGCAGCTTATGGTACTGCTGGGGCATTGAAACCAGGTGACTACGTTAAAGTAGGCGCAAATGGTAACTTTACGAAGCTGGACACAACTGCTGACAACGCATTCCAGATCATCGGTCAAGTATGGGCCGTAGAAAAAGAATTGCCACCTGCTGGTTTGCTGGCCTACTTCATGGATCTGAAAATTGATGAACTTGAAGCCTTCATCAAAGACAGCTCTTACGCTCCATCCCCAGGTAAGAATGGCACATCGGCCCCTTCGTATCCTAATGATCCACTTGCTCCTGCTGGTGGTACTGGTGATGCTGGAGCATATCCATTCGGTTACCCTTGGAAACTGCACGGCTGGAAAACTGACTTCGAGAAATTGCTGAACCCAGTAATCAACCGCGGTATTCCATTCCTGACAGACGGTTACTTCAAGGCTAAACAAGTCGTAACTGGTATTGCTATGGATGATATCTACAATGCATCTACGAACAACGATGGTCATGTTGAGTCCGTTATCTTTAGCGGTGGCATTACTTTCGGTCATGATGTAACGGGTACATTCACTCCATCGGCTAACAATGTTGTAGATAAGGGCGCGAAAGTTTCCGCCGATACTCGCAACAACGCTTTGTTCATCAAGCTTCGTCATCCAATCGACCGTGTTGAAGATAATCCTGTTGTTGTAAAAGCAGACGGCGTTGCCGTATCCGCTAGCGACGTACATATTGACTACACGAACAACCTGGTAGTTCTCTACTTGGAAGCAGGCGTGACTGTGAATGCAGTTACTGTTGATGCCAAGCTGGTTGTAGATCCTGTCGCAGGCATTCCTACAGAGTGGGATTATGCTGGTTCCGTAGGTGCCGTGCGCATCTTGCTGCAACGCTAATTAACAAACCTCATGGTGAGGGAGGGAGACCTCCCCACCATATAAATATGAAGGAGGACTCATACTAATGACGACTGCTCTTGAACTGCAAGAAAAATATACAAAAATGATGAGCTTCGAAGGTCGGAGAGATCGTGAATCTCGTGTAACAGTTACAGAGGCACTGACTACTGCCGATGCTAACTTGCTCATCCCGAAAGTCATTTCGCAGGTTGTTGTTGAAGCTGCTGAGCCGTTGTACTTGGCTTCCCAGTTCTTCCAGCAGGTCCAGCTGAATGAAGGACGCTCCATTGAGTTTATGCACTTTGGTGCTGTACGGGCGTTCGAAGTTGGCGAAGGTCAAGAATACAGAGATCAGCTGTTGAACCTGACAGGACAAGGTATTGCACAGTCGGTAGATGTTAAAGTCAAGAAATACGGTTTGAAAGTGCCTATTACTGACGAAATGATCGCTGACTCCCAATGGGACGTAATTGGACTTCACTTGCGTGCTGCTGGCCGTGCAATGGCTCGTTTGAAAGAAGAAATTATCTTCGAAGAGTTCAACAAACATGGTCACGTAGTATTCGATGCTGATAAATATGCTCCTGGTGATGACGGTTATCCGACAGGCCGCGGCTTCTCTGGTGAATTCAACGGTACTATGACTGCTGAAGATATGGTTGACATGGCGGTTTCCATCATGTCCGCAGGTTTTACACCTACCGATATCATCATGCACCCTCTGTGCTGGGCATTGTTCGCTAAAAACGCTATGCTCGGTCAGAACGACATCGCTGCTTTCGGCCAAGGTCAGTACTTCAAAGATCCTCGTGAGTACAATGCCAACAACTCTCTTGGCCTGAATATCATCTTCTCGCCATTCATCGGCTTCCATCAAGCTGACAAGAAGTTCGACTTCTATGTCATTGACCGTAATAACATTGGGGTTATCGTGGTAAAAGACGAAATCTCCACTGAGCAGTTTGATGATCCGCTTCGTGATATCCAGACGCTGAAGGTTAAAGAGCGTTACGGCGTAGGTATTCTCTATGGTGGTCTTGGTATCGCTGTTGCCCGTAACATCAAGTATGCAAAGACCTGGCCAGCTCCAGAACGTGCATTCGACCTCATGCCGCTGCCTAGTGACTTCACTGACGCTACTAAGATGTCTAAAAAGGATCAAATTTAATAGATTTGACCCATACCCTCGGGAAGCCCACCACTTTATGTGGGGGCTTTCTGTTCTAAATAAGGAGGAAAATCAATGTTGAAGGTAGCACTTTCCCCATTCTTTAATGATGGGAAATATGAAGACGCGGTGAGTGGTCTTGTTTTTCAAAAAGGAAGGTACGGCGAGATTATCACTTATGATGTTAGCAATGAGCTAAATCTTGATGGTGTTCGTAATGCTCTTCGTATGAATATCCTTATTCTCTTAGAAGGCGAAATCCCTGCTCCTACAGAGAAAAAAGTTGAGGTAGTCCAGGCCGCTGTTCAAGAGCCTGAGATTGCTGGAGAAACTGTAGCTGAGAATGTCCAGGCAGAAGAAGTTGCAGCTCCAAAAGCTAAAACTGCAAAGAAGAAATAATAACAGGCGGAGAAATCCGCCTATTCCTTAATCTAGGAGGTGAAGGTTAAGATGTACAACAACGGGTTCCTAATTGTAGAGGTTAGTCCTGCTAATAAAGAGAAAAGTGTTCCTATCAATCAAGGGATGACTGTTCGATTTGTTATGGATATGGACATCAATACAATCAGTTCAGGAACATTATTTCTTCATGAAGTAAACGGTGAATCTATTCCAGTAACAGTTACCTATAGCAGGGTAGAAAGACTTGCTCATGTTCAGCCAAATGCCCCTCTTCAAAAGGGAACATCTTATCGGCTAACTGCACTGGGAGGAACGCAGGGGATTAAGAGTTCTATTGGCACAACGCTCGCTGCCTCCAGAGAGTATGTGTTTACAACTACACAGGATGTGCTTATTACTGCTCCTAAGAATCTTGCCGCTGAGCAAAAGAAAGACCATCTTCAAATCCAATGGTTGCAACCAGATATCTATGATCTAGGGAAAATTCCTTACTATCAGGTCTATATCAGTCTAACTAATTTAGATCCTGATCAAGATCCTGGTTCTGTAGTATGGCCATTAGCTACGGATACAATTGGTCGTATTACACAGACCTCAGTCAAAGCCAGAAAAGATTTAGATCCAGGTAGTTACTATATCTATGTCCGCGGGGTTTCTGAGGATAATAATGGAGCATGGGCGTCTTTGCAGATTGTTATTGAAGAAGAGGTCGTAGAGATTCCTGGAGGATCTGGCGGCGGCGATGATACGATGTTTGATATCTTAGAAACATTCCCGAAAAACGGTGATGTTCATATCAAACCATCTAGTATTAAGGTTCTGTTCACCTCCCCGATAGACCTATCAACATTCAACCCACAAAGCCTCTACATTTTAAATAAGAAAGCTCCGTCACAACTATCATTCATTGACTTGATGACTACCTATGGTCCTTCTAATGCTGTCCCCTATACTATCGAAGCAACAGATTATCCGAACCTTCTATCTTTAATAGTAGATCCGACTCTGTTCATTGATAATCAGGAGTTTACAATTATCCTTCGGGAAAGTATTAAGAGCGCTTCAGGGCAGTTGCTAGGCGAAGCATATGCGTTTTCTTTCACATCCGTTTATAGTCCTCTTTATGGTGACCCTGAAAGAATCCGTGGCGATATCAAAGGCTTTGTTAGTAGCCTAAATGATAAAGCCCTTTATCAGTATATGAGAGACGCTAGTATTACTGCTAGAGATATCGTAATCACAGTCCAGGCACCGACAGATGAAGAAGCTTTCTTCGCTGATCCTCCTCGCTATCTCGCAGAATATGTACGAACTCAAACAGATTATGATTTGCTGGTTAATCTTTTGATGGAGAAATCTTCAGATATGGGCTCTTCCCGTACATTGGCTGACCTTAGTATTGGAGAAAGTGCTGATGTAGATCTTACGCCTTACGTCTCGGTATTCAAAAGCCGTATTCAGCCTTGGAAAGACCAACTGTATGGATTGACTCAGCGTGGATATGCTAAGCCACTTGTTACTGTTAAGGGTGAGGATGTCGAAACATACCCTGATTACTTCACAAGAGATCTCACAGACATTTATGAGTAGGTGATCCGTAGTGCTAAAAGATGAATTCAATAATATCTTGCGAGACTACGGTCACAATGTACTCGTAGTTCGACAAGAGAGTAAACTGAAATGCTCTTGCTGGCATGAAAAAACCATGTCCGCGGACAAAACCTGCCCTGTCTGTTTTGGTATAGGCACAGTTCCTGTTGTTGAGAAACATACAGTACGAGCTATGACCGTATCTATACCACAGACGTTGCCTAGGGCCGTACAGGATAGCTCATTTGGACCACTAGCTATGTCAGGTAAAGCCTATTTCTTCAAGTCTGATGTCAAGATTGCATTGAAAGATTTGATTCTAGAAGTAGACTGGTCTCCAACAGGTAAGCCGATCTACAACGGTGGAGAGATTTCGGAGATTAACTATATTGATAGAAACCGTTTTGAGCGTGGAGAGGTTGCTTTTCAAAAGGTATATGTAGCAGGAGAAAGCGTAGAGCGAAACATTCGAGGCATTCGAATTGCAAATACGAATGGTATCAAGAACTATGAGATATTGAGGGATGGAGGGGAATAGATGACAGCTACTCAAGCACAATTCGAAGTCGTAGAAACCGTAGCTAACCCAGAGAATACTCTTATTCTCATTGGCGTTGCAAAAGATGGGCCAAGTCATGCCCCCTTCGCTCTTTCTTCTAGTGCTGATGTCATTGATATTATCGGAGACTGCCCCTTGGCTCATGCCTATAATCTGGCATATTCGACAGGGGTAACAAGCATCTTATTGTACCGTATTAATGGTAAACATGCAGATGCTACTCTGACTTACATAGATACTGAAATGGGAACTAGAGAAGACGTAATGTCATTCCACTCTGTTTCTGCTAATGATGACAGTAATAATATCACCATTTCCGCAGGTGATGGTCGTCTCGTTGTATCGAGCAGCGGAGGAGACATTCGTAATTATTATTTTGCGGACTATCCTAGTGCCACACTACTTGCCGATGCTCTTAATATTGACGCTATGTATGGCTTGATCGAGTTTACAGCTAAATCACTTTCTCATTCTTTCCAGATGGGATTATTCGATGAGAATCACCTCTACACAGCAGCCCTACAGGGCGCTGACACAGAAGCTAGTGTAGTTGTTGATAGATTTACTTCCGAGGTCCCTGAGGAGCAGCTAGAGCAGTTAGAATCGATGCTGAACGTAGCTCTCTTCGGAGAAGATATTACGGACCAAGCAAACTTCGAACCTAATAGCACACTCGGCTTAATGGACTTCGGCGTTGCCTGTCTAGTAGACATGTTTCATGATGATGGTGCTGAGTATACAAAGATGTTGGCGAAGTTTTGCTATAACAAGTTCTCTACTAGTCATACGGGGACCATTGGAGTTATAGGAGTTAAACCCCTCATTGATCCAACGGCAGAAAGTATCCATAACCTAGCTATGAACTTGATGCAAAAGAAAGCAGGCGATCTTGCTTCTTCTATTGGTGAGACTGAAGGGTATGGCGAAGCTAGTCCTTACAGCCATATTCAAATTGTTACAGGAGATGTCCTTATCTCTAGTGTGCTTGCCGAAGCACCAAAACTACTCAGCCTTGCCTACTCTTATGCGGGAACCCAGGCAATGCTTTCACATCAAACAAACATGACAAACAAGAGTTTACGAGGAGCAGCACGAATTAATTATTCTTTTTCCAAAGAAGATATTGCTAATTTGGCCGCTAATGGTTATATATCTATTGTGAGTTCTGTACGCAAAGGGCTTGTCCCTTTCAGCGCAGTGACTGCATCCACGGAAAACAAAAATTCTCTGCTTCGTTATCCACATGTTGTTCGCACAGTGCATGAAATTGCTAGACGCGCTGTCTACTACCTAGACCCATACATTGGGGAAGCAAGTACCTCCGTATCTCGCAGTAGAGCACAAGCTAGAGTCTTCGAGTTTATGAACGAATACTCAAGAATTGGTTCTATTCGCAGCTATGATGTGAAATTCTCCTACAACTCCAACTTCACGGAAATGTATGTGATGATCTACTTTATTCCCACCTCTCATGCCGCTTCTGTTTCCTCTTCTGTTACTATCCCCTTCTCGAAGGGAGGCTCCCTATGAGTAGAACACAAGCAGAATCATCTTGTTCCTTTGAAGATTTCACAGACATGCTCTATAAAATCCTCCACGAATCTTGGGGCGAAAACTGGGGCACATTCTGCGAAGCATTTCCCAATGGAACTGACCCTACTGACGTTGAATTCCCTATTATTACTTATGCCCTTTCTAAGAAAGTGCCTGGTGAATTCGGCAAGGGAGTTAAGGAAATAAAACCTAGATTTAGAGAGATGTTTCGAGTTCCTGATGCTGCCGATGAAAATGCGGAAGTCATCAATGTCTATTCTCAGATATTCGATTACACTGTCATCTTTGAAGTGTGGGAAGAGAACAATGCAAAGCTAAATAAGCTAGCTAATCAGTTCGAAGATCTTATAACGATTTGTACGGGATACCTTATGAGTCGTGGAGTGAACCAGCTGATTTTCCTAGAGATGACAGGCGCTAATGGTTCGACTTTAAAAGAGTCGGCGACCTGCCGTAAGTTCACTTATCTAGTAAGGCTAGAAAAGCAAGTTGCGATACCGTCCGCGGTGATCAAGGAGGTTATTGGCAAGGTCGAACTCCGATCTACAATGTCAGGTGACCAAGATCATTATACAGAAGCAATAGACTTTAAATTCAATAGAGGAGGAAATTTCTAATGTCCATTTCCTATCCAAACCTGCCAGGGATTGAAGTATCGGCCCAAGATGGTGGTTTGATTTTACCAGAGGACGGCACTACAGAGAGCTTGCTTATCATTGCTCCTTCTACTGCCACCGAGGTTCCAGCTGATCCTACCTTGGCTCGTCAATCGAGCGACGCAGTAACTTACTTCGGCGCTTTTACTGACAAAAACGGTGTAGTTAATCCGATTACTGCCGCATGGAAGGCCGCATTCGAAGGTGGAAACCGTCGTACATACCTGCTGGCTGTTAATGGTGAAGGTGCCGATGCTGCTGCAAAAACAAAGAGTGCATTCCTTAAAATGCATAACCTGTTCTTCGGTATCCTGGCTGACTTCACTATCGACAATATTGCTCTGCGTGATTATTTCGCAGATAAAGAAACAACTGTACTGACTGCTGCTGACTTCACTAACCCTGAAGATGTTGCAAACTTCCCTAACGTAGGTGGAGTTCTGAAGTACGGATTTAAAGTGGCAAGTACTGCTCTAAGCTATCCTGTCACTATCGCTACGGGAACTTCCGATTCCTTTGTTCTGAACATTGGAACTGACAAGACCGTAACTATTGGCCCTAAAGTCTATGACGGCACATCTGGCAAAACTTTTGCTGATCTGGCTGCTGACATTAAAGAAGACTTGACTGCTGCTGCTGGCCTGGAAAACTTCAACGTTCTCATCGAAGAAAACAAGCTGGTTATCCTGGGTGACACTGCATTCACTTACAAAGTAGGTACTGCTGGCGATGCTACCGCTGCTCTGAAAATGACTGCTGATGCTGTTGCTGTGAAGACTCGTCATGACGAAGGTACTCTCTATGTTGGTAACTTCGCTGAGCTTCTGAAGGACTACTGTGAAGATCAAACCATCAACCATAACACTGTTAAGGGGTTCATCGGAGTTTCTGCTCCTTTGTCTACTACTCTAACAGATATCAAGACTGCTGTTGATGCTGCTGTTGCTCTGAACAACGAGTATAGCGGACACCTGAGTGTAACTGCTGGTCCTGAACTGGCATATAGCGTTCCAGGTAAATCTGGCTACTACTACGCTAATGGCGCAGTAACTTATGCCGCTCTGGTTTCGACTTTGCCAGCACAGTCTGCTCCAACCAACAAGGCTGTTTCTGGTGTTGCTGGTCTAGCATACAACCTGTCCCTGCGTCAGTTGAACTCCCTGTCTGGAAACAAATACGTATCCTTCCGCTTCAAAAACGGTGGTGTGTATGTGACAGACGGTATTACAACTGCTCCTGATATCGTGATTGGTAACCAAACCAACAAATCGGACTACACTCGCCTGTCTACCCTGCGTATCACGCATGCGGCGATCAACATGATCCGTCAGGTATCGGAACCATTTATCGGTGAACCTTCTGGTGTTCCTCAGCGTAATGCCCTGAACTCGGCTCTGAATAGCGGCTTCATCGGTATGAGATCTGCTGGGGCAGTATCCGATTATGCTTTCACGGTTACTCAAGCGGGAAGTCAAATCGGTCAGACGAAGATTACTGTGCAACTCGTCCCTGCATTCGAAAATACAAAGATCTCGGTAGACGTGTCCCTGCGTCCGCTGCTGAGCTAAGGAGGAACTAACTAGTGGCTACTTCCAACTATACAAAAACATTCACTTCGTATTCTGGTGCAGATATCATTGCTACCTTTAACCAAGTGGTTGTCGGCGAACTCCAAGCTATTACATATTCCGTAACTCGTGAAAAAGGTCCGATTTACGTAATGGGTAATCCAAACCCTGTATCCTTCTCCCGTGGTAAACGCGGGATTGCAGGTAGCTTGGTATTCACAGTCTTTGACCGCAACGCTCTTCACCAGTTGAAGAAAGATGCAAAGGTCTACAGACAGCAGCTGAATACTTCGGGACAGCTTAGTCCAAACCCGATTCAGGATGTCGATCAAAATGCTGTAACTTCCGCAGGTATCGAAGCCTGGAACCGTGGATCTGAAATCGCGTATGCGGATGAAATTCCTCCATTCGATATCACAATCAACTTCCTGAATGAGTATGGTCAGTCTTCTGTAATGACTATCTACGGAGTTGAAATCCTGAATGAAGGTATGGGGATGTCGATTGACGATATCACCACTGAAAAAGCTTGTACGTTTATCGCCCGTGCGATTGACGACATGAAACCAGATGCCTTCACAGAACCAACAATCAACTAACACCAAACGGGGAGGGCTCTCACAGGGCCCTCTCTATTTTATTAGGGGGAGAAGAAATGGCAGAAAATAAATATTCCAAAACATATACTTCCTTCTCAGGTGCAGATATTGTAGCTAGTATTACACCTCAAGGAGGGAAACCAATTGTTTTTGGCGAGATTCAAACAATTTCTTATAGTATCTACCGTCCTGTTTCTGCTGTAACTGCGTTAGGACGGATTGGTCCTAAGGGAATTACCCGCGGCCCAAGAACAATTGCAGGTTCTTTAATCTTTACCGTATTTGATCGTCACGTACTAAAGAGCGTGATGGATGTTTATCGCAAACAAGAAAACTCTTTTAAGACCAGCTACGGATTTACAGAAGCCGACATTACCGATCTTCGGAATTATGCAAAAACTGATGAACTTCCCCCTTTCGATATCAATATTCATTTCCTCAATGAGTATGGAAACTCCGCAACACTTACTATATACGGGGTCTATATTCTTACAGAAGGACAGACAATGTCTATCGAAGATATGATCACAGAAAATACGATGCAGTATATGGCAATGGATATAGATTTGATGGACTACGGCGCACAAGCAAATTATAACTATACTGAGGAATAGGAGGTAGGAGCATGGCAAAAGCAGTAGATTATAACTTCAGTCAGCATCTACAGAATTCGTACAACCGAAAGCCAACAGCGAATGCCGAGTTTAAACGGTTCAGCGAAGAGTATTTTTCGGGCCAAGACGTTCGTATCTATTTTGGTAATACCTGGGTCGATGAAATTGTAGGCATCCAATATAACCTGCAAGAAAATGCTGCTCCTATCCTAGGATACGCCTCCTATACTTATGACCGAATGGCCGTAGGAAGTCGGCAAGTAGTAGGAACTTTTCGTATAAATTTTAAGGAGAGTTACTATTTACATTTCATAACTAATAGATTAGAGTCAGAATTGAGTGAGGCTAAAGTATATGCACAGAGTAATCCGACGAAGACAAAGGACCTTGTAAGTCCTGAACATATGCTTGCTGTATCAACAAGTAACTCTGCAAAATTCGAGCAGCTTGCCTATGAATTTGAGGAGTCTCTCTGGGGAGTAACAACAAATACAGGTATGCAGTCTAACACGAATAGCCGTGGGTCGGACAGTTATTTTACGCCTACAAAGTCCAGACCTAATCTAGCTAAAAAAGGATTCACTATAGAACTACTATATGGTCCTTACACGCAGAACTATGCAACTGGAGCACTCACGGAGAATGTAGCCAGCACAGCTACTACGATCACAGGAGTCTACCTTACAGGCGTCAGCCAAGTCGTTGATGGTAGTGGTCAACCTATCTATGAAGAATATAGTTTTATAGGTCGGGATATCAACGAGAACGTTAATATGTATGAATCCGATCCTAGATACAGCTTTGGGGTCGAGTCATAATAGATAAAAGATTATGGGAGGAATTAATCATGGCAGGTAAGAAACAGGAAGTTCAAGTAGCGGTGGAGGCTCCAGAAGTAGAATCACTTCTTGTCGAGGGTGGTCAAGCCGACATCTCTGAATGGGGTGAAGCGGGGGAGAGTGAGCTTATCTATCAAGAAGAAGCTACTATGTATGACGAAGCAGGAAATTTGCTGGAGTTCCCTAATGGCCCAACAGCAGACCTAGTAGCGGAGTGGCGCTCTCGGTACAATGAAGTTTATCTGACGGAGTTTGAAAGCGGAGAAATGCTTGTATGGCGTCCATTGAATCGTCAAGAATACAAAGATGCAATGAAGATTCCAAACGCTGACAACTACTATAAAGAAGAAAAGATTTTCAGCACCGTATTGCTCTGGCCTGAAAATTACGGTTTCCAAAAGGTGAGAACAGGTAAAGCAGGTATCCCCACCCTCATCTTTGAATTGGTGATGGAGAAATCTGGTTTCACTGCGAAGACAGGGGCCTATCGCCTGTAGTACATATCCCAGAGAGGCCTTCTTATGAGGGCCTCTCTTTATTTAGGAGGAGAAACCGTGGCTGAACAACTAACAGAGAAGCAAGCCAGAATCCAGATTGAGAAATGGAAAGAGATCTATCAAAACGTGTATGCTGTTGAAATAGGAGAAACATTCTATGTATTTAGAGCTCTTAGTCGTTCTGAATACCGCAAAGCTATGGAGATGTATGAAGATGAATTTGACCGCGCAGAGTATGTTTGTTCTGTCTGTGTTCTTGATCCTGCGGGGATTGATTACACTTCGGATCTAGGCGCGGGTATTCCAGAGACAATAACAACAGAGATCCTCACTCAATCGGGCTTTATTGATGGACAAAGTATCGTTAAAGAACTTATGTTTAAATATGATAACGAGATGAATTCATTTGATAATCAGCTTACTTGTGTTATCGGGAAGGCATTTCCTCAGTATAGACTCGAAGAAATTGAGACATGGGGAATCGATAAAACAATGTGGTTCTACTCAAGAGCTAAGTGGGTACTCAAAACATTTGATGGTATAGAACTCGAAGAAGAGAGATGAGATAAGTGGCGGATAACCAATACTCAAGATACCTGAATAGTGAGAAAGAACAAGAGACTCATCACGGGGTCTGGGGTATTGCTGCACTTGGCGCTGCTGCCACCCTCGCACTGTCCCCAGCAACTCGTAGGATGGCGTCTGAGACGCTTGGAGACGCAGGCCGTATCGTTGGGGGTGCAGCTCTTAGAACGGCTTCATACCTTCACCAGGCCCCTAAGATAGGTGGCCTCATCGGGGATGCAATGTCAGGTATCAAAGCACTTGATCATGCTTTAGACCGACGCTCCCCTGTATCTCATTTTTTAAACCCAGAGAGGTTTAATCAGCGATTAGAATCCTCTTTATCTCGAAGTACCGAAACAGCTATACGTAGACAACAAAGTATACTAGGCGGTATGCCTACTAATATTGAAACAGATTATAGCCAGCTGATTACTGATCTCTCTTCGACAGGCCGAAGTTATATTCGTTCTACTCAAAAGACGTTGGCAATGAATGATCTCAAGACCAAATTCCCTCAGCATTTTGAAAGAGGACTTGGTGAAATTCTTAATGACCTTCACGCTCAAGATTCGGACTTCTTCCTGAACCCTGGAGTAGAACGAATTGAGAATATGTTGAAGAGATACAGTCCTGAAAATAAAGTTAAGAATAACAATGCATTCTCGATAGAACTTCCTGATGAGACAGCTCGTAAAGAATTTGTTGAGGGAATGTTCACTACTCTCCAAAAAAGAGCAGATGCTAGACGACTAGACCGTCGTGTTCTTCGAGGTGCAAAACGGCCTGGATCTATTGATGGTGTTCCTGTACAGGGCAGTGTTAATCTGAAAAACAAGCTCATTGATGACTTTGTTTCTCGCCATCAAAAGAAAGAAACATTCCTTACGAAAATGATGGGTGGTGCAGGATACCGTCCCGTTGTAAATAAAGATTTACTAGAGAAGAATGAATCAGGAAAATGGGTCAATAAGCTCTTTGATAATGACTCTGTCATTCGCCGCCGTATTAATGGTGAGGCTGTCAATGGCCGTATAGGTAATAAAATCGCTGCAATGGCCAATAAAGACAGCAGATTCCTTGATCTTGTTGCAGACCACCGTATATTCATTAATGATGCGGGACATATCGTAGATACTAGAAGTCTCCATGAAGGTCTATATAAGTCTGCTTCGTTCGTTCAACAAAACTTCCAAGTCCCTTTCCTGAGATTTAACCCATTGGATCTTGCACACTGGACCACATACGAAGCAATGAAAGAAGCTCCAAAAACATACTTGATGCAACGAGGAACTATCCAGCCTTCTTTACATGGGGTGGCCGAAACCTTAAGACATCCACGGGCTCATAATCAAGACGCTGCCGTAGGTGTACTGAGCCGAGACTATCTGTACTCTAATAATAAAGTTATGGATTTGGTTAGTGGTGAAATTGTTAAGGATAATGTAACGCTGGCCTCTGCTAGATTCGGTGCTATTCCAAGAGCAATGTCTTCCATTGCAAACTTACATACGGGCGCTGGAGCTAATCGCGGATTCATTAAACGATTATTTGATATCGGCGGACAAGAGTCTGAAACTATTCTTAGTCGAGCATTAAGCACATTCACCAAGTTTGATGATCCAAACTGGATGCGTAACCGCTACAAAACAATTTTTAAAGATGATGCAACGATCAAAGATTTAGAATCTTCTTACAAGGATATCTACGCAGAAATTAACTCCAGAGCAAAGCCCTTGTCCGATGATACTGCAAACTTCTTAAATAGTTATGCGAAGCAAGCGTACGGAGAGTCGAATATCGATCTAGGAAACTTATTTGGGCCTGATGATATTATGGGGTCTCTAGGCCGTATTCGTGCGGGTATGAGTGAAAAGAATGGTCGGATTGCCATGCGTAAAGTAGGCAGTCAGGTCAGCGAGACTTGGGAGAAGTACCACAACAACCAAGGGGAATTTCTAAAGGGTAAGCGTATTGTCTCTGACAATGCTCCTTACCTCATGGGACCTCTACAGCCTTTAGACGTACACGAAACTAATATAGTAAATAGAATTGACGATGTTAAACGCTTAATCCATCAGCACGCTATTGAACAGATCGAGCAAACTGCTCAGGTTTCTGTAGCAGATCTCGTTCGCGAAGGAATCAAGAACGGTAATCTTCCTGAGAAAGCAGCAAGAGAAGTTGGGGATTTGTCTGTCCTTAACGAGTTACACCGCTACTGGGACGATGTTTATCGTTTAGGTCCGCAAGCTAAGACTGAAGCATTAGAAGCTTTTAAGGGCGATCTAATACGTCGTGATGATTTCAGAGAAGTTCTTTCTAATACCGTAACAAACTACACACCAATATGGTCCATGGGCCCTGGCGATCAACCTCCACAGCCTTTTGGTTTAGTCGGTAACCTCGTCATGAATAAAGGCCGAGGTAAGAACTGGATGCTTGAAGACATTAATCGTCAAATTACAGACGGAGTAAGTCCTCTAAAAGCATCAACAAGTTCTGCTATGAAGGTTCTAGGTCAACCATTTGCAGGCCGCAAAAATATTCAAGACTTTACTATGGCATCTATGATTCCGTACTACTTTGCAGAACGTCTGGACAACTCCCTGGCGAAGATCGGTCTTGGTCTCTCTCAAAAAAATAGAGGATCGATGCAGAGTATCATAACCAACCAGTTTGGACGGCGAATTGTTCTTCCATATGTTGCTCTTCAGCAGTTGCAACACCTGGACGGTATGACTGGTGATAGAGTCAGTGACAAAGCCGCGGATACATATGCGAACATGTCTTTGGATACTGCATGGTTTAAACAGTTTACTGGCATTAATCAGATCGGTAAAGAGTTCGCAGAATTGATACCTGGCTTAGATCAGCTATGGAAAACACCTATTGGTGCTGCTGTTAAGTATGGATCATTTGGATTCTTTGGGGACACTCGTAGTGAGGATGAACTTCGTCATTACTATGAAAGCGGAGAAGACGCTGTCCGCAAAGGCCGCTGGTGGGGAATAGGCTCAACAACCCCTTGGGAAGGCGGAAAGATAGACCGCTTCCAGCCTAACTGGTATCGCCGCATGAAGTCTGATTATAAGTTCACAGACACAATGTACGGTAGTGAGAGTGAGTACTGGGCTAATAGTTGGATGCCTACTCTTACTCATCCGTTTGCTCCAATTAAGCACTTCTTGACTGATCCAGATCACTATGAGAAAAAGCATGCTGAAGATCGCCCTTATCCAATTAGTGGAGGCATTCAAGAGCTGGGAATGATCCCGCTTATTGGGCCTGCTCTAAATCGAACAGTTGGTGGTCTACTCAATCCATATCGTGAAAACAAAGACCTGTCGAAGGCTCACCGTGAGTACCAGAAAGAAGTTAATGATTACATTACTTCTCAGTATGATAGCGCGACAGGTGAAGGCGTTATTCAGTTCATGCCTGCGGGTGGATACAACCTGCTATCTGAGTCTTCCTCCTTCGGAGGTGGTTTTGGTGAAGGTCTTTCTTCATTAGATGCTCCTTCTCTTCCGCAGCTAACTCGGTATGGGAAAAGTGGTCCTAGTAGCTCAGGCGCTTATACTACAGGTGCTTTGGCTATGGACAATCTCGGATCTATCAACGCAGGTATAGTTGCTGCTGGTGCTGGAGGAACAGGCGCTGGTGCTGGTGTAGGACCTGGTGGCGGTATGTTGCTCCCAGCACGCCCTATGAGCAGCCTGGAGTCGCTTCGTGACCCAGACTTTGTAGCAGACCTTAAGGACATTGGAAGCCCGTACAGCGGCTCACAGGTCCTTGGAGACATGTGGTACGGCCTTACAGAACAAGCGGGTATCTATGGTTTCTCTGCAAATATGGCAATGGGAATAGATACGAATATTCGGAGTCAGAAGTTAGACCGCTCCAGCCGTATGATGAGTTATGGCCGTTCCTTCTGGGATATGGAAATGGGCGGTGCCGATGGATTCTTCGGCGGCGAGTTCTCAGAAATTGCTCGTCGTTATCTAGCAAAAGATCCACGTAAACAGTATTACAATCCTCTGCAAAATAAGATGCCTGATTGGTTGCCAGGCGTTAACTACTTCATCGATTTCCAACATGGAGACCCATATACTAAAGTTGCTAAGGGTGAAATGAGACTTCCTGGCGCTGCGTATGAGAGCCTTAACAAGCTCCATCCTGACACCTTTGGAGACTATGGTGCATTTGATCGATTCAAGATCCTGGCTGACGTTGCACCTTACTCTGATGAATATAAATACTGGCGTCGAATGGTTTCTCAGATGAAAGAAGCAGGCGCACTGACTACGGGCATGGAAGATGAATACGCAGAAGTCCGTGATCAAGTGGCTGCTAAGAAAGATAAATACCACTTCTATCCAAACAAATTCCGCAATGCAGAAGTCGATAACCAGAAAGTGACTGTTACTAAGGTTCTTGATGCGAATACTTTCTTAACTGCGGAACATCCAAACAATCCAATTCGTCTTGCAGGTGTTAAGGTAAAAGCGGATGCAGAGAAGGCGAAAGAATGGCTCCAGCAGTATATCTACGAGGGCGCTAAAATTACGATTGGTGTAGACGCTGACCCAATCAATAGAGTCCGTGACGATACGATGAACACGATGCACGCTGTTGTATATAGTAACGGCAATGACCACAATCCTTTCTATATGAGTACCAAAGGGCAATCCGTTAATGCAATGCTGGCTCGTAAGTTTGATAAGAAAGACGGCGTAAATGCTTCAGGTGAAAATACGGGTGTAGGCACTATCGCTATGTATGACAAGACGCAGGTCACCGTAGGCCGCATGATGGAATGGATGACTCATGATGCTATTCCGAAGATCCCAATCGTTGGGGTAATTGCAGACAAGTTTATGCAGGTTCGTTCACCACTTGAAATGTACAAGAAGAATGAAGTCTATGGTAAAGCTTGGAGACCTTGGACAGATCCTTGGGGTGGATGGATTCAGCCGATGTTGGAAACCGCAGCCTCTCAGAATCCTCTGGTTGGTGCAGCACAAGGCTATGGTATTGGATGGCTCTTTGGTAAGAAGGGCGCAGGTAAGTATTATGGTAAGTGGGTTGGAGCTGCTGTCTTTGGTGGACTCGCGGCTGCACGTAGCATCGACGAATTTGTAGGTCGTCGTTCTCCTGGTGGAGATGACTACGCCTGGATTCCTAAGCGAAGAGAAAAAGAACGTGCTATTAATGAGTATTTCGATGTTCTGAAATACATGAAGTATAAAGGTCTCTACGAGAGAGCTGCTGAGCGAGCTAAGGACGAAGAGGGGATCGACGTCGATCAACTTGTCGGAGACAGCGGTGACCGCGGTCAAAAGAATAAAAAACTTCGTAATTATCTGGATGCTTCGAAAAAATGGCTTTCCATGGCGAAGAAGATAGGTTATGTTGACGAGGACGTAGTCGAGGAACAGTTAGATAATGTTCGTAGCCGACTCAAGATGATCGATCAAGACCGCGGTTCTTACCGTATCGGTTCGAAGACGATGCAAGCTCTGCAATATAAAGAGCAGTATGAGTCCACACTATACGGGGCAGATCCGAATGGAGACATGACAAAGATCTTCCGAGCTCTTCCTAGTAAGGACCGTGAATTCTTTACTCAATTTATGACTGCGGCTCCGAAAGAAAGAGAAGAAATTCTTCGGTTGGTTCCTAAGAATCAGCGTCGGTTCTACCAAGCAAAATGGGGTATGGACACAGACGAGCCTGAGAGCTTAAACTCGTACTTTAAGGATCACTATCTCCCTAATGCAAAGTGGGAGGGCTGGGATGCCAATGTCAATCTTGACGATATCAAACTTAAAGTCGTTCGAAACGAAGGTCTAGAACTGACAGAGTTTGGAATGTGGCAGGATGATGTAAAGAATGCAGACTCTTCTGGGGTTAATCGAATTGAACCATTCCGCCCTAGCATGTCGATTGATATCACTAGAATCGAAAAGATTCTTCAAGGCGCAGGGCTTAAGGATGCGCAGGTGAGTATGACGACTTCACCTTTACAGGGTGAGAATAAGATAAGTCTTGCAATGGACTTTATCAAAGACCGTAGAGATGAAATCGTCTCGGAGTTTAACAATAACATGGGTTCAATATTTGGATAAAGGGGAATGTAGCGATGGCTAGTTACGAAGACGCAGCGAAGAAAGCTAAACTGAATTATACATACATAGGATCGGGCGAGAATTCTCGCCTGGTCTGGTCTAGCATTCGAAGCGGATCTTTTAAAAGAAGCGAACCGCTTGGGGAGATTTATGCCCGAAATGCACAAGGTATGCTTGGGGCTCCCGCTGAAGAGCTTGGTATCTACCGTAGCGTAAGCCCTGGCAATTGGTTTGGTTCGAGTCCGCAAAAGACCATCGAAAATTTGTTATCCGTAAGACCTGGAGACAATGTATTTATGATGGACATAGAAAACCTGGGTACTTTCGGAGGCAAAGGTAGCGATAGCCTCCCTTGGTATTCCCCAACAGAAATAGCGATTGGACAGCGGAAAGTTTCCAGCAATTATACCTTTGAAAGAATGCCAAAGTCCAAAGAGGTATCTCTTCTTGTTCGGCCTACAGACAATGTCTTTGCTCATATTGATTCTCTGCTTCAGAAAGTAGCGAGTAATGGTTATGCCACAAGCTCATTGTCAAAAGATGAACGCCGTACGTTGAATGACCTTATCCTCTATGGGGATGATGATCCATTTGGCAATGGTTATTTCAGTAAAGGTAAAAACGGCGCTACCTATCTTAATAGACAGCTTCGAGACAAGCAGGCTCCTACAGGATTTATCTTTACTCCTGACCAAGTAAAGCGGATGCATAAAGGTCGTACTAACTTATCTTACGGCAGTTCACCAGAACAAGTTGTAAGTGAGCTTGCACGAGTTATTGGTGGGCGAAAGAATGCGATTATTGGTGGCGCAAACATTGATGCTTACGATATTCCAATGATGAAAGACTATTTAATGAACCATCTAAACCCGCTAGTTACTAGTCCTAAGCAACAGAAAGAGCTAACAGCGTTAGTAAACAGCTTCGGTTCAGGTCGAGTAGTGGATAATCTTCAGATCTTTAGAACGTTTTTCCGCAATCAAGCTAGTATATTTGGTAAGAACCTGAAACAAGAGCAGGTTGCAGACATGCTTGGTATCTCTAAGGGTGTTGCGCATACAGCGATTGATGACTTGAACACTTCCGCGGACATTTTTAACAAGCTGGTTTCTTCTCAGAATCTGATTGGTCCGAATGGTATTGGAGTGAAAGGTCCTCTCAGTGCTTCGTGGGATAGAACTCCTTTTAAAATGGGCGACTCCTTATTCTCGGTTAGTGGCATGTCTTCGTTTGAAGCATCACGTAATGGTAAATTTGATATGGTTTATAAGCGAGACGAAAAAGGTCAGCTTGTTCCTGTGTATGAAAATATTAAACCGAACCCAATTTATAAAAATACAGCTTATACATTAGAAAAAACAGTTAAAGATTTCCAGATTGATGGGAAAAGCCACTTTGGAGCTGTACTTCGCAACCAAACTCCTGATGGCGAAGACCTTTATCACATGATTTTTAGAGAAAGCGAAGATGAATTGCGTTCTGTTTTTGGGCAGCATTTCATTCCTATGGATCATCTATCTGAAATTGAGCGTAAAACACTGCAAGGAAACACTATGGCTGACCGCGCTCGTCGTCGTTGGGACCGTTTATTCAGTCCTGAAGGCGGCGTTACACAGATTAAACGAATGATTGGCGGGGTTGAAGCTGAAGCAGCTGGCAAATCCCCAGAGGAAGTCCGAAAAGCACTTGGATACATGGACAATAAGGGCGTCTTCCAAGAAGCAAAACCTGAATTTGTTCGAGACTACCAGCTTTTGAAGAAGCGTGTAGCAGGGGAAAAGGATCATATCCTTGACTTTATCTCTGAATTGGAGAAATCTCCGCTTCAAGGTGACAGCTCTAGTGCTAAATATGCCCAAGGCGTAGCTCTGAAAAACTATCGTAAGATCATTGACGCTGAATTTGGTGGAAACACAATGGAAGTTCAGCTTCCAGATAGCCAAAAAGTAATCCCTATTAAGATGGATGGGGAAATACATAACATTTCATTAAAAGATCCTGCTAGTGTTGAGTCGGGGATCAAACGTGTTGTAGGTAGCGGCTATGATATGGGCAAGCCATCGATGCGTATTACGAAAAAGCGTCTCAAAACAATGATCGATGAGCTACGTACGAAAGGTCGCTCAGGACTTACAGGTTCAGCGGCTAAAGAAATGTACCGATTGATTGATCGCCTAGATGACCATGACTCTTTAGGTACACTTTACACTGAAATTGCAGGTCGTATTCATCAAGAACATACCTATGAACAAGCTAAAGGACTCAACGGTATGGGTATGAGTACTATGACCGTTGAAGATCCTTTTAATGTGAACCCTTTGCGTGCTCAAAAAATTCGTAGTGGGTACGGCGGTAAGCGTGCATCGATTCATCAACGCGCAATCCTTCCTGCCGTTCCATTCCGCTCGAATTCCTGGCAAGGTCAGGGCCTGATCAATCCTACAGACAGTATCTTTAACCAGATGATCCAGACTCATGACAAGGTATTCAATAATATACTCGAATCCACGGGAGCTAAAAACTCTTCATTGGTAAGCCAAGGCATCTCTGAAACACTTACGGATCTTGCAAGAGCATTCTCCTCTGACGACGTTGCCGTTGGATTTGTTTATGATGAAAAGCATAAAGGTCTAGTAATGGCGCTGACTAATAAAAAGCAAGCCGCAGAGATCTTCAGCCTTAAAGGAAACGAGATTATTGAACACAGTAAAGTCGCCGCAATCAAGGTGCCCCTTCTGAATGAGAAAAACAACGTATTCGTTCCTGGGCAGGAAAGATCTGCTCGTCTTATGACCATGGAGATGAGCACGGGACGCAACCGCGGCAAGCTTATGCTAGGTTCTGGTGTCGATGTTGTGAGCCAGCAACTGATTCGCTCCTCGAAGAAAATTAAAGACCTTGTACTTCAAGGTCGCGCACCTGAAAGTGAATCTTGGGGAAATAATATTGTTCGTCAAACTATAGGATCTCTCTCTATGAACAATAAATATATGAGTGAAGATGGTTTAACGAAGGAAGAGGCTCGTAAATCACTCCGTGCAAAACGATTGCGCACAGGTCAGATTGATGTAGCAGGTCTTGCTAAAAGCTGGTATGCAGATCAATATGGTAGTGAAGCTCTTAAAAAGAAAGAGTATGAAGCCTCCAGCAAATTCAAAGGATCATTCCTCGACTCTTTAAACATGAAGGAACGTCGAAAGTTCGATCAAGAAGCGCCTACCTATGCAAGCAAACTGAATCTCCATATCAATTTCCAGAACGTTAAGGATACCTTAGCCGCCAACAATATTCTTTCTGCGGTTGGTGTCGATGCTAGACAAGACACACCTTTTGGTTTCTGGAACTCCATGACGCAGGAAAATATCCAAAAGTCTGTCAACTATCTTCCACTTGATCGGAATCGTGTAGTTGATGGTCTAAGTCGTGGAGGAAAGAGTGCTGACCAGATCAGTAGATATCTGACTCCTGGACTAGTAACAGATGTTGGTAAGAATATATACGACCAAGAACTTGCATATCTGAGTACTCGGACAGCCTATATCGACGATTCCCAGCTTAAAGGTATGATGGAAAAAACGATGGGCAAGTCCAATCCGATGATGACAACTTATGATGGTATGGTTCTTGTTCGTGAAAGCTATGCCAAAGGGCTTGTTACTTCTCGCGAAAGCCGTATACGTATGGCTGAAGGTGCAAATATTGATCGTAGATTGATGGACATGCTCGGTACTGAGATAGGCGAAGATGGTATTATCCGTGTTAAAGAAACTCTAACTGAATCTGAGCGCGATATCATGTCTCTGTTAGATCGTGACAATCGTATCGGAAGCCCAACAAAGGGGCATATCACTGTTGGAGCTTTAATGAAGGATGATAAGGTTAGAGAATCATATCGTTATAATGGACGTAGTGAAAAAGCAATCTTTAAAGGTCTGGATACTACAAACAACTCCTTAATCTTCGAAGAGCTTCAATCCATGTCTGATGGTGTAAAGATCATCTCTGAGGCTGGTCACCGTGTTACGGCTCGTGTTGCTTCTGATGAAATCCTTAACGCGCTAGGCATTGAAGCGGATGTCGTTCTTCCAAAAGCGAAGTTCTCGAAGGAACAGTACGGATCATTTGTGAACTCAAAAGTTCGACTCGTTATTGATGAAGCGCAAAAGCAAATCGATAAACAATTTACTGTTGGAGACGTTAAAAGAGTCGAAGCTATGGATAATGCGATGGGTGCAATCCGTGGGTTTATGACACAACATTTCGGTCTTAGTGAGGGAGATGTTAAGCTTTCTAAAGGTCAGTTGATTATGAACTCTAATCTGGGTGCAAATGCCCAGGGCTCATTCAATCTTCAGAGTGTCCAAAACTTCCTTTCTGAGTTTGACAAAGAAGAGAACAAATGGATTGGTGCTGGTGGCTTCCTCAAGAATACCATTGAATATGGACAGGAATCATTTGGTAACGCAGATGTCTATAACTGGGAAAACTCAATGGGCGCTACCTTCGAGGGACGTTTTGATCCTCGTACGGGACGGATGAAAAAAGTTGAAAGCATTGATGGTCTTGTTAGCTGGGGGATTAAAGAAACAGGAGCAATCAGTGATCGCGCAGACCGTTTCTTAGGCGAAGGGAATGCTGTCTCTTCATGGGTAAATAAACATGTAAGTGCAGCTGCTCGTGCGCAGAACAGAGACATCGATGGATATGCTCGTAATCTCATTAGTGCTTCCTTAGACTTAACAGATACTGACCTTCAGCAAAAGGGGATCTTGCGTGAGGGCGAAGTTGTTATTCGTACACGTGGTGATTCTTTCCATATCAATGATAGAGACGGTATCCGTGCAGGCCGTATTAATAACGGTATCACTGAAATATCCGCACACACTTTCACTGACCCTCCACAGTCAGGTTACAAAGGACAAACGCGGACTGTTGGAGATTATAGTAATACCGTAATTCAAATGGGCGGAGAGCATGTCGAACTCTTTGAGAACGGCAAAGCAACTGGTAAAAAGATGAGTGACGCTATCCGTCAAAATGGTGGAACAGCGCTCTTCGAATTGCCAGGGGACAACTTCGGTAGAAAATATGTTCGTTTCTTTGATTCTCATATCGCTAGTGTGCCTATTAATGCCGATGAGAGTATGGCAGTACTTACTGATCTTCAGAAAGCGCAAATTAAGATTGCATCAAAATCGAAAGAGTATCAGGCAGCTCAGACACCTGAAACAGAGACAGCCCTTCGTAATGCAATTAGTAATTATGATGAGCAGGTTCGATATGAGATCACTTCATCTAAAGGTAGTATCGCGAAGAAGCTCTTAACATCTCAGCAGGACATGTCAGGTCGGTTTCGTGCTCAGACTGTGAATCCTCTAGCGAGTGGAAACTTTAAAGAAGGTTCCCTGTACGTTAGCGAACAGCGGATGCTGGAAATGATCGATGGCGCTGAAGACAAGGTTCTAAGAGCTACTAATGCAGAGAGACATAATGTACTTTCTACAGAATGGAAAGAAGCCAATAAGAATCTTAAGACAAGTGATCGTATCCCGAAGAATATGTTCATGCGCGAAGCAGCACTTGCGGAAATCAAAGAGAAGGGTTTATATGGATTTGTAAACCGTTATCCAACGATCCATGAAAGTACGAACGCTGTACTTAAGGTTGAGGTCTCAAACGAACTGACAAAAGCGAACGCACGAACAGGACTATTCACTGTTGGTACAGCAACTTCTCTAAATGCCGACTATGATGGTGACTTTATCTCTAATGTGCTTGCTCATTATAAATACCAAGAGGGCGCAGAAGTTCATCAAGCTATGGCTAAAATCCATCAAGGATCGTTGCCAGAATTTGAAGCTGTCGCTAAAGAAGTTCGCTCAGATATCGAGAGCAAGGCATCGGCCCAAGGGGTAACAGTTCAAGAGCTGTGGAGAAGTGCAGAGTTCCGTAAAGAATTCCACGAGCAATGGGCACCTAAAGTCGGTCCGCTTCAAGATGCTGAAACAGCTATCGCACGTTTAGGTAAAGCGGATGTAGGGGTCCTCGATAATACTCGTTATAAGCTTTCGAGTTTGATTTACGGGGTTAAAGAGACACTCAAGTCTGGCGGAATGCTAACCGAAGAGCGCTCTGCTGAACTATCAACAATGAGAAGTCACTTGGATGACTTTGGTCGAGCCGTTTCCCAGAAAGCAATCTCTTCCAAAAAATTCAAGATAGAGGACTTCGTACAGAGCTATATTGCGAATAACGAAGGCGCAACACTTGAAGCTGCTCAGGAATATGCACGAACAAACCTCATCCAACGGGATGCTGCCTTAGAAGACCTGAAAGGCGGTATCAATCGTCCTGATGGTGATGGTATTGAGCGTATCCGTAAAGCAAACTCCGTGCTTGGAATTTTCGATACTGCTTCAGGCGCTGGCTTCACTCCAACTGACGCTCAACCATTTGAATTTGAACACATGCTTGATAGCCTGCAAAAGACAGGGCAGTATACAGGAAGAAGCCGCGGACTCTTCAATGACGTATCCGATAAACTATTCGTTTCTGAAGGGATCAAATCCCCAGAAGACTTGAGTAACATGCTGCGAGGCAAAGGAACTTCAATTTTAGAAACACCTGGTATGCAACATTTAATTAATTTTGATCCTCGTATTGCGGAATCACTAGAAAAACCCTTATCATACTCTAGTAAGGCTTTAGCATCTAACTTGGAAGAGCCAAATATGGGTAGTCTACTTCGTGAATCTCAGGCAACACCTCTTAGCGAGGAACTACTAGGCGGAGCTACTACCGCTAAAAATTCTGGGGAAAAAGTACGGGAGTTAGCTGACAGATTTGCCGCAGGCTTTGGCGGTGGAGGTTCGGCAGGGTTTGGCACAATCAGAGCTGCTGGTTTAGTCTTCGGAGGGCTTTGGGCTGCTAGTGCAATCACTAGAGGTGGTCCTACTCCTGAAGAAACAGTTCGAGGTAAGGATGGAGTTATTGAAGAGTCTATGCCTCGCGGTTCTGCGATGGGAATGCTTGATAAATCTCCTACTGCACGAGTTACACCGAACGAGGATGGAGAACACATTAATATCTCGATTAACAGCAAGCAGGCCTCCACGATGAGTGAACAACAAATCGCTGCACTGGTGCATGGAGAACTTAACGCTATGATGCCAATGCAGTTAAACATGAATATGAATGTACAAGATAATACGACGAACCTAGATCAGCAATGGCTACAAGGGATTGTATCCCAAGCGATTAGCGGAGGTCGTATCATCTCATAGGAGGAGTAGAGCGGATGATCTCAGTAAACGCAGCACGGGTACATAGAAATCCATATAGTAAGAGTTGGGAAGCGAGCTTCCTGACTCCTGATGGTAAAGCTGAATTGACAATATGGAAAGATAATAAGGTAGCTTCCTTTGTAGGTGCTCGTTTGGTTGAGGTCATTGCCATGCTTGAAGCTGCGAACAGTGACTGGAAATGGAACAGCGGCGTCACATATGATGAAGACTTTTACCTGAAATACACTAAAGAGACAGAGGGCGGGAGAATTAATGTCTCCAGCCTTGACCTCTCTATTCAAGCGTATAATCTTATCTTGAAAGAGCTAAATCCTTCTAAGTATGATATCAACAGCGTGAACCTCGGTAAGGAACGGACAAAGACTTTTTACTTTGGTAATAAATATGACCTGGTCTGGGAGCATCTCCCTGGTGACCGTTCTTGGTTAGTTGTCGGTAAAGGAACAGTTATCGACGGAGATACTATTGATGTCTTAATATCTCGCCGTGGGAACAGCCTAAATACATACGATGATTTTGATGAAGGAAAAACTATTCGTATTCGTTATGCAGGAGTAGATACTGCTGAGACACTTAAGAACATTAACGGTTCTGTTTCTGAGGATGCAGATAATCGGAATAATGAGATCTCTAGAAAATACAAGATCGATATGGATACCACCTATCAAATTGGTGCGCTAGGCAAACAAGCAACTGTCGATATCTTAAGCATTGCTGGAGGCACAGTTATTGTTGATATTGATGTAAAGAATAATGCACCCGCAAAAGACGGAACAGGTAGCCGTTGGATGGGTGTTGTCTATAAGACAGTATATGCTCTGGCTGACGAAGCTTTATCTGACAGCGAATGGTACATCAATGCGAATAAAAGTTTGCTTGCAAGCTCTACGCAGTTTACTTACTTTGATGACCAAGGCAAAGAAAGACATGTGCCTCTTGGTTTCCCATCGGCAACATATCAGTATCAGAATAACAACACAAAGTTTGATACGATTAACTGGGAATACGTTGAAGGCTATGACTCCAGCGATAAGGTCCAGGCTATTCAGGCTGAAGACGAAGCTCTAAAGGTCGCTGCCGAAAAAAAGATTCAAGAAGAACTTGCTCGGATGCGCTATGACAACGAGCTGACAACAAAAACAACTCATACTTATATTATTAAAAAGGGAGATACTCTATCTTCTATTGTTAAAGAGTTCGCTGGCAAAGGGTACGAAGTCGATAAGAATACGCTGATTAGTGCGAATAATCTTTTGCCTGATGAAAATGGCAACTTCGTTTTGTACCCTTCTATCACAAGCATCGTTGTTCCTATTGTAGTTAAGCTTACCGAAGCTCAGAAACAAAATGAGTTCGTTGTTGGCGCAGAAGCTATCCAGGATAATACACTGAACTTCTTTTCAGGTATGGATGATCGCAGATCTATGACATCTCCTTATCATATGCGTATTGGGGATGTGCAGTTTATTATTCCGCCGCTATCTATTCAAGTGAATACGACCTCTAGTATCGAGAAAGTGAAAACTCTCCGTACCAAGTCTTCGATGATGGTTAAGGCTGGATCTTCTCATCAGACAATTAGCTTACAGCTGTATTTCCATGATCTTGAATCCATCAACGGTTACCCTGTGAAGATGGCTGATGGTGGGTACTATTACATGGATGGTCTTCGTTCATTGATTGCTCAGTTCAAAAAAGCGCCTTTTCTTCCTATCGAGAATGAATACATCAATGAAGTTATGAATATTCATGATGTCATTTTGGTGAACCTAAATGTAGCTACAGTCCCAGGATTCCCTCATTCTATTGCGGCTACCCTCATTCTAGCTCAGTTCGATCATGAAGCTTATATGCCCCACGTAGAATTCCTTGATCAGCAAATTAACTATCCAATGTTTCGTTGGTACTATCAACAAACAATGAGAGATCAGAAGAATCCGTACAGATCCTATCTGGCTCCTATTGAAGGCGAACTCACAAACGATTTTCACTTTACGATTGCAAGTGAGAGCGATCTGGCTGAGCGTCAGGACTCTGTCAAAGAACTGCGCTTTCTATCCAGTGCTTCCGAGTTCAATACCGAATACGCTGATGGTAAGAACCTGTTAGGCCGTATGGCTATTGATGGAGAACGTGTATCTCAAGCGCTTGATCAACTGAATAGATGTGCTTCTCTTAGAGTCAGAAAAGGCAAAGACTTTCCGTCAAAATTCAGTCCTACTTTGAATAAGGATGTTTATGAGGCTATCTATGGAAAGAATTTCTCTTTAGCAAATAGCGATGCGTTCTACTTGCCTATGGAATGTACATTCGGATTGATATCCAGAACTACAGATCTGATTGTTCTTCGGGTAAGCGCCGAAACCAATAGGGCTAAGATACCAAAGAAGCTACTTATAACTGATGTCGCTATGAATAATAAGAATCAAGATCTATATGCGTTTGACCCAAACAATACTACACACTTGGGTTATTTAGTTACGATCAATAAGTCTGAGATCCAAGCAAATTTCCAGAAGACGGCATACAATGTGAATTATCAAAAGTTGCAAGAGAAAGCAAATTCAAGCGAAGGCACTATTATCATGGAAGATTACTACGTGGATAATGTATTGATTACTTCAATGAATGTGACATACGAAAACAACTTCGCTCAAGTATCAACTCAGATGGGGGACCACCCAACTTATCAATACATGGGATCACAAGATCCTTATATTCAAGTGACGATGGAAACCGATGATCGTAACGCTATCCGTTCTATTCGAGAGCTTATCGAAAAGTCTGATTATTACTCTAAGAAATATAGACTAGGAATCTCCTCAGGCTTCGTTGGATTTGAGAATCAGCTGACCCGCCTGTTTGGTGTTAATAGCGTGATGATCGAATCTTGTGTTACTCGGACTGTGCCTGGATTCCCTAACCGTTTCCAGATTGAAATGACTCTTTGTGGATTTGACAAGACACAAAAAAGATCAGAAACTCTGGATGGATTTGCAGCAACAGATTCTACAAAGATCGAAGAGAGACATGTCTCTACAGTAGAAGGTAGAGATCCTATCGTTGTTGAACGTAAGATGAAAGATCTTGAACTTTATCCTGACTTGGAACTTCCTACATACCAAGAGTTAAACAACGCACTCGGTTATATTAAAGCGGGCATTCGCGCTTATCACAATCCGTCAGGCGCAAAATATGTAGACCCTGACTTTTATATCTCCACATCGTGGACATATCGAAACTATTTAAAACAGTACAAGTATGAAAAAGAGACAGGAACAGAAACAGAGATTGGACTGACAAGAATACAGGACTACTCTGGTTTCGTAGCTACTACGAAGCTCGATAGCGAAAATATTTTTGATGCCGACGATGCAAATATGGCTATGTTTAATAAGCTCGCTCAAGATACAGAGGCTGCTCGTAATGCAAGCACTGAACTAACTAAAGTGTCTTTCATGTCTAACCAAGACAGCAGTGAAACAGCTAGAACTGCGTTTTCGACAGAAGAAGGCTCGGAGCCAACAACGAACTGGGGTGGCGTTGGCAAGACACTACAGTCTTCAGGACAGTCTGTGGACTCCTGGATGGAGAACTTCAGCAATGTTACTGCGTTCCCAACCCAGACAGAAATTGATGCTTGGACAGGAGTTAGTGGTGTAACACTTCAGCAGTTCCTTGTTAATCCAACGAAGCTTGAAGTTTATAAAGAGATTTATGCCATTATAGATGAGCTGTTTGCTGGCTTTGTATTCGATGAGCGAAAAAGTTCAAGCAAGGTGGTCAAAGAAAAATTAACCTATGCCAGCATGGATGATTACGCGAAAGCATCTTATCTATGGCTGAAACATTCTGGTGATCCTAAATGGAAGAATGCTCCAAGTATTTCTATTGGTTCTATTCCTTACTCCGACTTGAACGCTACTAAAGGAATGATTACGCGAGAACGGGCTGCCAACATCCTGAAGTCCTTGCTTAGTCAAGAAAGCGGATGGGAACAACTCTATCATGGAGCTAACGGATATACAGCCAAGCTCTATCCTGGCGAATCTTCTTCTCAGAGAAAACAAGCTGCCGCAGGTATTGGCCAGATCACTTTGATTGTCCATGCCTATAGCGTGTCTGAGGCGAGACGGTTAACATGGGATTGGAAATTTAATATCCGTCGTATGGCAACTATCTTTAAAGCCCAGCTCAAGAAGATGAATGAGTCTGATGATATCCAAGTTCGTTCTAGAACATGGGAATGGGCTGTCGTTGCATACAACAAGCCAAAGAACTTTAAGGAAAGAAAGCTCAAGAGTGAGTACTATGTTCCAGTCATCGAAAAATGGTTTGAAGGTCGGTACAATAGTACGGAGAAAAAGTTTGCAACACCTTCTGCCAAACTGGATAACAGTGTATACAGCTATCTGAATAATGTATCTTCCACTGCTGTAGCACTCATCCGTACTGATCGTGAAGCCATGATCAAGGAGATCATCCGATTCGAGCAGCAGTATAGTGTCATTATTGACCAGCGGGTAAAAGATGAACGGGTAGAAAAAATAAGTGATGAAATCCTGATGAAGATGTACAAGATTTACTCTCAAAGTCCTCTTGTTTTGGATAAGAACCCACTAGTACTTTCTTTAGAAACAGCAAAGCAAGCACCAAAGTCTGACCTTCAAGTGTATCAAGAATATACTACTGTAGCTAAAGCTCTGGGGATTAACAACTTGAAGTACAATGAAACACCTCAAGAAACTTGGAGAGACATGTTTACGGACATGTGCGAGTATGATCAACGAGGAAGAATGCTTAGAGCGTTCCCAACCTTCCAAATGTTTATTATTGATGAAGGTCGATGGATGGCTAACTATCGTCTATGGGACAACTTCTATGGGTTTAATGCTATAACTTCCATTGACGTCCATAAGAGTCGGAACATCGCAGCAGATACTGCGGTTGTAAAGATGACTAACATCTATAGTAACTTGACTTCTAGACGTATGGAAGACCGATATGGTGATTGGGAGTATAGTATCTGGGATAACTTCATTTTTGGACAACCAACGCAAGAGCTTCTAAACGCAAGAACAGAGCTAGTCGATGGAATGTTCCTACAAACAGGCGCTCGTATACACCTGCGCTTGGGTTATGGATCAGATGCAACATCTCTTCCTGTCATGTTTAATGGAACAATTACAGAGATGGATACTGATGATCTTATTACGATCATTGCTCAAGGTGATGGTATCGAGCTTACGAATGTAATTAGCGCAGACCCTGATGAGACTAACGATGCTTTCATGAAAAAGCTTACAGAGCCTCGTGATTTACTGGCTAAGTTAATGACCTCTAAGGGGAACTGGTTCAAAGATGCAATCAACTACCAGTCGGGCGGCAGATTCTTTAAAGATAATCCGCTAGGTATTCTTCACTTCGGTAATCCTGTAAAGACTCCAGGAACCAACGCTTCGATTGGAAGCATCTTCGGATGGCATATTACGGATGCACAATATGGTGAAGCTGTGCAAAATATCTATTCCAGTAATGGAGCGAATACATTTAGCCAGTGGACGTATCAAGATGGTGCATCTATGGGCGTAAAATGGAATGGCTTTGGCTTCCTTCCTCAGTGGAGTGGTGACGAGATGGACATTGAGATGAAGCTATATGGACAGAGCACTTGGGATGTTGCCCAGACACTGGCTTACACATCTCCAGACTATATTGCAGCCGTGCTTCCTTTTGAAACCAGATCAACATTGTTCTTCGGGAAACCATACTATCGTGTAGCTTATCGTTATGATAGCTTGTATAACTGGAATGAACTGGATAGCTACTGGGAGCGGGTTGTTACTAAAGAAGTCCGCAAACCATTCCAGCAGTTCCATATTTATAACAGCATCACTGATATCATTGGCAACAAAATAAAAGCTTCTGAAGACGGTGTTTATACAAACATCATTGCTAGATCTGCTTCAGGAGAACAGAGCTTGCTTCAACAGGCAGACTTTGATATCAGATACGATAAACAGAAGACTAAGGTTATTGAAACTAACCTGACGGACCCATCTCCATTGGTCCCAGACTTCTGGACAATTGATAAGCAGCTCAATTACTATGCTCAAAGTGTACTGAGAGACTCCGTGAAGGATATGTACAAGGGAACTCTAACAGTTCTAGGTGACCCATCAGTAAAGCCACACGATATGTGTCATATGACAGACATTGTGCATGAGATGAATGGTCCGTTCCTTGTAAAAGACGTGACTCACAGCTTCTCCTTAGAGACAGGATTTATTACGATGATCACTCCTGATGCTGTCGTCGTCGTTGACGATATGTCTACAATTTCTCGTGCAACTTGGTTCTGTTCCGCCTCTATTGGCCTATCCTCTTACGTGCTAGGGAAATACCTTGCTGCAAGAACCATGAGTAAGATTATGGGAACGGCAGCTGTATCAAAGGCAGCACAGTGGACAGGTTCGGTGACAGGAAATGCGATGTTAAGGCTTGCCTCGATGCTTTCACCTGAGAAGGGTGATGCAGACTTTGGTCGGTTCAAAGAGCTGCTTCGTGAATATGATGACGTCAAAAAGCCTGGGGCTATACGAAGCGAAGCTAAGGTTATTGAGGAAATGGGTCAGGTTCTTGAGAAAATGAAGGGTAAAGTATCCACAATCGAAGGAACGGGATTAAAAAAGCTTGGCAAAGTGAGTCGTAAGGGGTTAGTCTCTGTCTCAGAAGGCATAGTGAAAAACCTTGGTGAAGGAAAGAATGCAATGAACTTCCTCAAGGTCGGTGGATTCCTTGTTGGTGGGCCATTAATTGCTGTAGATGTTCTTGCAGGGCTTGCCGTAAGTTATATTGCCGCAACGTGGGCTGAGGCCTTCCTTCGGAATAAAAAAGCACGTCAAGCTGTTATGATCATGCCAATGAAATATCAGCAACGTAATTTTACCGCTGGGATTAATGGATACGCTGGTTCCGTCGTGGGCAGTAAACCAGGGAAAATGGACCAGTTCTACATGGGGGCTGGGTATGCTGGAGCAGACGATTGGACGGCTGCGTTAGGAAAGACGCTCAACTACTTCTTCGATAATCAAAGTCTAAATCCATTTGATGAAGAAGCAGGCTTAGGTAGTGTAGACTACTATATTAACTCAGGAGAGCGGACAGAAAGTTCAGGCTCCAATGACACCTATATTGAAGAATCGTGGACGAACAATGAATAAGGGGAGAGACATATGGCGGAGAGATCTAGTAGCAAGATCAAGTGGGAGCAAGATTATGTAGAGAAAGTAAACTACATCTCCGAAATTGCCAGCTCTGAAGTTGAAGGTATTCAGAACAGAAAGGTACTAGCTGCGGCTAGTGCCTCCGCTGTTACTGGTATCTCCAGCACAGATCCTAACTTTATCGGCCCTATACAGACCGATGTGGTAACAGCAAGCGTAGATCCATCATCTATTGTAATTCCTGGGAATATGAAGTCAGCCTATTTGACAGGTAACACGGTCACTATCCCTACAGGCAGTAGAAAGGACTATCACAAAGCACGTATATTGGCAGCAAGACAAGCGAATTTCGCAGGATTTGTTCCTGTGAGCACAGAACAATTCTACTTTGTACATCCGAAGCAGAATACTTTCGCAGCAGACTTCGCTAATATTCTTCCACTGCTCTATCAAGTTATTGCTCCGAAGATCGGTGTGAAAAAGATACAGATTAATTCAGGGTTTAGACATGACCCCGTACAATCGCAATGGAGTCCTCATATGTGTGGAATCGCCATAGATATCGGTTCTTTTGGACAAGAAAGATATACTATTGCAGACGCTGCATGGAGTCTTGGGCTTCGAGGCGTTGCCATTGGTCAATCTTTTGTACATATAGATTGTGGACCCGACCCCATCTCAGGATGGTCTTATCCAGGTGTACCTAAATATAGAGGGCCTTCGAGCCATTAAGGAGGAGATGAAATGACAACTCCTATTCAGCAGCTTATATATGATACTGTAGTTAAGCCTAGTCTTGATTCCATTACCTATGAAGCTAATGGTAAAATCATGTCCGTGAACTATCATGAACAGACCTTAGACGTTCGATGGGCAGATCGTCATGGTGGAGTCCATACCAGTCTTGGGTTGTCTATGCCGCAAGATGGAAATGGAATATTTAAACAGAGTCCAAAGATTGGACAGCGTGTAAAACTTGGTTTTATTAATGGAAGTGACTTCAATCCATATATCTCAATTATCTACAACAATGAATCCACTCGTAGAGACTATTACGCAAAGGGTGCCGCGGGGATTCCTAAAGGAATTACCTATGGTATATGGGGGTGAACATTATGGCAGACCATCCGAATAATGATACAAACGATACTGAACTTGATTTACCCTACTGGAAGCAGAGATACCTTGCGCTAAAGATGGCAAAAGGTGTGAAAGATATTGCAGATGAGAACGATAAAGATTACCTTATAAAAGAAGACGAGGTTGCTTTAAAGCATCCGACGTTAGACTCTATGATTAAGCTTACGGATGAGGGCTATATTGATATATTCGCTTCTCCTACCCTAGGTATTCGTGTAGATCCTAAAACGCAGTCTATTAATTTCTTCGGAGACCAACTCAACTTCTTTTCCAAGAACATGAATATTGTTACAAAGCCAACAGGTCTCACTTGGAATAAGTACCAGATGAATCCTTCACTCTATGCTGAATCTAGTACGGAGAAAGAACAATATTTATCAGGAACAAAGAATTATTGGGTTCATGATGAGGAACAAGGCTGGCATTGGGAGCGCCGAGAGTGGTCAATTCCTTCAATGGTAAAGAACACATCTAAAACAAGATATAGCGATAGCATGATTCAGATTATGAAATCCCTAGGGTTACCTACAGAGTAAGGAGGAGAATTATGGCTAAGATGGACTGGAGCTTTACAGAAGATGGAGACATCGCTCTTGGAGCCCCGAAGGTGAATGAAAATAACCAGATCTTATATTTACACGATGATGATGTTGTAGATACAAACAAGGTTCGTGGAGGAAAAGAAGGAAAGCTGATACGAGATCTTTCTTATGTTGCAGGCAAAGCTGCTCGGAAACAAGTCATCTTCAATAGGCTTAAGACTGACGATCCTGATTGGTATCATCACCCTGGAATGGGAGGAAACCTAACGGATTTGATCGGAGAGCCAAATACACGAGAGACAGGTGAACTCGGTGTACAGTACATCACTAGGTCTCTTACCTACCATAGTTTCCTTAGTGCTACTCAGCTTAGTGTAAGAGCTGTTCCAATTAGCGAAGAAGAGATTGTTTTCTTCATTACAATCTTACTAGACGATGACGAACCTTATCGCCTTCCTATTACATTCAATCTAACTCATGGTTTAAAAGAGGAGTGATCTTGTGATCAGAAAAAATAAAGAGGAGATTTTGAATAAACTACTTCTCCGATTGAAAAGCAATACGGATATTACAGATGTGGACCCAGGTAGTATCGCGCGGGCATTCTCAGAAGTTCTTTCGGAAGAATTTTATCAGTTCTACACGGAGCTAGATCTATTCACCACGATGGGGTTTGTTAGTACCGCGGGTGGCAACTTCCTAGATCTTATTGGTGCCCTTCTGAATTGTACTCGGGTTTCTGGTGAGACCGATGCGAACTACAGGTCTCGTATCGTTAATCAAGTTTACGTTATTCAAGGCGCAAACTACACATCAATTCGCTTAAAGGCCCTTTCAGTAAACGGCGTAAAAAATATTATCACTAGGGAATTTACAAACGGCACTGGGTCGTTTACGTTGTATGTAGTCACAGATGATCCAGTTACCTCTTCGGCAATTCTCAATGAGGTTGAGGACGTTGTCGAGGCTTCCAAGGCGTATGGCATTCTAGCCGAGATCAAGACGCCAACGTTGATTTTGACAGACTTAAAGGTTAGACTCGTTTTCAGCGACAAGGTCTCTGATGCAGAAAAAGCTACGATACGACAGGCAGCCACACAGAGTGTAAAAGCCTATATGGACGGAATTGAAGTTGGAGGTAGCTTTATTATGAATGAAGCAATTAAAGCTGCTATGAACACGAGCACAAAGATCACTGACGTTAGTGTCTTGAACTTCAAGACAGACGGAATAGCTCAGTTCATTAAAAACATTGAAGCCGATTGGTACGAACGGATTGTGATTGGCACATTGGAAGTCGCGTAAGGGGGATAGAACGTGGATCAATTCAGTATTTACACAAAACAATTGCAGGCTATGCTTCCGCAATGGATGAAAATAGCTAAAGATACGGAGTCAGTGGGCGCTCAGTTTCTCAATGTCTTCGGGCTAGAATTCGAAGATGTTATGGATTATTTAGAGCTTCTTTCTCAGAACCAATTTATTGGCAGTGCGGACCTTTCCCAGATTGATATTTCATATAAGGTCCCGCTCGCGCTGCCTATTATTTTGGACACACAGGATATTGATAACGTAATCGCCTATAAGGATGGTTCCTCTTACAGGGTTCAGATCGTTTCTACATTGCAGGAATTTTATTCCGCAGGTCCAGATGAGCACGTTGCGATTGTAGATCGTACAGATGGGATCATTTATGTACGTCCACCTTCAAGCTATATCGATGCAAATATTAACCAGCCGTATGATTACCTTACGATCAATCAAGCATCTCATTACGATATGATACTTCATGCCATCTGGAATGCCTTTGATGAGTTTGGTTTACTACTCGGCATTTATCGGCTCTATGGAGAACGTAATGGCGCTTTTAAAAATCGAATTCTTGATATCTTTAAAAACCCTGGCAACTCTACAAAGCAAGGCTTGGTTAATGCTCTGAGCCGTGAGCTAGGTGTTAGTAAAGAGTCAGTTGTTATTAACGAGCTTTCAAACATTGCCTTTAAGGATACCTTGCTAAACGAGGATGGAAGTCCTACGGCTAAACTGGTTTCTTACGCTGATAAGATCAACAAACTTCTAGGCTTCTCTTGGGACAATATGTCTTGGGACGAAGCTTACTGGCATTCCGTATCAGAGGCAAATGTTGGTTTTGATTATCTCCCACATGTATGGGATGTATCTATGGATGGATGGAATGATGATCAGATCCAGAGCGGTATCGGCGACGAAAATGATCTTCTGGTAACGGCACCAAAAGAAGAGAGTAATACTCGTGACTATACATATTTAGTTGGATTACGAGGTGTTCGTAAAAGCGGAGCAATGGTTTATCCTGAGCACTCTTTTAAATACAAGATTACAGCAAGAGGCAGCATCTTGAATCAAGAAAGCCGCCCTGAAAGTTACAAGTACACAGTGGTAGCTTCAGAGATTATTTATGTTTATTTCATTGTGCGAGCATTCCAGCAATATAATTACCTCACAACGATTGATTTTTCCTCGTTAACAGGATACAGATATGATACAGGGAATCAATTAGAAGTTGTAGAAGGAACAGAGATTTTAACGCCCAAAGCTCACCCTCTACTTCAGATTGAAGCTTTTATGGAGACTAGCAGCAAGACAGAAACACCTACACTTGATAGCTTAACAGTTGTATGGAGAGATACTGCAAATGGTTTGCACAACTTCATCATGGATACACAAGTAGATTTTGACCGTAACGACTCAACGCTAACGACTTTGAAACAGAATGTTATTACGAATGTCGGAGGATCGGTTGAATTAGGTTTCGGTGATTTCTACCATGTTATCAATACGGAAGGTGACTGGAACAAAGGCAGTCTTGCGAATACGATTATTACGACAGACGGATCTATTCGGCTGGTGCAACCTAAAATATAAGGAGTGATTGCAAGTGGCACGGAGTGAAGCGAATCCTATCGTTGGTAAAACGATATATACGGACCTTAATATGACTCAGTATCCTGATAATATTGATACTCGGGTTAACAACTTGAACATGAAGGGATTTGAGAATCTTAAAGACTATGCACTTGCGGAGCATGTTAATGCTCTAGAAGATGCAGTCATGGCGCTTCAACGTGCGCTAGGTATCAAACCAATGTATGATAAAGACAATGTAGACCGAAGCTCTGTCGCTAATCGAATTAAACTCTTAGAGGGTAAAGATTATGATTCTCGATACGGTGGATCGGGCTGGATTAATACTCAGACTCTAGTAGGGCATAGCCATACAGGAGCTTTGGGACATCCTTCTCAAATCAGTTTGTCCACCGAGGTTCAAGGAACTTTGCCTAAGTCGAAACTTAGCTTCGATGCTTCTAGCGGAATCACAGGCGCTGATCTATTCCTCTCTAGTACAGATGCCCGTAAACTTCCTGAAGTGATTAATGACAAGCTTTCTATTAGTCAGGGCGGGACTATTCGAAAAGATCTTGAAGTTCAAGGTAGACTTGCTTCTCGTTTATTCCGAGAGTGGGATGCGACAGACTCTATCGAAGGAACTCAAATTACAGATTATACTACGTTAATTAATAAGGCAGCTCGTGGAGCAGGTACGGTCCAAGTACGATATCTCCATCATAGCGTACAAAACTTTCTGTATGGTACCTATGTGTTAGCGGTACGTGCTCGGGTCAGCAGCCGTGTAAGTGAAGAAGTTCTTCATCTTCGTATGCATGATATGTTTAATACGGGATGGGTTCTACAGAATTACCTCTATATCAAAGGAACTGATTTTGACGCAGCAAATCAATGGCAGACATTCTATCTGACCTTTGAACATGGAAGTAATGTTGCAGCTAAAGATACCCATATGCATGTTTGGAAGCCAGCAACATCGAACAATATCAATGTTGATTTTGATTGTGCCTGGATCATGCCAACTCACCCAGCAATTTACGATAGATAAGGAGGAGATATAAGTGCCTACTGTAAAGCTATATGCATTTAAAGATGTACATATATCCACTCCTACTTGGTCAAACTGGGTGATGTTTCAAGCAGGTAAATTCGGCAGCATGTGGATTGGGAACTGGGATTGGGCTGATAAAGCATATTCTGGATTCTATGCAAAACAGGGGAGAGCGCTCATGCAGTTCTCTCTCCCCGCTTTACCCGCGGGTTCTGTTATCACTTCAGCTAAACTCAAAACAACGTTATATAGAACTACTCCAGGTAGCTGGAACTCAGGCTATATCGCCGTTAATTCTAATCCTACAATCCAAGTCCATAAAGTGACAGAAGATTGGGACGAAGGGTTTGGTAATGGTCAAGACTGGGACAACATGTATTCTGGCGCAAGTTTCTATACGCGTAAAGCTTCAGGTTACGGATGGTCTCAAGGCGGAGGAAGTTTTGTCTCTACCCCTGCTGCTAGTTTAACCCAGTCCGTTTCGAGCTATTACTGGGACTTTGACATTAAAAACCTAGTAAATGAATGGTATGGTAATCCTGCCTTGAACAATGGTCTAATTATGAAATATGCAAATGACCATATTGACCAGGGCGGACTCTATATGAATTCAAGAGATATTGGAAGTGGCCAGTATGGTCCCTACATAGAGCTCTCCTACTCTACTCCGCCAGAGTCTCCACGAATTCTTGGACCTAACTATAATAGCGTTGTAAGTCCGCAGATCGCAGACTCCATGTATCTTCGCTGGAAATTCATAGATACGATCCCTCAGATCACTCAAGGAGCTACGGATATAGTCTATCTTGTAGACGTATCAGGAAGTATGTATGGCATGGCTAATTCTATTCGTGAGCAAATCGCTAATCATATCAATAGGATGCAGGGCGCTGGCTACACCTGGAGAGCAGCTATTGTCACTTTCAGTGATATTTATAATGGGGAAAGTATTGACCGATGGGATTTCACTTCAGATCCAAATCAACTTCTTCGAAACTTTGACTCCATAAGCTGGAAATACGGTGGAGATTGGAAAGAATCTTTACTTGAAGGATTGAAGTATGGAAATGGTGCGCTGACTCTTCCATTCAATGCGAATGCACAAGCACACATTATTGCGATTACCGATGCCCCTTTCCACGATACCGTTTGGGATGGAGACGACGGAGATGGCATGTCTGTTTATGATGCAGAAGATGTTGCTGTTGAAATGAGAAATCGTTCTATCCGTTGTACGGTTGTAGGCCCATGGTATAGAGAAACCAATGCTCTTTGTGACATTACAGGTGGTGAACATTTTGACCTCGGAAGTAACTGGGGTGCCATTGTTTCCGTTCCCGTGAAACAAACAGTTATCCAGACAGGACAGGATGAAGGAGATGTACAAAGCAGTGCTTCAGTACGTCTTTCAAAAGTGACTGGAAATAGCACGGTGCCTGTGGGAACTTATACTGTAACAGGATCGACACAGTATCTCTATGTAGGAGGACTAGGTCTTGAGAATGGAGCCTCTTATGAATGGAGTGTTATGACTTGGGACAATTACGGATTAAGTGGCGCTTACTCTACAAATGCTAGATTCACATATCGGATTCTGGCAAGCTATCCAGGTTTCCCAACATGGGGAAGTCTTCCACTAAAGAAGGCTACCATTAAAAAAGATTTCCTTTTGGACATTCAAACAAAGCTGAAGAATGAAGCGAGTAAATACGCTGGGTTTGAGACCTCCAGAATTGATCGGTTGTTCACAGGTAAGGTTGTTCCCTCACGAAATGACTTTGATGAACTTAGAGCAATCTTTACAGAGCTGTACAGAAAAGAAGGACTAGCAGCTCCTGCTATGGATTTTGTGAATCCAACCTTCAATGCAGCAAGTATCAAATTGATGAGATCTTTGATTACAAATCTTTCCAACTCTGGGCCCACACTATCCTACGATGGAACGGGCACTTCCACAGCAGGTGCTTTTGGTAAACCTCTAAGTGTAGTTTCCGCACATAACAGCAACGTTGATCCTAATATTAGACTCACTTGGGCGGCTCCTGTCTTCAACCCTCCTGGGGTAAATGTAGATCTTAAAGTGTCTGATGACGACGATATCTACTACTACCAGCTTTATTATGAGCAAAGATATCAAGGTAAAACGTATTCAACAAATTTATATCTTACACCAGATCAAGTTGTCGCAGGACAAGACTTATACGTTCTGCTTGATCAACCCGCAGAAGGTCATTATATGTACTACCGTGCGTATGATAAAAATGGTAGACTTTCTAACTCTAGAAACGTTAACTTTAATTTGTACAATGCTGGAGTGGCAGGGAATTATGGCGTTAGATACTACATTGTTGAAGCTCAGCAGCGGCATTGGTACGCAACAGAGCCAAATCCAAATGGGTATTGGTACTCGATTTACTCTGGAGCAGATACAAGTGTAACGACATACAGCCCTGGAGAAGGCAGTTACTGGTATCGGGTTCGAGCAGTTGATTGGGGCGGTAACGTAACGGATTTCACTTATTCTACTAACCAGACATATATCAAATATTAAAGGGGGATTCACATGACACGCGAGGAACTTACCGCTCATTATGAGCTTGGAAATAGTTTCGTGCAACAGCGTAAGTTGGATAAAGCCAGAGCAAAGTATGAGCTAGTTATTACTGAAGCGAGGCTAAATCAAGAATGCAGAGATCTTCTATATAAAGCATATAAATCCAAACTAGATGTAGTGATGGAAGATGGCGTAGAATGTCGCAACATATCTACAGCGATGATTGAGACTTTTGGAGAGGATGCGGAGTATGGGGCACAGGTCTATTATGACCTGGCTCTGCTCCACAAATTCTCTGGTGATGTAGATCGATACATTAACGACTTAACCCAGCTGAAAACAAAGTATCCAGAAAACAGCTATGGTGCTGAGATCCATCTAGAGCTTGGACTTGCCTATCAGACGAAGCAGGAGGTTGCGTTAGCCGCTCAAAGCTACATCTCGTATCTAAATCTGGTAGGAAGAAAGCATGTCAACACGGGGAAAGCAGCGAGCAATCTGGCGTCATGCTACAATGCCCTAAGCAAACCTGATCAAGCAAAATTGGTACTTAAACGTTACATGAATATCCAATAGGAGGTGAAGCAGAATGGCACAGTATCAAAAGAATTTCTACGGAACGTCCTATTATGGAAATACAAACGCGTTCTCAGGTACATACGAGACTTCAGATATCTTAACAGAAGAAACCCTGAAAGCCACCTGTACGACAAGTCTAACCGCGGTACTACCTGATGCAACCTATGGTTATACCTCTACAGAAATTGTGCGTACAAATGGAAACTGGCGTGTCAACGGAACCTCTACAGCCATCTACGACGACACGCCGTCCGCGAAATTAACCTTTACAGCAACGTGTGATCGAGTGATCATTAACTATATTGGAAGACCTGATGGCACAGACGTAACGGTGAAGGTAACGACCACTGAGCCTGGAACAGCAAGTGTGATTACTAACTACACATTTTCAAGTGTGAGCGTATCTATCACTAACAAGCAGTATGTAATTGACGAGTTGGCTTATGGCAATCAGGTTGTTGAGATCTCCTTGGGAAGTGATAACGCAGCGAATAAGACTTTGCAGCTTCGTTCTATTCAAGCTCGGGTCTGCGCGTTTACTCTTGAGATTCAAGCAAAAACAGGTAGTGGTGGAACGTATACTTCTTATGTTAAAATCCCACTTACAAAAACAGCTATATCAGGACGTACTGATGCCTATACTCTAACAGCTACTTCTCCCAACTATGCTGGTAAGGATCACGTAAAGATCAGACTATGGCTTGCTTCTTCTGATAATGATAAATCGCCAATCGTAGAAGAACTTGATGTATACGCTGGAGACACCAGCAATCGTACTGAAGATGGTAGCTGGACGGGGACTATCAACATGATTGATGTCGCAACCCCGACAGGAACCACGTTTAAAGAAACAGTTTCTATCGACTGGACATCTACAGTTCCAACAGGAACCAACTTGACTATACGTAGTCGGTCTGCGGCTACAACATCAAGTACGGTCTATTCAGCAATGAGTGCTCCATACAAAAAGTCAACACATCGACTACGCATCAAGGAAGGATTTAATGAAGGGTATATCATTACCTCTTTAATTAACCCCGCCAGCGTAAACCCTAATCTGCGTATTGACCATTGGGAAAGCTGGGATGACACTTCTTATATGCCTCTGGATGAATCGAGCGTTCGTATTCTTTATGAATTTCTTGATGAACAAGACAACGTGCTACTTTCTCTTGATCAACCCAAATATATATCAGATCGAAGTTTGATTGGTCGCCGTGTAGCAAACAAGCCTTATCGGATTAAGATCTCCCTAAGTAAACGGGTAGATAAGGCGACGCCAGTTGTTGACTCGATTCAGCTGACTTCAAATTTAATCTATGAAGAACGAAAATCCATAGACAAATACAAGTTCTCTGCTGTAGATAATTTAAATACAGGAGAACAAATGATTCTTGATATGAGCACACTAAGCTTCACAGCTCCAGCGGAAGCGACAACCCCTCTGTATTATCTTGAAGATAGAACCGAGCGTCCAAGAGATATCGTTCTTTATCTAGAGAGTACTAACAATTTGCCTCCATCTATCTCGCGTCCAAACTATACCAGTTCTCGTAACGATAGGATTTGGGCTAGAATTAACGTAGATACAACGCCGAAAGACGCAACCACAACAGGTGTCTTTAAACATTTCCAGTATGGCGGTGGCTCTGTTGTAATCAACCAAGGTGACGAGATGGAACTTCTTCCTTCTTTCACACCATCCCTGGATGATACCAAAGAATATCGATACTTCCTCATGTCTGGATGGTACAATCCTGAGACAGGAGCTCCCAACAATGGTACGGTTAATAATAATGTTATCATGTATTGGAGTTCAGAACAGATCAATACACCGAAAACAAATGTTACAGAAATTTCTGCCCATAATAAAATCATTAACGGGAACCCAAATACTTTCAGTGATAAGGTAATTGTACTCGTTTCTATAGATTCGACTTGGGGCCTTGTAGATTGGGTTTCCGAAGAAAAAATCTATTCAGGCACAGTTAATCTTAACGATCTTCGTGGTGACTATATTCGAACCCACGTCACCCCAGAATCGGGAGACTCTGTCGAGATGAAGTATGTTACAAAAAACGGAGATACCTACGAAAGCATCGCTGCATTATTCCAAGTCGATGAATACGATTTGCGATCTGCAAATGGGGATTTAACCACTCCAGTCGCTATTGGAAAGACAATTATTATTCCTGCTAGGATTATTCTCCCAAGAATCGATCCAGCAGCTATCGTATCCGCTCAGCCTTACCAGATAGATGTTATTTATAACAGTGTAAAACAGAAGGATATTATTGTCCCTGACAATCGCGTCTTTGTTCGAACGCTTAAGATTCTAGAAGAGGAAGTCGTTATCACAAAAGAGAAAATTATCCGCGGCTCCTTAGAGAACGGTAAAGATCTTTTGAATAATGCAAAAGTCATTGAGGTTATTGGGATATGGGACTCGGCCACGGATGTAGTACAGGCTTCAAACTACATTAGCGGAGTGGATTATGATCTTAGTGGAAACTATATCTCTTGGTCTTATGCAGAAGGAATGAGTCGAGAGCCTGACAGCGGCGAAGCGTACTATGTATCCTATAAATGCTTAAAACCAAAGCAGGTTACAATTACGATTGGTTGTGACTACCAAGAGGAAAGCGGTGTAGATCGAATTTGGAGATCTCCTGACGTTAAAGCCTTCACAGGCACATGCTCTCCAGGTGTGGACTTCAGAGCAGCTCTTCCTTCGATGTCAGAGTGGGAAGGCGCAGAAGATGAAGAGATCAAAAACAAAGAGTACATTATCGAGGATAATGACCTTTGGGTGAAGACATGGATCGATTATGATTCAGGTATAGGATATGCTAATGGCTCCTTACAGGATAGAGTTCCTAAAGACAACTGGTTCCCGACAATCCAGACAGGGTTTTATTATCTGGGCAGTGAAGAATATTACTTATTTAGCGAACCGATTACTGTAGCGCCTACGGAATCTGAAATGGCTAGATCAGGGAATATAGAGTATGTTCCTGGCAAATACTCGAATGCTGCGAAGTTCCAGCCTGCCGCAGAGAACCTTGTTCGCAACTCAGGTTTCGATGTTAAGAAGACTTCTACTGTGCAAAAGTTCACGTTTTAAGCCACCTCAGGGTGGCTTTTCTTTATTGATTTATTCAGAGGTATAGGTTACAAGTTTAGTAGTGAGAATGTCTGGAAAGAAGGTGTTTATGCTGTATACTCTAGCGGATACGCATAATGACAATGGAAAATTAATATGGGACACTGACGGCTACTATGCTGTTGGTGATAGTAAATGGAAAGATTTAACTCTCACAGCTGACATGATTTATCAGGGTGGAGAATTCGGTATTATCCCACGTTTCAATTCAGAGATTACATACCTCTCCTGTATCATAGGCTCATATACAAGCGCTGATCTTTCTGGACTCTCTTTCTCGGGGTCTAAAACGATTGCTCGTTTAAGTGCGCAGATATCAACAAACAAACTTGATCTTGCAGAGAATAGTAATCTCCCTGACTTAGTAGTTGGACAAACTTACCAATTAGTCTGTCAAGTCAAAAGAACAAACTATAAAGTTTATTTGGATGGTAGCCTGATCTTCAATATTGAATATAACGGTCTTCAAAGCGGCAAGGTCGCTGCGTATGGGGAAGCTGGGACAAAGTGCGATTCCATCGAGATCAAGTCCGAATTCCCAGAGGGGTGGACTTCGAACGTCGATAGTGTGTCTGGAGCTCTTGTCGATATTCAAAAGCTAGATAACGACGATGCCTATCTTCACATCAAGAGTGATGGAACAGATAGTGTGTATTTAGAGCAGCTTATTACTGTTCTTCCTCTACAACCCTATACATTATCCTTCTCCTTATCAGGTGGCGGAAAGGCTGAACTGATTGAAGTAGATGGAACCCAAGCTACACATAGCTCTGTTCTTTCAGCAAGTGAGGAATGGGTGAGTCGAAGCTACACTTTTACAACCTCTACGGGCTGTACTCAAATCAAACTTCGGTTCTCTGCGACAGACGAGATCCAGGTGAATAATGTGCAACTTGAAAAGGGTGAAGATAGCACAGGGTATATACATAACGAAGATCTTGTGAATAGCGCATCGAGAGAAGCCTCCTTTCTGACATACCCCTCGAAAGAGAATATTAACAGTAAAGAGGGATCAGCTAGTCTGTGGATGTATCCACTAACTGAAGGTACCTCTGCGATCTTAGAATATGGAGACACAAACGGAGAGCTCTCGGTTAGTCAGCAAGCATTAGGCATCGCTTTTAAATATCAAGGAGTTACTCTAACTGCCGCAGGATCACTCACCCTAAACGAATGGAATCACGTCGCAATCACTTGGAGTGAGCATGGTATGTCCCTTACGGTGAATAGCGTGCGCCAAGCCAATACAGCTGTCCAGACATTCTTAGGAGCTTCTGATGTTATTCGCATTGGTCACAGTAGTCTCCATAATTCTGTATTCACAGGGGCAATTGATGACTTGATCATTTTCTCGAAGGTAATAACAGAAGTCGATATTCTAAAAATATATTCTTCTGAAAATCCGATTCTGAATATAGATCAGATGATTCTTCGGGCTACGTTTGATCATGCTATTGGGAGCTTTAATAAATCAATTATCGAGATTACACCTTCTCCTGCTTATGGGTCACCTGTGATTGTACAGAAAGAAGATGGCACGCCAATGCGTAAAGTCTCTTTCTTCGACCCTATCTCTGGAGAATACCGAACATACAATGAGGAGTACGTTCCTTATGACGGGACTTCTGACTACATCCGAGTTGGTTATCCTGATATCGAAAATGAAAACTTCAAAATCCAGGTGAAGGACCAATCAGGTGCAATTGTTGGAGACCCCTATACAGTGGATAATAATAAAATTCTACTGACATTAACTGCGGAGCAAAAGAAAGAACTTAGAGGTAAACCTCTCTTCGTATCTTATCAGCCAGAAGATGCTTATACAGTAGATTTCAATATTGAGCAGCCTGATTCTTTCCGTGTCACTGTAGGTAAGCATGATGGTAAACCTGTAGAAGTTACCTATGAAGGGAATCGCTATTCTGAAGAGAAGCTGGCTACGATGATAGAACTGAATCCATTGCTTAACCCAAATCATCAAGGTTTCCTTTACATCACGAAGACACCAGGGAACACCTCCGTCTTTCGAGTGAAAGCCTCTCCAAACTTCTTGTTTGCAGATGGAGTTTCAGAGTCGGCAATCAGTATTGAACCACTAGATCAGAATGGAAACTTCGCAAGTAATGTAAAGCTTAGTGTAGTAGCTAAGTATGGGCAAGTTCTTCCAAAGACGGATGCAGGAAGTATTCGTGTTCGAGAAGAAGCAGGAAGGCATTTATATCGCTATCGTGCTCCACTACTCAGTGAAGATAAATTCGCAAGCTCCGAGCTGCCAGAGTATATCAACGTGATCGATCAGGTCAGTGGTCTTGGTGTTCAAATCCCGATGACGTTATTCTATGGTAATATTGAGCGGATCGAGGATCGACAGCAGACATTAAAAGAATCTGAATGGGAAGAAATCCTAGTTTACATCCTGGGTAAAGTTACGGATCATATCAACACAAAAGCTGCTGATCTTTCTAATGGGCTTGGAGCCTTGCTCGACCTTAATGAGGATGGATTAATAAATATACAAGAAATTGTATGGCTAAATAACAACAAGCTGACGACAAGCCTTTATAATAAGTATCTAGCAATACAGAACTGGTATAGACTAAATGGCTAAAGAGGTGGGTCAAAGATGACAAAGAATCATGAGGATCGTATTGATCAGGGCGGAGAAGACCTTGGCTATACGATTCGTGTAGGGAATAAAGTCCCTTCTAATAGCGTAAATCTAGCTTATGTCCACACTCCTGAAATTAGCCCGTCTAAAAACCTGCTGATTACAGATATGTCAGGACAAATCGTAGAGAACACATTGAGTTCAAATGTGGGAGATACGCTGGTATTCCCAGATGATACGTTTCTGTTGCGCGAGCTTAATAAGCCATACTATGCACCAACAAAGAACATCACCCTCACAGACGAATTCTCAGCCCCTAAGAGCGCTCAAGATTCTCCAGTTCCACTATACTACAGAGCGGAGATAAAGGGCTTATTCGATGCGACAGGAGCTGCTGTGGCATACTACACTGGTGGGTACACTGAGAAACCAATCACGGACATTATGGATTATTCTCAGGCTACTAATAGAGACAATCTTCTGTATCTTGGAAACAAAATTCGAGTAACAAAACTTGATGGCACAGCTATAGACAGCTCTCTTCGTTATAAGATCCAATTGATTAAACAATCGGGCGTTGGTATCCCAGCGAATGCATATCGTATTTTTATATATACTAACTTCCAGGGATCGTCTGAAGAGAGCTACTTGATTCGTTATGAGAAGTACAATACAAATGGATCTCACATTAGTGACTCTGTAGAAGTCTTGAATGCCTATCCATTTTTCACAGAAATTCCGAAGGAAGATATGGAAGACATTCTAGAGAATCGAAAAATAAATGGAGAATGGTCTTCTTCTTTAAGCGAGAAGACATATTCGATTGTTGAAACAGACGATCAAAAATTCCAAGTATATTCACCAAGCCAGGTCATTATTGCAGATAATACAACCAGACCCGCACATCAATTTTCCTACCGTATCAAAGGTCGTTTACGTACGAAGCTGGATACTACACACACGGGATACTTGAATGTTGGATTAGTCTATCTAAATGATAGTGTGTTCAATGCTGAGGATTTAACGGGAGCACTCAAGAAGATTTATGAGCACAGCTCCAAACCTGGATACTTGGAATTCGTTAATCCACATCCACCAGTAGGTACTTCGAAAGAAGATAAAAGTATTCAGTATTGGATCACGGATCTGTCTATGCCTTCAGATTATTTGAATGATTACGATCTTATTATTATTACAGGATATGGAGTTGCTGACGTCTCTCTTTATAGTGATACGATTCGTACTTATCTTCAAAATGGTGGTCGTCTATGGATCGATAATGCTGGCGCTGGTGCAAACCGACTAGATCTTGGTCGCTTTCTGACTAGTGTATCATTCTCCACTACAGAATCTTCTACAGGTCCAAAATCGTATGGAATTAACACCGTAGATTTAGACAATCATAGCCCGTATTCTATTGAGCGCTCAGCAGTTGAACGTCTGTATCTTCTCACTAAAACCAAGATTCAAGTAGGATATGAAGGTGTGAATCCAAAGATTGTGTTTGGTGACGGTGAAAGCTTAAGTCTTTGGACTACGATTGTGAAGTATCAGAATAATGACCCTGCGGTAATTACTCGGTCTATTTACGATGAGGGTATTATCGTAATCTCAAACTGCGGTATCCTTCGCGCCTTAATGAATAAGGATAACGATGATATCAAGATGACGATCAATATGATCCTGGGGATTGCTGAAGAGAATTACGTTACAACTCCATGGATGCGCGAGTATGTTTATCATAGAGATAACCTGTTTAAGCAGGAATACAACGATGGAGATCGCTCTGTGTATATTGATGACCGTAGCGATATGGATAGTACGCAAATCGTAGCCAAAAAGATTCTGAATAAAAGTATCAGAGATGCCCTTATCCCCTATATGCCGTCTTCGTATTACAAAGCAAAGGGCATATTTAAAACCGAGGTTCAAGCTGACAGCCAGGTCGTTGTGACAAATAATGACTTTGAGATTGGTAGTTATGATAGCACAACAGCTACCGCAGTAACATCTTGGACAAATACCAACCTAAATGCGATCTCAGGGTGGAGCACAAATTTGGGGCTAGGTACAGCAACTTTCGAACATATCTCGAATATTTCAGAGCGCGGGGAAAAAGCTCTAAAGATTACAACAGTTACCGAAGGTGCTGCATACTGGAGTTCCAGTGTCCCTCAACTTCCTCTTGGTTCTTATCGTTCTAGCGCTTGGATCAAAACATCAAACGTTAGTTCTTCTGGCGCAACAATCCAGATCCGTAAAGCTAATGGTGAAATTTTAGCTACAGGAAATCTGATTATTGGAGATCGCGACTGGACAAAAGTCGAGGTTAATTTCGGTTTGACCGAAGTTACAGATATCGAAATTCGAATCGGCCTCTTAACATCGGGACAAGGTACGGTCTATATGGATTATGTGGAAATGTATAACATTGGAAGTGTGTACATGACTCCAGATAATGATGGAAGTTCTGCTCTATATGCATACGCAGTTAAGCCTAAAGGAGACACCTTTGACCTTAAAACAGAAGGATTCTCTTCGGCAGATGTAACAACCTATGACCCTACTGTTTCCTTCTATTGTATTATTAAGTCATTTGTTTATAAATGGGATAATACGTTAGCGAGATATATTCGTGAGTATGGAAACTATAGTCGTAAGAAGATGGATATTCGAAGATCTGACGGTATCGTGACTATTGACCTTTTAACAACCCTACTGCCTGACTTGAAAGCTGGGGCGGAATGGGCAAATCAAGACCGAATCTTCTTTGAAGTTACAGTTGACCCTGTAGATGATCGCGGCGAAAATGCATTCGTTAATGTCGCATTCTTTAATAAGAAGACTGGCGTTTACTTCTATAGTACATCGGGAGAGAACCTGATTGGATATTCTGAGCTGATGGCTGGAACTGCACGCCTTGAGGTCGTTGTTCAAGCATGGGCTGACTACTACACGATCCGAGCTACCAAACGCAGATACGCTACAAAGCCTCAGGGTGATGAACGTATTTACCTGACCTACCCTGCGACAGTCGATGAGAGAGATCCGTGGTTGCCTCGTGTCCATAACGGAAGTTTTACGAAGGACAGTCTTAGCTATGCCGAATATGATGAGTTTTCTACAGCATACGCAACAAAACAATTTGGCACTCACCGATACTCTCTACCTGAATATGATCGTCAGATCTTTAAACCAGGACAACCGTTCCGCCGCATATACAAGGAAATCTGTGAATACGTTGACGACACTACAGTTCGTGTCCAGAATTCTCCTTTATATATCCAGCAAGGAACCTCTTCTGGAGAGATACTGACAAAGATGGACGGGGAAACAGCTAAAATCTTCAAAGCTTTATCTGGTAACTGGGTAAAAACAGTTCCTCCTGTTGTTCTCTCGGATACTAACGGTAACGGTGTCTTCATTAATTATGTAGGTGAGTATGATATCGACTATGAAGGTGGTCGTATCATTCTGGAGGAAACAGCGCCAGGACGGATCATGGTTGATTATACCTACAACAATATTGACCTCAGAAAACGAACATACAGTAATGGTCGAGTAAAGAGAGAGATGCTTAAAACTACAGATAAGAAGACTTTCGTATCTACCCATGAGAACTGGCTACTCTACCCTAGCCCTGTCATTTATCGTATCCCTGAAGGAAGTACGAATGATCAGGATCACATCGCAGATATCAACACCTACCAAATTAATTATGATGAAGGCACAGTTGAATTTCTGGAAGACGTGAACGAAAGTGTGTATATCGATTATCTTTACTCTGTAGATAAGATTGTTACGATTAAAGATTATGACACACAAAGCGGGCTTCTCTACCTGAATACTCCCATTAGTTTCAAGGACGAGATCTATTGCTCTTATTCTTATGAAGAAAACTTTGTAGAGTACAATGGCTACTACGATGAAAATCTAGAGAAGTATATGTATCTAGACCTCAATCCATCTGAAGGTCATTACTGTACGCTCCCTGTAATTCGTAATGGAGAGCTCACAGGTGTTCCTATCCTCAGCTATGAAGAAGTCCCAACTTCAAAACTGATGAATAAGGAGGTATATATCTATATTGTACCGCAGTCCAATAGCTTCGGGGATACAAACCCATACACTATTCGTCATTGCTATTCCAAAGCAGAGTGGGATCAGATCCGTAAGTCTATGCCAGGTATTGCACTCTTGATCGGTGTAGCACAGCTTCGAGAACATACCAATGTAAATCAGGCTACTGTTCTGGATGCCCGTGTCCGCGGCGGCGGCGTAAAAGAGAGTCTATCTAAAGATGTGCTGAAGAAAAAGAATCCACTTGTGGTGAACCATTGGGATATGGGGCCATGGGATGGCCAAGCTTATTACAGTAATGGTGTAATTATTTTAAATTTGCCTAATTCAATTTTGAAGATAAATGGTGGACAGTTCGATGAGCAACAGGTTATAGATATACTTAAGAAATATGTAGCATACGGTGTTTACTATATTATTGAGTATGTAGATCCTGTCACCACAACAGATCCAGTTGAGAGCACCCTCATGGACGGCGAAAACACATTAGATGGGACTATAAATATGGGAGGGTAGAATGAATGGCTAACCATGAAACCAACTCGCGTGTTTATAATGAGCTTCTACGTAAATTCGAGACCACGGATAAGGTCCACGCGGATGTTTTCAATGAGACGATGAAGCAGCTTATCGACAATGACATGTATTTGTATGACAACAAAGGTTCAGTTGTGGGATCGTCAGTCATCAATGGGAAACTCTCTGTTGATGGCTACAATCTTACAGTCTATGATGACACAGAGCTGAGATCAAGAACAAGTTCTACAGAGGCAGACGTTATAGAGCTCAACACTAACCTAGATGATCTTAGCGTTAGTCTTACAACGGCCAATACGGAACTGCAAGACATCCTTACTGACATAGAGAGTATGAACACGAGGATTGATACCTCTGAACAAAAGTTTGTAAAGAGGAAAAACCTTATTAATCTTGACGATTATAAGATCAGCGGTTCAGTAAGAACAACGGCTGGGAGCATTACGGATGGTTCCAAAGACTTAACGCTTGCGTCTATAGACAGCTTTGAGGTTGACCAATACCTTGCTGTTGCGGGGGCAGCAAAAGAAAAGTTTATGTCCTTTATTGAAATCAAATCGCCCCCAACAGCGTCTGGAACATTGACCATTAGTTCTGGTGCAACGACAGCTAGTTACACAATTACTGCAAGGCCTCAGATTATGGACCTTACATTCGTAGGTACGAGTGATCGTGAGGGGCAATTTGGTATTTCTTTAGAGTGGAATACCAAGTACATTACTGTCTATAATGGAGAAACGGCATCAGCTTTTGCTAATCGATTGAAGACAGATTCCTATTTTACAAACCTTTGGACAGGATGGACAATCAGTAATCCCTCAGCAAATGTTGTTCGTTTTACGTCAAACACTTCTGGGTCTAGAAAGTATGGCCACCAAGTATTTGGGTTCGGTACTCTTTATGCAAACTTCACAGAGTTTCAAGAAGGTACTGGCAGCATTACTTCTATTAAAAACACTCTTAATGGAGGAGCTAATCTCACAGGCTGGACTAAGTATTCCGCTTCCGATACTGTAATGGCATATGAGTGTAGTACTCCAGGAGCGCAGACAGCTCTTACTTATGACCCAGGTCTAACAGGGGTCGTACTTGATATTAAGACAATGAAAAGTGGCGTTGGAGAACTTGTATCCAAGATCATCGCAATCGATACTACAACGAAGGTCGTTACTCTAGAGGATGCTGCTACTATTACTGTTTCCACCGCTGTAGTTCGTCATGACGAAACAGTAGGTCTTCAAGCCGCTATCGACTATGCTTTTGAGCAAGGCGGCGGCAGAATCCCGCTCCATGAAGGAACGTATCGTTTCGGCAGAATCTGGCTCAAAGATGGTGTTACTCTAGGAGGCGTAGATCGTTCAGGCACAAAGCTTGTCTCTTACGAGTCTGTGTGGCCTTCAATTAAAGCTATCGGTGAAGGGAATACATATACCGACGTTCGCAATGAATACATTGATACTTGGGGATTAAACAACTTAACTCTGACTTCTGCATATGCGGGATCGCTAACGGCACTACCTTTCACTAGGATTGCGCTGGAGCTATTCCTCTGTCATACAGTAGCTATAGTTAATGTTGATATCCGTAATCACTATCTTGGAGTCAGTGAACGTTGTAGTTGGTACACACACTTTGAGAATGTCAAAGTTGAGTATAATTTCAACGGCTGGGAATTACCTTACTTTGTGGTATCCGCAACTCCTTCGAATCACTACAACTGTATCATCAAGGATAACGCTGGCCTTGGCATTTACTTAAATACACCTGACGTATTTAACTTTGTAGGCGGTGCAATTGAACGTAATGCACTTGGAGGTGTCAAGATCGTTGGCGGACAGACACGCACAGTTACTTTTGATACAGTCAATATCGAAGGCAATGGCGGAATACCGCTAGAGATTGGTGACCTTGAAGGAACAGCACCTACAGGTATTTCGTTCAGAAACTGTAGCTTTAAACATTGGGAAAGTACGAAACAACCTATGGCGATTAAACTGAATCGTGTAGTTGGGTTTGAGCTGAGTCTACCTAAATTCTTCAACTATACAGTAGCTGTTGATCTATCTGCTGGGAATAGTACGTTTATGATTACAAATCCGAGCTATGATGGGTGTACCAACTACTACAAGCTTGAAGGTGACATTCTAGGCTCAACTTATTACCTGTCTATGATGGGTGATTACGACGGGATTATAGGGCAAACCAGTAGAGGCTGGAGTCAGCTATTACCTACGACTAAATCGATTACAGTTACTCAAGTTGCTGATTTCATTGCAGCAGGCGGCGGTGCCGCTATTATGACCTATACTGATAGAGGATACATTAATGCCGTTTTAGATTTCAATGTAAAGGGAGACAACACGACTGACGATACGGTAACCCTGCAAGCTGCACTGAACAAAATGGCAGAGTTACGTATTCCTCTTTACATCCCTGCGGGTAACTATAAGATTTCAGCAGGCCTTGTTGCAGATACTTCCAAATATACAGGTACTGCTACAGATGAGAACATTATGATCTATGGAGCTGGAGGAACTTCCACACGCATTCTTCCTACAAGTTCAACTGCTTATGATGTTCTTACGATCCAGAATGGAACTTCTGGTGGTGGATCAGGAGTAGCTCCTTCAGGGTACATCAAAGACATTTTTATCGAAGGACCGACAAGTAATGCTACGGGTACCAATAGGGGCTTACTTCTAAGAGGTATGCGTCAGTTTGAAGTCCACAGTGTAACAGTTAAAAGAATACCTATCGCTTTCGACATGATTGATAACTGCTACGGTACTGTTTATTACAACTGTAGGGCCCAGCTTGGTGCTATTGGTTTGAATCTTAGAGCGGGAGTATCTAGTGGTAGTGATATGAATTTCTACAACTTCTGGCTAACAGGAAATACGGCTGGTATTCAGATCTCTCCTGATGGCGGTGGGTGGCACTTCTTCGGTGGACAAATCTCTGGTGGACAATTCCGATCCGCAGATGATGATGATTCTGGCGCAGTTATTATAGGTAAAGATCTAATCACTTCCGCGACAGGCACATCAAGCAATATCATCTTTGATGGTATCGATTTTGAGGGTATCCGTCATATGCACGCATTCAGATCCTTTGGTCAGGTTTCGATGACTGTACGAAACTCCAGCTTCTTAATGACCGATACTTCTGGTGCTGGACTTACCGCTGCACCTCTGGCAATTTGGAAGGGGACGGGCGCACAACAATCTCGTGTTATCTTTGAGAACAATGGGATCAAAGGCGTATGGAAATCAGCAAAAGCTATCGATATCGCAGGAAATGGTAGTTTGATGGAGATCCACGAAAGAGCAACGATGTACGAATCAAATGTCAAATTTAATAACGTAGCATGGACAAGTGCCCCTATGCTTGTGCAGTCTAAATCCTCACTTGGCCATGCACACTGGAGAGACTCCTGGGTATCAAAATATCTAGTGGGCGGAACAATCTATCGGGAAACGAGCGGCAAACAAGAGCAGTCGATAGATTGGGGCACGACATGGACAGGAATTATTACTGGCTCTTTTGCAGCAGATTCTGTAAAGATCGGTGGCGGAACAGTATCAACAGGTGTATTCTCTACTCTATTAGCGAGTTATAACCTGACGACTGCGATTCCCACCTTAAGTATTCCAGCCCACTCCACAACAACTATTGATTTGACCATGGCAAATGCAGCACTGAATGATGATGTTCGGGTAGTAATGTATAATCTGCCTGAGGGGTTGATGTGGAATCCTTATATCACAGAAGCAGGTAAGATAAAGCTTCGTATTGGAAACAGTACCGCCGCGGATATTACGATCCCAGCAACTCATAATATTCGCATTACTGTGGAGAAATTCTCATAAAGGCCTCATTATTGAATAATCGCTTGACTAGACTACCTCTAAGTGGGTAGTCTTTTTTTGAAAGGGGAGATAAATAATGTCCTTGCCTAACAATATACCGCTTGGCATCTCTCAACAATACGACTCGGAAACAAACACAACGACCTTGTCTTGGTCTTACTTAGAGGGTGCAGATATTGAATATTTTGAAATCCAATACTGGGATGAAGATAAAAGAAAATGGATGGCTTTTGATGGACGTAATGGTGTTGTTAAAAAGAAATAGGGGGTGAGAATACGTGAGTAGCAATTTCCCAAATCAATTTGATCTGTTCGAAACAAAAGTAAATGCAACTTCTGCAAACGATCCTCTTGGTGATTATGTCATGGCTGAAGATGTAAATGATCTTCAAGACTCGATCACAGCAATTGAGAATGTCCTTGGACTGAATCCACAAGGAGCAAGTACTTCGGTATCAGATCGTATTTCCCAGCTTGAAGGATTACGACTGCTACGAGTACCTCCTGTTCTTTTCTATAATGGCGTTGTTGACGGAATTAATGGCTCTTTGAATATCGACGAAGCAGTAACTCAGTATCTGAAATATGACCATGTTATTCTGGCTGAAGGTTTGCAAATGATTTCCAATTCGAAGCACGGAACTACGATTTCTCTTATTCAAAAAGTAAGAGAAGCTCGGTCTGTAAAGTTCTATGGAACCTTAAGCTCAGGATTTTTAGGACTCACTTTGGCTGAAATTCAAACGATGATTGGTCAATGGAAAGCTATGGGTGTTACAGGTATTTACTGTGGGAATTTTGGATATGAAAATGGTGTGTCTCGTGAGCTCCAAAATCAAATCCTGAATAGTATTCACGAACAGAATCTAGTAGCTATACTGAATGCAGAAAATCCAGATGAATTGTTCTCTGAAACTGGGGACACTATATACAATCCTGACTGGCTCCCCTCTGCGGCTCAGCAAGGAGATATCTATTTCTATGATACTTTTGCAATAGATAGTAGAATAGGAGAACATTCCCTTCCACTATCTGAAATCAAAACTAAGATGGAAAAGATGTATACATACAGAACTTCCTTGGGAATTCAAATTTTTGGATCTTCGTTCCTTAGTGATACACTTCCTACGACTCAGGCTACGACTTTGTTTGAATATGTACACACAGTTGCCTTGTTATTTAGCTTGGATGCACTTTGTGTAACAAATGAAAACTATGGTGCTGTGAGTAATGAAGTTAACTTGTACTATCCTCCAGCAATTACGGGTAACTGGTATAGTAAGAACCCTCTCATTAAAGTTGCTAGTCCATTTTATTCGAGAGAAACAGTGTTCGGGAAAATCACTGTTAATGCGTCAAATGAGAGTTTTATTGTCGAAGGCGCAAGTATCCCATCGAATCTAATTCGCTTTATCGGAAACTCTATTGATGGTGCTGCATTAATGAATGCCTCTATTGAAGACATCAAAATCGCAAGTTATGATGGGAGCCGTCTAGTTACTTCTATTAATAATGCTCCCGCTGAATATACTTTTAGTGTAAGCCGTATCAGTGGCTTACTGGATGGAGACGGAGGCATTGATAGTGAGTTCCTTGAGGCTAATGTTATTCAGGCCATCAATGCGAATATCGGCAAAGCTGTAATTGAAAGTGCTGTAATCGGAGATCTCGATGCGTCTCATATCAAGACAGGAACATTGGATGCAAACCGTATCTCCGCTTCCGTAGTGTCCGCCCTGAATATTTATGCAGCTACTATGCAAGCAGGTGATGCTCAGATCAGTAACGCTGTGATTGGCACCTTAACTGCGGACCATATTAAAGCTGCTGTTATTGAAGCAATCAATATTTCCTCCGAAAATATTACGGCTGAAAAGTTAAAAGCAACTGTAGTTGAAGCAATCAATATTTCTGCAAGTGATATTTCCGCAGAAAGAATGCGGGCCAATATCGTTACAGCAATTAATATCTATGCCGATCAAATGGATGTTAATAGCGCGAGAATTAATGTGGCCACTATTGGAGAGCTTACAGCGAACCATATCGTAGCTGCTGTTATCGACGCGATCAACTTGAACGCAGATACTGCTAAAATTAACGGAGCAAAAATTGGAGAACTAGAAGCTCGGAGTATTGAAGCTATCGTTATTCACGCGATTAATATCAGCACTGAACAAGCACTTATTGATAGTGCTCGGATTGGCGAACTCACAGCGGATAAGATCACAGCTGGCGTCATCGATGCTATCAACCTATATGCAGGAAATGCAGTTATCGGAGAAGCAAAAATCGGTAATCTGAGTGCAGAAAAGATCACGGCTGGAAATATTGATGCTAATCGTATGACAGCAAATGTAGTAGATGCGGTGAACCTTAAAGCAGGTATTGCTACAGTAGGTGCTGCAATCATTAACTCGGCTGCCATCGGTGTATTAGGTGCTGATCATATTCAAGCTGCGGTTATTAGCGCGATCAATCTATCAACAGAACATGCTACAATTCATGCCGCAAAGATTGGCGTACTCGAAGCAGGAAATATTAAAGCTGATAGCATCGACGCTTCAAAACTTACTGCTGACTCAGTAACGTCTGAAAAAATTCTTGCTGGTGCTATCCAAGCAGTACATATCGAAGCTGACGCAATTACTGCTGATAAGATTGCTGCTAATGCTGTAGAGGCTGATACTATTAAAGCAGGAGCTGTTGTTGCTGGCAAGATTGCTGCTGATGCTATTATAGCTGGGAATATTGCTGCTGATGTTATCGGAACTAGAGAATTAAAGGCAGACGCAGTAGAAGCTGAAAATATCAAGGCAGGCTCTGTAGTAGCTGACAAGATCGCAGCAGGTGCGGTTGAAACAGACAAGCTTGATGCTGGAGCTGTTGTAGCTGATAAGATTGCAGCGGGAGCTATAGAGACTGATAAATTACACGCTGGAGCTGTCGTGGCTGATAAAATTGCAGCCGATGCCATTGAAACCGTGCATATTAAAGCTGGAGCTGTTGATACTGAAGCACTAGCAGCAAGATCTGTAACAGCTGAGAAGATTGCCGTCGGTTCAATTGTGGCAGAGAATATCTTTGCGGGTACTATCACTTCCAATCTCATTGCCGCTGGTGCAATCACTTCTGACTTAGTCGCAGCAAATGCGATCCAGACTACTCATATCTCTACGGCAGGATTAGATGCTGGAGTTATTAAAACAGGGAAACTCGATTCTAGTGTAATCAATACAGATACCTTGACCGTTAAGCATATCCAAGCGGGGGTAATTACAACTGACAATATCTCCACGGGTGGGCTAGACGCTGCGGTTATTACCTCAGGATACATCGATAGTGCTCGTATTAAAATCGGTTCTATCGACGCATCTACTATCAAAGCAGGAACGATTACCTCAGTTCAGATTGCTGCAAATGCAATTACCACAAACAACATTCAAGCAGGAGCAATCACGGGTGATATTATCCAGGCAGGTAGTATTACTGCTCAGCATATTAGCGCCCAAGGTATCGATGCGAACATCATCTCTGTATTTGGTAAGGCGGGGGAAACTCTTATTGGAGATGGCTACCTACGTGTAGATGGATTTGACGTCGGGGTAATTCAATCAGATAATCTAGTTGGTAACGGGATGTTTATGACGGCGTCCTCTAGCTTTGGATACCTAAAAAAGAACCCAGATGGAGAAGCATTGCTTGGTTCAGGTCTGAATACTGAAGGCGCTCACGAACTCTGGAAGATCGACCTTTCCACTAATACCGTCGCAGGTAAACTGTTGATTCCTGGTAAGAAGCCTAGTTTTATCGGAATTGGTAAGACACTCGGCGCACCTACAATGCTAGACGATGTAGGACGCTACGCATATGTAACTGTTCAAGGTAACGATACATTAGTGCAAGTAGATCTTGACCCAAACAACTTTAGCTTGACAGGTAAAACACTGAACCTAGGAAAAGGTCCAGGACGCATCAAATATACAGGAAATAAGCTTGGGGATCATAAACACTTCTTCGTCGTCAATTCCGACCCTACGGATGTTAATGCTCCCGATTCTTTCATTGTTATTGATGCACCCCCTGTGTCAGATGATATTACGGGGGATGGAGTTCCCGATCTGTATGTACATCACCAAATAGTAACAGGAAATACTCCGTATGACTTTGTCCTTACAGATGATAAATTGGTATATGTTACTCTAGCAGATCAAGGGGATATTCTGATTCTAAGCATGACTGATTTCCCTACTATGTACTGGAAAGCAGTAGGGTCAATTTCTATCTCCCCTCATGGGATGGATAACTATCACGGAGGACTCAGTACTCGATTTGGGTTAGGCTATGCGGTAGGTGGGGATGCAGCTAGTACAACTGAAGCCACCGCTCCAACTGGAGAACACAATCATGGCGGATACGGTTCAGCTATTTCGGATGAAGATAAATGGTCGCCTCACGGAATCGCTGTAAGTACAGATCAGAGCATGCTGTATGTTACAGACCATGATAGAGGAGAACTCATTGCAATTGGTCGTATCACTCCGCATATGGATCATAGTATAGGCGGAATGGAAGACGGGGGTGGAGGTCACTCTCACTATTCAACTGTGCGTAATACTCCTAATTACGGTGGAGAAATTCATGCGCGTATTAAAGTTGGAGACTCTCCTGAGTTCATACAGGTAGCCAATGGTAAAATTTTCGTGACCCTCCTAGGTTCTGATTCTGTAGCTGTCTTCGATGAGAGTACCGTGATGATGGATACAAAGCCTAGAAAGCTTATACAGGTTGGTTTAAAACCTTTGGATATGGTTGTGAATGCCGCAGGAACCGAACTCCTTGTGTCTATTAATGGTGAAAATAGAGTTGCTCGTATTAATATTGCGACAGAAACTATCGTTGGTTACATTGATGCGGGTGCGAACGTTATGGGCCTTGCGATAGATGTAGGATGGGACGGCAAGGAATACCTCTACTTAGTAAATAATGGTGGGACAGGTTCACTGTCCTTTGTTTATCCCGAGGGGAACTACATCGGAGACCCTTATTTAGGACTAGAAGGTTCTGTAGAGTATCAAGGAGCAGAACACTGGGCACCTAATCGAACAGACTGGGTCTATGAAGATGCAGAAAAGAAAAATGTCCGTGACTACGCACTTGTTGAGTTCCGCGTTAATGAACCGTTTCTGAATGAAGGCGGATATGCGCGACTGCTTGTTGCAGGTAAGGATTCACAGCAAGCGGAAATCCAGCAAGACTTGTATAACGTAGTCAATTATTCTAATGGTAATACGCTAGACCTTTATGCTAGAGATCAATTGAGTAGAGGGATCGGTAGTTCCTCTCATATCTTCTTCCCGAAAATGGACTGGGCAGACCCTAGTGACCCTGCTTATACTCAGATGACTCCTGTGACTCCAGAGTTTAGAGTGTATACTGGCGTGTTAGTACCTATTATTAAAGAGCTACTTACCGCTGATACAAACAGAAAAGTGTTTACGCCTCAATATGAGTGGGTTGAAAAACCAGCGCCAGTCATTCAATTCAGTAAAGATAATGGTGTAACATTTGAAGACACAAATATGCCAAGTAAAATTTACTATGAAGACGGCGCAAAAATCGAATTTGATACCTCGATTCCCGTGGGAACAAAAGTGTATGCTGTTAGCTACTCCTACAGAGAGTCTTATATCTGTCCGCCTGAGCTGTATACAGTGTACTATAATAAGTTCGCTAATCCTGCGAGTTCTCGTGTAGAATTCCAGCAGGCTGTTGTCCCAGCCGAAGGTCGAGTGGATGCAAAGTATTCATACATTTTGAACTCCCACCATAAAAACCATAATGGTTCAGTTCTGATTGCAATGAATGAGTCTTCTTCAAAGAACTTTTCAGCACAATTTATCATAGAAGAGTTTGTTCCTAAATTTGTAGTCATGGATAATCTAACAACAGGGGTCTTTACTCCGATTGAAGATGGAGTAGACCAAGAATATGAGGCTCCTCATTACAGCTTTACAAGCTCCGACAAATCCGTGCGTAGCAGAGAGTTACCTGTGGCTCAAATCTCTACAAACGGCACATGGGTTCTTCAGGATATGGACCCTACAGATGAGCGTGCGGCTGAAGCCGTGGACGGCAAATATCCAAAAAACGTATTCACTTGGGACTTTAGAAAGAATGCTGATGGAGCGATCTTTAGAGGAGCGCATAATAACTCTAAGCGATACGTAACAGTAACAGGCTCAGGAGTTAAAACGGTTACTATAGACCTCGTTAAAACCTACATGGTTGGCCACTGTGATGTGTGGATGGAATGGGATACTAAATTCCCTCTAGGCAGAACCTATACCTACACGTTCTGGGGCGGAGTAGAGCAACGAGACTTCGTTACTAAGACTTACAAGAACGTAAAGATTGAGTCTTCTGAAGATGGCGTATCTTGGTTTACTTGGCTTGATATGCCCAGCTGGAATGCCAACTGGTTTGGTGCGCACACGGCTATTGGTATTGAGCCTGAAGTACCGAATGGAAAGACAAATCTCTATGCCTCCATCATCTCCAAACCTACGAGGTACATGAGATTTTCTACAACGGGCTGGGAAGCTAGAGATCCAGATACAGGTACGGTTCTCCTTGATGGCAATGGCAATGAGATCAAAGGAGACACCATGGATATTGCTCACTGTCATGCATACGCTGACTGGGAAGTAGAGTACGACTACATGTATCCAGCGGGTTCTGAATATGAAGGCGAGCAAATGGCTTCTAATGGCAGATCAGTGGTAACAACGGATATCCCTAAAGCGTATGTCTCTATTGATATCGATATTGAGTACACATCTTGGTGGTACATGACTTATCTTATTGGTCCTGAGTTTGGGGAAGCGCTTGTTAAAATGCCAACGGTTATGGGCGGAAGTCACAGTTTGTTCTATCAAGCGACTTACTTAAACAAAATTGAGCACAGACATACAATGTCCATGCCTCCTGGCAAACACCGAGTCTTAATCCAGCAAAATAGTGGTAAGATTTCACTCGACAGAATCCGCTTTGAAGACTATCAATACAGTGGACGATCAACAGTACAAACCTTAACTAATACTTCTCCTTCTACATTCACTCGTTACAAGATTGTTGCTGATCAAACAAGAAACTATATTGGTAAAGGGAAACAGTCTACAGAAGGTGCGTTTGATAGAGTGTATCTGAACCCCGACACTCAATTACCTGACTTCCGCGTTCCACTTAAGTATCGTTTCAAAGTAAGAGCAGGATTGAACAATCCAACAGGATCTCTTCTTCCTGAAGTAGAACGAGGCTTGATCTATGTTACCTCAGCTATATTTGAGACGGGAAAACAATCCACATCTTGGCGTATGTCTCAAACATCAGATAGCTTCCCAGGATCAAGAATTGAAGCATGGAACCCAAGCTTCCCACATAAGACAGGTATCCAATCGTTCCATTTGGCAAACGGCGCAGTACGTGGTCCGAAGATTCTGCCAAGTGCGATTATGGACTACCATATCTCTCCTTATGCGAAGATTGGCGAGTACAAGCTAGACTTGAACTATGATACTCACTATCATGGCCACTTCCATGAGGATGGTAGTTTCTTGGATAATAAGTCAATCCTTGATACTGTTCATGGGTGGGGAATTCTAGATGCTATGAAAGTAGAACTCCCTCATAGCGGCGTTCTAGAACGTATGGCCCGTGCGGATCACTGGCACCCTGAATATTTATCTGTAGGTGCTGGCGGCATCATCACCGCGGATCTGACGATCAATGCTAACCTAATCATGGGATCTGGATTTACTGTAGACGGCGTAGATATCTCTGCTCATGCTAGTGATACAACGATACACTTAGCCCCAGGGGATCGTACTAAACTTACAGACATCGCAACAGGAGCTCACAAGGTAACTGATCCAACTCCTGGAGATGGAGTAATAACACTAACGAATGGAGCAGGCACAACTTCTACAATAACTGTCTACACTCATCCTACAGGAGCAGGCAGCAATCATATCCCTGCGGGTGGAGCAAGTACGAATGTGCTGAAATGGTCTGCGGCAGGAACCGCTGTATGGAGCACAGTAGGATGGACTGAAGTAAGTGATAAGCCTACAGAGTTTACTCCTCCTATTGCTTCTGCAACTGTCCTTGGTGGCGTGAAGATCGGAGCGAATATCTCTGTCGCAGCAGACGGGACAATTTCTTCTACCGCAACCTATGTGCATCCTACAGGTGCGGGTTACAATCATATTCCCGCTGGAGGAGCAACAGGGAATTTCTTGAAGTGGTCCTCTGCTGGAACTGCATCTTGGACTTCGGTAGCTTGGGGGGATCTGACAGGTGTACCTTCTGCATTTACACCAACAGCGCATAACCAAACAGTATCTACAATCACAGATATCTCAACGTACTACGCAAGACTTGGTGCGGCGAATACCTTAGTCGATACACTAACCCTGACTAAAGCAGGACTCGGGCTTAAGATCCAACCAAGCGCGGCTTTGACAAATACGGTCCTTATGCAGGTTGCAAAAAGTACAGGTGAAAGCTTGTTCACTATCGACTCCGAAGGAGACATATCTGTAGCAGGAAACCTGAACGTTACAGGTACGACTACTTACGTAGGTAGTACTCAGGTGGATGGCGACTATACAATCTCTGGCAATCTGACCGTTCAAGGAAGTACGACTATCGGTACAGGGGACGAGACAGATATCATTCGTGTAAACGGTGAGCTTAGGCTCTTGAATACACTTCGTATGATGTTCAGTTTCCCTGTATACGGTCCTGGTGACCTTCCTATCGAAGTTAGCAGTACAACCTTTGATACCATCATCGAAGATTATGGAACCTTCCTGACAGGCCCTGGCCGTCTCCTAGAACACCCTTCTGGTGGTGAACGCTGGTACGTACTCCTTGTTCGGTATAACGATGAGCCAGGTTCGACATCAACGCTTCGTATCGTTCAGGATGGCACAACAACTTCTGCTGTGACTTTGACCAACCCAACGGATTTCGATCTGCCGAATGTAGGTAAGGGAGTTGGCGGCGGTGCAAGAACATGGACGAGTGCCCCGTTCCAATCCAGTTTTACGGGGGATACAATCTTCCAAGTGAAAAGAAATACCGCTGGATCAGCTATACAAATCAAGCACATAGAGGTTATCGTTTATGATAAGTTCACATCTTAAGGAGGGGAATAAATAATGGCGGTTAGGAATTTTGACTATGGAATCACGCTACATGGGGACTTAACCGTCCCCTCCCATGATATTATTCTAGGTGGTAGTATTCTACTAGATAATAGTACGGGTACAATCACGGCCACTAGCTTTGCGGGGAATGGTTCAGCTCTTACGAACCTTTCCTCTGCAAACATGGCTGGCGTCCTTTTGCTGGATGGTACTCGGGCAATGACAGGTGGACTACAGATTAATGGCGGTGTGTTGGCTATGGGCAATGCAACCGCAAATCGTATCGTATTTAGTGTGAATGGATCTGCTGCCCCTAACGGAACCAACAACTCAGCAGGTCAAAAGATAACCTTATGGAATGATGCTAACACTTGGGGAATTGGCATTGAAGGAAGTGCCGTTTGGTACAGTAGTTATGCTAGTCATAAATGGTACTCCCAGAATACTGTAGGCGTTGCAACTCCAGCCAATGTCATGACTTTAGACGGAGTAGGGAACTTAACCGTAGTTGGTAATATTACTGCAACATCAAAGTTACTTACAATAGGTACAGTGAATGCAGCCACTGCTCTTCAAGTAAATGGAGTCAATATTAGTACGATATATACACCTCAAACCAGAAATGTAATCGCGGGTACGGGACTCACGGGTGGCGGTACAATGGCGGCAGACAGAACTTTATCAGTCAACTTTGGTACGACATCCACAACCGTAGCGGTAGGAAATCATAGTCATGACTATCAGCAATGGAAACTATCTGATAATGATAAGGCTATTACCGTTACCAATGGTGGAGATTGGAATGATTACTCAAGTACAGGCTTCTTTATGGGAAGTGGTCTAGCCAATCAAACCAGTGGTGGGTCTTGGCGGTTTATGATGGGAATTAAACATAATGATCTTTATAATTCCCAGACAATGTGGGACTTCAATGCGGGGACTATGGGGTTCCGTGGAAAAAGTAATGGCACATGGACAAATTGGAGAATGCTTTGGCATGATGGTAACTTCGATCCTGCAACGAAGGTTGATACTACTCGTTCAGTTATTGCAGGCACAGGTCTTACAGGTGGGGGAACACTTGCCGCAGACCGCACTCTATCAGTGAGTTTCGGATCTACTTCAACGACAGTAGCGGCAGGTAACCATACTCATACTACCTTTGCCTCAGGTCTGGCAGTGACAGGGATTATGAATATAGGTAACAACGGAAACGTTGGTGTAATCAGCCTTAAAGATAGTGGTGGAAATCAGGTCATTCGATTAGACGGTCTCCGTACAGGGGCTGTTCCTTCGACTCCAAATGTATCAATGGATGGGGATGGCAATGCAAATTTTAAAGGAACAGTGAGTATAGGAATTCTTCAAACTCCAAATTCAGTGCGAGTAGATAGTCTGAATGCTCAATTTATAGATGGGAAATCAATTTATGAATTAGCAGGTACAGAATCCGTATACGATATTCATAGAGATGGAGTATATAGCGGCGTAAACGTTATAGAAACTGCTGTACCAAGTTCTGCAATAAGAGTCACGGCGGGAACTATCTATACCTCGTCAGGAAGAAGAGTCGTGATCACAGGTACGGAGCAGAAGTCTATTGCTACCCCGAGTGCCTCCTTCTACCGCTATGATATTGTCTTTATTCATGGAGCAAGTAGCGGTAGTAACGAAGGCTCATTGGGTATCGTAGCAGGGACAGCAACTTCTAATACCGCAGCTGGGGCAGTAGTCCCAACGAGAGCAGCAGAAGGGATGTCGCCTACTACTTATCAGTATCCTTATGATGCCATTGTTTTAGCGAAGATGAGTATTAAGCCTATTGGTCAATACTCTGGAGGGAATGCAACGATTCTCAACGCAGACATTGACAACAATGTGAAGAATTGGGTACCCGTTTTATTCAATGGTCTAGATTTCAAGATTGGTTCTAGTACGGCGAACATTAACTTAACAGTTGGCGGAACCATTATGGAAAGTGGAAAGTTACTCACGGATAAATACAGTCAGCTTGGTACTTTAGCATTGCCTGTTAATAACACCCTTTACGGTAGACAGACTATCAGATCAACGGGTAGTATCGCTGGTGTACCTACTAGTGGGAATTACTACTTGAAAATCACAGATGGCACATCAAGTATGTTAATTGACCCAAATGAAATTACAACAGAGGATCACATGTACCTCCAGACAAACTCGAAAAACATATACCTGAACACAGGGGATACTTATGTCAGTTCGAATGGACTTATCAGTGCTGCAAGAAACGGTGTGAGTATGACATTCGCAGTGGGAGAAACCATTAAGAGATGGAGGCACGATTATGGAGCTTTACGTTACTCTGTAGTTATTTCCTCTAACTCTTTCCAGCGACATATCCGTTGGGTAGGTAAAACTGAGAACTGGATTGATATTGAGCTGGACAATCCCGCTCTAGAAGAAATTCAAGTTGATGTTATTCTGATTGGGAACACACGGGTCTGGGGAGCAAGTTAATCTTGCACAGAAAGATCATATAGGTTACGACTAAAGGAGGGACAAAATCCCTCCTATTCCTATGTAAGCGGGTGATATCATGACACAATCACATATTGGGCAAACCCTAGCAACCAAGGGGCAAAGTATGCCTATTAATAAAAGCACTATCCTTCATGCAAGTTATGACAACAAAGTTTATGGACTAAACCAAGGAAGTAAAGTATCCCCATATGGTGAGATGGGTTCGCTCAAATTCGATGGGACAGGGACCCATATTGAGATAAAGGACTTTGGTATATCTACAAATATGACAGTTGAGTTATGGGTTAAGTGGACGATTACCACCGCTAGTGTTCTCATGATTACGAATCCCCAAGGATTTGCCATTGGGTTCTTTGGAGGGAATAGCCTCATCATGAGTCCTGTAGCCAATAGGACTGCCAATCTTACAGGTTTTATTAACAGTGAGTGGAACCATATTGCTGTAAGTTATGATAACACAGGGATTCCCAGCTGCTTTATTAACGGAGTTGAAACAACGTATACAACTGTAAACTCATGGAGTAACCCTGGGGCGTGGATTGGCAAACGAGATACAGGCCAATTTTTCAATGGACAGCTATCAGATATCCGAATTTGGAATATGCCTAGAACCGCCTCTCAGATAGCGCTCTTAATGAATACAGAATTAACAGGAAGAGAACCAGGCCTGATTGCCCACTGGAAATTAAACGAAGGAGGTGGACCAGTAGTATGTGATCACTCCTCTTTTGGTAATGATGGCATAATTATTGGATCAGGTACCTGGACTCACGGAAGATCTGTTGCCACTCTTCGAACAGATGGAAAGTTTACTGGAGCTATAGCAATAGAAGAAGCGACTACGAATTTAATGACAAATCCAGTATTCCTGGATTCTAATCTAGACGGAGCAGCAGAAGGTTATTCCGTCGGGATATCAGGAGATGGAATAGATGCTGGAAGAGTATTCACACGTATGACTAAATCAGGAGTGAACACTCCAGGCAATATACAGAGAATTGATATAACTGCGGTTGGGAATAGTGCTACGCTGTATTTTATTCAGGCCGTAACAGGAATTATAGCTGGCGCAACTTATACGGTATCTGCGTACGTTAAATCCAGCCACGCGGGGAAAGGATTAATCCAAGTAAGGTGGATGGACACCTCAGGTGCTTCAATCGGAGGCGACGTAGCAGGTAACCCTGTATCTCAATCTAACAGCTTCGAGAGGCTCGTATTCACTACAGCTGCTCCAGCGGGAGCTACACGAGCAAATATTTATGTTCGTGGATTTGGGGATACGGCAGGGTCCTGGATTGAGATTGAAGGACTACAGCTTGAACAAAAAGCCTTTGCTACATCTTTTGTAGATGGCTCTAGACCAGGCGGCACCCTAGTGTATAATAGTTCTCCACTAATTGGACAGCAGGAAGGGACAATAGCCCTCTGGTTTAAACCAAACAACATCTTTGCTGGCTTCTCAGTAATTCTACGAGCAGGTAGGTGGGCTAATGGATTCAATGGTTGGAGTATTACCAAGATGAATGGTACGAATCAATTGTATTTTGAATACGGAATGCCAGGAGTAGCAGGCTCTGTGTTCTCTTCAGGTTATACTTCTAACATACTTGAAGTTGAAAAATGGGTATTCATTGTGGCGAGATGGAAGGCTACTCAAGTTTCTATTGATGTCTTTAAAGAAGATGGAATCCGAAACACGATGAAGGTTGAAGGAGCAATTCCAGTATTAGACTACGGAGGTTATCCTATTTCTATAGGTAAAGACTATATGTCATCCACGTCAATTCCTACAAATGGTCTATTTAGTGAAGTACGTATCGACACAACTTGGGCTTCAGATGATGAAGTCTTAGCCTGGTACCAGAGTAATGCTCCATTTTATAACTACTTGGACTATAGCGGGGAGGCATAATAATGACGCAGTCTCATATAGAGCAAAATCTCCCTCTAAAGAATAAGGTTATTCCCGTAGATGAAAATACTATATTCCTTGCCCATTACGACGTGAATGAAAATGATGTACTGAGCGGAATACAACCTATAGGTTATCCTTATGCTTTAAACGTAGGTGTAGGCGATTCTTATATGAGAATTCCTAACCTACTAATGTGGTCAAGTATTTTTACGATCTCTTTCTGGATCAAACACAATAGCCCCGTAGGATGGTCGGATATCCTAACCTTTGATACTGGAGTAGATGGTACCGCTGTTCGGATAGAAAAGGATAATACTACAACTAGCTATCGTTGGTATACCGATAGCGGTTTTGTTAGTGGTACAATCCTCTTCGACCATGATGGTCTTCAGTGGGATCACATCGCTTTGGTATGTGATGGAACAAAAGTATACTCGTATAAAAATGGTGTTCTAGTATTTAGTGGGCCAAAGCACTCTAATAATCTTCCAAGTTCCAGCTTCATCAATATCGGACGTAGGCTCACTAGCCAGTACTGGAATGGATCTATAAGTAGACTAATGATGTGGAGGACTGCAAGATCTCAAAATCAGATTCAAACAGACATGGTTGCTGAACTTAAAGGGGATGAACCTGGACTTGTAGGTTATTGGAAACTCAATGAGGGGAGTGGATCTTTTGCTGTAGACTACTCTTTAAGAGGAAATGCAGGTGTGATCACAAATCCCAAGTGGACCTCAGGAGTTCAAGTGAGTACACTAAGTCCACAAGGATATTACGGTGGAGGTATTGCGGTAGAAGAAGCGACAACCAATCTACTTGCTCCAAATACAACCTTTGCAGGATGGAATACATTCAGCGGATCTAGTGTTCAAGTAACACAAGGGTACCCAGATCCCTTCGGTGGAAATAATGCAACCCGCATTCAAGCTTCAGGAGGAACCAGTGTTCTTAAATATTACGGGGATGTAGGTCCTGGTACTGCTTCAGTTCCCTGTACAGCATCTTTATGGGTTAAGAATAATAGTTCTACTTCCTTAATTCTTTCTAATCAAATCAATGGATTGTCGGGAACGATCACGAAAGACATGGGATGGATATATAAGAAAAGTAGCGGTACAAGCAATGGCACATCGAATCGGCAGATCAGGTTTCATACTCCTGCCGTGGCAGATTCTCTAGACTTTTTTGCTTATCAACCTCAGATGGAGACAAAGAGTTTCGCTACTTCTTTCGTAAATGGAACTCGGGCAAATGGAAGATTGTACTACCCCGTTTCGATAACTAGGCCCTCTACGATTTCCTTCTGGGTGCAGCCACGAGTAACAGATGACTACATAGCCTCTGTAAATTGGGTAATGGGGCAGAGTCCCTATAGTGATAATTTCATTCTATGGAAGAGAGTGTCGGAGAATTATTATAGACTTAGAGTAGCAGGCACAGATATAGCCTTATCTCCTGGCGATATTACTGCGTTTACTTGGAGTCATGTAGCCGTGGTCTTCGACACCTTAGAAACAAGGCTGTATGTCAACGGCATTCAGAAAGGAACTTGCGGTGTAGTAGCTCCAATCTCCATACTAACAGTCGGCTCGGCTGATGGTCAGAATACGGGTAATAATATCTTCGACGAGTTAAGGATCGACAAGATAGCGCGAACTAGCGATGAGATCTTAGCATGGTACTATTCCAATAGCCCATTTTGGCCTAAGGGAATCTATAAAGTGAGCTATTAGAAAGGGTGATAAGAGATGATTATTCAGGGGCAACTTCTTGATAAAGATAATTTAAATCGTGCCTTTGTAAGCAAGACCGCAACAGGAACTCAGCCTATCGCAGGAAGCCTAAATGTTATGGGTACTATATCAGGTAATGGTTCTGGACTGAATACACTTAATGGTACGAATATTACTATCGGAACTATAGCTGACGGTAGACTTTCAACCAATGTATTCTTACTAAATACTTCACAGACAGTTTCATCTGGGAACTATTTCAGTGCTGAACAGAAGTTCTCTAGAGGTACATATGTTGATCCAAAATCAGGGCTAGGAGCAGCGATTAAATATGCTCAAGGACTCGCAGGAGATACCGCTTTTTTTAATGGCGATGTCACTATGGGAAGTGGTGTAACCCCTAATAAATTAACGTTCGTAGGAGCGCCAGGGGAAGCCCCTCCTACAGGATCTACTGCTTCTACAGGAACAAAAATCCAACTTTATAACAACGTGTATGCATTTGGTATGGAGACTGCAAACATCTGGTATGACTCACACAGTGGTCATAAATTTTATACGAACAGTGGGGGAGCATCTTCAACTCTGCGTGTAGCTATTGACCCCGCAGGATTAGCAATCCAGCAAGCATTATGGGTAGGAACGACATCGAATTTCGTAGGAGCAGTGGCTATGAACGGTGGAGCTACTATTACAGGGTCTACTTACCTAAACGGTAACGTGAATTTGGGTAATGCCGCTGGCAACGTTATCTCCATTGTAGGTACACCTACGTTCAGTCAGAATGTCACAATCAATAAGGACCTAGAAGTTCAAGGTGAGCTTAAAGGAATTGGTGCGAATGAATTCCCCGATCCATTAATGGCCAGTGGTTCAGTGGCAAAATGGAGTCTAGGCGGCGGCACAATAGCTTTCGATGCGGCGCAAACTCCTACTGGTACAGGCGCATATGGATCACTTAAGGTTAGTTCTACTAGTGCTGGTGCATGGGCGCACCACACTTATTACTATGATGTTTCACCCAATGAATGGGTAACATTCTCTAGCTATGCTTTCTGTACTACAACCTCTAAAAACATGAAGTTCATATTTAACTGGTATGATGCTAGCAAAACTAGAATTAGCCAGGTCGTAGGGACAGACGTGACAGTTGCGACTTCATGGCAACGATATGATGGCACTTTACAGGCACCAGCAACAGCTAGATATCTTCGATTTGAAGTGCAGAACCTTGGTGGTAGTGGAACGATTATGTACTTTAGTGCTTTCCAAGTGGAACGTGGACGAGCACTCACAGCGTTTAAACCTTTTGGTATGTCTAATAGTAGCGCTGCGACAACGGATGGAGGTATTACTGTTGTTGGTGGTGGAGTAGACCCTACAACATTTGGTCAAGCTACACTTACTCTTTGGAATGATAATGGGCTTGCTGGACAAATCAGTTCTAAAAACAACTATGGTATGCGTCTTGAGTATGGTACAGGTAACATTATAATCGGAGGTACTGACTCAGGCACATATACTTCTAAAGTAGCTATTGGTAAAGCAGTTACGCCTACGGCAACTCTTGATATCTATGGAAACTCAGGAGCTAATAGTGCTAGAAGTTTTAGAGTTTCTTATGCACCAAACAGTGGGAGCCTTCAAGATACTGAATTTCGTGCTCTTGCAGATACAAGTGGTGCTGGAGTTTGGGCAGCTATGCATGCCATCAAAGGAGCTGCTACCTACGCTGCCCTCTTTAGTGGCTCTACACAGGTAAATAGCGGCAACCTGACTATTAATGGCGGCGAGCTCATAATGAATGCTACAGCTGGTCAAACACCACTTAAATTACATGGATGGAATAATGGGCAAGGACTATGGCTCATCTCAGGAAATAGTGCTGAAGCAAAGTTCTTTATACAGTCCGCTCAGTCTGCAACTCCCAACTATGATTACTCCGTTGAAATGTCCTACGTTCCTGGAACTGCTGGTGCGTTAAACGGTATCCTGAAAATCGGCCAGCTGAGTAGAGCTAATGCGGCGTATACTCACGGTACAACGCTCCTCTATACGAATGGTACAGAGAGACTACGTATTGACTCATCAGGTAGAGTTGGTATTGCTACTGGAGCTACTGTACGTAATACGCTTGATATTAAGGGCGGTGTTGTGATTGGTACCAATGCAGCTGGTATTTTATCAGATGGTGGACTAAGTATCGGAAACTCAACCGTTACTTATTCTCCTACCACAACAAACTATTCAACTGTAGGCAGCACTCTCCTGCTTACAGCAGCCACTTATTCAGTTATAAGTTTTCTTCACTCTGGTAATCGAGTTGATTATATTCGTTCGGGCGCAGGAACTATAACCCTGGGTTATGATGGTGGATGGGGTAGCGCAGCAATCTCTATGCCAGGCAATACTACTGTGGGCGGAACGCTTGGAGTTACAGGAAACACTACTTTGTCAACAGTAACCGTATCAGGAGCTACAACTCTAAGTAGCACATTGAGTGTTGCAGGTACTTCTACTCTCACAGGCATCGTAACGATGGGTTCAAGAGCAGTAGTAACCACAAGTATTTATTCTCCTAAATTTGATGTAGCTAACCAGGGCAATACAGATAATGTCAACAACTCTCCTTGGTATGGTATTGGTAACTCAAACTTAACGATCCCCACGGGTAGTGGTCCATCGGTACAAGTTGCTGGTTACTATGGTCTTGCTTTAAGAACATACCAAGGGGAAATCTTAATTGGTCAGGCTGGTAATGTAGGGATCAGTACAGGAACAGGAACCATTGCTCAAAAACTCCATGTCAATGGTAGAGTCAGAGCATCAGAGTTTGACCTCGATGCTGTCAATGGATATGGTGTTAGGTTCTGGTCAGGTAGTGATCTGTTCAAAATCTGGATGTCAGGCACTACTGATGGAACTTGGGGCGGGGGAGTTACAGGCGCAGCAACCTCGGACTACAATATGTACTTCAAAATGGCAGGCGGCGGCACTAACCGAGGTTTTGTATTCATTACAAACACAGGCAAGGTTGCCCAGATCGAAGGTACAGGTCGAATACATACTGCTCAGGGTGTACGTGTAGCCAATAAGTTTGAAATGACTTACAACTCCACAGAGGATTCTCTAGACTTTGTGTATGGATAAGAATATACCCTGCTACCGCAGGGTTTTTCTTATTGACGAAGTGACTTCCTTTGGTTACAACTATATTGCATAGATAGATGAGAGGTGAGAAGAGATGGCTGAAGCGTTTCGCCAGAATTTTGATACAATGCCCTATGGTTACTATGGATTTACCTACTCCGTTGGTGGTAGTGTATTAACGCTGACCACCGCCCATGGTGATCCATATATTAATATGAATGGCCTTGGCTCATTTGATCCGAATACATATAAGGCTATGGAAATCAGATGGAAAGCACCTGCTGGAGTCGGTATTGGACGATTCCAAATCTACTTTCTAAACAGTACTTATGGTTCGGCAACAGAAGTACAAGTTGTTTTTAGCGACTGGCTAACAGGGACAGGTGGCTGGGTTACAACTGTAGTTCATATGAGTGACCATGTACGGTGGAACTCTGCCTATGGCAATATTACAGGCTGGCGGTTCGACGTCGGTGAAGCTGGTGGTGTCACCATCGACCTAGACTACATCGTATTACGAAGCAATACAGCTCCTAGTCCTCCAGCAATTACTTATCCAGCAAATAACACGTGGATACCAACAACAACACCTACATTCACTTGGAGTTTTAGCGACCCTGATGCCGCTGGATATCAAGCAGCGTATAATCTAGAGATTGCTAACTCTGCATATAGCGCAGTCCTTTATGGTACAGGTTGGGTATACGATAGCTCTGCTAGAAGCTTTACGCTACCTTCAGGTATCCTGACCAATGGCAGTACATATTATGTTCGTATGCAGGTTATGGATGACTTTGGACAAGTCAACTCCGTGTCTACAGGAACAGGGGATGTTAACTATTCAAATAACTACTTTGGTGTAGATACAACAGCTCCAGTCATTGGGTCTGTTTCTCCACAGCAATATAAAAGTACAGGAGGTACATTTACCGCTGCTGCACTGAATGTTACTGACGCAATTGGCATATCATATGTAAGTGTGTATATGGTACGGCCTGATGCAACATACTATCCGATTCAAAATGCTAGCTCTGTAGCACCAGGTCAGTTCACAGTGACTTACACATTCCCAGCAGCAGAACAAGAGGGCAACTGGGGCATAGACTTCCGTGCCTATGACTACGCAGGAAATGTTAGTACTATGCAGCGAGCTTATTGTTACCACGATAAAACAGTACCGAGCTTAACTAAACCAAACGATGTCATTACCACTAGTCCTACTTCTAATACAGGTACAGCAGCTTTAACGGCCACCTCTACAGATGCAGGTTCTGGTATTAATAGAGTATCAGCTTGGTGGAGAAAGAGTACGGATAATGGATCGACCTATGGAGCTTGGTCGGCCGAGAACGTAACAACTCCTGGGAGCAGTAATCAGTATACATATACCTTCAATAGAACGAACGGATTTGGCAAATATCATTTCCAGTGGAGATCTTATGATAATGCGGGTAATGTTAACGGCCCACTAGATACGTATTATACAATTCAAAGTGGTCTTGCAACGCTAACGACAGGCGTAGCTAATAGCATAACTGCTAGTACCTCGACCCTTACAGGGGCAGTCACGACTTTTGATGGAGGCACTGTCAGTCAGTACGGACATGTGTGGTCCACCTCTACAGCCCCTACCGTTGCCTTAACCACAAAGACATCGCTAGGGGCTATGGCGGGCCCTATCGCATATAGTAGTTCAGCAACAGGGCTTTCTCCTGTGACGACTTACTATTTTAGGTCTTACGCAACGACTCAATACGGAACATCCTATGGACCTGAATTGAGCTTTACCACAGCTAAGGCTGCTCAGGCAGCGCCAAGTACGCCAACATCTTCAAGTATCACTTCCTCTTCTGTCGTGTGGTCATCTACAGCGGGATCAATGATCGTATGTAATGGGCAAACCAAGACAACGGGAAGCGCGTGGACAGGGCTATCGCCAAACACTGCATATACTGCCTATGCCTATCTGCCTACTACAACTACTTTGCTTCAGAGTCCAAACTCAGCTAATGCTAGTGCAACGACTTCGTACTCTAGTGCTACAGTCACAACATCAACTCCTGTAACCCGTGGCAATACTATATCTATTAGTGGGAGTCTCACCGCAACAGGCGGCGGCGTGACACAGCATGGCCATGTATGGGGTACTGCTACTGCTCCGACTATTGCCCTTGGCACATATTCATCATTAGGTGCTCGTACAGGGACGGGAATATTTAAATCGAACATCAAAAACTTAGCCTCTGGAACTACATATTATATTAGAGCCTATGCTACAAACGGAGCAGGAACTGTGTACGGTTCAGAGTATACTATCAAAGTGACTGGTGTCCTTGGCAGACTAAAGAAGAATAGTCTTAATATCACGGGGGAGGTCAATGAGCGGGGTCCAAAAGTAAATACTCCTGTTGTTTATTATCCTTTTGATGGTACTACTGACGGGTATGTTTCTACAACAGCTACTCTCACTGAGAATTATCTAAAAGACTATGGTGAATTCTTCTTACCAGTCGATGCACCAATATTCTCTAACGAGGGTTGTTATTTTAACGGTAATAATACTTGCTACTTGAGAACACAAACAGGAGGACTACCTGTAGCTCTAGTCTTTGATAAGACAAAGTTCTTAGATGTAGAGATTGAGTTTAAAGCAGACATTCTGGGTAACTATGCATTGGCTAGCTTTTACTCAGGATACAATTATGCTTCAAGATACATCTTTAATCTACGCCTCTCAAGTACTGGAGCCCTTATAGGCACAGTCGGTGCCGCGGCTAAAGAACCAGCAGAGTATCATAATAATGGATGGGGTATTTCAGCAACAAGCTCTGCGCTCGTTACCGCAGGCACATGGAATACTGTTCGACTGACGTATGATAAACAATATCTGAGACTTTATGTTAATGGAGCTTTAAGTGCAACAACTCCAGCCTTAGCAGACGTCAGTTTAGAAACAACTCCTGGTAATGGAGACTGGGTAACATATCGTCAGAGAGATATCGTAAATCGATGGAGTACGGGATTATTCATTGGAGCTGACGGAGCATACACATCGAACGTATCTCAGGTTAGTAATCTTGCCAATGACTACTATGCAAACGTCCCAGCTTGGGGCGGATATAATGCCTTTAAGGGGTACCTACGGAACTTTAAGATTAGACAGTCTGCGCCTGCGACTCTAGGATCAGGAGCGAGTGTATCCAGTAAAGGTCTGCTAGTAGAAGAAGCCACAACAAATGTCGTGACGAATACGAACCTTGACACAGGCTGGACAAAAGATAACTTTCTAAATATTACATGGAATGATATTGCACCTCCAGACGGAATCGACTCACCTGTTGTAAGTATTACTGGACCAAGTGGTGGTAGCGGATGGTATTACTCTTACGGTGATTACTCTCCTCAGGCTGACGTAACAGATTACACAATCTCAGTTTATGTGAAGACAGAAGCTCCTGGACAGATCCAAGGACTTACTGCTGCTGCTGGAGAGAACCATGGTAAGTGGACAAACCAAATCCAAGTTGACCCTGAAGAAGGATGGAAGAGATGCGTCTTTAACTTCGTAAGAACAGAGGTTAACAATGACACGGACTCACTAGACTTTGTAATTAGTATTCCGTCAGGCAAGCGGATGTGGTTGTGCGCACCGCAAATGGAACCGAGACAATTCTCTACTTCCTATGTGATAGGTAGTCGATCATATCCTACCGCAAGTGTCACTTCGATACCATTTAAACCAACGGCTCCGATTAGTATATCCCTTGACTATGAAGTAGATTCTCGTACGGTTACAGGATCTGAGCAGGCCCTCTTTTCATTCGATAATGGATCAATGGATTTGAATGTTCTATCTCTTCACCAGCTGGGTGATGGCACATTCCGTCTACGCTCAGGTACTGGTCTTACGAATTACAAAGAAGTGTCTGCTCCTGTTCAGACCGATGGCGTTCATCACTTCGTAGTCATCTCTATGCCCACTCGTCTTGAGCTATGGATAGATGGGGTTATGATGCCTGGAAGCTATGGTGGGGTCGCTGTTCCTGTGATTGACGCCACAAACATTGAATATATGCGAGTAGGAAATGGCGTAAATAATAACCTGATTAAGAATGGATCAGCTAACTTAGGTGATAATACCAACTTCAGTTCCTTTGTATATGTAGCTGGAGATAGTCCAGATGGGCAAGCAGGTTGCTTATCTAGAACAAGTGCAGACTCTACGGTATATTCTGATGAGTATATTCCCGTAGACCCAACTAGACCCTATACTCTAACGGGATGGTTCAAAGGAATGGCCGCAACCAGTAAACTCTACTATGGAGTAATCTGCTTTGATAAGAACAAAGCGGTTATTCCGCACAACCGAGTCACTCACGCGGGTCTTACCACATTAGCTCAAGCATTGAAGCCAGGAGATACCGTAGTGTATCTAACAAGCACAACGGGATGGGCGGCAGGAACCGCTGGAGTCTATCATTACTCGAAGCAATTCTCTTGGTGGATCACAGGAAACTACCAGAACTATACATACTCAGATGGAACAGTAGGTTATGTTACCCTGAATACCACAGCAAAAACGATCACACTCGCAAGTGCTTGGACGGGAACAACACTTCCTGTTGGAACAGCGGTGGCTTGTTCTACTGACGGCGGCGGATATAACTACATCGCCGCAGGTAACGTAACCGTGCCAACGAGCTGGACGCAGTACACGGGAACTATAACAGGTGTAGGCGGTGGATCAGGAAGCTTGTTCCGATATGGCACAAGATACGTAAGACTCTTATTCCTCATCAACCGCGAGGGCGCAACAACGCCAACAACCCGTGTAGGCGGAATGAAGTTCTACGATACAAGTACAAATAGCTCTCCTGCCAACAGACCCATTAGTAATCTAGCGGTTTACAATAGGAATCTAAATACGGAAGAGATTTCTGCACTTGCAAAACCAAAGAGCTCACTGAAGGCTAGCGGAGATCTTATCACAAAAGGGATTGTAGAAGGCCCTATGGGTTTACAAGGTGGAGATTTGTTCTATCCACTTACTGTAGATTCTCTAGATATTAACCATCTGAATCCGCCAACCACTGAAACAAATACTATCTATGATCAGAACGGAGTATTCATTGGAGCTTCTTTTAAGAATCTATTTTATGATGTAGCTCCTTGGACGAATAATGGTGGCATTATTACTGATGTCACTCTAACAGAGCCAGGGCCTATTCCAAATTCCAAGACGTGGAAATTCACCAAGACAGGTTCGGCAAGCCAGTGGCATGGATGGGAAGGACCATATGGAACACTCTTCACCGTAACAGCAGATAGCTATGTAACTGTATCAGGATGGTATAAGACATCTGCTGCTGCTGGAGTCACTGCTTTTACTGCGGCTGGTCTCTACACCTCTGACTGGACACGCGCAATCTTTACTACGATTGCTGGAGATGCTTCTATCATTGCTGACGGGCAATGGCATTACTTCTGGAGAACATCCAAGGCATCAGAAGCTTATACTGGAGCTCTGCTTGTGGATGGACCCTCATGGGGGTACTCTGCAAATGCTGGTGAACTCTATATTAATGGGGTACAATGGACGAACTCCACAAATCTCCCTTATCAGAATCCATCGATTCCACCAAACACAACTGTTGGAGATAGTATCTTAAAGTACACAGTTCCTTCCATCATAAATGCAAATAATGATTGGACCGTAGGGGTAATCGCGAAGCCTAATATTTGGAGTATGACAACGACGACAGGAAACCGATTTGTTCCGATTGCAGTCGGAGACTACTACGTACTTGGTCAGTCAGATGCTTGTATTGGGTTTAAGTGGGGAGCTACTGCAACTGTAGCTAGCTGGCAACTTGTAGGATATAGCAATACTGCTACGACTTATGTCAGCAAATATGGTAGTGGCTCTGCACTATCTGAACAAGATTATAAGGATTGGGCTTTGTATGTCTTAAAGTATAACTCCACAACAGATGTGATGACCGCGGAAATCTATGGAGCCAGTGGAGCAATTTATACTTCCAATTGCACTGGGCAAACAATGGCTGGTCTTAATGGTATCGTAAGAGTAGGTGGATACTCGTGGGATGAAGATTGCTGGGATTCCTATTGCAAGAATTTGTTTATTGCTCCGAGACTAATCTCTACCGCAGATCTAAATGCAATGTGGGACACGAAAATGAGATTCGATAAGAGTGGACAAACGAAAGTACTAGGGAATATTATAGAAGGGCAGGTGCTGTAGTATGGCTTTACTAGAAGGCGGATCTACAATTGCAGGGTATCCTATTATGCATACAGGGATGCCCGAGATTTACATGATGGGTAACATCAATTTTACTGCCAGTAAGCGAATGAAGTTTGGACCAAATACTGCTTATGGAGGCACCCTCATAGTTGGGGGTGACTCTCCAATAGCTAATACCACAACAGCGAATGTCTTTACTAGTAATGGTAACCTTCACTTAGATGCAGGAACAGGCCATGGTGTCTATATCAACTGGAATAGCGGAAACCCAGGCGCAACTACAGTTCCAACATTTGTCGTCGGTAATGGACTTGGTGGAAGTGTGCTAGCTGTCACTAAAGAAGGCAATATTAGTATGGACGCAGGAACTATTGTAATGCCTAACAACAAGAACGTTGGGATTCAAAATGCTTCAGGAACAAGCTGGCTTCGTCCTTCCGATGCCAATGGTAATATGCACCTCTTGGCAGGATCAAACCGTCTATATGTTGGTGCTCCTGCAATGACATTTGAAAGTCATAATGGTACGGCGACATATTTTACCCTAGATACTTCTGGACTAAATCTTATCACAGGATCGTTTCGAGTAAATGGATCTGAAGTTTTTTACCATCAAACTCACGGTGGTGGATGGCAAATGACAGATAGCACGTGGATGCGTACCTATAACGGTAAGAGTATCTATGCGGGGTATGGCACAATTGCTACGGATGGAAGTATGTCGGCGGGAACTTCTGGTCCTATTGGAAGACTTACATCTTTATTAGGTACTAATGCTATGCCAAGACCTGGTGGTGTCAGTACAGGTACTACAGCTGCTTATATAGAGAATAATAATGATGGTGCAGGACATCATGGAATGATTGTCGCTACTAGGTGGGGAGGTAATGCAAGTACGATCTTTGAAGCATCAACTTACTGGGGAGATAGCTCTCAAGCATACCTTCCACTTCTTGGTGTGTATGGAGACAAGAGTGTGCGCATCAGTAGAAAGCTAGTCATTCCTGTAGGAAACGATATGTACGCTACATAGCATACATTAATTAACGAGGAGAGGATCGGTAATGAGTACAATGCGAATTGAAATTATCGATACATCAAAGCAGCCAGCAGTAACTTACTACTACGAGAGTCCTTTTAAAAGCAGCAGCTACCGAGTAGAATCCTCGGGAGCAATCACACTTACGATTATCAAACCATTGAACTTGCTGACCTATGATGTCGATAATGCTAGGAAAGTATCTAGTATACGCAAGTGTGCAATCAAGATATATGAAGAGATCGGTGGGGAAGAATACTTGATCCGATCCTTCGATGCGAACTTCAAGTTCTACCTTCTTGAAGAGCGTCCACTTGCTAATGGCGACATGGAACGAGAAGAACACATTATCTTTGAAATTCTTACGGTACACTGATTGACTTTATTCACTCAATATGGTTAGCATCAAAATATAAAGAGGTCTAGGGAGGATAATAATAATGTCGAAGCCAGAAATTACACAGTTACCAGTAGTACCAGAGGAAGGGGTCACACCTGACCAAGTTGCAGAGCCTGAGGTTACCGCCGAACTACATATCAGAGTTCTAAGTAATGGTGGCATCCAGCTGAACGTGCCTGAGGGGGCGCAGGAGCTTGAACCGATTCAGATTGAGTCACTGACTCGAACGGTTTCCGATCAATTGCGAGACACGCGAGTCGCCCAACAAGCGGTTGAAATGTTCAAAGCTAGATTGGGATAAATATCAAGGGGGCCCATGGAGGTCCCCTATTTTTATAATGTGGGTGATACGATGCCGAAATACGGAAGATTCAAATATGGTAGGATTGCAAAATATGGACGTTACAATATGGGGACGGGTAGTGATCAAGCTATCGGTCCTTATGTTAGGTATAAAATGCGGACTCGTGGCGAAGAAGCATATCCTTTCGTTGTGATGAATCAAGAACGAATTGAAGTTCCTGCAAAAACTCTGATTGATTCATTCCGAGTTCGTGCCAATGGTGGAGAATGGGTTTATACCCAAACAGATTCTGTTATTGGTGAAACACAAAAAGTAAGGATACGATCTCTGGAGAGCGATGGAGGAGTCTCCCCTTGGGTTGAGGGCGTAAAAGGAAACCTAAAGCTAATCTAAAGGATGTGAGATCATGAAGAATTACCTCGAAGGATACTTAGATATTCTTCCACAGGTGCAACGAAATAAGATTCAAGAGATCATTAAAACAAATGGCGGAACTACTGGGGAGTCCATTAGCGAAAGTGAATTCACTGAAATTATTCGGCGTATTGCTGAAGACCATGAACAGCAAACAGAGTTTGTTCAGCAAGGTGAGAGAGTAAGTTCTAGATTCTATAATCAATTCTTTGGTAATTTCCAAATGGATCTGGGCGTTATGTTCGCAGAAGCGGACCTTGTAGAACGAGCTCTTAGTAGCTATGAGCGTCTATATGATGGAACACTATCTTCACTAGACAGCGAAGTCAAAGCTTTGAGAGAACGAATCAGCAGCCTTAGACTTGTCGCAGAAGGTGAAGACGGCCTGATTGTAAAGAGCTTCGATTTCACAAATACAACAGACATGGAAACAGATCGGGCTCAGTACCCTTATCTCTTTAAAGATAGAGACGGTAGTGAGATTCCGACAGCTACAATTCAAAAGAATAATGATAAGAGCTACTTATGTCTATCTAAAACCGCTGATAACGACAGAGTTCATGATAGTAGTGGTCGTGCTGTAGCTACTTTCTTACGCACCGATCAGCGCGGTATGCCTGAGACTCAAAGTTCTTACCCTGTGGCTAATGCTATTGATGACTCTAAAGATTCGTATTGGGGAGAAATTGTTCTCACAGATGAACCTTTGAATGTTGGAATGGGAGACGTAGAAGCTGGTGGAGCTCTAGTGAAATTTACGATGACTCTACTAAGACCTGAAATCGTAAGCGAAATTTCAATTACACCTTTCACAACTTACCCTATGGAGATTGTGTCCATTGGATATGAAGAAGACGTAGAAACATATCATCCTATTAAAGGTCTAGTGACTGAACCAAAGGAATCAGTCCAAACAATGGTATTCCAGTTTCCAAGTATTATTGCAAAACGATTTACATTCGTTATTCGACAAAAGAACTATACCAAGAATACATATCTGGTTCGTGAAAAAGAAATTTCAAAATCCGACCTTTGGGATAAGATCAGTAAACGTGAGACCGAAGTTACCCTAGCAACAACATCTAATGTAACCGTTTCTCAAACAGATGTTGATACTTATAGTGGTTGGGATATCTATCAAGATGAACTAACCAAATATGAATCCGACTACGCTCAATACGTAATAGATCTACAGAATTATAATGCAGCGAAGGCTGTGTACGAAACAGATGTTGTTCGGTATCAAACCGCATACAGCGCCTATCAGTCTCTAGTGAGCCAGTACAATAGCTCATACAATCGTTATGGAGCTTACTATACCGCAGTTAAAAATGCTTTAGAATAGAGGTGGATTAATGGCTACTATAGGATATGTTGTCGGCACTACGGTGAACGGCGTCTACACTCCTACCGTCACAGCTACAGTAACTGGTACTGTGGTAGGAACGGTGGTTGGTACAGTGGTAAGCACCACGTCCAGCAGCACAACTCAAACAACAAATGGTTCTACAACATCAAGTTCATCTGCGACTAACTGGCAGACAGCGCAGCAAATTAATGACACAGTTGTAGCAGCAAAGCAAGCCTACCAAGATGCATACGAGCGTGGAGATAGAGCAGCTATGGCCGCCGCACATGCTACAGCAGAAGCTGCTCGTGCTCAGGCCGCTCAGGTTGGTGTGACTACGTATACAGCTTACACAAACACTTTGGATCAAGCTGTCAACTACAGTCCAAATGAATTGAATACAGGGTCTTACACTTACCGACCACCAGCGAATCTCGATTGGGATAACGATGGCCTTGTTGATACACAAATCGGCAAGGACATGTATGACGCTAATGGAAACAAACTAAATACCACAAACGGTAACGGTCAAAATGTTGCCGACTGGTACGTGAATCCAAATAGCTGGTACTTCGCTGGGGAAAACAGTGGAGGTATGGAAACCAACTCGATATGGGGGTATGTCACAGGCACTACAAGCGCCAACGTGTCCTACTCTTATCATTCTACTCCTTATACACCTCCTCAGCCTGAAGCGCCATCAGCGCCGTTGCAAGCTCCCCCCACCTTAAGAGATGAGCCTCAGTTCACGAAGGAAGCACAGAAAGAGATTACCAAGTATGAGTATGTCTATGGCATCAAAGACTTGCAGATTAGAGGTAATGAATACTTACCATCCTCCATTTATGTAAGCAAGCCAATGCAGATCGATGGTAACGTTATGCAGGTATCTCTGAATGCCACAGAAGATCACCCTTACTTCAATTCGATTTCTGGCGAGGCGACTTCCCGACAAACTTCGATTGAGTATTATATCTCTTATGCGAACACTCCTACACAAGAAGATTGGTACCCGATTCTTCCTGAAGGTCAAACAATGATCCCTTGCGAGTTGCTTATTTTTGATAGTGCTCGTACAGCGACTCTTCGCTTTCCAGCTTTAACTTATAGCGATCCTGAAGCAAAGGTTTATAAAGACGGTATCCCATTCTATGATTGGGCATTTGTCAATGGCGCAACTAGTGTGCAACTTACAAAAGAACGTTCTACTAGTTCCATCTATACCATTAGTTACACGCCTAATCGGGAGATTGATGATCCATGGACGGTAGATATATACAGCAAAGGTTTGACTCGTCTCAAACAGAAGGATGTTTTCAAAGACGGAGCAAATCATAATAAGACTGTAGTCCTTTCCAAATACCCTTACATTGATTATGAGGTTATTAATGGAGTCACAACCTTCAATCCCAATACTTCGGGGTATCGACCAATCTCCGTAACTCTACAAAATGCATCTATTGCAGGTCCTAATAGGGCTACGCTAACTCAGGTCCTTCCGTACACTGGGGTTGATGGGAGTGTTAATACTTTAAACATTACTGATTATAAAACGAAAACTTGGAAGTCACCCGCCCCTTATGTTTTGGATAGTAAGACACCAAGTAGCCAGTATGCAATGTTTGAATACTGGAATGAAGGTAATAAGCTCTACTTCTCTGAAACATTTAACAAATCAGATATCTTAACGAACCAAGATACTAATCATGGTAACGCAGAGATTGCGGTAGAGTATGAATACTTGGCTTCTAATTTCCGAATGAAAATTATTCTCCGTCGTAACGGGGTCGCAGCTAGCTCTGTTTCTCCTACCGTTTTACAATATGCTCTTAAATTCAAAGTGATGAAGTAGGTGGTGACATATGAGTAACAAGTTTAATACTAATATCAATTCTAGGATCATCGAGATGCAAGCTGCATACTTGTTCACCAGAATGGCAAGTCAAATGGGTAATGCTTTCACGAAAGAGCAGGTTGCCATCTTAGTCCAAGAAACAATCCGTAGATACTATGTTAATCTTGGTCGGCCATTGACAATTAAGCGGTATATGGACGAAGGGCATCTTCCTTTCATTGAGGACTACTCTCAAACGATTGATGAAATTGTAGCAGATACAACAATTCTTTTTGGAGAAATTGAACGTATCGGCGATACTCTGGTTAATCATTTCAATTATGCACAGAGCGAGCGTCTGCGGATTGAGAACCGAATCCATGGTTTGACGGGTCTCACTAATGATCTAAATCTGATTGCTAATGAAACAACAGACGACTCTACTTATATCAAAGATAGCTTTGTTGACCAGAATGGTATAGAGCCTGCTATGGTCATGGGTGCCCTCGCTCAGATTTCTACTAGAGAAGGTATCGTCACTCTGGGACGTTCTAATACGGTGAACAGAAGCGTGGATGCCTCTATCAAGCTCTTGCAAGGTGATGGAGAATCGGGTACCCAACACATCGTTAAGAGAGCAAGTACTGGAGACCAGACAGGTGCAGCCGCGAGCTACATTTTTAAACAGACACCGAATAATGACGCTTCGGTTGTATTAGATGGCAGACCAGACACAATCTTTGAATATCAGATGGTGAATGTTGATGAGTCTAAGATTGTAGACGTTGCTATGAACTATGACTTTGATTGGGTTAAAGGAACGGAAAGCAATGACAGGCTTCGTTTACGGCTCATTGTCGAACTGAAAGAAATTGCAGACATCAACTGGATAAACATTAATCCTTATCATCCTACAGGGTCTACAGGTAAGGTGATCGTCTATAGCATACGAACTTCTGAAGATGGCTTTGATTATAAAGGTCTTTATACTGACGGGGATTATATTATCAATGCTGAAATCAATACAACGCCACAGACCTATCGTCAAGATGAAGTCTTTAATGGTAGCAATGATTACAATGCTTCTAAGTTTGCAGGGCAAGGGGTATGGAGTTTCGGAACACGTAGAGCTAAATACGTAGAGTTTGTGTTCGATCAAGTAGAGTCTTACAAAGAACTCTTTGGACATACCTACTATGAACGGATCACAACAACTATCGACTCTTCAACTGGAGCTGAAAAGGAAAGTTCTGTTCGTGTTCCAGAGTCTAAAGTTCCTGAAAGTGTTGTTAGTGGAGAAACAGGGAAGTATTTAATCGGCCAGAATGAATACATTCGTAAAGCAATTGAAGTATTTGACGGCTGGAGATATGCGATTGGTATTCGAGATATTAATATTATGAGCTATCAATTTGTAGAAAAGAGCGAGCTTATAACGAAAAAGTTTACTCTAGACAAACCGATTAAAGAGGTTATGCTATATGCGAATGAAAAGATCCCTGAAGCTTTCTTGCAAGATCTTAAAAAGGCTAATGATTGGATTCAGTACTATGTCTCTTTTGACGATGTGAACTGGACTCAAATCTCTCCAATGCATCAGATGCCTATGAGCGGAAAAACATTCCCTCCGAAGATTATAGAATTGAATGGAGCAAGTGTGGACCTTCAATCTTCCTTCCAGCTTTACAAAGAATATCTAACAGTGACTCCAGCGCCAACAGCGGTTCGACTTAAAGTCATTTTGCAACGTCCAACGACAATTACAAATGCGCCTTCCTTTACGCCTATTCTTGAAGACTACAGCCTCAGGATCGTGTTTAAAGAAGGTAGCGTATAAGGGAGGCGACAGGCTTGAGTATTAGAGAAAGACGCTTTGCCAAAGCCGTAAACAAAATCTTACGGGAGGAACTCCAAAAGGGGAACCTCCCTTCCTCCAAGGAATTCATCTGGAAGGTAAATCAATATCTAGAGAAGACTAACCTCAGTGGTCCATCTTTAGAATTCAAAAATGTACGCGCAAAAAGTACAGCACGTTCTGGTGACTATAATAATGTTCTGGATCGAGCCTATGAAGACTTAGAAACACTATATGAAAATGCCGTAGATCAACAGAACAAATCACTGAAACACTTTAATAAGTTTGATGTTGAGAAAGACAAGCTGGATTACCAGTTACTTTCTTTGGAGAATCAACTGAAGGAACTGATATTGCTTTATGGAAACTCGGGATATCTGAATAGCGTGTATGATATTTTTGCGGACATGAGTTCTATTGATCTGACAAAGACAACTGCGAATGTAGACATCTCGAATCATGAAGTACGACTTAATGACGTAAAGAAAACCAGTAAGAAGATTGTTCCTGCGGCTTATACAGCGTTTGAAATTTCGCCGCTAATTTCTCCAACTCCAGAAGTGAAAACGATCAGTGGTACAACGCAAGATGCCTTAAGTGATAAGTCTAACACGACTTGGCAAACAACAATCCTGACAACAGAGAGCATTGCCGTACCATCTTACTTTCATGTTGTGTTTGAGAAGAAGCAGCAAATCAATCGTATTACGTTATCTCTTCAGTCTATTAAACCAACCTTTATCCGTGTAGAGGGTACTTCAGACGGACTGAATTGGTTTCCACTGCCTTATTACGAAGAGGCTATCGAAGTCTATAGTGAATATACTTTTGATTTTCCGATGCTGGAGGTAAGCAGAATCCGCTTCTTGATGGCAAAGAACGAACCAGATAATGAAACTATCACAGAAGTAAATGGAGTCAGCCAAACTAAGTACTCCTATTTGATGGGGATTAAAAATATTAGCTTTTATACCTTTATCTATTCTACAAGTTCTGATTTTTACTCTAAAGTCCTGGATGCTGAACCAGACTCCACAAAGAACTTCACCATAGATAAAGTCTCATTGTTAGTTGATGAAGAGCTTCCCAATGGAACGGATATCAAATATTACATTGCACTGCCTGTGGAGACTGGAGAACCTGAGTGGAAAGACCTATCCCCAGTGAATCGAGAGCTTCCAAAGTATGATCAGATCATCGACTTCAAGAATATTTCGACATCCATCCCGAACACCTTCTCTATTGACACCAGCATCTCTATTGGCGAATATGAAATGGAAAGTTTGTATGCACATGGAATACGCTTTTATAAGATCGGTGAAGTTGCAAATAGAAAGATTATTGATGGCACAGAACAGCTATTTGCAGGAAAGAATACTTGGGGTATGAAACATTACGAATATCAACATAGTGGACATGCAAGCCATCTCCCGAGCATGAGCGACTGGGTTGCACCACAGAATCAGGTCAATATTGATTATGTCCAGATTGCTGACGGAAAACCAGGTGTCGTTCTAAATAAAGAGCGCACAACCACAGCCATGAATTACATGTTCACGTTAGGAGTCTTTTCAACAAAGACTAGCGAACTTGTAACAGCTGTGCCTGCAAGTACTGATCCTATTGCGATCTATATGAATGGCAAGCTTTTGTTCCAAGGGATTCCAAACAGTACAAACCGACTGAACTATCTGTTTCAAAATGGATGGAACGAAATTGTCGTCCTTGTATACACCAGGGAAAGTGTAAACACCGTAAATGGCTCAACAGTTGATATATCTTTTGATCCAAAGTCCTATGGTTCAAATGTATATTCTCAGGCAAAGGCCCTTATGAAAGTGTCACTGTTTGATCTAAGATATAATACGATCAATACGGACTATACAAAGTACTCACTACTAGAGTCTAATACTTCAACCTATGTCATTCTCAATCATGCTACGCCAGGGCTAGAGTACGAATTCTATTACAACTACATAGATGGCACCGTTAAAGATGAAATTCTTTTCAAAGCTGTGCTGACAAGAGATGATGATATTACTGTTGCCTCACCAAAACTTAAAAGCTATCGACTACGTTTCAGCTAAGGGGTGAATGAAAGATGGAGTACAAAAAACGGCCTTCGATGATTCGAAGTAACGCTCGCTTTCGTGGGCCGACAGAAACAATCAAATACGGGAATACGGTTAATGAAACCCTGCATGATATTAAATTGCTGGGGAAATGGATAGACCGAGATGAATTCATTTTCTCTTTAACTAGAGGCCAAACCGATTTTATCAGGGATAACTTTGCAGCTTACTTCAGTGGTGACAAAGTGACGATCACATCTAGTACGAGTACCGCGGCGGACCTCTTTCGTCAGGGGGAAGCCGTGCTACCAGATATTAAGCTTAGTGATAGTAGATGGGTAGTTTATGGTGGCTGTGTCAAAGGCACAACAAGCACAGGCTATAGCCTTTACTCTCCTGGAACATCGAGTCCTTCTGGTGTACAGACAACGATCAATGTTCAGGAAGGACAGATTCTTTATCTTCGGATGAAAGCCACAGGTAGTCAAGGCTCGCCCCTAGGATTCACTATTGGTAGTCGTAATGTAAATCAGGGCGAAGGTATTCTAGTAGAACAGGTTCTTGATGATGGGGACTACTATGGAGTTTATATCACCTGTCTTCATAAGGAAGATATCACAATCAATATAGATCTATATACTACTGGTAGTAACCTGCCTGAGGTCAAGATTGATTTTAGTGATATATCTTTAACATATGTTGAGAGAAATCCATATCACCTACAACCAATCAATAGTTCTATCAAATCCCAGATCAATATTTTGGATGAAGAAATCCAGAATATTATCGATAACCTATAAAGGAGAGAAGTCATGCAACCTATATCTCAGAATAACCCTAACCTACATAAAGGGCCGTCTAGTTCTCGGGAGTTTAATCGACTTCAAAATGATCTTCATCAGGACCTAGTCACGCTATTTAATATCGCAAACGAGCATGATCAGGAGATCGCTGAGAACATGGATATCTTGGTACGTGAGAACTTCTTCTTGCAGAACAAGATCAACGCATTAACTACTCAGCTAGAGAAGATTAAAACAGATCTGCTTTATAAAGAGCAAAGTCTTCAAAAGCAGCATCTGATTAAATCGATGTATACCCTTGATGGTATTATCAATAATGGATCGCTAGGCGCAACGATTGATACCTTGTATGGTATTGCAACTCTACCTGATAGTGATCGCCTATCTAAACTTTCATATACAACTGATGATGGGCAAGTTATTTTGCCAAGCTCATTAGCTGTAACGCTCTCTGAATCTAACAACACACAAGCTATTGACCAAACAACAGGACTACCTACTTACTACAAGCCTGAAGACGTCAAGCTTCTTCGCGCAGTAGATCGCAGCAATAATACCTTCTGGGCACATACCTCTAGTTTTGCAGAAGAAAGTAATGTAAGCGAGGTATACGGTATTATCCATGTCAAACTACCTTTGACTATGTTAAATAACATATTTGCCAATATTTTGACACTTCATCCCTATCCAGAATACTCAATGACTATTGCAGATATTCAGTATAAAGGTTACGGTGATACGTGGTATAGGTTACCTAATTTCCCCATAGAGAAAGATCAAAACAACAATGATAAACCTATCCCGATTAAAGATGCTGGTAAGCTGATGTTCTCGTTTCCTAAAATCGAAGTTACAGAGATACAGATTTTCTTCACCCAGCCATACTGGTTTTATAATCAGGGGAAGAGAGACTTCGTTTATGGGTTTCAAGATATCGGTTTGGAGTACCGCGTCTATAATAGTGATGTGGCAGAATTCGTCACTGAGTTTTCTATTGAAGGAACAAAGAAACGGTTCTTTACAATAGAGACGCCTACAGTGAGTGCGGCTCAGGGTGCAGAATCATCTATCGATGATTTGGTTGAGCATAAACTCTACTATAACAAGGCCATGACAAACGAATTCGATTTCGGTAACGAGATCCTTGCGCCCATCCAGAAGATTTATGTCAAAACGATACTGAAGAAACAGGGCGATATTATACCTACGATCAGAAATATCAAGATTGATTATACTTACAAAAATTTGGACGACTTGTAGGGGAGGAGTCGGCACAGGGGTGTGTTACTATTGAACAGAAGTTTCTTCGAACAAGAGCCGCTTTTATTTCTTAAAGGCGCAGTTATCTTTGCAATTGGTCCGCTCAACCATCAGCTCTCCTATCTATTTATCGCCATGTTTATTGATCTCATTTTTGAAGGACAGGTCGCTAGAAAAGAAGGACAGTTTAAGTTGCCATCCCTAATGAAGAAATTCTGGGGCAAAGTTTTTACCTATGTGCTATGGATCGCCATGTTTCATGCTTTTGACGGAGTGACTGGACTGCCTGATACTGCACGATTGTCTTTGATCATCGCTCTGGTGGGACTTGAAATTGTGTCGGCAACAAAGAATACGGCTAAGCTTGGTCATAACAAACTCGCTGAAACCTTGGGGAACCTATACCTTAGTCTGACAAAGAACAAAGGAGGATCTACCGATGAAGAGTCTGCTAATGACGAAGATCCAAATCAGCCGTAAAAGTTATCTTTCTATACTCATCTCGGGCCTATTCAGTTTAATTGCAATTCTTGCTGGGTTCTCAGATATGGTATATGTACCACTTTCTCCTAGTAAGGCCATTGATATTACAATCGTGGCGACTATGTTCGCCTGTATGATTGGAGGATATAGAGTTGCTATTCCTCTAGCACTAATTTGGTCTCTAGTAACTCACTATAATCTAGACACTCATTACTATCATTGGAATTTATATTCTATGCTCTTCGTAAGAGAAGTCTTTGCTATTAGCATCGTCTTCTTCTATCAGAGTTTTAAAAAGATTTTTAAATACTCGCCGTTCAATGTATACCGCGCAATCTTTTGTTCTATCATCGTTAAAAATCTTATCGCCATCCCTTTTGACATGTCCTACAGGGATACATGGATGACTCTTCGCTTGGAGCAAACGATCATCGAGATTGCCGTATGCTGTGTGTTCATGAGTTTGCTTATTAAGCACTTACGCCAAATTCATCTACTGAATGGTGTAAGAAAAAAAGAAAAAGGAGATAAGAACAATGGAAACTAAACAGATGTATCTGGATGTTAAGCATCCAAACCGTCCTGGAACTCTCATGAATAAGGTAACAGGACACGTTGTTCACTGGACAGCTAATGAAGGCAAAGGCTCTAATGCTGTTGCTAACCGTAACTATTTCAATCGTAAGTGGCGCGTGATTGCCAGCAAAATTTACGAAATATATAACAATGCCAAAGGAAAGCCTGTATCTTTTCGAAAGGCTTCTGCACATTTAAATGTAGATGATGGTACTCTGACTGAAAATATTCCTTGGAAAAAGGGAAAAGCAGAGATGGCCTATCACGTTGGTGCAGAGGCGGATGAATACATGTCTGGAATTCTTAAAAAGCTGGGCAGTACATATCCAAACAATTGCACGATTGGTCTTGAAATCTGTGTCAATTCTGACGGCGACTTTAAAAAGGCTTATGCCAATGCAGTAAAGGTTTCTGCTATGGTTCTGAAAGAACATGGACTGACTGTAGATCAGATGTATCGTCACTATGACATTACTGGCAAACTGTGTCCAGGATTCTTCACAGACAACAGTTACGCTAAGAAGTATCTTAGCACAACCAAGGATCTTGCTTGGCAGGCTTATAAGGATGCTGTAGCAAAAGAACTAGCTGCTCTGAATGCTCCTGCGACTCCGTCCACTCCTCAAGTATGGAGAGTCTTCCAGAAAGAAGTACAGAAGGCAGGCTTCACTACTGCTGATCTGGCAATTGCCTGGGCTGACAATCTTTACAAGACTACTAAAGATGCTACTATCATTGTCAAGAACCCTAGTCTTGCTGTTTACTACACGCCGTCTAAACATCCTGAGAAATTTTAAGGAGGAACTCCTATGGATACTTCCGCTTTACTCTCTCAATATCTAGGTGACTCGCCTGTGGTCTATATGATCGCAGGCCTCTCCCTGCTTATCCTGATCAATCTAGCACTTTCTATTATTGTTGCCGCTAGATCAAAAGAGATCGACTTTCACCTTCTGCCTGATTTTATTAATCCTCTCTTGCAGTACACAATCTTTCTAATTGCTACTCAAGCATTAGTAATTGCAACTACGGGAATTCCTGCGGTAAATGGTGGCTTTGTTGCTCTCCAAGGTTTGGCTTGTGTAGCAGTAATATTGAAGTACTACGCATCTATTCGCCAGAAGTTAAATCAACTGGGTATGAAGATCGATAAACATATTGATGAGGCTATTGATCAAAGTGTTAATACCGCAGCAGGTATCTCTGCTGACACTACTGAGCATGGAGGAGAAGAGTAATGAGTATTGCTGCTATTGTTGTGCTAACTGTCGTGATTACATTGGCCGCCGCATCCGCTGGTATTCTTGTTGTTAAAGCCCGTCAGAGTGGCGCTGAACTGCCTTGGGATAAGATACGTCCTATCCTTACCGAAGTGTTCACTGAAGTGATTAAGATCCGCGAGGCTGATGCTATGGGCTATGGCAAGCTTGAAGATTATGCTGTCAAGTTTGTGAAGTCCAAAATCGATGCCGCTGAATTTCTCACTCAAGGCGAAAAAGAACTGATGACAGAAAGTATGATCCGTAGTTTCATTGGTCCAAGACTTGAGGAGCTTTATAATCAGAAGGGGTGATTCCGATGAAACTCGGAGTAGCTCTATCAGGTGGGGGAGCCAGGGGAGCAATACACCTTGGTATCCTCCATTCTTTTGAAGAGCATGGTATTGTGGCTGATATGTATGCAGGGACAAGTGCAGGAGCTATCGTGTCGTCTGCGAAGGCAATGGGCTTCTCCCATGCTGAATGTCTCGACTTAATCCAGCAAATCAATAATAAGCTGCTGGATATCAACTATTTAAAGATCATCACGGGGATTCCTTGGCGGTTTAAAAATCTTGAAGGTATTATGAAGGGAAAGAGACTAAAAAGCTTTTTAGATCAGAACTTTGATCATCCCATTACGGATGTTCTAGTCCCCTTAAGCATAGTATCTTCAGATATGAACGCAGGGAAACAGGTCATTTTCTCTTCAATGGACCTGAATACGAAGCTTCCTGAACACAGCCAGATACTTACATACTCCGAAGGAATCAGCTTGAGTAAGATGATCTACTCTTCTTCTGCTATACAAGGTATATTCCCGCCTCTTCATTGGGGGTCGCATAGTTTAGGTGACGGCAGTATTGTTAACAACCTCCCTGCTAATTTACTTAACATTATGGGCGCTGATAAAATTGTGGCAATCAATATCAGCACTCAAGGAAGCTATGAAGAAACACATGGCATCATAAGCCTATTAGGTCGTGCCTGGGATATCATGATTGATCAGAACATGGACTACGCGCTTGCCAACTCTAAAGACTATCTATGTCTTTATCCAAAGATACCTGAGATACGGTCACTTGATTTTGACCGAACCGCTGAGGCTTACGAAAAAGGTTACGCATATGGACTGAGTGTGATTGAAGAGGTACAGAAATTTATTCAAGGCAAGTAAGCCCTTCGGGGCTTTTTTATTTGCTTTACTTACAAATGTATACATGTTATGATATAAGAAAAGGAGGGTTAGTCATGACAAAGCAACGTTTCACATCTTACCTTGAAGAAGAAACTATACAGCAGCTCAGAGAGCTTTCTGAGAAGAGCCGTATTCCAATATCCGCCTTCGTGGAAGAAGCAGTTAAGGACCTAATCGAGAAGTACGAAAACACCGTATACTATAAAAAATAGATGTTTACAATTGTCATAACGTATAGTATAATTAAGACATGGAAAGGGAAGTTACCCTTCCAAACCAATAAATGGAGGAATAAACAAATGAGCGAGCTACAAGGAAGTACCGCAATCCAAGGAGAGTTGTTGACTGGAATGTCTTCTTACTCCCAACCTACAGGGTATCTGGCGCTGGACGTATGTAACAGTGAGGTAACTGAAGAAAGCTTTGCGCACGCCAAGGAAGTTTTGGAGCGGGATCTGGACAAGAGTTTGATCAAGCAGCGCAAGCAAGGGAATACGACGCTTTCGTATATTGGGGGCCACACAGTTATCCGCTTGCTGAACGAAGCCTTCAATTACAAATGGAGCTTTGAAATTGTAAGCGAAGAAGTCGTTCCATCGCTTCCAAAGGCAGTAACCGAATATGTGAGCAACAAAAAAGTAAACAAGCTAGATAAGGATGGCAATCAAGTCTACGAAGAACAGCCACCTGTCGTTAAAATTACAGGCCGCCTGATCGTCCCTGGCTATGGTATCAAAGAGCAATATGGCTCCAAGGTACTTATCGGTGGCGCATCGGAACAGGAAACAGCTTACAAGTCTGCTTCTACAGACGCTTTGAAAAAGTGTGCAACACTGTTCGGTGTCGGTCTTGAACTATATGAAGATGATGATGAAAAGGAAAAGGAAGCGCCTGCTAAGCCTTCAACCTCGAAGCCGAGCACACCGCCTGCCTCTTCCCCAGCAACACCAGCAGCGAAAACTCAAGCTGCCACAACTGCTTCTACTGAAAAGAAGACAGATAGCGCTTGGGACGAAAAAGAAATCAGTCGCATGAAGGAGCTCAAGCAGATTCTTGGAGTAACATCCAATGCTCAACTCGACCCGTACATTCGTGAGTTCCTCGATGATCAAAGTGCAACAACAAACACACATTTGAATCCGAAGAACATTTCTGCATTCAATATCTTCTTGACAAAAAAAGTTCCAGAAGCATAATAAAGAGTATGGGGGCTTAGGCCCCCTTCTCTATCTAAACTTATAAGCACCAAGGAAACGGGATAAGGGAGAGGACGAGGAATGAATAGCGATGCAATTGGATTAACGGTAAAATTTCTATCCGAAGTAAAAGGCTACCCCATGAATTCACAGAAGAAGGTTGCTGCCCCCGCAAATTATAAGAAGATCGTTATGGAAAGCTTCGATCAATTGTTGCAAAGTGGCAATTCTGTATCCCTTATGTCTCAAATGATTAGCGAGTATATTCGCAGATGCGAGACTTATAAAGAAGCATATAAGATGGAAGATATCTTTCACTTTCTAAATATTAATATTATCCATAATAAACTTCCCGAAAAGAATCCTGAGAACATCCTTGAGCCTCTGCGATTCTACCACCACCCTGCGCTTCAAGTTGCACCTCCTGCACCCATTGTAGAGCTACTGCCTGATGGAACATTCCGATCCTCTTATGATGAAGAGGAATTCTTTTTGGAGATTAAAGAATCTTTCACTATAGATGATCTAGTAGATTATTTCTATAGAATGACAGGCAACGATAATAGTAGATATCGTGACCGTGATAAAGGCGCGTTTAAACATATGCTTCGGCAGACTGATCTTGATGCGTTACTATACGCCATTGATGATTCAACTGTGGGAGACGAATTCCCTAGAATGCCCTTTGATATTGAAAAATATATAAAAAATGCTGAACTTATTCTAGAAGAGCGTAAATCTTCTTTATCAATGGAGGGCCTTGACCATGTCATCCCTAGACCTAGATAGCTTCGCCTACGTCGAGGGGGGATGCCACTACGCAGAAGATAGATTCATGCGTAATCGAATGATGGTTGCAGGAGATATCTCCGCATTCAAAAAAGAATTCGGTAACAAAGGGATTTACCTTTCAGCTTACTGGTATGATTCTACTGACGTTAAAACAGCCAATCTCTATGGACATTTTTATCTGGATTTTGATAGTGAAGCAGACTTTGAGAAAGCACGTAACGATGCGCTAGATGCGGTTCATTACTTAACTCGTCCATTCTTCTGCAACATCCCAATGGCTCTTATACGTATCTTCTTTAGTGGACAAAAGGGGATTCATCTTGTGATTCCCGCAGTAGTCTTTGGTGTTGAACCTTCGCCAAACCTGAATCATCATTACAAATCCATGGCTGAGCGAATCGGAATGAACATTAAGAATGGCACCTTGGACTTTAAGGTTTATGATCGCCGTCGATTATTCCGTGTTACAAATAGCATCCACCAGAAAACGGGCTTACACAAGATACCTTTATCCGTTGAGGAGCTGCGTACTCTTCCCTTTGAAGATATTAAAGAGAAGGCGAAACAACCTGTAGCACCAAAGTGGACACAGGCTTATGAGGTAACACGCGCACGTTCGATGTATTTGGATTGCATTGAACAATGGAAATTGCGCTATGAGAAAAAGTTTAGTAGAGATAGAACGGCAACCAAGGTTCTTGATTTCACACCATCTTGTGTACAAGAGTTGATAGACGCAGGTCCACAGAAAGGTCAGCGCAATAATACGGCAGCGGCGCTAGTCTCCTTCCAGAAAAGGAAAGGATTAAGTGAGCAGGAAGTATGGGACTTTCTTATTCAATGGAACCGCGAATCAATGAATGAACGTGAGCTTCGGAATGTAATGCAAAGTGTATACCAAGGAGATTATGAGTACGGATGCAGCACCCTAGAGAATCTAGCAACATGTGAGGGAAGTAGCTGTAAATTATGGAGGGAGAGAGAATAATGGGAGTAGTAAACGGAAGCGTTGGTAAAGACTGGGTAAAGGCTGAAAGAATGAGGGCTTCCTTAAAGAAGGCTAAGGGTGATATCGTGAAAGAATTTGAGAAGATGTCTCCAACTGATCGAGCATTTGATCGTGTCGTTAAGGATATGCACGACATATTTGACCAGCTAACCGCAGAACTTGACGAGCTTATGAACTAAAAATAGCTAGGGGAAAAGGAAGAGGGGACGGGAATGGAAGATCATGAAAAGACTTTAACTTTGGATGAAGTATTATTTGGGGAGAGCATTCCACAAGAACAGGCGAAGGAAGAGGTCGCAGCAGCGCCGAGAATCTCTATTAACTCTGGTAAGTTCCGCGAAACTATTCTTGGCAATAGTATGATTGGTAGAATTAAAGCCATGGACGAGTACTCATGGAGACGTGGTAAGATGGGTGGTCTCGATTGGGGATTCGAAAGGCTTAACTATGCATTCGAAGGACTAAACCCTGGAGTTCATCTAGTGGCTGCGCAATCTAACGTAGGTAAGAGTGGTTTCATGATGCAGATTGCAAAGCAAGTTTCCTACAGCAACCAAGTTGTTACAGAGGATAGACCACGGAAAGCATTCTGTGTATACTTCTCTTTAGATGATAACACGAATGAACTGTTGCCGCGGTTCATCGCTATCGACCAAATGATTCCAATCAATGTCGTTCGTTCTCCAGAGAAGTATAAAGATAACATTGAGCAGATGAAGAAACGTGCAGAAGGTGTAGAGAAGCTCGATGCACTAGTTGACTTCTTTGCATTGTATGACTCTAATGATGGAACTTCTATTGAAGAGATTGAAAAAGTTGTTGAACAGTATTCCTTCGAATTGTCACGGATTGATGAAACCTATCAACTCGTTGTATTCATAGATAACTTTCATGACGTAACTGTATCTAGTACAAACTTTGGTGCGGATTCAAATGGTAGATACGATTATATTGCTGATAGACTCTCTCTCATCGCTACAAAGTTTGACTGCCCAATCATCTGCTCAGCTGAACTTCGCAAGCTGAATGGTAACCGTAGACCTGGGCTTGATGATATCCGTGAATCTACGAAGATCGGATATGAAGCCAAGGCTGTTCTTATGTGCTACAACGAAGTGGGTCTTCGCGGACAGCAGGCACAGGTCTTCTTTAAACGTCCAGACAGCGAAGACAATCAGCCTGTATTTGAAGTCGATATTCGTAAGAACAAATATACTTCCTTTAAGGGTCGAATGTTCTTTGAGTTCTTCCCTGAAATGTCTTACTTCCGTGAAGTGAATGCTCTTGGAGCACAACGATATAATCAGCTTGTCTCAGGCTAATCTGGGCCCTTTGGGGTCCTTAAATATAAGGAGGTCAATATGGTAGAGGTTACAGAAATAAGAACAGTAACCGTCTCTTCGGAAGTTTTCCAAGCAGACAAAGTGCTAGATTCAGCAGAGATTAACGAGATACTCAGTAATTTGTTTCAAAAGATTAAAGAATATGAAGAGGAATTTAATGTTAAGCTGAAAGACCTGAATATTGAACAGCAAAAACATCGCTTTTACAATTCTATGAACGAAATTTGTGGAGACGAAGAAATAACTAGGCAATTTGTAGTCACAGGAAAGTACGTTGACAGTTATAAATTTGTTAAGAAGGAGGAAAAATAAATGGAAACTCAAGAACAAAAAAGACCTACCCGTTTTGGATGCAAACATACTGTATTCAAGAATCAAATTGGTGATACTCCTTTGGAGCAGGCCATAGATGAGGCAAGAGAAGAAGTGATCTCTACTATGAATAGATTTTTAAAGGCAGAGTATATTGATATCACTGAACATCCCTCTATACTTTTTAAAGAAACAGATGATGAAGTCATACTTCACTGTAAGGCGAGAGGTTACAGAACGGCAGACACACCAACATTTAAAGGTGGAGACTTGGATAAGTATGAAGGACAATATTAAAAGAATAATAGCAGAATCTGTGTTCTGCTACGCCTGTCCTGATGGACAAGGATACGTCAATAAAAAAGACTGCCCTTGTTACGGGACAGGACAACAAGACTGTGAGGCCGCAAACGAAATGCGGTCTTTTCACCGTCAATATGCAGCGATACATGGAAGCTGCCCTAGCCTAAGTCGAGACGAGGTTGTAGCTATCATAGCAAAACAGTATGAAGGTAAAGAAACAAAATGGTTTCATCAAAATGTACGACAGGTTCAAGATAAAGACTAGCCATATCATTCCAGAACAGCTATAATTATGTCTATATTGTGAAGGAGGTTATTGCTAAATGAACGAACAGTCCAAAGCATTATGGGATCTAGTAGAAAGAGCTTCAAAGATTGTGACTGATACAACATGGAAATCTGATTTTGAGAATCTTAATCGGGCTCCTGTGAATCCCTACCTTATGACTCCAGCAAAAAACCTTCTACAAAAGCTTTATGACCTCCGAGGAAAAAGAATATTAACTGGACAACATGAATATTTAGAAGCTCCTTACTCCTACTCCGATCAAGTCTTCACTAAAACAGGCAAACGTCCTATGGTGAAAGGCATTGAGCTCGGTGGCATCAGTGGTCAGAGTGATACGCTTCTAGCCACTCAAAGAGCAGGTGTAGTTAATGCAGCCAAAGCCTGGCATGATGGCGGCGGAGTTATTACTGCAACTTATCACGCTGTCTATCCAGGCACTCCTTCAATATGGAGCAATGTGCAAAGAGCCACAACACAATCTGAGTTTGATCAGATCGTCACATCTGGCACAGATCTTTACAAGGCACTACTGAGAGATATAGATCTAGTTGCAGCTTCTCTAAAAGTTTTACGAAACTACGGCGTACCTGTTCTGTGGAGACCTTACCATGAGATGAATGGTGGCTGGTTCTGGTGGGGAAACAAGAACAACTTCGCAGCGCTATGGGAGATCATGTATGATCGTTTTGTGAATCTACATGCACTCGATAATCTAATATGGGTCTGGTGTCCAAACGCCAAGAATCAATGGTGTCAACCTATAAAGAACTTCTATGTCGGTTATGATCGAGTTGATGTACTAGCTTTGGATATCTACAGTAAAGATTTTAAACAATCTCACCATGATGAGCTTGCGGAACTTTCTTGTGGAAAGCTACTTGCTATTGGAGAAAACGGAGAACTACCTACGATGAGTACTCTATCCACAGCACAGAATAAGTACTCTTGGTTCCTGACCTGGGGGAAAATGCTATCTGAGAATAATTCAGATGCTACAATCAAGACAGTTTATACGGATGCTTACAGCTTTAACCGTAATGAAATTGTAGCTGGAGAGAATGGACTATCAGGTAATTACTATTCAGGTGTTGCTTTTAACGAGCTTAAGGGACAGCGCCGCGATGCTAAGATTGATTTTAACTGGTCTAATAAAGTTATTATTACAGGGCTTCCTATTGATAACTTCTCTGTTCGGTGGACAGGCATACTTGTTTCAAAATCTACAGAGCAGTATAAGATTATAACATACTCAGATGATGGGGCCAGGGTTTATATCAATGGAGCGCTTGTCGTAAACAAATGGACCAATGGTGCAAACTGGGGTTCAGGGCTTATCAATCTGGTTAAGGATGTTCAGTACGATATTACTGTCGAGTTCTATGATGCTTCTGCTGCGGCAATCATGCAGCTTTACTGGGAGAGTGCTACGGTGACAAAAGAAATTATTCCTGAGACTAATTTATACATTAAATAATCTATCAGGTCGTCATTTATTTGGCGGCCTTTTTCCATTTTCTATAGAGACAATGACGTTAAGGTATGATATAATAATGAAGAGGTGATAAGGATGTTGTTTTCTAATGGTAATGTTAATATTGATACAACCGATTATAGTGAATACACTGACCATCTAGATACTTATACTCGGCGAAGGTTAGCTCTCAATGCAACTATTAACACTGAATATGGGCCTGAAAACACTAGGGATATAGAAAGACGGACTAGGGAAAGAATGTATCAGCAATTAGAGGATATGCTCTATGAGCAGGATCTATTACTTATCGATATGAAGATTGAAACTGTCGATACTGTAAGTCATCAATGGTTTTGTGTTAATACGTCATCAGAATCTCCATTATATAGAGATAAAAATATACGACTTACGGCCAATGTTTTTAAAAAGATGGAACCTCAATTTATCAATATCGATATTACTTTAAGCAAGGATGCTACAACAAACGAAGAGAACTTGGATAAGTTACAGTCTATTGATGAATAACTCAGGGGCCATCCCTTTGATATAGATACCTAAGCATGAGGAGGTCTTCAAATGTCGGTTACATCCTACGCTAAAGAAGAACGTGAGAGTATGGTCCAATTCATTCTTTTGGAGTTCGGTGACTTCGTAACATTAGAACAACTCCGTAATGCTTCGGACAAAGAAATTGAATGTATGTGTGATGAAATCAACAAGCTTCTTTCTTTAGAATGCTTAGATGAATATTAACCTGGGAGGGTTCGATGTGAGCGAGATCAAACGTATGGATATTAAAGAGTTCCGTGAATCAGGACTTTTAAGAGAGATTAATCGCCAGTGGTTACACCCACGAGGCCTAGCATTAGAAGTTCTTACCTACGAAGACGGAGAAGAAGTTCTAGGTGGTATCTGGGACTACCGTGATGATCCAGAGGGCATGCTCTACGATAAAAAAACTGTTGCTTCAGAAAAAGCTGTTGAAGGTGCAGCATATGCCCAGGAATTATATAAGAGCAAGGTGAGTACTAGATTCGAAAACTATGGTTTTGTTATTCAACCTGTGGGAGGACAAGAAGATGCCAAATAAAAATAAGACAGAGATCGTAGTTATTATAGACCGTAGTGGATCGATGAATACAATGCGAGACGACGCTATCGGAGGATTTAATGCTTTCATTGCAAGACAAAAAGAACTTCCTGGAGAAGCTTCTGTTACCGTAAGTCTCTTCGATCATGAGTATACGTTACTTTATGATGGTGTAGACATTCATGATGTTAAACCTCTGGATGATACTAACTATGTTCCTCGTGGTAGTACTGCACTCTACGACGCGGTAGGCCGCACTATCCATGACGTGAGAGCTCGTATTAAGGCCACAGAGAGCAAGAAACGTCCAGCCAATGTTATTGTCATGGTTATCACTGACGGGCAAGAGAACTGCTCTAGAGAGTTCCAGGGGAGCAGTGTGAAGGAACTTATCGAAGAACAACGTAATAAGAGCAAATGGGAAGTCCTGTTTATTGGAGCAGACGAAAGCTCATTGAGAGATAGACAAGCTATGGGTATTGGAATGACCCGCGGAGCAGGTGGTCAATCGGTTACTTCTTCCTATATCATGTCTAACGCGATAACAGCTGATAAAATTGCTACAGGGAACCTGACTGCTGACTTTATAGATGGCTACTCTGGCGGGGCCTTGTTCGCAGCCTACAATGCTATTGACACCGCTGTTTCCAATTACCGTTCCAAAGGTACTGTTGGTGACTGGACTAATGGCGAAGACCTGACGAAAGACAAGGAGGTCTAAGTATGGCTGTATCTGTTACATCCTTTGCACCAACTCTTATTCACGGTGAGAGACAAAGAACTTATCGTTTCCCTGGGGATGAATTTGTACGTATAGTAGGTGTTGTTGAACTCTCTGTGAGGGAATCAGGGAACCATAGGCTAAAAGATAGTTCAGGCAAGTTACACATAGTCCGCGCAGGCTGGATTCATATTGAAATCGTAGCTGAAGAATGGACAGTATAACCCATGTAAGGACTCCTGAAAAGGGGTCTTTTTTTATTTTTGTTTTCGTATTGACTTACGTCTTAAAAACGTTTTGAATGGAACTAGAGAGAGAGGTGTTGCCACTAGATTTTGGATTATCCCGATACCTATAACTAATGAAGATATTCTAAGGAGGCAACCTTATTGGCAGCGCAACAATTGAAACGCGTCGTGGTTGATACCAATGTGCTTTTAGATCGGCCACTGTATGACGTACTGAAGAGTTTTGGTGAACCCACTCATGTAATTATTCCTCTAGTAGTTTTAAACGAGCTAGACAAGTTCAAGAAGGGTCACGACCCTATCAATGAACATTGCCGAGCAACTACAAGATTCTTGGATGAGCTTCGTACAAGAGGCCAGCTGGATGCGGGTGTTCCATACGAAGGCCATTGGGTTCAGGTCCTTGTCAAGGCGGAAGACCTTGATCTGAAGAAGAACGATCACCAAATCATTAAAGCAGCGCGAGATGAAGATGCGGCCTTAATCAGCCAAGATATTAATGTTCGAGTTATTGCAGACTCTCTGAAAATTGATACTCAGAACTTCGCTCCTGAAGATGTAAACGTAAGTAAACTTTATTCAGGTGTACGACATATCGATATTACAAAAGAAGAATTAAAAGAGTTCTATAGTTCATATCCGATCCAGGGCTTTGATGTAGGTACTCGTAGATTAGTACATAATCAGTTTGTAATTATGAAAGATCCAGCGGGTGGTATTCATCAAGGTATTTATGATTCGGGAACACATAGTATCCAAGCATTGAAACATGAATATCGTGCGTGGGGAATTAAGCCGAAAAAAGATAAAGAAGGCAATGAAGTTCTAGAACAAAAGTTCTTGCTCCATCTCTTGCTTGACCCAAGTATTGAATTTGTTTCAGCAATCGGTCCTTCTGGATCAGGAAAGACATTACTTACATTGGCAGCAGCGCTAGAACAAGTATTAGGAAAAGACGGAATATATAATAGAGTCGTAGTAATGCGGCCACTGATTCCTGTGGGTAAAGATATTGGCTATCTACCTGGGAATAAGCTTGAAAAGCTAAGTCCATGGATGGCTTCCACCTTTGACGCACTAGAGTACCTTCTTGAAAAAGAAGAAGATAAAGATGATAAATTCATGGCTTCAAGTGATAAGATTCAAAGACTCATTGACAATAAATTTCTAGAGCTTGAAGCGTTGGCTCATCTTCGTGGTAGAAGTATTCCTGGTCAGTTCATCATTGTGGATGACGCACAAAACTTAACAGCACATGAAGCTGCGACAATCATTACTCGTGCTGCTGAGGGTAGTAAGGTAGTCTTCCTGGGAGACATTAGCTCACAACAGATCGATGATCATCGACTAACGCCAAGCAGCAATGGTCTTACATACACGGTGGATAAATTCAAAGGTGAAGATATCGTTGGTCACATCACATTGGAAACAGTGGTCCGCTCCAAACTGGCTCAACTGGGAGTGGAAAAATTGCAATGACAACACGAAAGAGATTCAAAAAGAGAGTAACGACAGACATATGGGTAGCTTGCATATCCTGTGGGCATGAGTATTATATTGAGTCTTATGAGATTGATCCAGAATGTCCGATTTGCGAAAGTAAAGAACATGAACCCGCAGAGTCCTACCCATTACTTTATCTGAGGGACGATGATTACTATGTTTAAGCGGCCACCATATGTAGACGCTCATGTTTACAACCAAGAGTGGTGGGATGAGTATTGGAAGGCAGTCCAAAAAGAGCGTGAAACCAAAGAGGATATCCGCCGAAGAGTTAGTTCAACTGAAAAACTGGGGGAGAAGGAATATGGCTGGTATTAAACACGGCATGTGGGGCGACTTTCTTGATCATAAAGATCCCAAAAAGTCTATTAATCCAGAGAACTGGAAAGAAGGATTTGCAGATTGGCAGAAGTCAGTTCTTGAAAATCATATTACCTACTGCGTCGAATGCGGCAGAGACATTCAACAGGGCGGTCAATACTATGACTGGGAAATACAGAATCAAATACATGCTGGTTGCTTCCAGCAAAGGATGACAAGCTATGGAATTGAACCTTAATGAATTACACTCTTATCTTGAATGCCCTTTGAAATATAAGTTTGTACATAAAGACGAATCTTCCATTGCAAAAACAAATAGTATTATCTTTAAAGAGGCAATACATAAAACAATTTCTTTCTTCTTTTTCAGCGTAATGAATGGCACGCTCCCCTCTCTTGGCCAGATGAAAGAGAAGTGGTCCGCGATGTGGGAAGAAACTTACAATCCAAGGTCTATGATCGATGAGATTTTATCAGTACATCCAAGTTTTCATTACAAACAAAAAGGAAATGTTCAGCAGAAAGATCCTGAATCCACAAAGTATCAGATGAGTGGTATTGAAATGATCTACAACTTCTATCGCTTCAACAAAGACAATCCTGGGAATATTATTGGTGTCGATTTACCTTACAGAGTCGCACTAGATGATGTTACAATTATAGGAAGTTTTGAACTTGTAAGGGAAATTATTGACAGCACTAGCGGGAAGCGATATATTGAGATAGTAGACTTCAAGACTGGAACGGACACTATAGATCCTTTTCTAGTAAAACATGACTTGGATCTATCCCTCGCGTCCTATGCCTTCCGAGAACTTTTTCAATCGACAGAAGACCATGTGAAATATCACTATCTGAAGACAGGTAGAGATATCATCATACACAAACAAGAATCCGACTTCGCTCGAATGAAATCTATCATTGGTGGTGTGAAACAAGGCATTCAGGCTGAGCTTCATTATCCTAGACAGAGTCATATGTGCAAGGCATGTAGCTATAAGGATATGTGTGATCGGGTGAAATTCTAAAGGAGTGTATCGCATGGATTGTTTCTATTGTGGGGAAAAAGTAGTAGTGCTAGATGGTAAGAATGTATGGAATGGCGAGAAGCAAAAGATCGTTGCTTGCACAAGCTGTGCAGCAGTATGGGATTACGAAATATATACAACTATACTAGAGAATAGAATCAAGGAGGAAGAATAGAAATGAAGGAAGAACGTAAGGTAGTAGAAGGAGAATTTGCACCCTCTGCTCCAGTTGTAACACCAGAAGTTGTTTGTGAGGTTCGTGTTGGATTGAATGCGGATGGTTCTGTATTCTTTTATATTTATGGTACGAATCAAAACCTCATTACTATCGCTGGACTGCATGATTACTTTGGTCAGCGTAAAGACCAGATGTGGGAAAATCTTATCAAAGGTAAAGAATAGAAACTGATGGGGCAGGCAACTGCCCCTATTTTCGTGGGAGGGGAACCACATGCCAAACTTTTCAAAAGGTACTTACCGTATTCATAATGACGAGATACGTGTTCAGCTAGGATTACCAAAGGATGTTAACATTCGAATCATCCAAGACCCGTTATATGATGAGTGTGATATCTTACTATTAAGCAATTATTCAGTTCCAAACTTTACAACATACAACGGGGATGGTAGACCTTTAAAGATAGAATATGCTACCCTCCAAATTGCGAAGATGGAAAAGACAAAACGCATCTGTGCAGCTGGCTGGAATGAGAAAAGTGAAGCTTGGCTTCAGAAACTGAAAGATTTGCTACATCCACAAGTCAGTATTGACGATCTACAAGGCCAAACTTATATCACAATCACGCCAGATATGCAGCGTCGGTGGGACGAGTCAAAGTTAGAGGATTTAAAACAACAAGTTGCAGAACTAGAACAGAGAATGAAAGTGGAGGATGAAGCAAATGAAAAGTAAAAAGAAGTTCCGTGGTAGAGTTGATTTTTCGTATGAGTGGTTATCCAGCCTTTTAGGTTTTCCCGAGCATCTTACAATCACAGACTTTGATGTGGACAGAGATCGGCAAATTATCTCTACTTATGTAACTAGTACTATGAGAAGCTTTTATACTAAAGAAGTTGATGAACATGCAAGTACTCCAAAGTTCGATATGACGCTAGACAATGCTGTTGTTCAAATGCGTAAAATCGTAACTGCCTATGATGAATACGTCGCATCGAATCCAGAAGTAGAAGAAGTAAAAAAGCGTTGCGAAGAAGCTGCTGTAATTGAAGAGCTTCGGTGGAAGGAAAGTTTAAACAATGAAGAATAAACGCAACCGAGGAAAAACGAGCGTCACTTATACTAAGATGTCAGACATACTAGGGTTGCCAGACGAAGTTATACTCAGCGATATTGAGGTAGATAGGAATCGACAAATCATTACTTTTTATGTGGAGAGCGAACAGGAGGAACCTCATTACACCTTTCCGACAGAAGAAGGTAGTGAAGCAAGGTGTTTCTTAATCACCATCGATCAGGCTATCCAAAAAATGCAGAACCTTCAAGAGAAAATAAAAACTTCTTCTGAGAAGACGGACAAAGAAAATGCTCGTAGAGATATTGAAAAATATACAGGACTAGATATTAAGGAAGGTTCTATCGCATCTATTTTCCTAGATACCATTAATGAAATATATAGCGGACTTAATGAGTCTATAAGAAACGGAGGTACTTCTAATGATCAAGGTAGTAAAGAACGGTAAGAAGATGCTGGAGATTAAAGACAACGGAGACCTAATCATACTAGATGCGAAGCTCTCAGGTTTGGGCGACGTACAAGAAGATGTAAAGGAGAAAGAAGATGGAACAACTAGCGAAGAATAGTGTCAGTGGTATTTTTGTTACGGAGCATCCTATCTCGAATATGACCCTACAGCGTATCGTTGTGAGCTTGCCTGCAACCTTACAGATCCTTGAGCTTATCAAGCTGCCTTTAAAGGATCAAGAAGAAGCTGTCGATGATTTGGTGCGCCGTACGCCGAACTGGAAAGAACTCGAAACCGAAGAGCAGGTAGAGAAGATTAAAACAGTACTCACTATTGAGACTACGATCTACTATCTGGAGTGTATTGAAACGATCCGTCCGCAGGTAGACGTTATCGAGACGGGTATTGATGATGAAGGCTCTATTGTAGTTGAAGCTTACTACACAAATATGAGTCGTGAACAACGCCGTGCAGCTGAAAAGGCTATGAGTGAAAATGACAAAGAAGCTCTGGTTGCTGCGGTAGCTCAGATTGATCAGTTGATGGAAAAGGGAAATGTACTTGACCTGGCAAAGAAGCGTATGGAGAAAATGGCTCAAGAGAAAAAGGGAAAACGAAAGGGGAAAAAATAATGTCAGAAGAGCAAGTTAATTATACAAAAGAGGTTACAGGTGGTGGTATTACGACAACTACGTTTGCATCTAATCTGATTGCGGGGTCTTCTCTTAAATCTAATGATTTTATAGAGAAGACCGTACAGCTGCCTATCAAAAAAACGTATACAAGTTTTGGCGGTGCCGATATGATTCTGTTTTACAAGGATCAAACAACAGGAGTAACTAAGACTCTTGGAGAGCTACAAGCGTTTAATTATCATGAGATTTTGGAACGCCCGCGCAATTCAGCATGGACATTAGCAGGAGATTCGGATCAAGACACAGTCTATGGAGACTTGGTGATTACCGTCTTTGATGATACAAATTTCAAGCCAAGAGGTTTGACGACATTAACACTAGTGTATCTCAATGAATTTGGTCAAGCTTTTTTCCGTGAGATTGAGGATGTGGTATTTACGAACGTAAGTTCAACGTCTTCGATTGACGACATCTCGTTTACATTGAAGTACGACTTTAGAAGCGCGAGTGCAAAAGGCGTAGAGACTGTCAACTATAGTAGTATTACGGATAATCGTCGATGGAAAGAAATTGTAAAGTACGCTAGAGACCATACAGATGATTTTTATGACCCTTATAAAGCAACTTTCAGAATGTTTATCGAAAGAGCTTTACAAGATGGCAAACTTACTGCTGAAGATGTTCTATAGGAGGATATAGCAAATGGCTGAATTAATGAATGGGAAAAAACATACCTCTACATTCTCTAGTTTTGGCGGTTCAGATCTTATCGCGCATCTTGTAGATAAGAGCACGGGGAAAAGTCGAGTTTTTTATGACTTTCGATATCTAAGATTTACAGAGACTCTTGGCAGCGGCGTAGACGGAGAGGTCATACTTTCATTATTCAATGAGCATTTCTCTGGCGAAGGAACTTATGATATCGTAATTGAGTTCATCCAGATGCACAATGACAAGATGTTTTCCTTAGTACGAGTTGTTGAAGACGTTGAATTCTTAACCTTGGAATCTGTTGTTTCTATTGATGGTTATGTACTGGAAGATAAATTCACATTCGCTGCTGAAAAAGTACGTACAATGAGCTATGAATCCATTAAAAAATCAAAAGGATTCCAAGAAATTCTAGATCATATCATGAATGTAAATACGGATGTCGAGACTTATCTTGATGACCCTTATCGTAGAGCTTATGAGTATTTTATTCGGCGAGCTGTTGACGAGGGTATTCTTGAAGAAACAGTGCTGTTGTGTCTTGAAAATAATTTCAAGTAATACATCCTGGGGAGGAAAAAGAAATGACGAAGAAGAAGAACGATATTTATGTACTCGGTGATAATAGTCCGAAGGGAAGCCTTGTGGCTAAAGAAGTCCTTACAAAGAAATTTGTCTTTCCTGAAGGTGATCCTCGAAATGATATGACACCTGAAGAACTTAAAGCTATTGGTGAACAAGAAGATAAGAAGCTATTCTCACATATCGATAAGTTTGCGATCAATAACCCACAGCAAGATGCTCTTTCGAATAACGCCGTAGAAGAAGAAACAGAAGAGGAAGTATATAATGTAGATCTCTCTGTCGCTCAGGTTAAGAAGTTAACTCCAGATGTGATTGAGATTGTTGAGAACAAAACCTTTACGGGTAATGTTGAAGGGGTTATCCAGGCTGATCCTTATATGAAGATCATATCTCATTATTTTGTTCGCAAAGCTTGCCGAAAAGTTATCAATGAGATTGAAAAAAGTGTGGATGATCTTGAAGAGGCTCTTCGTAGTTTGCCATGGAAACTAAGAGAGCCTGTCCAGAAAGAGATCGATGATCTCAGAGACAGGGCATACCAATTGCAACGAATCATTGGTTATGGTAGTTCTTCGAAAGGGATTGTCGTCCCTGAGTGGGCCGAAGCAGATGTCGAAGATAGAGTAAGAAATATGGTTTCATCTCTTGTTGATCTGACAGACTAAACGTGGGCGGGGGAAACCCTGCCTTTCTTATAAGGAGGAGAAGTAATGATTAGAAGAAGCTTAACAGCTTTTGGCGGATGCGACATGATCTATTGTGATGGTACTGAAAAGATTAATGTCCTAGGGGAGATGCAGGCGATCACTTATCGGTATGATGAAGAGACAGGGAAGGCTTCTGGAAGCATTATTTTTTGCAAGCTAGATCGATGGGTCCAGAACGGGAAAATTCAAATCAATTTCTGTAATGAGTATAGGCAGACAGCAAGAGTTTATTTCAAAGACATTCAGTTTGATGAAACCCCAGAGATTAACAATAAGCTTTGGTCTACTGTAATTACATTTGTTGGGGAATTGGAAGTGGACGAACTATGCAAATAGAGACTTATACATCCTCACAGGAAATGCCTATCAAATATATTAAAAGAACGATTAGTAAAAATAATCCAGTTTTGTGCGTTACCGTTACAGTGGGTAAGATTCAAATTCTTTCATATATACACAATAAAAAAACTGGACAAGTAAGAGGCACTCTCCTTTTTGAATCATTAGATCATTATCTTGATTGCGGTGAAATTGAAATTACACACGCAAATGAGTCTGGTGAAAAAAGTATCATACTCATCGAAAACGTTGAGCTACTGGAGACTGCAAAGATTGATAAAAAACTTTCTAACACTCCATTGGCATACTTTGGATATATAAAGGAGTAAAGAGATGAATAAACATGTAAAAGAAAGCTATAAGATACTAGACAGTCTTAGGCTGGACCATGGACTTTATCTAGCAAGCCCTTCTGATGACTATAGCTATGTATGGTTACGGGATAGCGTCTATATGTCGATGCCATATCTAGACAAGAAGGATGGCTATTATGAAAAGGCTTACTGGCGAATGTTAGACCTGTTCCTTTCTCTTGAAGATAAGATTACGATACATACCGCACAGCGCCCTGTACATATCTGGGAATACATACATGCTAAATACGATGCAGATAGTGTCACAGAGATACACCATCAAGAATGGGGACATGCACAGCATGATGCAGTGGGTGCTTTCCTATTCGGCATAGCTCAAGGTTTTGAAGAAGGTAAGGCGATGTTCCGTGGCCCTGACGACTTTCGTATTGTGCAGAAGCTCGTAGACTATCTTGGGTGTTGCAGGTACTGGGAAGATCCTGATAATGGAATGTGGGAAGAGTGGCGAGAAGTTCATGCATCTAGCGTAGGAGCTTGTGTGGCTGGTTTAGAGGCGATTAAGAGGGTTAACAGAAGGTTGCTAGGGTGGGAGTTCAAAGTGCCTCAGGAGTGGATTGAGTTTGGCGTAACAGCGCTTTACAGACTCCTCCCGCGGGAAAGTGTTGATAAAAAGATAGATCTAGCAATGTTGTCTCTTGTATATCCATACCGCGTTAAGGGTCTTGGATATAATCACTTCGCAGACATAGTTAGAAGTGTTGAAGAACAGCTTCTGAGAAGCCACGGAGTGATCCGCTATGAAGGGGATAGCTATTACTCTCTAGGTGAGATGATCGCTGGCAGAGATATGCCTAGAGAATATTATAAGGGTGGAGAAGCAGAGTGGACCTTCGGACTTCCATGGCTAGCTCTTTGCTATATGGAAATGGGTGACATGGCTAAAGCTAAGCATTATATTAAGCTCACAGAATCAATCATGCTAGAAGGCAGCGCCCTTCCAGAGTTATACTATTCTGGTGCAGATGGTAACTATAATGGCAATACGCCTTTGGGTTGGAGTAATGCTCTTTATATTGTAGCAAAGGAACGGTATAAAGAGTTAAAATAAAAAAAGGTTTACAAAGTAGTAGATTTAGGGTTACAAAAATATCAAGGAGGATGGATATACGTGAGAGAAGAAAGAAAGTATAATAGTAACATGAAGATTTTGGAATTGGATGTAATCCCTGAGGACGGCACTTCTGCCTATTCTATAGGTACTTATCCTAGAATCGTAAAGAACGGGGAAGTTGATATTGAATACAATGTAGAGGGGTTCCGCGAGGAAACTCATACACCTACAGCTAAATCTAGTATCGGTGTTAAAGACGGCAAAACAATTCTAGTACAGGTGGAGAGTGGGAAAGATTCTCGTGGTGTCACAGCCAGGGAACTAGCTCAGTACATGCTAGAAATGGGTTGTAGCTATGCTTGTGCATTATCTAGCCCGATCATTGATTACTATGTATCCTTCAATACAAATTATGATGCAGAAGTAGAAGCTCTTGAGAAAGCAGAAGAACAGACTGCTCCGAAGAAGAAAACATCTGCAAAGAAAAAGGTAGAATAGACAGGGAGATGGCGGAGATGGAAGAGTACTACCTAGGTATTGATCCAAGCATATGGTCTACAGGCTGGGGACTACTGAATGGTAATCACGAGATTGTAGATTATGGTAGGATCAAGGCTGATAAGCACCTAGCTATCCACGAGGTGGTTGAGGTGCAGTACCGCTTCCTCTCCGAGCTTCTTGCTAAGTATAGTGTGTCTAGTATCCTCTGTGAAGACCAATACCAAGGATGCAACGTAGACACCTTAAAGAAGCTGTCACAGAACCGTGGCGCAATCATGCTGCTTGCTGCACAGAAACAAATTCCTTTCCGCACAATGGCACCTAGCTCCTGGCGGAAAGCATTCATAGGTTTACAAAGTGGTAAAGCAAACAAGAAGGATTGTGTCCGCGCAATTAATGATATGTATGGCCTTAAACTAAAATTTGTTCAGAATGATATTGCAGAAGCCTTGGCTATGGCGCATGTATGTGTGAGTAAAGCTAAAGAAAATCAGGCATAACAGGGGGCATACATAATGAAGATCCAAAAAGGAAGTATCTCTGTTGAAATAAGTGTTGATGAATTGGCCGAGATGCTAGATAATAATCAAGCAGGGGATCTCATTACGATGATCCTTGATCTTTCTGAAGCTGATCAGGAAATAGCAAAAAACCCTTTCTTTACTAGCTTTGACGGTGAAGGCGAACAGATTGGTTACCAGGTCATTGAGATTGATGCTAGTGAAATGGGCGGCATGAATGATTTTATTGATCAGCTATTGAATATGGAGGGGTTTGAAGTCATAGATTTTGATGGAAATTCTTCTTTTGGAGAGAGTCCTCTAAGTAAAATTTTCGGTCCCGAAGGACACATTTCTGAGGACGAACACACAATTATCCGCATCATAGATCACTTTGGAGACATCTAAGAAGAAAGCTGAGGTCAATACATGAAAGTCGCGAGTGGATACCAAAAACAAAAGATGCTCGAAGTTGACGAGCTCGTGTTACGATTCCAATCAGGCGATCATGAAGCAGGCGAAGAAGTAATGAGACGTTTTGGTTGTCATCCCGATGAACCTATGAGTCTTTATGTAGGTAAATATTATCAGATCTTACGGAAGGGAAGATTCCCTTTCAAGGATCGTGACGCTAGAGAGTTCATAAACTGTTTCATTAAGGAAGTCGAAACACGTAATGCGATGAAACGCTTCTTCCAATACACCGATGTTCGCTTAAAGGTCTATGAAACTGTGGACATGATCGTCTCTTACTTAAGCTCTGTGCCTGACGAGGATTTGAAACAAGAACTTCGATGCCTCTTTATAAAGCAGATGTATCGCTATCGACATATTAAGAAAAGCGTTTACTTCCAAGGCTATCTTTACAACTCTTATAACTATGCAATCATTGATTATATTCAGCGCCATGTGAGAAAAATGGAACCTTATAATCTACAGTATCGCAAATCAAAATTTGTTGTGATGAACGAAGCTTTTGCCGTTGACGAAAAAAGCGAAGAAGAATATAACAAACAGATTATGGTGAACACGCCTTTGCTAGTTGAGGATGATGATCTGGGAAATGCTTGGGTACGAGGGTTGACCTGTGGAGAAGAATTTGAGGGTTTATCACCGCTTTACCGCATGATATTGAAGATGCATTATGAAGACAAAATGGCTGATAAAGATATTGCCAAGTCTATGGGGATGCATCTGAACACAATATTCAAGTACAGACAGAAAGCGATCAATCTAATCCAAATCGCTATGGAGAGGATTTCAAAGGAAGGATACCAGTGAAGTATACAAAGTGTATCAACTGCGGCATCGTTATGGAATACACAACGAAGAAGCCGCTCAAATGCGAGGAGTGTAAATCGGTTAAGAAAGAAGCTCCTCCGAAAGCTAAGTCTAAAAGCAAGCGAGGTAAGCGCCGCTATCCTAAGAACAAGAACACCGAAGGTGAACTCTCTTTATTCTCCGTATTAGAACCTCTCCTTGGAAGCTACGAATATATCAACCACGGCTTCTACTCATTCCTACGCAGCCCTAAAAACAGTGAGCTACAGATAGATCGTTACTACCCACAGCTTCGGCTTGGCTTTGAGTTCGATGGCTCTACACATACGGAGTATAAAAAATACATACATAAAAGCGTGAAGAACTTCCAGTACTATCAAGAATGTGATCGCCTGAAAGATATCGGGTGTAAAAAGAATAACGTCACATTAATTCGCATTGCGCACAATGAAAAGATCACAGAGGAATTGGTTAAAGGAAAGATTTATGCAGCCGACGCAAAGCTCGGCATCCAATTATTTGGGGAGGAAAAGTAGATGAGTGAGGCAAGACTTTTAGAACTGGGGAAAGATATTCGGACAGCTTTGTATGAGAGTGACGCAAAAATCTCAATCGTTCGTATGGCACGACGGATGGGAAAAACAACAATGCTTGTTGATTGGTTGGCAGAGACAAAGGGAAACGCTTTGTATTTCACACAATGGAAGCATGTGATAAACCATATTGTTGTTGATGTCATGGATAGATACGCAGACCAAATTGAGATATGTAATCGGGATATTATCGTACTTAAGAATGGATCTACAATTCGTTTTGCTTCGAACCTGGAAGAAATGAGAGGTTTGCGACTCGAAAGAATCGCAGTTGACGAGGGCGGATATAAACGAGCTATAGAAGGTCCTCGAATGAATGATGATGATATTCTAAGATACTTCCCACAGGCAAAACTTTTAGTTACAGGCAGCTACTTACATAAAGGTTCATTCATGGATCGGCTTATTGAAGAGAACAAAGGGAAATCACTAAATGAATTCTTATGTTTACAATATGATTATCGAGATGCATTACGACTAGGACTCTATGATGAAGACGAGCTTAAACATTTGCGAGAAGTCTATAGTCCCGAAGCCTTTGCTCAAGAACTTGGTCCATACGAGTCGCTCGCTGGTTATACCAACGAAGACTTCCTCAAGTATTTACCTGATTACGAATAGACATGACAAAAGCCAGGACTTCCGTTGACTAGACGGGCCCTGGCTTTTCTTTGAGGTGATCTTGGTAAGATAGCGATCCTTATAGAAGTATTGTATCATATTCTAAAATATATCGTCAATATTGAATTCTTGTTTTTGTGGATAGCAGATGTCTTTGAAGTCACAATACATGCATTCAAAGCTAATAGGTGGGTGTTCTCTGTCAGGAAGCTGGCCAATGTCCACCATAGCAATGATGGAGCGGATCGAGCTGATCACACCATCGACGACAGACTGGTCATAATCAACGATGAAATATTTTTGTTCCTGCGTATCTTTATTCTCGTAGTATACAAGCCCCTTGCGAATTCCTGTCATATACATATACAGCTGTAACTGCATAGCATGTTCTTTTTTAGGCTTAGACTTGGGAAGCTTGTCATAGTTCTTACTCTTAATGCTTTTAAATTCTACGATCATAACATTATTGGCGGGACCATGATAGACTTCAGAGATTACCTCTATATCTTCTCCGTCAGCCACGAATATCGCTTTAGGTTGGTACAGACTAATGATCTCACCGTCAGGCTCATCTTCTTCTTTTAAAAAGTTCCAGATGATCGCATCGGATCTACCACTAATTCTTAGGTCGGGATCAACGAGCTTGAGTTCAGGAGCTACTAATATTCCCATACGCTCAAACATATCCTCCATACGATTATGAAAGTAGGTTCCATTATCCATAATCAGAATGGTTTGCCCTGCTTTATCTGCTCCAGGGTAGCCCAGCATCTGATACGCAATTTGACGATTACAGCGGCCTACAGAACTAGGGTAAAATTTACCTGTGCGTCCTTCGTCGATACGCTTCTGATGGTTTGCACGGCCTTCTTCCTGTAAGAAGTTGTGTACCATATTGATTAGGTTTGCGTTGTCACCAAATTGATCGTAACGTCTTTTAAAATCATCAGTCATATCTTGATTCCCCATTTATATATTGATTTCCTTACCCTGAATCGCTTATGCTTAGTCTGGAATGTAAACACTTGTCATAAAGAATTATACCATTTTTATACCAATACGTAAAGGAGAATCCCGATGCCAATTAATAAAGGAACCCCCTATAATAACGATGATGGTTTAACTGAGGAGCTACTAGATCAAGTTGGTGCGATATGGAGACAGATTATCCAAGCTCCAAGCACAACTGGTCAGCCTGTGGCTGAAAGCCAATGGTCTACAGGTCGTGACTGCCCAAAATGCGCAGGCCATTTGAAGTTCTTTGAATACCGAGAAAAGACAGATACGGTGATCTTGCAGTGTGGTACGTGTAGGAAGATTTGGCATGAACCCGATCTTGATGCACATGATATACATAACCAAGTTGAAGGTCTAGTAGACAACATCAACTTCCGTGAGGTCCCTGAAGACACCGTTCGTCTTTGGATGGAAGCTAGGGAGCAAGAGAAGATCAGAGCAGGAGAATGGCTCCCAGAAGCCACAGAAGAGGCCCCCGAGTAGGGGCCTTTTTCTTTTACAGGTCAAGTAATTACTCTATCATTCCCTGTTATTTCTCCTTTACATCTCTGATCCGATATCGTAGGATTCGTCTTCGGTAAGATCAATAACTTCTCCGTCAACAAGGATAGGTAGAACTGATCGGATAGTTCCATAAAAATTCACCATCACAGCATGTTCAATAGTTAATGGCGGGTGAGGTTCATCTCCGTGGCGTAATTCATAGTAGTAATACTCAGGGTCTCTGTCTTTTTTTGGGATACGAGCAGCGATACCTTCAACTTCCACATCGCGGAAAACAAATTTATTCATCTTTATCCAGCTCCAATTCGATTCTTTCTACTATTTTTCTCTCTAGATACAGAGAGTATCCTAATACATTGAAATTATGTTCCTCTGCATATTCATCACCACGATGTTTCATAATCTTTACTAGCTTACGAGGTGGTATTTTACTGAAGAATATAGCAAAGGATTTGTGTCCATCATCATGTATGTTCGAAATTTCAACAGGGCGCTCAATTGCATGTTCATCGGGAACTTGAAGGATAAAAGTCTCAAACAATTTCTTGAGATCGTCCCCTTCGCTTTCAGTGAACTCATCAGCTTCCCTATCGCCAACTTCGCATTCGCCATATTGCCCTGTCATATATGCACACATCTCACGTTCAAAGTTTCCAGCATACTTATCTGTTTGAACGATGAACATATATCTACCTCTACTCATCTTCTGTCACCAACCTATATTCTTTTTCAGTCATAAACCCTTGATTGGTATGGTAATGGGTAATATTATACCTTGATAAAAAGTCAAAGATGTACATAGCCACATCAATCGTTGCGCTATCAGTATCTGTAGATGACCAGATTTCAAATTCGGGAATACCAATCTCTCTAAGAAGCTCAACATTCTCAATGCTATTCTCAATCATCATGTATTCAACCTCTCCACCAGAAAAAGAAGTGTCCACGAATTCAAGTTTCTTGACGCGCTCTAATAATTCGTCCATGAGAGTATCCTCCTATTCAAATATATTGTCTAGAAAACGTGTAATCAGTCTATGGTTGAACTGAGAGCCTGAAGCTTTTGGATGTCCGCCGCCACCATAATATTGTGCAATCTCGCTAACATTAATATCATCTCTAACTGTACGGTAGCTAACCTTCTTACTAGACATATCTACCATAGCAATGAAATCAAATTGAGGGTAAGCTTCAGCAAGTTTATTACCAAGCTCAGAAATGTAACGATCAGCAAAGACAACACCCGCTGAATATTTTCCAATGTTATGAGCTAAGACTTCGTCTGCCTTTTTCTTGATATACTTTTCAATCTTTTCATTCTCGATATCAAGGATTGTTTCTTCTTCATAGGTAAGCGTAGTTGATATCTCATTAGAGAATCTAGCAATGAACTTCGAAGGGCCAATCAGATAATAAAGATCGTTCAATCTCTTAGCCTGCTGATTGTTAGTTTCTTTCCAGGCCCATGTATCATACTGCTGAACCAGATAAACGAATGCAGAAGCACCACCAATAATTTCATTGTGTCTTACAAGGGAATCATAAAACATCTTTGTTCCACAGGTTTTGGTAACACCATCTTCTTCATACTCACGCACATTCGCCCAAGAATAAGCGTCATGGAGCCAAAGAGCCGTCGGGTGGTGGTCAAATAAGAGCCAGTTATTTTTCGTGACGTGATCAATAAGGCCAGCGGTCTCTTTATTGACCGAAATATCCGTGATAATGACTCTATCATATTTCATATAAGAGCCGCTAGTAATAAACTCCTGAACCGTTTCATCGATTCGATCATAGTTACACATCTTATAGTCTACAGTTTCATCAAAATATTTTTTGGCAATCACAATTGGACCAACTCCATCGAGATCGGTGTGGCTAAAAATCATTGTTGGCATATTATTCTCCCCATTCTTTTAATAGCTTTAAAAAGAGCTCTGCTGGATCTTGATATGAAACTTCGTTATAAATAAATACATCATCGATAGCAAGACCATACTCTATGAACTTATCTTGCAAAAAATTAAACAATTCTTGAGGTGTCATAGACTCCCATTCTTTTTGACCAGTCTCGTCGTGCCAGCATACCATATAAGTGATCGACTCAACCAATAATTCCACCTCCTCCAAAATATTCTGTTGCGCTCTTCCACAAGCTAAGTTCATGTGTCAGTTGGTCAAACCATTCTTTGTCTTTCATGCTTAGAGCAAGATCAATTAGATTCGGAATGTCATCAGGATGCACAGTGTATGCAGAAGGAATCAAATCCCTCGTTTCCACAATGACGGAAAGATCCTTATCTTCCTCAGGCAGCGTTATTCGCATGAGAGACTGAGTCTCGCCTACCTCAAGAAGATAACCTGTCATTTTGCGCATCCCGATAATTCCATAAACCCATTCACCTGTTTTGAATTGAACCATTAAGCTTCCACTCCTGCTGTATTGTTTTTGAGTTCTACAATTAAATTACGGGTTTGCCACATAGACAGGATATCACTAACGGGATAAATATAGATATGTTCTTCCCCGCACATTGTCAGAGCTTCTTCATACTTGGCCACTAGCTCGTCGGCCTGATTAATATGAATATATTCTGAATGTTCCTGCTTGTTTGTGTCTCTCCATATAATAACATAGCCGACTTCTTTCATCATCCCATATCCTCCTTATCTAAATATGAATCACGCAGGTAAGTTAGAATACCTTTTAGCCAAAGGTAGTGGACAGAGAAGGAATTGCTCTCCATCCATTCTTTCTTCTTCTCAAGGAAATACAACATCTCTTCCGCATCTTCATGGTCAGCCATCAGCTCAATACCCTCACAAACTTCATCTAGAATGTGCGCGTAATATCTGTAAATTGCACCACTATTACGAATCGTTTTTATAGTTTCTTCTTCCCAAGTCACTGTAATCCTCCCCTCATCTTATTCACGATATCTCGAACAGCGTCATCAATATGTTTCGTCATTAATTTTACAGCTTCAATAGAGGTATCTTCAAGCAACTTGTCTGTAGGTATAAAACCATAAGCAGATAATGAAGCTGCCATGTAATCCATCCCCATATTTATCAATAGCTCTTTAATATCTTTTTCTTCTGTATCTTTTGTCAACAAGTTACTCACCATCCCTTTACACTGATCACATAAACTAATTATTGATCCTCCACTTATCCCATTAATCTGTAGAGTATTTATACGTCCTATGTGTCCGCAGTGTAAACATTTTCCCTTCGGTTGTTCATATAAAGTAATCGACATGGTAACTCCTCGTTCCTTCTTTAAAGATATCTAACTTCAACAACCCTGGATTGAACTGTGAACTTTTCTACGTAATGTCCAGTGTTCTTCGTACGAACAAGATCAATAAACATTCTTTCGACTCCAAGATTCTCAGATGGAATTCCGCGAGCAAGAATAGAGTATCCATTATCCCTAAGGAACTGATTTATTTCCTGAATATTTTCTTTATCGTATTCAATATCCAGAGCCTCCAAATATCCACGAACAATATTTTCAATCGCTCGATTTCTAACTTCAAGCCCTTCATCTATATACTGCTGCATATAACGACTAATGCCTGCTCCCCCGTAATTAGTACTCTCCGAGTGAGCCATAGATATAAGATCCATATTCTTTGACCTCCTCAACTTGCTCCATCATACTCATGATATCTTCAACAGTTTTTGCCATTTGGTAATCATTATATTCTGGATGTTGTTTACGGACCTGAGTATAGATCAATAATCGTTCTTTTGTTTTATCCATGACGAATCCTCCTCATTTTACCAGTTTTCTGGGTACATTTGATTCGCGGATACTTCCTCTTCGCACTGTTCATCAGTCATTTGCATTAATACATCTTCACTGTATCGATAGATAGTTCTTAGAATTTGCCGACTATCTTTAGTATTGCCAGGACTTGGATCATTTAGCATCTCTGCACATTCAGTATTTACAGTGTAACTATCAGCAACATATTCAGAACCCTGCTCAGGGATATTAGTCCATTCTCTTGCTTTTATAATGGCCTCATCCAAAGTTTCTGCTTCGATTTCCAAATCGTTAGACATTGTCCAGAAAACTGGAATAATAAATTTCCTCATCATACATCCTCCTTAAAGTAAAGAGCCTCCCTTTGGGAAGCTCTTTCAAACTTATCAGTATCGATCATAATCTCATTATTGACAAAAGGAACTTCCGACATTCCCATTCGCATTTCTTTGCCGAAAATCCTCATGACTTCCCAAAGCGGTATATGAATATATCCTTCATCATCCGTTTTCCAAGCACTTAACTTATATGGCTGAGTATTCAATATCTTTTTTCCTGTAGGAGTCAACCTCATATAGACATCGTTGTTAAGATTAAATGATTCCAGTCTCATATTTTTCACTCCTAGTCCATACTCAAAGCATTATCGTAGCTCGTCCAGAAAGTGTTACCCATATCGTCAGAGATACGAACTTCAACACCTCCAAGATTTCCGCTTTCATATACATACTCTTTAGCTTCAATGATCTCAAAAGTTCGAGTATAACTACCTGTAAGTCCTACAAGATCTTCTCTACTTTTTACGATTGGTTCTTTCATCTTAAACTTCCTCCTCTTTTTTAGTATTAGCTAGTAGCTTAAGGGCGTCAGCTTCGATTGCTTCTGCCCGTTTACGAAGGCCTTCAGCTCGGCGAAGAAGGTAATGAACATGACTAGATCTGTACGCGTTTATAGAACTTTGGGATCTTAATACCATTGAATCTGGTTGAGACATATTTATCTTCCTCCTTCATCATCGTTTCACAGGGCTTGCAACATGAACAGCAGATTGTAATATCTTCTTCTCTTTCTGTTAATTTCAAAGCTCCATTAATAAGTCTAGTATAAGTTCCCTTTAGGGTCTGGGCCTGACAGCATATTGAAACAATCACTTTGTTCCTCCTCATCCAATCGGATAAAACTTTGTCCGCATGTACAAAGATAGATGCCATAGCCCTCCTGCTTATCAATCAAAAGAGCTTCACCTTCGTGAGCACACTCACTCATGATATCAGCTCCCCTAGTTGTTAGTAAAGCTATTGATTAATGCCTGAACCCACTTGCTTCTTTCATCTGTGAACCGAATCTCTTCTTTGTATGCTATTTCGTGGTATTCAATATCTCTTTTAAATCTTTCGACTTTTTCTGCAATCCACCGATCTGTTGTAGTCGTTTCATATCTTTCTTTGATTTGGCTAAGGTTTGTAGCAACCCAATTATTATTGCAATCGAATGCGATACTTTCTTCGAGCTCTTTGATTGCTACTTCTTTTAACTTATCATGATCTGGAGTCGGCGGTGTCCAACCCTTAACTTTTTCGATCATTGCTTCGTACCGTGACTTTGCTGAATCATTGTCTGCTATCGTTTTTTCGAGCTCATATATATCTTCTTCATATGAGGTTTGGCGATCAGCTTCGTGTTCGTCTTTACTTTTAGAAAGGAATTCCGCCAATTCTTTCTCGATTTTTTCTATGGCTCTAGGGTGATATGTGCTAGGTTCAAACTTTTGAGGAATATCAGAACCCGCAAGACCACGCATAGCTCCAAAAGAATAGGAGCAATTAATAATGTATTGCTCTAGAGAGACTTCTTCTCCAGCGTAAATTGCCAGAGTGTTTGAGGTAGACATTACTTTTCCTCCACTTCTTCGATCAAAGTGATTCCTTCTAGGATACCTTCAGTGTAAATGTAACCATGCTCTAGAATTTCAAGCATCAGGTCTCTGTCAATAACACTTAAATCAAGACCTCTAGTGTAATCTAGGCCCCCGATTTCTATAGAAACGGGATTAACAGTGTCGGAGTATACTAGATGAACGGCTTCAGCCTGGCTATCTGCCTCTACAATGTATTCCTGAGTCGCCGTGACAGCCTTTAATATTCGATATTGTACCATATTATCCCTCCTTGTAAAGAGAAAGAGACTCGCTTTATAGCCAGTCCCCTTCAGTAGTAATCAAGCCGCGACTTATAAGTTCGCGGTAATCAAGTTTAATCATGGTAATCGAGGAGCGATTCTTGCTTCGATCTACAGCCTGTAGCTCAGCGACAGCACCATCCTTTTCAATGCGAATAATTCTTTCTTTGAAATGAGTGCTGCCAATTTGCCATCTACGAACGTGTCCAATCAAATGTTCTAGCATTTCGCCTCCTAGTCTATTTTTTTGCAAAGAAACGATATCCAAAAGCGCCGACTACAACTCCAAAAATGAATGTAAACATCACTCAACCTCCTCTTCTTTTTTCTTTCTGCCCCGTTTGGCAGGCTGCTTGAGCAAGGACTTCATGACATTGCTGTTTAGTCGTCCTAATTCAGCGCGTTCATCAGCGTTTTTCTCAACCAGCTGATTAGAGAATTCTCTTTTCTTATAGAGTACTTCCTGGATACGCTCATCAATCCCGCCGCGGGTAATCAAATTGATAATGTTAACCTCTTTAAATGCTGAACCAATACGATGGATACGTCCATTACGCTGGTCGTAAGTTGCAGGATTCCATGGTTGATCCACATGGATCAGAACACTACAGTGCTGAGCATTAAGACCATAGTTTGCAGCATCTGTACAGACAAGGAAGTTTATTTCTTCATCATACTTGTGACGGTCCAACGATGCTTGTCTTTCGAAAGGCTTCATCGATCCATTGATGATCTCACATTTTCCAATTTTACTAAGACGGTCAACAACCAACTTTTGCATACTTGTGAACTGTGTAAAAATCATGATTTTATTATTGCCAGAATCAATAAGGTCAGTGCAAAGATCATAGATCTCATCTAGTTTAGGACTTCTAACATTAGACGCATCAATACCTTCAGCATAACGTTTGGGCATATTTGCATCACTCATGAGTAGTAGCTGAGGTGAATCACAAACTTCAAGCATCATAGTGAAGTATCCCATCTGCTGACCTTCCTTCGGATGCTTTACCTCGCCGTCAGAGCCGTCCTGCGCTCCTGCTGGCTGGCTTTTCCTCCATTCGGTAATCTCTTTAAGGAGTTCAAGTAAGTCCTCTGACATCGCCTCTGAGATACGTCTCTGTTCGGATGTCATCTCAACAGGATAGTCACTGATTGTAATATCAGGAAGCTCAGGAGCTACGTCTTTTTTCATGCGTCGTAGCATGTAAGGTGAAACACGCTTACGGAGTTCATCAAGATTCTTGTATCCAATGACCACGTTCTTCTGACCAAACTTTTCTCCTGTAACGACATATCGATTACGAAATGCCCAGAAGTTTCCAAGAATTGTCGGATTCAAGAAATCCATAATATTATATAATTCTTCGGGCTTGTTCTGTACAGGAGTGCCTGTCATTCCAAACTTATATTTGGATCGTAACTGTTTTAAAGCTATGCTAGTCTTTGTCAGATGATTCTTAATCTTATGGACTTCATCAGCAATAATGACATCAACAGGAATCGCTTTGATTAGCTCTAAGTCATTACGAACAAGCTCATAGTTAATGACTGCAAAAAGAAATTCATCTCCTTCAAACCACTGAAGAAGCTGTTTCTTGCGTCCTGATGGTGTGCCATCAATAACAACGGCTTTATGATCAGTAAACTTTTCAATCTCGTTTGCCCATTGATATTTTAATGAAGATGGACAGATCACCAAAGCTTTATGAACATGTCCTTCTTTCCAAAGAAGGTGGGTAGCTGCAATTGACTGTAAGCTTTTTCCTAATCCCATCTCATCAGCAAGTAATCCCTGCATTAAATCATGGAAGAAGCTAGCACCTACCACTTGAAAAGGATAAGGCTGGAGCTTTAAATCTTCCAGCCCTTCTGAATATACGGTGAACTTAGGTAAAATAACTTCACGAATCCCTTTGATTTCATTGATAGAAGTATACCATGCGACTTTATCAGTGAACGCATCGTTGATATCGTCTACAAATTCCTTCGGTATGCGCCAAGAATTAGTCGGTTCGTGAAAAAATGATCCCTTCATTCCCTCGAAAATCTGACTGGTGAGTGCATATTCCCTAGGAGATAGGTAAGTTTCAAATCGAATATCTAAGAAATCGCCTTTCAGACGAACAGAGAACAATGGGACCACCTCTTCATAGTTAAATCGCTTCGTTATTTCTCAAAGAATCTTTACGTTTTTGTAACTTATTAGCTACATTACACAAGTTCTGAGGTAAATTTAGAATCGTAATACACTTCGTGTCTCTAAATATATATACCTTCTGTTGATATACACGAATGTTATTTGCGGTTTCATTATAGAAGTACAAAGACGTAATATACTTTTTGAGCCCACCCGTAAGTTCTTTATGGCGTAGACCATGATCAAGAGCTTCTTGAGCTTTTTTGTCAGCGAGTTTCTTGCTTAAGCCTAGCCTGTCCTTCGTACGCTGTTTAGAGTGCCGTGTCGATTGCGCAACTTCTTTCTCCTTTTCTCGACTCATAGTAGTGTGCTCCGTTCGTAGCAGTCTTTGCATCTGCATTCATAAGTATACTGCTCCGTCTCACTTTCGACAACTATTAATGGACTATCCAGTGGTGCAGGTTGTCCATTCAGAAGCCTCTGAGTTTTTGTTGCTAGAGCTGTCTTACATTTCATGCAAACGCTATATTTTTTTCGTACATCTACAGCCATAGTCATCAAATCGCCGATGTAGCCAAAGGGCTGGTTAGCAAAATCGAGGTCTAGTCCTGCGACAATAACATCGATTCCCTCTTCCAGTAGGATGTCAACAACAGACACAATCCCTTCGTCATAGAAACTTACCTCGTCGATAGCGACAGCTTTTACCAGTTGACCTTTTTGAATTAAAGATCCAATATAGTAAGAGATGATAGCAGCATGTTGACGAACAATATGAACTGCTGGAATCGATGTGTTTGATCCTCTTGAGGTAATACTAGACTTGATAGGAGAGAAAGCAACATATGGAATACTTTGATACTCCCAGCTCTTAATCTCTTCAATTAGATCAAGAGACTTGCGACCATACATACTACCTGTGATGACTGTTAATGTGCCTTTCATATGAACTCTCCTTTGTCGAGAAAGAGCAGGGCCCAGAGGGGCTTAGCCCTCCATCTCCTGATTGTTTTCTTTTTCGAGCAAAGCAGCTTGTTCTTTGGCCGCATTGTTAGCCTGAATTTCTTCCTGTGTCAATGCTACATACCATTTGGTACGGCAGTCCCGCTTCATGCAGGTGTACACGATGCGTGTTGTCCATGTATCCTTGTATGCCTTGTTGTGACCGCAGATTGGATTTGGACAAACGACGTCATTCACATAACGCTCCTTGTAGGAAGCCCCTTTGGTTTTATGACCGCGGGATTGGTTGTTATAATCGTAAGATTTATTTTCACTAGACAATAGAAGTCCTCCTCAATTTTTCAAGGAGCCTCTTCCTGTACCTGTTCCCTTATCATCCTTTGAAGTTCAAACAATTGTTTGTACCTTAACTTTTCCGTGACCTTTCTCCTAGAACGTGTAATGGTCTCGGGTGCAGTGGCTTTCTCTATAATTTCTTTTACCACTGTGTCAGGCAAATCAATATTGTCGAATATCTGCCAGTACATTAGGATGAGTAGCAAATGGTCCTGTCTTGTTTGCGGGGCTGCGTCCATCAGGTAGGCAGCTTTTTGATCTGCCCTTTTGAACTCTTGCTCAGCCATAAAGACTAAGCTCTGGATACTTCAGAACCGATAAAGTATTCTCGCATTCCGCTACGACTTTCTTCTCGGCGCTCCAAAACTTCTTGAGAAGCTACGAAGTGACCTTCTTTCTGAATCTGCCTACGGGCGCGGGTAATACTTTCAGCAGATGTCCCAGTAGTTGCGAATTGTTCAGGGAATGTAAAATCGAATTGGAGTCCGTCAACATGGTTCCAATACCGAAGGAGGAGCCGACGATCACTATCTCTTGTTTCAGGAAACTTAGACAGGATCTCAAAGACATTTGCCCGAACCAACTTTGCTCTTTCTACGACTGAACTCATTTCGATTCCCCCTATTTTTTACCTTTGTATTTGTTAAATACTGATGCTAGAATACGAGCCCGAATCTTCAGCATTTTTTTATAGTCAACTTCGCCCATAGAGCTGAGCTCTTCGGTATCGAAGGTGTTTTCAATCATGCTGTCCATGTCTCTGCAAATCTCTCCCAGATCTTGTATGCCTGGATACAGATAAGGATAGATTGCCATATCCGATATTTTATCTTGGAACTCAAGATAGATAACACGAATACTCTCCATCTCTTCTTTGGCATACTTTGTTGCTAGATCCATATCGAACTGAGGAAGATCGTCGTCATAGTCCATAGATAGTTCTAAAGTCGGCATGCTCTCTGGTGCTGGCGGTGAAATCTTACCTTTTGGTTTAGAAGGTTTCTTTGGTGCTTCAGCGAAGAGTCCTTCAATGAATTTCTTCATTTCTTCGTCAGGTTGAAACTGCGGGTTACGTAAAAAGTCTGACATTATGTGGCCTCCTAAACTATTCTCGTGCTTTGTATTCGACAGCTCCGCATTGGCTACATTTATATTCGGAAACTCTTTTAATGACCTTAGGATCACTATAGGTAGATTCCTTACTAATGAGAACTACTTCGTTTATAACGAAATATGGATTACCACATTCAGTACAACGATGGAAATCTTCAGTTATTACTCCCATTATTTTCACCTCCTACTCGGGATTCCAATTCTTCGATACGTTCTCTAGCTTGACGAAGCTCCAAGACCATCTGGATTTCATGCTCATAGGGTTTGACAAGGTAGATGTCATCGCTACCTTTAAAACCAAAAGGTAGATACCAGAATTCCCGATTCTCTTGAAAGGCTTCAATCTCCAGCTTGTCTAGCCAGTCCTTCATGATTGCAATTTGTTTCTCCCCTTTGCTGGAGAGTGTTCCTCGTTGTTTGCATTCCATCAGTGCATGGTAAAGTTTGATATCGCCCTTTGCTCTCCAGGTTGCACCTGAGTTTGGCTGTCGTTGGGCTTCATCGCTTTCGACCTGGAAACGCGGCTTATCAGTTATGGGTTTTCTTTGCTGACTAAAGGCGCTGTTCCACTTTTTAGCAACCTGTTTCTCAAACCCCATACCTTCTTTCTTCTCTCGGGAATGTACCTTATGTGGAGCGTTTCTTTTTTCCACCTGTCGCTGAATCTTAGCTTCTTCTTTTGCTTTACGTTCAGCAACAGGGTCTTTGAATAATCGCTCGCCGTCACAGAGATGACATATAGCGCTATTTGTACACACTTTGTGCATCTCTACATTACATTTGTATTCCATAGAAAGACTCCTTGTTGGTAATTATAGCATAACCAGAGAACGCTTGTCCTCATAAAATCAATCATTTTTTGAGAAAGGAGTTAAATTATTTTCGATCTTCAACAAGCCAAGAATGGTGATCAATCGAGACTGTTTTCCTTCAAGAGAGCTGAGTACTCCCTTCAGATATGCCTGGCGACTTCGGACCTGTCTCTGGACCTCATAGAGGTTGATCAGCTCCCCTGCCATCTCGTAATTCTGAATGGCAACTGAAGCGCTTTTCTTGCGGATCATATCGTTCGTACCCTCAATCTTTGTGCGTTCCCATTCATAAATAATACCTTCGATGATTTCCTTTTGTTCTTCTACTTCGCCAAATTCAACTCGGACTTCAGAGAAGAAACTGTCGATCCGTGAGAGCAAACCCAGCGCAACTCCTGTGTTAATGTCCAGTGGAATAATGATAGAAGAGATTCTTGCTTTGTATTCCCTCTTTCTTATGTTCCACTGATCATCAGAAAGCTCAATAACTGTCATCCATATCCCCCATTTGCGTTATAATACTCACCTCGTTAATAACATCAGCTAGAGGCATGTCTGCATTAACGCGATAAGGAAAAGGATGATTGTCTAGTGCGACTTCTGAGATATGCTCCAGTCGTTCGCGGGGCAGCTCACCGTATTTCCTTTTAATTCTCCGAGCCTGTTCTTCAGGAGAGATGTCTAGTCTAATGTTCACAAATCCAGCTTCTTCTAGTCCAAAATATTCATTAGGATATCGTACATCATCGCAGATGTAAAGATTACCAGGTGAAAGACTACGAACTAAAGCTTTTACCCATATGTCTGGATCGACTTGATCTCTTAACGTATTCCCAACCCGCTGAAGAAGTTGTCTCCATTCAAGATTCTTTTCCACTTCCCAATCTATATCAGGAGTGCTGGGAAAAATCTCGTACATTAAAATATTGTAAGCTTTATTTGCAGAGACAGGAGAATCACACACTTGACTCAAATGAATTTGAAGATCCATTTTTTCAAAAAGACCAGTGTAATACCCTCTTTCATCTGCAAACATTGTATTGTATTGAGTTTTATACCAGTGCTCGACGATCCACTTAAATGGAGAAGAAAAGGATACCCGTTGGTATTCATACTCCCGTACAAAATAATCCGACACTGTGGTCTTTCCCGAGGCGATCTTGCCAGAGATAGCAACCAGCTGTTTCATGGCTGGTCACTCTCTTCTTCAAGCTGGTTAATTGCTTCGCCCAGCAACCTCATGTACCTCATGTACGACTGGGTTAAGGTAAGCGCTTTTTCCTTCTGTAAAAAAGAATAGTCGTCCTGAAATAATAGGGCGACATCTGCATCGATAACCGTACCATCTGAATTTAGAATCATAAAATAAATGCCGTCTTCATGCTGGTTGGAGATCAGAATATTTTTTCCTTGGTTTTCTGAATGGTACGTATCAATAATCCGCTCAAGCTTCTTGTCCAGTAGGTACCTTTGTCCTGGTTCCAGTGTCCAAGCTTTTTCTAGTTTTTTCTTCACGATGATCCCCCCGACCATATTAACCTATTGAAACTAAACGATAGCAACAATGGGTCTCGTAATCCACGAAACCCTACTAGATTTAATTATACAAATCATGGTAGGTAAAATCAAGAGATAAAAAAGAGGCCTTTCGGCCCCTCTTTGCGCAAGTAGATATTAGATGATGAATTCCTCAGGACCGCTAAAGTCATCAGTCTTTGCGCGGATAGTTGTCATCTCTGTGTTGATGCGACCTTCGACGGTCAACACCCATGCTTCAGCTACGGCTTTGGCATTGTTGGAATAATCCTTGTCAGCAAACCGCATGACGACAGGCATCTGAGATACAACCTTACGGAAGTTCGCAGGCAATGTCGCTAGTGTGGTAGCGCCTGACTTGATCTCTCCACCGATGTTGATGGAAGGTTCGCCGAAATCTGCGAACAGAGCAGTGTCGGTGTCCTCAACTTCTTCGACAGCCAAATTAACTGTGTAGATGTTGTTCAGTAGTGTCTTGGTAAATACAAGTTTCACTGTACATCCTCCTTATGTAAATAGTGCAAACTGATTGAACACAAGCACTATAACCTTTAGAGCCTATATAGTAAACCCTGTTTTTCTTCTGTATAATTTTGAAGATTATGACACATCGTAAGCTTGTAATGCGATTGGTAGAGATTGAATGGCTACATTACCAACAGCGGGAAGTGGTAATAGAATTGCACTAATGATTTCATCCCGCGTAGCTCCAAAAGATTTTGCTTGTTTTACATGGAACTCCAAACCGCTTTCTAGTCTAACAGCGGCAAGAACTGAAATATAGGCAAGCTCCTCTGTCTTATTGACAAGTGCGCTTGCTACGTCAAGTTTCATAATCATTTCTTGCCAAGCTTCGTATTGTTTAGGAGCCTCTTTCATGAACGTCATAAAAGCATTACTTACATTTTGCGAACTCAATCTCATCAACATCCCTTCATCTTAGTGAATTTAATCACTAGGAACTACGAAACTTATAGGTCCTGTAATAATTACCATTTTAATACAGAATACAAATTTTGGCAAGGATCATCTTTGATCTATCTGTTTTTATTTTCTTCTTTCCAATGTTTGTATGGTTCAATAAACAGCCAGTTAACAAACAGTGAAAGAGCGATAATAACAACGAAGGACAAGATAAGAATAACAACAGTACTTACAAGTATCTTAAACCAATAGATGTCTGACAAGAAAACAGCTAGAAAAGCTATACCAATGATTAATACTATTGCTACAATAAAAGAAAGGACTGCCAAAAGGCAATCCCATAAACGTTGTTTAAACATGAATTAGCACCCGCTTCCTCCTCCAAAGAGGTGAGCAAACTTATCAGATCCTAGCGGAATAAAAGGAAACTTCAGTCCTTTTGCTCCACTCTTTGGTCTAAATGTTCCTTCCTTTTGAACAACATGCCGTGGATAACATGTCATGGAATTCGTTTCAATCTTGAAGATTGGAGTAGACACATAGGCTATCCCCTTCAAGCAATCCCATTCTACTGGCATCCGAAGAAATTGCTCAAGCTCTTCCATGCCTGGTATGGCCAACTCTCTACCAAGATCCAACCAACTTCTTGCGATAACCAGAGAAGGTTTACAATCATGAGAGCATGGAATGTGAGGCATGATACGTACTCCAATGTATCTCAGTAGTGGTGAAGTCTCCCATGGAGTCTCCTTGCTTAGCTGAATAAGATGCTCTTCTTTCTTCACTACGTATTCACCTTCACAGTTTTCTGCTTGTTGCCATACAGGATCAACATATCCCGCGGCCCATACATCTGTGAAGAACTTTCGGCAGCATTCAGGGTATCCAAGAAGAGTGCCAATCGTTGAGTGATCTATTTCCTTACCCGCGGAATCTTCTGTCAATGCAGATGCCTCAGCAAAGGTGTAAGCATCAAGAGGGTCTTTAGCTACAACACCGAACCAGGTCCAAGGTTTTCCTGGAATAACTGGAGGGTGTGTATGAGCGAACCCTGTATAAGCACCTACTTGCTGTAAGGGATGATACATAAGACCTTTCTTTGCATAAAATTGAATCCGACGAACCATATCATCAGGAGTACAATGTGCTGTTGTACAGGCTCTAAGGCCATGAACAACCGTTTCATACTCTAAACGCTCATAAGCTTGAGAGGCTAAAGCCAGTTTGGGACGCCACTCCTTCTCTATTTCTTGAGAGGCCCAAACCGTTCTTGCAAATGGTGGCATACTAAAATCAAGTAGTTTCATTGATATCCTCCTCTACGACTTCCAGTTGGATGACTTCTGTTCTCATCTCTTCAATCATTGAAATAACAGTATTAAGATATAAGTTCTCTCCTCTTTCAAGACCATTAAGAACGAGCTGTTCAACAAGAGGAAGCAAAGGCGATGTCGTAATGGGTAGCTTGCCTTCATCAATAAGTTCTTTTTCATAATAGGAAAGTATTGCTTTCTGAGTAGAGCAATGTGTTGTTTTATTTCTGAAATCCCCCTGATCGGATTCACCTGGGCAACTTCCTCCGCATACTGTCCAGAAGCGGCATCCATTACAGCCACCCATATCTTGAGGCGTATGATAGAAGCTGATGTATCTTGCATAATAATTATCAGGAGCTTTGACCCAGTCAATTCCTTCTTTATTTGCTCGTCCACAGTTAGAGATTGCACCGTCACCTTCGATTCCGTGGACAGCTTGAGTATTCAATGGATCGCATCGGTGCCAATAACAAAGAGTTTTTTGATCGTTACCCATCAGTAAGTCTTTAATCTCTGCGAAAGGATTCCATCCATGGTCAGGAAGCGTTTTAAAGAACTCGGCAAGTTGGGTGTAAGCCCAGATGTTCTCTTCTTGTGTCAATACAAAGTCGTGGTTCGGCATTGTAGATTCAATTTCTAGAGTATGAATATTCCCGCTACGAATACCAAGATCCCATAACCACTTGATAAAATTAAACAACCGTGGAATACGTTCTGGAGTAGAGTTTTCTCTATGAAGGGTAATAATAAGGCCTACATCAAGCCCAGCTTCTTTTGATAGCTTGATATATTTCATTGTATTATCCGTTGTACTTTCAATAGGAGTCTTTGGATTGCGTGGAACTCGGAGACTGTTTAGCTCGTTAGGACCGTCAATGGAGAAGCCCAGCTGAACATTGTACTTTTTGAAGAGTTCAATATGTTCATCTCTCATGATAGATCCGCTGGTTTGAACACCTGATCCACCGAACTTAACATGAGCGTAAGCCAGCAGTACCTCTAGATCTTCTATAGGCATCATTAAGATCTCGCCACCAAAGAAATTAATATTCTTTGTTCGAGTCTTTGAGATCTCCTGAATCATCTTCGCCAAATCATATTTTGCATTAGTATTTCCCGCAACCCTCTGGGGTTCTTGATAGCAATAAACACATTTTAAAGGACACGAAACACCCATAGGTCTCACTTCTGTTGTCAATGTGTTCTCTCCTCCCTACACTTGAATAGGATAATCAGCATGTGGAGTATCCGTATGGTAGCTATTGTTGTGTGTATCTTGATAGTTATAGCTATCCGTATGTGAAGCAGGCCAGTCCGCATGGTAGGGTACATGATTACCATGTGTCGGCGAATCTTGGAAAGTTACCGTAGAATCACCATGGGATGTTGATGAATTATTATAATCGTTATAACTACCATCATTATAGCTTGTATTCTGATGAGTTGCATCTCCATGTCCGTAGGTTTTATTCTTATTAGTGTTAATCCAATAAAGATAATTGCCATAAATCCATAAGCTGCCTGCAACTGCGGCGGGAATATTAGTAGCAGTATAATTAATAACGAGTCTTTTAGAACCATACTGGTCGATATAAGCGAAGTTATCGCCTTCGATCCATGAGCTGCCTGGTTTAGCTCCAGCAGGCGAGCTACTATAAGTACCTTCATATGCAAAGTTGACTCCGCTTTGACTCGTAAAACGAAGCTGGGTCCCTTGAACCCACAGGCTGCCTGGTACGGCCATTTCTACTCCTCCTACAAGTCTTTCGTTACATCAATAATTAGTCGTTCATGAACTGTATCATTATGCTCAAACAACATGAATCTTCTGATTCCACCTACGCAAACTCTGAATAACTGTTCTCCTGTATATAGGTGGATCTGAATTTCATTTTTGATAAGACTAATAGCACATGTTTCCAGTCTATTTTCAATAGTAGCTAACTTTGTAATCTCAACAACTGGAGTGCTTGTTTCTTTCGATACGGTATAATGAACAATTAAATCATTGTTGCTTTCAAATTCAAAGATATTAGAAGGATTCTCCGTGTTCTCCATGATTCTACACCACATTGTTGGTCTCCTCTCTCATGATTATTTACCAACCTACAACAATGTTGTAAGCTCGATCATAATCACCAAAGCGGTGATCTTTTTTCTTGTTTGGTTTCACCTTAGTCACAGGCATAACACCATTCCAACTGCCTCTGGAATTCTCAGGATTTAATTTTCCTTGTCGCACCCTATGTTCTCTCTTCTTTCTTGCACTGCTTTTTGCCATGGTTCATAACCTCCGTGTTATGGTAGTAACAGTATTATACCTTATATTTCTATATACGTCTTCAAAAATTTACAAACAAAAAGGGCTCTCTAGTGAGAAACCCTTGATGCTGTTCTGCTGGTTGCAACCACAGATCGGCACAGCGAGAGGGTGTGTTCTCGCTATACCAACATTATATCGCAGCAGTACAAAGTAACGCAATCCCAGAGCGTCTAGTATATTTTTACAGATTTTTAGTTCAGTTCTCCCTTTCCGAGAATACGGATAGAGATTTGTTTCTTACCAAGTTCTTGATAGATGTATGAGTCACTGACGCCAGCCACATAAATATCTAGCTTATGTCCTTTAATGGCGGAGCCTGTATCGTCGGCTCTTCGTTTGATGACTTCGCCGTTAGGCATTTTAATTTCGATCCAAGTTCCCAAAGGAATGTATCGTGGATCAACGGCAATCGTAACACCGTCTACTACCTTACGTCCGCTAGCCGTGATTCCGTAGCCAGGGTGACCTGGTCTCTTCCCAGTGGAAGCCACGCTTAGCGAATAGTAAGTTGCAGTCCATCCAGATTGAAAGCTTCCTGATGCTTTTGCCGAGACTGTAGTAGCATTTACAGTGGTTGGCTTGGCTTTCAAACTGGTATTGGACTGTTCCGAAGACAACTTCTTTTGCAATTGATTGATAGTCTTCTTTTGAGCTTCGATCTTATTATCGGAGACTTGCGCCTCCTTAATATTCAGCTCGATAATAGCCTGTCTTTTGTCTAGCTTCTTTTGCTGTTGTTCCAGCAGCGAAGACTGGAGATCAAGTTCAGCTTGTTTCTGCTGAATGAGGATATTCTTATTCTCAATAACCTGACCCTTGCTACTTAGTTCTGATTTAAGGGAAGAGATCGTAGACTGGTGCTTCTGGCTTAGACTATGTTCTCTAGTGCCCCATGCAATTAATAGAACTACAATAATCACAATAGGTACAAGGAAACGATAGGCTCGCCCTGAATGCTTAGAACCCATTCATGCGTCCTCCTTATTTCATTGGTCGTCTCAAGGATTGCAATCTATTTAAAACACACCCATATACTAGATGAATTATATAACATATCATGGAATTTGGCAATGTTTGCTATTCCAGGTCGTCGAGTTGAAGGTGGTAGTAGTCATTGTTCTCTATGAATAAAGTGATCATATACTCAGGGTGTCTTGCTCCGCTTGTGAAATAACGTTTCCCATTTTCAATATAAAATCTTGTATGTTCATATAGCACGAGGTAGCCTTTCTCATTTAAAAAAGCCCCAGGAATAGGATATATTTTCCCTCTGATCCTAGATCCGTCAGGAAAAGTGACAACAACCTCATCCCTTACGTTGAATTTTGGAGCATCCATGTCATGAATTCCAGGGGAAGAACCATCGATCCCTAACTCTTAACGGTTCAATATATTGCTCTAACTCTGCTCGAACATAAGAAACTTCACGCTCAAACTTAAACCCACCATGCTTACGAGCTCTAAAACCCAAATCAATAAGAGTTTGAAAGTTTGCGCCTGCTTTAAATCTATACCCTTCAAGGTGTTTTTCTGTGAAATATTTTCGATCACCTTGAGTATAAAAAATAATAGAAGAAGCCAGATCATCCAGCTTCTCCAGTTTAATTTTTGTTTTAGTTCGTTTCATATCTCTACCTCCTTAAAGTGATTGGATCTACACCCAAATGTTCAGCAACCTGATTACAGTAGATTTCTTTCTCGTGTCCATCAGAGATTCCAGCAAGCAGATTTTTAATGAGAGAAACTGTTTTGATTTTCTGTTCTGTCATCGCCGAATTGTGCTTATTCATGATGAGATTGATCTGAAATTGTCCTGCAAGAATAGCGTTATCCATAATCCATTCTTCAAGATCAGAACCAACACCCTGAATGACATCATCAGGATCATTATTCGGTGTGTAGATAACTTTAACCAAGAAACCTCTGGAACGTAGCGCGTCGATATGACGAAGAGATGCATTCAGTCCTCCAGCATCACCGTCAAACCAGACATAAATGTTCTTAGTATAGAGGCTAAGTAGATCCAAATGAGCCTGAGTTAACGAGGTCCCCATGAGGCCTACAAATGGACAGTCATATTTCTGACCAATGATCGCATCGCCGAACCCCTCTACGATGACTACATAATCCCTCTCGCGGATCATCTTCTTGATAAAGTTCAGTCCGTACAGGATCGCTCCCTTGTCGAATAGGGCTGACTTCGGAGAGTTAATATACTTCGGACCCGTATCTGGATTGTCCGCAGAGGGTATGTAGGATTCCATGTTTCGATAAGAGAATCCAACTGTATCTCCCCAGCTATCCATGATCGCAAAAGCAATACGTCCTGCTGCCTTGGTGACATCGTCCTTGCCGACGTATCCGATTCTCCATTTCTCGATCTCCATATTCCCAATACCACGTCCCCAGAGATACTTAAGCATCTCCTCATTACCACGTAGAGTGTTATAATACTGTCGATTTTCTTGAAGTGTTTTGAACAGCATCGTTTGCCGCTTCTTTTCTTCTGCATTCAAATCTTTCTGAGGAACCTCGACTCCACCTAGAGCTGCAAGTTTCTCTACAGCCTCTGGAAAGTTACATTTCTCTACCCACATCATGAAGGATACAATATCTGATCCGTCTGTAACCTGCTTTGAACCCGCACCGCATCCAAAACAATGGAAGGTATTCGTTTCAGGAAAAAACGTTAAAGACTTTGTATTCTTATCTCCATGGAGGCAGTAAGCCTGATAAACCGATCCAGATTTCTCAATGTCAAAGTAGCTAGAAGCGACATCAAGGATGTTAATCTTGCTCTTAAGCTCTTCAACAAACTTTTGTGGAATCATATGGTGCCTCCTATTTTATTACTTTTTTCGTAAGATGAAGTATACGACCTTTTTCAGCTGCTTCTTCGTTAAGAACGATAAAAGAAAATGGGTGTATCAGTCTTAGGATAGACGTCATATCTTCTACCGTCTTTACCTTGTCCCAATCAATTACAAGAGTGTATGCATTCTCAACCTTTTTTTTCTTTTGCCCAAACATTATATTTCCTCCTTTAAATTTGGATCATATTAAAACAATTCCAGCGATGTTCAAGTATTTTCATACGGGTAACAACGTTAGAAACTTCTTCATATTTACCGTGATTAACATAATCATTGAGAAGATCTTTCAATAACAGTATGCTAGTATCATATTCATGTTTTGTATCAAGAAGGTTTTTCAAGTCAATAGCTTTGGTTTCATCACCATTTTTAAATTTTTTAGTCCACCAATCAATTTTTTCATATAATCGAATTTCTTTAAAACTAAAACTTGTATCATCAGGCAGATTAAGTCTTGTTTTAAAGTCGTTTCGAAGATCAAACATCATACTTCCTCCTTTGGCGCACCAGGTAATGGGTCAATCATATCAATAATTTCCTCTAATACCCTTGCAAGTTTAGCGACATGTTTTGCAGGGTCTTCAGCGAACTGGATTTCCCAAAGTTGCTGACGAAGAACCTCACATCTTAAAGGCTTGATATTCATTTCTCTCATTTTCATTGACTCCTTTCTATAAAAAAAGGTGCTACAAGGTGATTGGTTCACCCGATAGCACCTACTCAAACCTGGTCTTTCATTCTATCAAAGAGTAACGCTTAGGTCAACTAAGCTTGTACACCTGTTGAACCGAATCCGCCAGAGCCTCGTTCTGTTTCAGGAAGCTCATCAACTTCAAGCCACTGAGCTCGGTACGTATCCACCAAGAGTCCTTGAGCGATACGATCACCTGGGTATACAGTAAATACTGCGCTACCAAGGTTTTGTACGATAATACCAACTTCACCTCTGTAGTCAGCATCTACAACACCTGGACTATTACCAACGCCCACCTGGAATTTAAGTGCCAATCCAGATCGAGGGACAGGGAGTAGCGCAATACTAGCTGGTAGGGCCAGAGAGAACCCCGCGGGGATCAACTTTGTTTCTCCTGGTGCAATTTCAATTACCCCTTCAATCCCTGCATTAAAGTCAAATGCAGCGGCCAGATCAGACCCATACTTAGGACCTTCCTTTGGCCCTTTATAGTTACTCAAAAACTTGATATGAATTGGCAAGTAGTGAAGCTCATGCATTAAACGATTCCCCCATGAAATTATTTTAGTCGCACGATTAGACAGCTGTTTCTTCTTTAGGCGAGATCTTATCAAAGATGCTATCCAGTTTAGAAGTTATAGCTTTTCTGAAACTTTCAGCAGACGGTTGTTTCTTCCATCCTGGAGTGTAAATATACCGTTCCATTTCATCCAAGATTGAGTTACGAACACGATACAGTTCATGCAGGTCAATGTCGGAAATGCCATTAGAGCTACGCAGCTGTTCTTTAAGAACTGCAACTTCGAATAAGGCGTCTTCTTTTTCCTTACGTGCCTGGTCTCTTTCCTTCAGGGTATTATCAAGCATGTTCTCCAACTCGGCAACATAGGCAGGGTCTTGGCTATCAAGTTGAGTCAGCATTTCAGTTAAACTACCAACCATTTGTTTAGGAATGGACTGCATAAATGTGACCATTTCACGAATCTCATTCTTAAATTCTTCGCGGCTGACCTTGATAACTTCAGGAGCTACCACAGGAATACTTAGAACTGGCTCAACAACTTCGGCTTCAACAGCTTCTTCAACAGTCTCTACAATAACTTGCTCTTCCTCTGTTACTACAACTTCTTCCTCAGATTCAGGAATATTCAAAGATGATTCGGGCACATTAACAGTGTCTCGATGATTGAATTTGTTGTCGGCCTGAATGATTGGCTCTGGACCAGTAGCATCAACACGAATAGGTGAAGAATTCATAAGCTTTGCAATGTTAAACTCTGATTTAACACCCTGAGTTCCTCTGCGCAGCCGAACAACGTAGTTGATCGCCTCAAATGCCTTCATCAATCCACTAACATCACTTGCGAATGCAAAGTTACCGTTAGAGTATTCGATAACATCTTTGTATCCGAAAGTAAGGCGTTCGTAGCTATCACCAAAATTACCACTTTCGAGCATACGTTCAAAAGCAGATTGTATTTTTCTCATCATAGGCTTAGTAACAATTCTTCTTGTCATTTGAACAGCCTCCTCTTTAATTGTAAAATCATTATAGCATAGGAAAATAGGATTGTTAACCTATTTTCCTAACTAATTCGCTGGGAATTTCAAGGACGAATCTCGAAACCTTACTTCTCTTAGGTCTAGGATCGCCATATTCATACCGATTGAAACAGTAAGTAATGAAAAGTCTATACTCAGCGCGAGTAATTGCGACATAAGCAAGGCGTCTTTCCTCTTCCATGTTCTTTGGATCATTAGACGATCTGGAGTGTGGGAAGATATTCTCTTCCATACCTACCATAAAGACACATGGGAATTCAAGTCCTTTTGAAGAGTGTGCTGTCATCAAAGTCACAGAATCGACTTCCTCTTCGCCTTCCTCAATTCCTGAGAGGGTAGTCTCGCTTAAGAAGTCTGAGATACAACCAGGATTAGAGGTTGTGTTTTCCCATTCTTCGGCAACCTTAATCAATTCACGGATGTTTCCAATCCGACTTTCATCCTCTTCTTTATCAGGATCAAGCTCGGTTAGATATCCTGTCTGACTCAAGATGTGCTGAATAATTTCAGGAATACTAACCCCAGGGACACAAGCAAACTCACGAAGACTAAGTATGAAGTGATCGAAATTTTCAATCTTAAGCTTGGTGCCCTTGGAAATCTTAGGGATGTCATCAATATACTCCAGCGCTTTAGGAAACGGGATAGAACAGTCCTTAGCGTATTGATCAATCTTCTTTACCGTTGTGTCCCCAATCCCACGCTTTGGAACATTAATGATACGCTCCATAGCTAAGGCATCAAACTCATTAGCAATGATACGAAGATACGCTACCAGGTCTTTGATTTCTTTCCGATCATAGAACGATTTGCCGCCAACAACTTTGTATGGAATCCCCGCTTGAGTAAGCGCCACTTCAATCAGTCTTGACTGTCTACCCATACGGTAAAGAATTGCAAAGTTATTATACGACTGTCCTTCTACGTCCACCATACGCTGGATAGCACTCACAACGAACTCTGCCTCGCGAGAGTCATCCTCTGCTTCATAGAGAACAATAGGTGGTCCAGCTTCTTTGCTCGTCCAGGCCGTCTTCTCAAGACGTTCTACGTTATGCTCAATCACTGCGTTAGCTGCGTTGACAATATTAGCAGTGGAACGATAGTTCTGATCCAGCTGATGGATACGAGATTCGGGATAAACCTCTTGAAACTTGATCATGTTTTCGATCTTTGCTCCACGCCAGCGGTACACACTCTGGTCAATGTCTCCTACAACGAACAGATTTTGATGTTCGCCCATCAGCAAGTTGAGCAAAGTATACTGCGCGGTGTTTGTATCCTGCCCTTCGTCTGCAAGTATATAGCGGAACTGTTTCTGGTAAAGATCACGAGCTTCTGTTGAATTTTGAAGAAGACGAACCGTTTTCATAATCATGTCATCAAAATCAACATAACCAGACTTGTCTTTCTTTTCTTCATATATTTCGTAAACATAAGCTGCATCTCTTTCGTATCTGTTGGAAGCATTCATTCGAAGTTCTGCTGGTGTAAGCAGATCATTCTTTGCATTACCTATAATTGAAGCCATTACTTCTGGTTCATACTGGCACTCCGCTTTTTCAATAGCATCCTTCAAAATCTTAGTGCGTTCTTTGTCGTCAATGATCGTAAAGTTAGGAGCCAATCCTATCTGACCACCAAAGCGGCGTAGTATACGAATACAGATACTATGGAAAGTACCCATCCACACTTCGTTACCTTGGTCACCCACTAGCTCCTGAATACGTTCTTCCATGACTCTTTTCGCCTTGTTAGTGAAGGTGACCGCCAGGATTGCCCATGGCGGTACACCATTCTCTATCAAGTAAGCAATGCGATAAGTAAGAACGCGTGTTTTACCGCTGCCAGCACCACTCAATACAAGTACTTGGCCTTCGGTATCTTGAACAATCTCTCGCTGTCTGGGATCTAGCTTGTCTAAAAGATCACGCATATCCTCGCTCCTTTGTCTTACTTAATCAAATTGTTGCTACGTGCTTCGACGAGCCACTCAGGAAATTCTTTGAGAAGATCAGCATATAAATCTTCTTCATTAATATTTGCAATGTCATTCACTTTAATGAAGTTAGCATTGTCAATCAAACGACCTGTAAGGTTATCCAGTTTATCCAAGAAGTAGAAACGTTCATTTCCAATACCTACAAACTTGAAGAACACACCATACTTAGAGGCTTCCCGAACAACATGCTCAGTGGCTTGATGGTCCCCGTTTTCCCCGTCGGTTACGAAGATAATAAAGATGGGCTCATCCAGTGGCCCATTGCTCTGTGTTACCACAGGAGCTTCTTCTTTCTTACCGAAGAACCCGAAACGTTTCTTTACTACTGGTTGTGGAGCAGTCTCTCCATCAATCGAAATCCCATAGCTAGCTAATATCATTTTCATGACAGGAGCATACGCTGTGCCGCCACCCACTAGAGGTTGCACATTCTTATTAATGAATTGATAGAAGTTTTCTTCACTAATTTCACCAATGCTATGGCCGCGAGTATCAAAAGCAAACATATCTAGCGCTCGGTTGTCATCAAAATTTACAGCAAGAGCCAAGATACGATCCACTGCTTCTTGTACTTCACCTTTACGATAGCGATCACTCATAGATCCAGAGACATCAAAAGCAACGGCGACTTTAGCTTTTTGATCTCCCAACCCAACCTTTTGAACAACCTCTGTTGCTTTCTTCGTCAGATCAATCAAGTGCTTCTTTGCTAAATCAATACTCATGAATAAACCTCCCCAGTTTTGTTAAATATGGCCGAGCAGATGAAGAATTTCATTGGTCACACGAAATAGAGCCTCTCCAATATCCTTTTCACCTGCTCTGCGATGTGCTTCCGAACGAGCGTAGAGGGTATCAAGGTACTCTAGTAATTGTTTCTCATTGATTCTTGTGGTTTCCAACTTCATCACCTCCTAGCTTAGTCAACCTCAAAGATGTGAAACACATACTGCATATTGTAAATATTAGTTATCGTGACAGTTCCAATAAAACGATCTTCGGGCCACTCGGGGATCTCCCCACCTGTAGGTGCAACTAGAAAACGGCGCTTTACTTTAGGCTCATTCTCTAATGGAGGCGTTACGAGTGCATAGAGCATGATATCTCCATGTTGATTGGTAACAGATATCGGGCTACTGTAAAACGGCATATCAACCTCAACGATGTTTGAATTTCCAATTGGCACTAGAGGGAACTTCCATACTTGACTCATGGATAAACCTTCTTTCGTTTTCATATTATACCACAGAGCAAAGAAAAAAGAAGACTTAATCTTCGTCTTCTCCATCCAGGTCTTCTTCCAGCTCTTCATTATCTTCTTCTTCTAGTTCCTTAATAAAATCGTGAAAAACATAGTCACCAATACAATCGTTGCAGAGATAAGAAACAAAACCGTCTGAGTTTTCGTAAGGTGTTAGTTCTTCAAGGCTTAAGCATTCATCACACTTGCCAACTTCTTTCACAACATGTCCTCCTTATCAATAGAAACAATTTCGGCACCTGCATCTTTCATACTCTGGAGCCAATATCTATTCATATAATCATGGACCATTTCTTGCAACATTTTAATTGCTATTTTGTGATCAATAATAATCAGGATAGACACTAGTTGAGTAATGATTAGAATGATTAAAGCGATCTTCATGAGTTCTCTTCTCCTTTCAGCTCGACAATGTCGTAGTATAACATGGCCAAGTTGTCTGGAAGATTTAAATTCTCATGGAAGTGGCCGAAAAACCAGTGTTTGTATTCCAAGTTCTCTTTGATTCGATCCAAGTAAGCATTAACAGCATCAGGTGGCTTCAAATAGAACCCATACTTTGCAGCCATCCACTCTAGTGTTTTTGTCGGGCAATTATGTGTAATAACATAGTCTGTTTTCCAGCCATGTTTCTCTAGCGTAGCCAGTCCTTCTTCGAACTCAGCATATGAAGGAATTTCTCTAGGCCACCAGGACTTTCCTTCTGTTCTTCTCTCGATATCTACAGAGGATGCTCCACCAAAGGTAAAGAAGTTTTTACCATGGATCGTAAACATTTGTCCACGCATCAAGTGATAGATGTTCGGCATGATCTGATGTACCTTTCCGCCATTCCATTCCTTTACAGGATAAGCATCTAGCAGATCAAAGTTTTCATGGTTGCCATCAATAAAAAGTGTAGTGAAGTTCTTTTCATTCATCCACTTCAGCCAGTATTGATCTGTTTTATCCATGTTCCAGACGAGTCCAAAATCACCAGCAATAATTAGGTAATCGTCTCTTGTAAGATCTTTCTGCTCAACAAATCCCCCAGTATTGAGACGGTGAATATCCACTTCACCATGAAGATCGCCCGTGATAAATATCCTACTCATGAATTCACCTCCTTATGTTATATCTTTCGGGATCATCTGGTATTTGACTGTAGCACCTTGAAAGGTCACGCTTCCATAGGATGTATAATGTATAGAATTACCAGTTGCTTTGACACTATATTTTCGTTCAACATACTCACTAATAGCTTTATGAACTTCATCCATAGTGATTTTAACCTCACCCATATGACTCATGCCTAATCCTCCTTACTCCAATGTTTGTTTCGTTACATCGTTATAAGGTTCAGCAACGCGCCTAGTTTCGGGTCCGTAGTACCCATAGGAGATTATCTCTGAACCATGTACTCTTGCCTCAAATTCTTCATCATACTCACTGGCCCATTGGGTATTGTGAGAAGCATGACCATATTTTTCAATCCATTTTACAGCAAAGATATGTGGCACACTACTCTTTGGTAGCATTCCATACTGCTTACAGTCGTGACAAGCTACATAGTGATACGTAGACACTCTTCAATTCCCCCTACAGATATTGATGATAGGTTCAATAAGCTCAGCTGAAATGATGGTATTAACACCAACGGGAATTCGAACGATTGAGAACTTATGCTGTTCGGCGTAAGAATCTTTTTGAAGGTCTTTACTGGCCTGTGTTAATCCTTCATGATACGGTTCGTCAAATTCAATAAGTAGTTGTTCATCTGTAAGTGCCAAATCGAAGACGTAATTTCCTAAGGGGAACTCAAACTGATGTGGAATGTTATGTTCATTGAGATAAGTATTAAGCTGTACATATCTCCAAGCTTCTCTTGCTCTTAAGACTCTGCTAAGTTGTTGCAGCCTATTATCATTAGAACCTTTTCCACTACAAATATCAGAACAGTATTGATTAAAGTCGTCGCCTATAGTAACCATAAAACTAGAACCACATTGGGCGCACAATGATTCAAACATTCTATTTGTGTATCTCATATTATGATATAACATCTCCAGTATATATACTATGGTTTTAACACAAATAAAACTTTTGTGCCGTCAGGATAGTCATCTAGTTGATGCCCTACCCAGCTACCCGAACCTCTATTATCTTTTGGTGGTACATATTCAATGTCGGCTCCCTCGCCGCCCTCTGCACACATTGCCATTGGCCATTCGTCACGATCATATCCATCCTTAGTAGGAATGCCCTTCAGAGACTCCTGACGGTTCTCATCTGCTCCCTCTCTATCGATGGTACATATATCAGACTCTCCACTCTCAATAGCTTCTGTGATGTGCTCAGCTGTCTTAGGATACCTATCTGTCGGGAAGTACAGTATGACATCGTATACTTCTCCATGCACAGTTATTGTTTGATCAGAGTGAGTAGGCTTAGGCTCAGAACTATATTCAAAATTACATGCACTTAAAAGACTGATAGATAATATCATTATCAGCCTGAGCGTACTTTTCAATTTTTAAGACTCCTTCTCTTGAATGTAATCAATTTCAAAGCTTCCTTCGATATAATGACCTTCGTATGGTTCATCTTTACAAGACTCATTATGTTCATGTATCATTCTTTCTGCTTGAATGGAATCTTCAGCAAGGATCTCAACGATACAGCCCTTTAACCAGGTGACAGTGAATTGATAAGTTTTCATCTTTGACTTGTTTTCACGAAATTGTTTCTCTTCTTTAAGAAGGAAATAGATTAGATACTCCTGACGATCCACTAGTGGATCTAAAAATTTGACAACTGGCATTTTTCGCTCAATCAGATTGATTGTGTTTTGAAGATGAGCATTAGTCATATCACCTGGATAGAATTTGGTACCTTCAATATTAACCCAGTAATCTACAGCTAAGTTTGTCTGCTCTTTAGGGACGTTCCCTCTTACAACAGCTTGATCCCAGGCCTCTCTGTAAGATGCTTCTGAAGCAATCTTATCCGCGATCATCATAGCGAAATTTGCAATATCAGCAGATTCTTCCATGATTTGAGCCATATTATCAGTAGATCCACCTGAAATTTGAAGAAGAGTTTCAAGCTCTTCAACTTCATCTTTTAGTCTTGTAAGAAGATAAGAGAACCTTTCATGTCTCCATCCATCACGATCATCATTTTTAGCCAGTTTCATTTCCATGATCTGATTGAACCACAGCAATTCACTTCTTGGTTTATTAATCATTTTTATCACCCTCCTTTTTTGGCACAATAACTACGCATGGGCCACTTTCTTCTTCGATTTCTTCCTTAGACATAAAGTCCGTACGAAAGTTTACACCTGGGGCAGAAGTGAGCTTCATAAATACCATCCCCGTCCCATTATGCTTACCTGTATCTGTCACTCTTCCTTTGTGCTGAACCTGCATTTAATCTCCTCCTTCATAAAGGTACAGACAGTACAAGTATTTTCTTCTTTCTTTAATGTACTGTCTGTACCTTTATAGATTCGTCAATTATAGTTCGACAACTTGACCTGATTGTAAGCTGGCGCGGACATTTATGATTCTCTGATTAGAAGAACCGCGATAAAGTAAGGTTAAATCCTTTTTATCTTGGACGTATTTTCCATCTATAATAACATCACAAAGGCTTAAGAAGCTAGACATTTCTTTATTTTTAATAAGAGCTTCAAAAGTAAACCCTGTGTAAGACCATACATCTAGATGGGGTGCCAGCTCTCGTATCATTTCAACGAATGGAACAAGCTCTTTAGCAGAGAAAAAAGGATCTCCTCCACAGAATGTAACTCCTTGGAGAAGACCATTATTATTCATATCCTCAATTAGCTCCAATTGCTTTGCAAGATCTAGTGGCTCTCCCACATCGAAGCCCCATGTTTTCTCACTGAAGCAACCCTTACAGGCATGTTTACAACCACTAATAAAGATCACGGCTCGTAAGCCGTGACCCTCGTTAATGCTTTCTGGGTAGTATCCGCAAATGTTCATAGATGTTTAACCCGATCTCTAACCTCAGCTTGTTTCGCACTATTGAATCGAGTCGTATAGTCTCCTGTCAGGTAGCCTGTGACACGGCGTAAGCGTCTGAAAGGATGAGTAGATTCATCTGCTGCACAGTTCGGACAAGTGTCTCCAATAGAGCCCTCGTAGCCGCAGGAAGGGCATCGATCTACGGGATGATTAACGCTAAAATAACTGATGTTTTGAGACAATGCGTACTGTACGATCTTTAAGAAAGCCAGTTGATTGTTCCGTGCGTTTCCGTCTAGTTCGATATAAGAGATAGCTCCTGCGTTACACAGTTCATGGAACGGTGCTTCGGCGCGAATCTTATCAGCAGCTTTCATATCGTAGTATACAGGGATATGGAACGAATTTGTATAGTATTCACGGTCTGTTACGCCTTCTATGTTTCCATAGTACTGACGATCACTCTTGGTAAACTTACCAGATAGTCCTTCAGCAGGTGTAGCAAATAGTGTAATGTTCAGGTTGTGCTCGTCTGATTTACGATCACAATATTGTCGAATCGTATCGATGAGATCAACTGCAAACTTCATTACTTCAGGGTCCTCACCATGGTGCTTGCCAAAGAGTGCCTTCATACACTCAGCGACTCCAATAAAACCAATAGACAAGGAACCATGTTTGATATGTTCACGAACCTTATCTTCTGGTTCAAGCTTCTCGCCATTTTCCCAGACACCTTCACGCATCATGAAATCAGAGGCCTTGGCTTGTTGCTCCGCTTGAATCTCAAAGCGATGAATCAAACCTTCTAAAGATAGATCCATATAGTGATAGAGTTCGTAATAGAAACTTTCTAAGTCCGCTTCTGAACGTTCTCCTAAAGCGATACCATATTCCAGCCCTAGCTTTACTAGATTCAGAGTGTTGAAAGAAAGGTTTCCCTTACCTGAAAGATGGTTGTAGCCGAAGCGATCAGAAATTACGCGTGTACGGCAGCCCATTGTTGCAAACTCTGTATCAGGATCTTCGGGGTTATAGTATTGAAGATTGAATGGTGCATCAATATTCGCAAAGTTAGGGTAAAGACGCTTCGACGAACACTCAATTGCTTCGAGGAACAGATCATAGTTTGGATCTTCTGTAGATTGGTTCACACCTTTTTTACATTTGAAAATATGTTGCGGGAAAATCGGAGTTTCTCCATTCCCAAGTCCATTCATGGTTGCTCTTAAGATTGCACGGATAACCAATCGCCCTTGAGGTGAAGTACATGTTCCATAGTTGATACTAGTGAAAGGAATCTGTCCACCAGCACGACTCGACATTGTATTCAAATTGTGGATCATACTCTCGGCGGCTTGGTTTGTTTCATTGATAGTCAGCTTTTCTGCATATGAAAAAGCCTTAGGGCACACAGCGCGAAGCATTGCATTGTCGAACGTAAGGTCAGCTTTGTTTTCTATAGTGAAAGGATGTGGCAGAGTTTCTTCCAGGAACTCTAGTCCTACCAGGAAATGCTTTGCAAAAGATTTGTCTACATACGGAGCAAGGTCCCAATCAATTTTGTTTCCTGAGACTCCGCCGTATTGAGAGTTCTGTTGAGACTGAAAGATGATGGCGACCAAAGACATTGCTGTCATGATCGAATTCGGTGGCCGTACACTACCATTCCCTGTATTAAATCCGCGTTCAAGAAGCTTTCCAAACGGTATAAAGATACAATTGGTAGTACCTAATACATATTGGTCTAAATCATGAACATAAACAAAGTTTTCGTCAATGGCGTTGACCAATTTGCTTGGCATCATTACCGATTTTGCATACCATTTGGAGAACTCACTACCCATCTTGCTCATCTTGCCAGAGAAAGACTCCCCATTCAGGTTAGCGTTTTCTCTTGCCAGATCAACATCTTGAACTTGGATAATGTTTTCTGCCATTTGATGTAGTGATTCAACGTGCTTTTCGTGCATCTCGGACACCTCTTCTTTGGGATTATATGATGAAAGTTTATATACTAGATAAAAATATAGTGGACTTTCATCATAATCCAAACAGGGAAAAACTGGTGTGATTTAAGTCACATTTCTGCGTTTTGTATATGTCTGAAAGATGTAACTATATTTGTTTCTTTCGTCTGGCATATGAGATTCAGCATGCGAAAGGTCCCATTGTTCCCACTTAACATCTTCAATAGGAAAGTGTGTATCTCCTTCGAAATAATCGAGTATTCGAGTGATGATTAAGCGATCTGCATAAGGTAGGAAAGCCCTGTAAATCTCAGCCCCGCCGATTACAAAGATGTCACTACCGCGATAATGCTTTAATATATTCTCAACTGAATTTTCTATTACAAAACCTTTCATCGCCATCTGCTGTCTACTCAGGACAATGTTGTTGCGGCCCACCAAAGGATTCGGAAGGGAATCTGCTGTCTTTCTACCCATTACAATTGTCTTTCCAAGGGTATTCCGTTTAAAATGTGTCATATCAGCAGGTAGATTCCATGGCAAGCCATTCTCTTTCCCTATTAAATAGTTTCTATCCATCGCTGTAATTATAGATATCATACTATCGACTCCCTATTCTATATCTAATAGATATTCTACCATACTACTATTACTGTCGCCAATAATCACAAGATCTGTTGGGCCGTAACTATAGGTACCTCGGTGCCAGGATGCTTTCCAACCAGGACTTACCTCGTAATCCCATAGAACATTGATTGGAAACCATCTTCCACTAGAGCTGATAGTTATTACTGTTCCAAGACATTCATTTCCCCTAGCATCAAAAGATTGATTTAAATGGGAAAATGCAGAGTTCTTCGACATCCCGACTCGCGTACCAGGTTTGAAATCCGATAGGATATTCTGCATAATGCACCTCTCAATCGAAATCTTCCAGGAATAGTGTAAGCTGTTCATTATTTACAAGGAGAAAAATCAAATCAGAAACACCATAACAATACTCTCCTTTTTGTTCAAGGACTGGAATAGAATGATCTAGCTCGCCGTCCCATATTACATTGATAGGGAACCAATCTATATTAGCCTTGTGAACATAAGTTACGGTCCCATCATATTCGTTTCCTTCCCAATCACAAGACTGACCAGCTTCGTGAAATGGAGATTGTGGTGATAGCCTTACGCGCATTCCTGGTATTACGCATTCTAAAGGTATTTGATTCATCAACCGCATCTCCTATCCCGTATGTTTTTTCTTCTGCGTATTTCGCAGCAAAGCAACTTTCTCTCCAATAACAGTATGTGATCGCCCCATGATTCTGGCTACTTCCTTCTGGCTATTACACTGTTTATAATATAATTCGAAAAGTTCTTGGTCATCCTCAGCAGTCCATTCTCTAATCTTTGAAATTGGACCTTTAATTCTTTCCTCTTCAACCCAATCAGGTTCTGGAAGTAAAGCATGTTTTTCTATTCGTGAAAAATCGACCAAGGATTTATTTTGCTCAGCCCAAATCCAGAATTCTTCGGGATCAACAAACAAACTCTTATATTTAAGGTCTCGTTTATAAGCGATCCTCATGTTTTTAATAGGCATACCGTGTTTTTTGATCCAGCGTGTAACAATATGATGATCAGTACGTATCGCCATTTGGAATTGACGCATGGTAAGATACGGACAACATTCTCTTGTGCTTGAGTAACCAAGCTTAATCATACGCTTCTCAACACCTTGCGCTGTACGACCTAGCTTTTTCCCTATCGCGTCATAAGTCATACGGCCCAAACAATAAATAGCGATCTCATCCTCTTCTTTAGTCCATAGACGACTCAAACCCAACTCTCCTCTCGATATAGCCCACTCGGTATACGGTTTTTGGAGTTTTATTATTTTTCTTAGTAGCGATTAATGACTTAGGTGGAAGCACAGCGCTCGGTTTATTTACGGACATAGCATCCTCCAAATAAAAGGAGCGCCGAAGCGCCCCAAATCTTTATACAGTTATCACAACATTAGGTTCTGCATACATATGAAGAAGATGCGATATGAGCCCATTCACGATAATGATATTTTCTTCCGACAGATTCTGCGTACTAAGTATAGAAAGAAAATAATCGAGCTCCTTCATGATGCAGGTGCTGTAGCAAACACCTTGTTCTTTTGGCATTTACAATTCCTCCTCAAATTCAACAATAACGATAGCAGCCTTGCCATCACCTACATAGCTAACGCCTTCGCTACCTTTAAAGTTGCTAACATTCCATGAAGCACCTCGATCTACATAAGTAATCGTAACATCAGGACGCTGTGCTAGTTCTTCAAGGATTTCATCAATACGATTCACGTTCATTTCCCCTTTTATCTTTATCCGCCAAACCAAAGATTATCGGCAAAACCAGGACATTCGTTCTGTGTAACGAGGTCCTCATATGTTAATCGATTTTGAAGATCTTTGGGGCTTTTTATATCTATATTTGTACAGAAACCGAAAGTGCCAAAGTCATGGCACCATGAACAACTTTGACAATCGTGATCCTTTGCCATGACTGGCACCTCCTTGGTTATCCCCAAGATTATCCACATATTCACACTTAGATGGCAACTTCCATTTCCAGGTTGCCGCCATGCTCGTAATATGCGTGAAGTAATGCATCTTGTCGGGACCATTTTTTGATTTCCTCATCTTCAAAAGCATAATGCACCAGTACAAAGTCATCGATTGTAAAATGATCGAACTCTTCGATGTTCGGATTAATCCATAGCTTCGGAGCTGGGAAATCTTTACGTTTTGCTAACTGGCTAAGAGGTTCAACGTGACGATCATAAATATGAGCATCGCTGATATTACAGATCAGTTCTCCAACTTCATATCCCGTTACTTGTGCTACCATTCTCAGCAGTACTTGATACTGGAAGATATTAAAAGATAGACCCAAACCTGTGTCAGAAGATCTAGACTGCACTATCAAGTACAGTTTGCCTTCTTTCACAAGCCATTGAGTATTCCACCAGCAGGGAGCTAGAGCCATATCCCAGATCTCTTTAGCATCCCATAGCGTAGTGATATGTCGCCTGGAGGCAGGGTTATTCTTCAATCCCTCAAGCAATTGATGAATTTGATTTGTTGTGGAATAAGAGGTTCCATATTTATCCTTACGAATCGTCTTCATATCTGGTATAGCTTTTCCTAGCTGATATCCGTAGGCTCGGCCAATAGTATTATCTGGCCGCGTCCACTCATCCCAGATCTTTACCTTATTTTCCTTCAAGTAAGTGACATCGCTTGTGCGCTTAATATAGAACCAGATAGGTCCCTCATGAATAGCGCTCTTCCATGCAAGCCGTTTCTTGGTTGGGATAAGGAGCTCACTGTTGTCAAAACGGGCTTGGCAGCCTACAGTACTAATCGTATAGGCGCTAGTTCCATCTGCCCATTTCGTACGGACATCTGTACTTGTATCCCAAGTCCCGTTTTCTAGGATGTATTTTACATGTTCATCATACCAATGATCAAACTTCCCCATGTGCTACTCCAATAGCAAGAGTAATCATAGCAGACGCGATCAGTTGAATATCATCATAACTAAACTGAGTTTGCCCTTCTTCAATAAGAAGATTCAGGGTCTTGATGATAAATTCAGGAGAGGTAAAGTCAATTGTTACATTTTCAAACTCTTCCATCGCAAAATCGCCTCCAAAAATATTGAAATTTTGAAACCCCTATAGGTAAATATTGTCAATTATTACAGTTTTTTACCAGAAAGATCGAGTAGAATGTCCTGTAAATTTTTTGCTTCAACCTGTAAAGACTCGTAGTTGTCAAAGGATTCGTTTCGTCTCATTTCAATGATATCATCGATGATGTTTTCGATGTTAAGTAGAGCCATAGACCATTTCTGGTCTATAACTTCTACCTCCGCATCAAATTCTTCTTCTGACATTGAAAGCCCTATAGAATCATAGTATTCAGATTCCATGTCGATCACGATAGAGACTACTCTAGGAGATATCTTATAATGATACTCCTCTAGTACACGCTTCGTGATATACGCAATCATTTCAGAATCATTGATATGGATGGGCTCCTCACTCATTAGGGGTCTCCAATCCAGCTGCTACCGCGGCTGCGGCCGCCTCTTCGATGCTATAGCCATCTTCAGACTCAGGAGCACCTGTCGGAGCCTCTACCTCTACTCCACGTACACGGGATTCCAGTTCGTTCATAAAGGTTTCGTGAGAACGAACAAAGTCGATAACAGAAGATTCACCATTCCACTGATACTTCTCTCCATCTCGAATAATAATCTCGTTGTTTCCGTCACGATAGCTATACCAGCCACTAGATTTATAAATGATTCCAGCAAGAATGGCGATGGTTACAATTTCGTAGACTTTATCAACACCGACATTATAGTAGATTGGGAAAGTAGCCTCTTTGAAAGGTACTCCGATCTTATTTTTGACGACTTTTACTTTCATGACATGACCGATAACGTTTTCTTTCTCTCCAATATTTTCTACGCGTGTAACTCTCAGACGTACAGAGCTATAGAAAGGAAGAGCACGCCCACCAGAAGTAGTTGTAGCAGCCTGTCCAGGGATTGGACTGAATGCGCCCACTTTTTCACGAAGCTGATTGATGAAGATAACGCTACAATCGTTTTGATAGGCAACACCATTGAGTTTCATCATCGCTGTAGACATTAGTCTAGCTTGAAGACCCATCGTTTGCTTCTCGATAGAACTTTCTGCAATAACTGTAGGCGTAAGTGCAGACACTGAATCTACAACAACCAATCGAAATTTCCCTGTGCGGACAAGTGCTTCTACGGTATCAAGAGATTGCTCCGCAGTGAGAGCATCAACGTAAGCAAGATTGTCGAGGTCAACTCCGTAATCATGGGCAAGCATGGGGTCAAAAGCGTGCTCCGCATCCACGAAAGCGCACAAGCCTTCATTTGCTTTCTGAACTTCAGCGATGTGCAGTAGGCATACTGTTGTTTTACCCGAACTTTCAGGACCAAATACTTCGATAATACGTCCACGAGGAAGACCGCCACGACCTATCGCAAGGTCAAGATTTAAAGAACCTGAAGGGAAAGTCTTAATCTCTGGCATGTTTTCTTTTGTTAACATTCGAATTGTTTGATGCTTCAAGGATTTGTCATAATTTTTATTAATAGTGCTAAAGAGTTTGACCAGATCGCTATCCATATATCACTACTCCTTTATACTGTTTGAAACCAAGGGTTTAATACGATTCAGTCATTATATCGATTGCGCCTTGCAAAGTATCAATCTTCTCCGCTAGATAAAGCTGCATGTCGTAATTGTCAGAAGCAGCAAGTTCTTTATCCAAAGCTTCTTTCCGTTCTTTTAGCTTTGCACACTCCGAAGAGGACAGAAAATCGTCGCCAATTAGCAAGTTTAGCTGCTCCTTAATACACTCGGCGACGATCTCTTTAGCTTTTTGTTCGGAATTAGACTGAAGATATGATTGATACATATGCATCATGAATTGGTGAAATCCTTGGCGCATCTCGATACGATCTCTTCTTTGGTCAGACAAGAGTGTACCTCCTCAGAATGGCAAATCGTCATCACTGATATTTAGAGCATAGTCCGTTTCAGGTGGAGGTGTCTGAGCTGCTGGCGCATCTGCACGGTCTAAGAACTGAACATCATTGGCGATAATTTCAGTTACATTCACAGTAACTTCCACGCCGTCTTTCTGAGTCTTATAACTACGTTGCTGAGGACGGCCTTCAACATGTACTAGACGACCTTTCCCTAGGTAACGTTCACAATTTTCAGCCAGTTTCCGCCAAACAACAACGGGATAATAGTCAGCGCCTTTGTTAACGCCTGGGCGATCCACTGCAACTGTGAAGTTTACTACACGGGCTTCTTCGCCGCCAGCATTCACATTGCGGCCTTCAGGATCTCTAGTCAATCGACCGATAAAACTATGAGACGAATAACTCAATACATTCACACTCCTCTTCTGATTACCCTTATCCATAACTTTACTATAGATATCATAGCAAAATATACTAGGTAAGGGAAGTACATTATTTGCGATCCCGAAATAAATTTACAGGACCCCAAAAAGAGAAAGACGAAGGGATTACATTATGCTCTTCTGCTCGTCTTTCTCTTTTTGGGTAACTGAATTACATAGATTATGAGCATAGCAATTAAGATCTCGGGAAACCCACTTGAGTCTGCAATAATCGAAATCTCGGAATAAATTTCTAGCCTTTTCGTGAACACGCTTAAGGTTTTCTTCATGGAGTTTTAATCTGGAGCTACCAAGATAAACTTTGTAGATAACCCATTTGCTATCGCCAGAGATGATAACATTCTTCACGTTTAAACGATGTAGCTCTTTCATGATTTCAATAAGTGCTAAATATTCAAGCTCGTAAATATTATTCGTGAAAGGTACTTCGCGTCCATATTCACAAATAATATCGCCAGCGGGGTTATAGATCACACCGCCAACACTAGAAAATTGTATATCAGGTTTTGAAGAACCATCGAATTCAGCTTCGTAGAATAGGTTCTGACTCGTCCCCCTCTCTTCCATAACGTTTCCTCTCCTTTATGATCATTCTAAGTGGGTCCATTCTGGACCAAGCTTGTGATATCTGGGTAATTCAAAAGATATGGGTAGTTCGTATGATTCCATAGGTTGCAATAGTTCTATTACCATTTGGTCCAATGTAATTCCTCTCTCCTTATAAAATTCAATGACATCCTGCCTAAAGAATCGTTCAGGTTCACTGACAATTTGATGGGCTCTTTGTTCTCCGATACGTTCAACACGTAGTCCTGGAATGTAATGGTGGCCAGGATAATGTGAGCTCTTTTTATCATTACGAAAACCCATATCAAGGATTGCTTGAATAACAGGTATGTCTGGAATGCTGACACCCAAAGTTCTTGCCAATGGTGAATCGACAGTTACAATAACATAACTTCTAGCATTGTAAGTTTCATAAGGACTTATCGATCCACGAGATGTAATTCCTCTCATGATATCTGGTCGAGGTTTAGGTTCTACAGCAAAAACCCAAAGATAATTACTCCATGACAGTGAAGTTTTGAACATTTTTCTACTTGCCATCTTATATCACCTCCCATATCAAGATTTTGATTATACAGACTTCAAGAGTTATCCTCGTGTTCCAAAAGAACCATTTCTATAAGAGCAAGAAAATTGACGAACTTTTCTAGTGCATTAATAAATATCATTTTTTAAGTTTCTCCTCTCTCTGGCCGAGTAATAGGCGTCTTATGGTCATAATCTTCTTGATAATGTGCAACGTGGTCAGTACACATATGAGTGTAATCCTCGAAGTGATTATCACTATGTAATACAAAGTCAGCCAGATTGTCACATGTAATATGGCAACAGTGCCACTGTCGCTTTACGTCATGAGTTTTTACGGGAGATAGAATAGACGGTCTATACCCGTCCCTTAAAGCGCTTAGCGTGGCATGTACGAGGTCTAACTTGCTAAAGTCACTCATAAATATACCCCCTTTTTTAAAAGATTCGCCCCAGAGGTGGCGACATGAATGCCGACCAAGACATCCCACCTCCAGAGCTAACGGATTATTACGGTTCCGCTCACCGCCACGATTCCAACCTTCTGCTGTGGTCAACAGTTTTAGGCGGCTCCCTCACCTTACCGATTTGCCCCTCGGTAAGTTATATGAATGAAGAATTGATAAAGATACCTGTAAGCTACCTTTATCTGAGGACCTTAGGGGAGGAAGGACGTAAAAAGCATGCTCTATTTTTCAAGCACAAATTCAGTGCGGAATACCTCAAGACGGACTGCTTCTTGTATGGGGCCATAAGCTAAGGAAACAATCACTTCATTGCTTCCCAGTACAACCCAGGTAAATCCTGTTTTTAGGGAGCGTACAAAATCTCCCTCAGTGACAATGTTACCATTGGCATCGAATACGGCGGTTTGCATTTCATTAAGCTCCTTTTAGGTGTTTCATCCACTGCTTCTTTAGTTTTTTTGCTTTCCAGCAGTGGTTTGTATTACGAGGATGCTGATCCCAAGAACTAGGAAGATTCATCATGTTTCGTTTAGGATGAACAAATTCTTTGATTTCAGGATCGCAAGAGAGCTTTCGCTCTTGGAATGTAGCAATACGCTTAGAAGAAGGTCCTCCGCGACGCTTTCCCGTGCGTTCTACAGGATCAAAGCGGTAGACATACGGATGTATGTTACTTCTATAAGTGTAGTTAACAACAGTAGTCGCGATCTTATCCCAGTAATGCCGCGGATCAATGGTTCGATTCAGTTCATCAGTCACCATAATGTCTCTGACGGCAATGTATCCACCTGCTCCATCCCAATCATACCGATGACGAACATCTGTAGGATTCATTGCAATCTCTGCAAGCGCACTATTGAACAGTGACCAATGATGAATCTTTGGATTGATAGGCAATTCCTCGCGGCGATATTCCCAAGGATGACTCCCGTAAAAAATTTGACGGTGATTCGGCCTATTCTGACGAGCAAACCATTGAATCATCTCTTCAAAAGAATCGAGAGTAAAGTACGTATTCTTCGTCAGGCTGTGAATATAATATTTCAAAACAGTCATCTCCTTATAGGTGGACTTACCTACAGGTGATCAAACTTCTTTTTCATAACTATCATCTCCTTACTTAAAGATAATGTTTTGTTGTTGTTTTTGACGGAATTTCATCAGCACTGTATGGACGACTCTGTTCTTGTATCATTCTTTTAAGCTCTACTTCTTTTTTCTTTTTATCTAAGGTTTTGTTAGCTACATTCAGAGCTAAAGAAGAAAAAACAAGACCAAAGAAAGAGAATATAACATAAAGGATCATGCCTGCAATAACTAGTCCGCCGCCTAGTACTGGAAGCCCCCAAAATGGAACGGTAACCCACCACCAACTCCATCCAATTGCTCCAGTAAGCTTAAGGATGATAAATATCAGGCCGACGAGAGGGAATATGGCTAATCCTCCCGCTTCGGCGTTAGAGTTGCTTCCACCACTCATTTCAATTCTCCTTTACACAGTCAATTTCGTGCTCGAAATAATACTTATGATAATTCCATACACCACGTTCATTCTGCCAAGTTCCAGGAAGACGTACAAGAACACCCAAGGTTTCGTTATGATAAACAATAACACCATGAGTATAGCCCTTGTAAGGCTCCCTCAATCGTACAATATCTCCATTCTTAAAATCCCTTTTTAGTGCATAGGATACTTTGATTCCTGATACGTCCAGGTGGAGTGTATCGTAAGGATCTTGATACATCATTTCATCAGCCTTTCTTGTTGAAGACCTGGCTCATAAAAAAATCGAGTTCCATCCTTGTAAAATTGTTCAAACACCTTTATTGCTTTTCCAATATCCTTGTGGCGATAGGAAAGAAATTCATCCTTGTCAAAAGAAAAAATTGTCATTTCAACTTTAGGCTTGGAAAATCCGAAACCCTTTTTCATGTAACAAGTTCCATACCCATCTTCAAGTGTAAAGAAAATGATTTCTCCATTTTTTAGAAGATTTTCAAATTGATTATTAAAGACAACAGCTACTACATCAGAACCTAATTCAAAAGTAATAAAGTCTTCCATTGTTTTAAGATCAACGAAACTCATAAGAGTCCTCCTACTTCACAAAAATAGCCTCGACTAGATCTGCCAAGGCTTCAAATATATCTCCAATTATATTCAGCCACGAAGATTCTTTCTTTGGTTTTCGGCTCATGATATACCCGCTCTTTCCATTTCGCGACGAACAATATTCTCCAGGTCTGCCTTAATGTTTTCATGAGTGATTTCTTCACAGCTACACCAAACCTCACCAAAGCCAGAACGGTTTGTAAGGTTGGATAGGATTCGATCTACGATACGCACTACAATATCATTGTTCATAAACCAACTCTCCTTTTTTGACCAAGAGGCTTTTGCATGTATCACAGTATACATCATTTTCAAGATGTGTACTGTAAGGTATCATAAAATCGCTTTTACATACTTCACAGTGTGTGTCTATAACTAAATTAGAATCTTTCATCATAATTCCCTTCTACAAAGTATTTTACTACTGAGAGTAGTTCAATTATCTGCTTACACTGATTAATATTAAACATTCCGATATGCGCTTCCTGCGGCGCAATAGACATCTGTTCAGACATCCATCGATAAGCAGCAGTACGAGTCATTCCTTTAGTTTTCCACAATGGATCAAATGCTTTATGTGCAAGACTCCGATATTTCCGAAGCTCTTTATTCGCGAGAGTTCCTAGAGGTTGCTTAGTATTACCGTGAGTGCCCACGTAAGCGTCACATGGCTTGCATGAATAAACGTTTGTTCCATAGTCTACTCCATAAAACTGTTTACTGGTGAGAAACATAACTTCGCCTTGACAATAAGGACATTTCATAGTTGTTTATCACCTCCTGGAAATGCCGTAAGGTCGGGGATCGTGTTCTGCTTTATTTTCATACCATACGCCGCATCCGCCAACTATATACCAGTATAGTGCATCATCCTGCATATCTTCAAGCATTTGAGGTGTATGTTTAATAGGATATATAGTATCGTCACAGCTAAACTGTCCATAAAGTTTGTCTTGTACCAGCAAATAATAATCATAATTACCTGGGCCAGATACCAAATAGTTTTTAGCCATATATTCACATGCAGTTTTGTAGTTGAAATAATCCAATATTTACAGCACCCCCTTCGGTAAAGATATGTACTGCTAGAAGGATGGACTCGAACCATCGCTGCTAAGGTTGACGCCATGTTTAGAACACTGTCTGAACAGTAAACTATATCCATGTCGGCCTTTATACACCCCTACACAGGGCCGCTCTCCCTCTAAGCTACTTCCAGCATATTTTATTTAATCTTTGATAAGATGCTCATTGCTTCTTCTTCTGTTATCTGACCATTATTCGTTTTCTTTGCTAAAGTAGCAATTAATGCTTTTTTCTTCGGACTTATAGATGTAATTTCCTTTTTCATATCATTCCATGTTTTCAATTATAACAACTCCTTTTTTCATTCTGTTACAGCTAGAGCGTGTTCCCCAGAATTTCTTTCTCGCAGACTTCACAAAATACTGGGTTAATTGCATATCCATAGCAGCCGCACATATAACCATTGCAACAAAACTCATATTCAAAATCATCAGGAACATCGACCAACGCTGTACATCTTGTATTATCACATCGTACTTGCTTTGTCTTCTTTTCCATAATGATTACTTACTTGTCTGAAGGTCTATATTTGGAATGATTGATTCTGGTCTAAATATTACTTTATAGTGGAATGCATCTTCATACTTCGCGTCTGTTTGTTCCACAAAATAACTTACATTATCGCTCAAACCAAGGTAGTGTTTCTTGTATTGACCGTCTCCAACCTTACAAGTAACGGTCAACTTCTTCTCACTATCAGTATTCAGGGAGCATAGACCTTCAACAGTAAGCAGATATTTATCTGTTATCCCATTAAAGAATACGACTCGTCTTTGTACTTCAAATGAGTCCGCGGACTTCGATAGGTTATGAGATACGGTGTCTGCTTCACTAGTACATGATGTTAAGATAATTGTCATAAGAGCTATAACCATAATTGCGAGCTTCTTTTTCATTTAGATTCCCCCTCAGATATTTATTCAGCTATGGATATACGAATAATGCCATCTTGATAAGCTTGTCGTACACATGAAGGACACAGGTAGCGTTCATGATTAGGATGATATTCAATAGCCTTTTCGATGGATCGTCCACTACTATGGCAAATAGGATACCAGTAATAATATTCACCTGAGTAGCTCTTACGGTATTCTACGATATGGTGCCACTTTCCTTTACCAATTGTTCCGATTTTCAAGGTTTATAACCTCCTAGACATACCTAAAATGACAAATATCCAATGTAACCAACAAGTAAAAGAACAATCAGTGGACTAGTAAACCATATAGTAAAAAATCTAATCAATCTACCTAACGTAGGATCATTAGCTCCAGCGATGAATAGCATGCCCAAAAATGACCAGATAAAGATCGCAATCAGAAAAACAGTCCACATAAAGTTCCCGAAAGAATTCAAATGCCACGTCCATTCGAATATTGTGTATAGCCACTGCATAATGATTGCTCCTTAATATATAGGGTGACACTGAGAAACCAGGACAAACCTCAGTGTCGGAAGTTTTGAACCACAGCCTTATTTCCCTCTGGTGGGACTCCCTCTGTAGTATTTGTTGGTTCCTCTAGCTGCCTTGTGAGTCACCAACAACCCCATGCCTGCTGGACTCGAACCAGCTTGATGCTCCAACTAGCGAGGCGCACATTAAAAAGTTAAACCGTATCCGATGTGACTTTATTGTCACGGATATTAACGAGTCTTTCTTTCACTTCATCGATTAGGGACATCAAACCTTCAGGTGTACGAAAGCCATCGTAATCAATGAGAATAGTGATAGTATCACACAGATATAGCTTTTCATTCTCGTTCATTTCTTCACCTCCCAATTTCAGTTTACTTCGATCCTAAGATTTTGTATATTCTTGATGACTGATTAGGTTTAGAAGTGACTATAAAATCACGAAGGAATTTAACATGCATGGTCGGCCTACTTCCTAGATGTTCTGGCTCTCTTGTTGCCAAGTAGTATCCATTGTTTTCCTTAACGACATACTGAGTGTCAGAACAGGTAAGAATTTCTTTATGAGATAGGAGTTTGATTCGCGGCTTCATTGCGTTATTTTGTAAGTTAACTCTCATAGAAAAATCTCCTTATTGACCGTTATCAATTCCGACAAGAAAGATCCTCTTATCAAATCGACCGTATGTTTTTGCTTTGCTCTGTCTTGTTTCATCCAATAACTCAGGAGAAAATCCGCTTGCAGCACCTAATGCATATACAATCTCAAGAATATCTGCAAGCTTCTCCAAATTTTCACAGACATCTTTGGATCTTGCGTACTCTCCTGCATCAAGAAGAAGCTTTCTAGTGCCTTCATAGATGAAAGAAGTATCATCGTCAATAGTTCGAGTGTATGCTTCTTTGCCGTGTAACTCTTCGATGATCCATTTTTCATTGTCACGAATAAGTTTTTGCATGGATCTCACCTCCCATTATGTAGTGCTACTTCTATAAAAAAAGTATAGGGGTAGGGGCGGGTTTTCGCCGCCATCTCCTCCCTTGTCAGGCCGCCTCTCACTTGGGCTACCTACCCCATGCACCGATGCCTGGATAGAACATACCGCCACCCAGAAATTTTACCTAATATAAGTGCTACCTTCTTCTTTTGCTCTTTCTTTAATACCTTCAAGACGTTCTAAACGTTGTTGTTCAGATCGATTTAATAATTCTTTCTGGTTATCTTTTGCAGCTTCAAACGTATTCATCATAACATAACGTTCTGAAATGATGGCGTGATCTACTGCATGAATCATTTTTTGGATTTGGCTAATAGCATATTGAGCGCGACCATCAAGTATATCCTTACTTTGTACTTCATCGAGAGCAGCTACAGCTTTTATAAGAAGATCTTCTACTTCCATGACATACTTCAAATGTACATTTGGTTTAAACATACTAGAATCTCCTTTATGGGTTTTCTGAAGTTTCTTTTTCTCTCAATCGACCATCCGCACGACCTTTTTTTGCACGAGAAGGTGGCGCAATATGTTTCCAGCTAAAATTCGCACTAATACTATGAAGAACACTTCTGGAAATACCAAAGTTTTCTTGGATTTCGTTCAAACGAATACCGTCGTTTATCATTTCCCGTATGATGGCTACTTGCATATCGGTCAAAACAGCTTTATAATGTTTTTCGCCTCTTGCACGCATAGTATCACCTACTGTTCGTCAATGATGGTAGTTGAATTATACATCCCGTTTTGTTACTTTGCCATACCACTCAGGATTACGTCTGATATCTCTAAGGTGTTGAACAGTGGCCTGTGCAAAGAAGAGAGCTACCATAATACATGAGAATACAGAATCTCCTTTGTCAAAGACCCATTCTCCTCTAATCACCTGGATTCCGTTAAATATCCAGTAAATCATACAAGCAATAAATCCCCAGTGTATATTCCTAAGCAGAAAATGGCCAATCTTCTTCATTAATAAATCACTCCTTATTTATGATAATCAAGCATGGAACGAGCTAGCGGTTCTAGCCAATCATATTCATGGAAAGAAAGATGATAGCCTGTTGTTGCATCCCACGTCTTGAAATCTTCATAGAATTCAACTTCAAGAGACTCCTGAGGATATTCCGTTTGTAGAAAGAGTAGTTCTCTTGCCCACTTATCAAATTGTTCATCCGACACTAGACTTTCTCCCATACGATAATACATGAAGGAATGGAGAAGCATCTGTCGCCGCCGTTGTTTAATCCATTCTTGTACAGTGCGTTCCATAATAGAGCTCCTTTTCCTTTTTATAGTACCATAAGGTTATGGTTGTAGCAACGAAATTATTTGTGAAATATTTTAAGAAATAAGATCCAGTCTTCATGGCTGAGTTTTGCATTGCGTAAAGCTTTTTCAATCTGAGCAGTGGTAAGTGTTGAATACAATGCTTTCCAGATTTGACGGTCCTTTTCGCCAATGAATTCCATTATCTATACCTCCTACCATCGTTCTCCGCCGCGCTGTACATAGCGAGAACTACCGTATTTTTGTTGTGGCGCTGTTGTACCTAGCTTTGAACTTTTAGGCTTATCAATAGGCCCAGTCACACCAATATTTTTAAGATGTTCCGTAATTTCTTCAGCAGTCCATTGTTCTTTTTTTACATGAGTATAATCAGTCACCTAAACACCTCCTATTCACACTCTCGTAGAATACTGACCATAGATTCATTTGTATCAAGGACATCAACGAATTCAACATGTTCATTGCTAAGTTTAACCCACTTAAACCGAGTATCTGAAGCATCCATTTCTTCTAATATTTCTTCGGTGAGCTGAAAAGATGGATCAACATATAAGATATCACTATCAGATCCTGGAGCACCTTCTCCGCAGCTAAAAGGACAGCTTTCGTCCTCGGCAAGTTCAAAGCAGGCATACTTATCTGTTTTCATCCATATATCGATGACAAGAACTCTCTTTCGAAACAAATCAGGATTCTTTTTATAGACAAGAAATTTCATTAACATCACCTCTTAACTGCTTTTTTCCTGTTTATTTTTGCAGTCGCCGCAAATCCAATGCTCGCCTGGCTTAATATCCGCATTTTTGCCACATTCAAGACAGGTGATCTGTAGAACAGGTTGCATTTTAACTTCCTCCCTTGGAATAAACTCAAACATATCTGTCGGCATATCATTGAAAATTACATTTTCATATTCACTGGAAATTAGGAAGCTTCCATTAGCATCCCTTACTGCTTCATACATATGATCAGTCAACCAATAACTTACTGTGCCCTTTTGAATGACCCAGTTCTGATCCGAATAAACCCAGTATAAATTGACCATAGGAAACACTCCTTACTCAGCATCGCAAAGCAAGCATAGACTATCTTCATTAGATTGAGGTTCAAGTTCGTATATCCAATATGTTCCATCTTCTATGTTGTTAGAAGATAGTAACCAGCGATAACAGCTATTTTCACGTTCCATCTCTTCTAAAATTTTATCATCTTCAATGCTGAAACCTTCGATGCGGTAATAGACATCGTTTTTAGGTGGGCCAGCGCTTCCCTCATAATGAACTGAAGTGATAGGATCAGTCTTAAATCTATCATGTTCTGCCCTGTCTTTGAATTTAATACAAGCCCACGCTCTTGTAGTTGCATCCAAATTTCCATGCACTTTCTCAAAAGCCCAGACCTTAAATCGAAATTTTTCTGGATCGGATGCCAGGTATACGGTATACACAGTAGCACCTCCTATTCATAATCTGATAGTATAGGCAAATATTCTTCATTATATAATGCCCGATGGAGTACAGCGTGTTGACCTTTTAATGAATTCGATATTTCAATCCATCGATATATAGAGTCTTGTCCAAACATTGTCGCATCATGCTTATCTGCAAGTTGAAAACCTGGCTGTATATATTCAAAAGTGTATGCGGTCCAGCCGAAAACACCAAATATATGCCTCAAGCTATCGTCTTGTCGATATCTTTGAAGTTCTTCTTTACTATCTAGTTTAATAAACGCCCATCTTTGATTATCCCAATCCGTCATCTTTTCAAGGTATAAGACATCCTTGATCAAATGAAGACCATTCGCTGTAATTTCAACAGTATACATTTTAAAGCCTCCTACTCAAAATCAGGTAAGTGACGAGCAAATTCTTGATTAACTGCATCGGTAAGTAAGGTTGCAAGTTTTCCTTTTTCCGAAGTAGATATTTCAATCCATCGATACGGACTACTAGACACACATCTTGAGGTTTGTGCATTTTCATCCATAGGGAAATCAGGGTCTTGATAAATAATAGGGTAACAACTTGAACCTATACCGCTAAAAAAAGTACGTAGAAACCTATCGTTATGAGAAAGCTGAAGTACGTTATGTGGCACTTCAATGTAAGCAAACTTAACTTCTGGGTAATCAGAAGATTGCTCCAAAACTTGGATCTTCTCAATAATATGAATTTTATCTTCATATTTGATTTCAAGTAGATACATTTGCTTAGCACCTCCTAATCCTTTATGTATACCCACCTTAGTGGGCTAGTTTTCAAGTATCTTTTTAAATTCATATTCTGCGATAATCTGTGTGATTTCTCCTCTGCTATACTTCACGACGAGATCCATAGCAGTAATTCCATAATGTTTTTGAATATACTCACGAAGTGCTACCCAAAATTCCTCAGCATCAATAGTTATGATTGCTTTTGCCATAGTCTTACCTCCATGTCATATTTAATCTACAATAAAATAATCCATGGCCAAGAGGTCTTCTTGTGTAGGTATCCAGCCTGGCTGCCAACGACCATCACCTACCCAAAGCGCGATGTAAGGCTGGGAATTAAGTGGTGTATCATGACCAATATGTTTAGCGGTTCTGTCATTGACTTTTGCTCCAGCAATTTGAGCGGAGTAAGCAGGAAGCTTTAACTCAGGCATAAGAACAATCCATGTACGATCATTGGAAGAAGAAGCAAATACATTGTTTTTGCCCCAGGCCTTTCGTCCAACTTTTCTTCCTTCCTTAATTAATCCCATTGCATTACCGATATCCATATGAATCCTCCTAATCAATATCTTGTAGATTTTTGATATAATCTTCGTTCGATCTGGAGCTAAAAGCAAAAAATGTTTGGTAAATATCTCTTTCTATCAGGCGAGCGCGATCTCGAACGATGAGATTAAATTCCTCTAGGGAACCTGAATAGTGCATACTCCTACTACTATTCACTAGATACTCAGTAGCATCTAATGACGTATAAATATGAGACTGATTGAGCGGTCTAGCTATTTGCTGTTCTCTTGACACAGGGAAAGTGACAGGCTGCGGAGTATATCCAATGTTCCCTCTCCTTGATCCGATTTCAGTTACGTCTCTAGTCGATAGTTCACCAGTGATCCATGCCCAGGACATATTCCAACCTCCTTACTCACAATCTTGTAAATCTTTAGAATAATCCTCGTTCGTTCTCCACAATAATCGGATTAAAGTTTCATTAACTTCCTTCTGTACTTTTTTTATCCAAAGATCTATTTCCTCACTAGACATAGGCTTGTATTCATCGATCATAGGTATCACTCCTGATCATCCAGTAAAAACATGCATTTTTCGTTACTAGTAAGCAAGCCTTCATAGGTGTCAGGATGGCTGATAAAGCTATACGACAAGGCATGAGCGCGATTGAATGATTCTAATGGAGGAGCTTTTTTAACTATCATGCTTATGATATTCATAGCTGTACATTCTATACCCGCA